CGTGCTGTTGCACGTCGCCATCTCCTTCAAGTGATGACGGGGCCTTCGGGCCCAGGCCCGTAAGGGGCCCTTCACTAGCCACAAATATCCTAGCCGATTAGGCATAAAAGCTGTGGAGGTAGAACATGAAGACGAGGCAATGGGCACACCCATTCGATAGGTCTCTGAAGGATGAGGAGGTACAGGCGCTGGGGAAGGACCCCAATGCAACGTACGGGGTACAACCGTCGTCCGACGCCATCGGCGGGTACTTCGGCATGGGGTGGGTGTCGTACTTCAAAGATCACGAGACGGGCGAGGTGTACGGGGTGCACTGCTCAGACGGCGTATACGGTGGTAAAGGGTCCCACCACCCCAAGCACGAGGTGTGGATGCACACCGCCTTCCATACCATCTCCGAGGTGATGTGCGAGAAGGGAGGCAGCGATCTCTCCATGCTGGATTGGAACCTGATGTCCAACTACACGAAGATGTGGATGGACGTAGGTAAGGCGGCCGGCGAAGCCCCTGGCGTGGTGGGCACATGCAAAGGCATGGAGGTCGTGGTCAAGGAGGGCATTCCACCGGTGGTTGGTGAGCCACCAAGCATAGCGTGATTACGGCGCCCTGAAGGGCGCAGGGGGCTTCAAGCCCCCGTCACTATCCACAAAAACGTGGTGGAATAGGGCATAAAAACAATGAAGAAGGGACACGACCTTCCTTAGAAAACCAACAACGTTCTGTGGAGGAACACCATGTACATCCGTAAGATCGAGAACCGGTTCGAGACCAGCACCAACGGCAAGGACTACACCTCGTTGAACGAGCCGCTGCCGGCGAAGATCATGCGCTGCTTCGAGAAGACTGATGCGCGGACAGTCTACTGCGCGTCCAGCTTCTTGGGAGTGAACGAGGCCCACATGATCACCCCCCTCGATGGGAAAACGTCAGCATGGGCCACCGAAGCGCTTCCGGCGCGCACCCCCACCCGGGTGCGGTACGTGCAGGTTCGCAGCCACGCGGACACCGAGGCCGAGGTGTGGTGGCTGTGGGCCGGGTTCACCTTCGTGTGGATCTGGGTGCTGCTCATCTACGCGGCAGCGGCCGCTGGCAGCGCCAAGAGCGACACCGCGACGTGAACAACGACACCCGCAAGGGTGCAGCCCCTTCGGGGGCCGTTCGCTACCCCCATTTCAACGCCTGCAAAAGTGGGGGTAAAGAAGAGATAACAACTGTGGAGGGAAAAGCCCGCGTTGTTGGTCCCCCCGGCTTGAGTCGGCTGCCCAGGTGTTCCTCCACCTCCTTCCTGGGCAGTCGGCTCGGCCCCTATCTAAGGGCCTTCTTCTAGCCTTCGATTTCGGTGAAGGCCAAGCCGGTGATTGCACAGACGTATGGGGCTCCAGTCGCCTCTCGGTACTGAACCAGCATGTTCTCCGTGATGGCCTGATACTCTCCCCAGTTCAGGTCCTTTGGGACTGCGCATCCATACTGCCGCAGCCCCCATAAACTCACGGCGCAGTTTGCCTGCAGGAAGTAGAACCCGATGACGGCCATCCCCTTCCCACTACTCCAGGTGACACCTGAGAAACGCTCGTGCCCGCACCCACCACATAGCCACGTTGAGATGCCGTTGGGGTTGGTGAAGCAGAACTCACGGCGCCTGCAACATGGGCAGGGGTCAAGAGGTAGCCGAGGCTCTCTTTGCTCCAGGTCTGGACTGGGCACGTGCCCCCTTCTCCTTGTTGACGAAGCCGCGGATGGCCTCGACGGCGTGCTTCTTGTGCTCGTAGTACCTGCCGAACCCATCCTTCCCGGAGGCGTGCTTGGTCTGGTACGCAATCCAGCGAGCGAGGAGGGGCTTTGGCATCATGCGCTCCTCCAAGTCGGCGACCACCTGCAGAGAGTAGGTGACGTACCACATACCATCGCGCAGGTCAGGAGTCAGAGTCAAGCTTCCGATCTTCACGATACTTCTCCTTCAGTTCGTAGTACCTCACTGACGCGGAGTACCCGCGGTACAGCAAGAAGCTGATGCTTGCGCCATTGACCGCGTAGATAAACCACGGCGGACTCGTAGTAGAAAGCACGATAGTCATTATCGCAATAAGCCCAGCAACAACGTACAGGACTAGCATGTTGATCAGTTCAACGAGCATATGACCCCGTACCGTCACCCGGACCTCCGGATACTTTCCTTCACTGCGAAGTACGCCGACACCACGCTGGGAGCCATGACCAGAAGGCACGCAACCACCACGGTCTTCTGGACACTCGAGGCTTTGGAAGTAATGAGCACACAGATCACCGCAATCGATGCTACGAACCCAATGACCATGGTGGCCAAGTTCACCCACATCTCGTCTCTATCCGCCCTGTTCATCAGTTCTTCCTCTCCTTAGCCGGATTGTAGTTGCTGAAGACCACCCCGAACATCTTGTACATGTGCCGAGCTCGTTCGATAGAGCGTTGGAGCTCTTCGAGCCCCTCTTGTCGGGCTATAGCCTGTCGTATCGCATCACTCACCAAGAGGATGGCGGCCAGGTGCTCAGCTGCATCACCCTCGGCGTTGACGATGACGTCGAGCAGCTCCTGAGCCAAGCTCGTGATTCGGTTGTTGGCCACAACCACCTCCTTTGCCGCTGTTGTTATACCGCAAAGTAGCGAGTACTTGTGGCATAAAAGAAGTGGAGGAACAACCATGAGCAACAAGGCAAGAGAAGAAGCTAAGTTGGTGGATGCTGTCTTCGAAGACGGCACATGGATAGCGCGCGTCAGTCACCGCCAAGTGCGGGAGTACCTGGTGGGGATCGCCTCCACCCGGGAAGAGGCGATCAGAAACGCCTTCGCGCGCGTCACCATGCGCGCGCGAGGAGCGCAGCAGGGCTGCTGAATGGCGCCGCGCAAGCGGTGCGGCCCCACCCGGGGCCTTCAGCTAGCCCCACTTCACTCTTCTTCGAGTGACTCGAGAGAGACCATCTCTACAGAGTATTCGCTGTAGTAGGAGTTGTCGCACCCATCCTGCTTCTTGCGACGCTCCGCTGGTCTTCCCGCCATCTTGATGGCCCGTGGGGTGAACAGCTTCACCTTCTCACGAACGTAATCGGGATCGAGGTCCAGCTGCTCGCACGCGCACAGGAAGCTGGTGAGCTGCATCCCCTCTTGCTCACGCTGTATCCACCAAGGATGCCCTGGCTTCTCCTCGAACAGCCACGTGTAGGCGTTGTTGGCCAGCTCGAGCTGCTCGAGACGGCTGCTAGAGCGGTAGAGCACCCAGTCGTGCGCAGCGCGACGAATGAGCTCAAGAAGCAGAGCTCGTGCGTGTTCAGCCTCGTAAGCTGCATCCAGCGGCTCTGGTCCCCATGAGGACTCATCTACCGCTGCGTCTTGTTCCTCTGCCAGCTCTTCCTGCGACGGCACCTTTACAGGAGCAGGAGTGGGCTGAGGTGTGGGGCGTGGGCCCCACAGTAGCTCCAGCGTCTCAAGTATCTCGGCCCCAAACGACTCTAAGAGGTCGTCCCTGCCTAGCCCCTTGGCTATCTTCGCGACTACCCGAAGCGCGCCGAAGGCTACTTCTTGAAGCTGTTGGTTGTGGGTCAGACCACGGAGATCTGAACTTCGGATCCCAAGATATACGTCACGTACGGGATCTGGACGATTGTCTTGTCTCGGCGCGACGCACGCAACGTGGTCGTTCCTGCTTTCAACCCCCGCAGCGACAACTGCGTCTGGTTTGCTGTCAACGACACCACTGTCTTGTCGCTCATCTCCCACGTCACGTCGGACAGCGCCGTCCCCTCGAGGAGGATGCCACTCGACGTGCGGACGGATGGGGTGATCGAAAGTGTACTTCCAATCGATAGCTGAGTCGGAAGTGCCTCCAGGTAGGAAATGGAGCTCACCACTGCGAAGAGCAGATCTGGCAAGTTCACACTCGAAGAGTCCGGTACGGAAACCGTTCTCCCTTGGTCTTCCCAAGCCTCCACTGTCACTGAGTACTTCGCGCATCGGATGAGGTCTATACAGGCGTACCCGCTGCCGTCGGTCCGAATCGCCCTCTTGTCAGGGAGGACTCCTGCCTGGTCTAGCAGAACTGGACCGAATGCTCCAGTGAAGATGATGTCCAGCCCGCTGTGCGCTTGACCCGTCACCGTCCTGAAGTATCCAGACGCCCGGCACAGCAACGGGTCCCTCGAAACAGGTCTGTTGAGCTCCTGTGCGTACACCTGAAATGAGTTGAGCAAAGGCGCCCCGTTTGGTCCCTCTTGTACAGAGATGAGCTGCGGTTGTTGTACCGATGCCTTGAACTTGTAGAACCGAAGGCTGTACTCGAGGGTGTACAAAAGGAACCCAGCCCTACCCGCAGAGTCGGTGGTCCCCTCGGTGTAGAGCATGGTCCCACCCTTGTCGTAGACGCGTACGAGCACCCCCGACACCGGCTCCCTCGTCTCGGAGTTCAACACGTACACGTCGACTTGCTGGTAGCTGGCCATCAGATGCTCCTGCGCTCGGCGTAGACGACGTTGGGGACCTGCACAGTGAAAACGTCGTCCATCGTACCGAAGTCATCCCCCAAAAGCGGGAAGGACTGCACCCCCTGGTCTTCAGGGGCCACGATGTCCCTCACGATGTCCGTCCCCGAGATGGACACCGTGTACTGAACCCCCCTCACCAAGGTGAACTGCACGTTACCGTTACGGTCCGTGACCTTCGTGTCCTGGTAGCCAGTAACCAACTTGCCCTCCACCAAGCTGCCACGCGTGGGCGAATAGACGCTCACCCGGCGCCCAGTAAGGGGGCGACCGTCGGACTTTACCAGGTAGAGGTAGCCAACCACCGTGCTGGCCTGCGTGAGCCCCATGGACCCGGTGACGGGCAGCGGCAGACTGAACTCGCTCGCCGTCCCCAGCGCCTGGTTGAAGAGGCGTGTGCGGTAGTAGCTGTCCTGCGTCCCCCGCAGGTCGACGAACCGGTAGGTGGCCCTCCCGTTGATGATGTTGATCCTGGCGTCCTGCCCCACACCCTGCGAGCTGGGCAGTTCCATGGGTAGGTTGAAGAGGGCTGCAGCCTCCCCGCCCACCACCTCGAGGACTGCCCCCGTGCCCGGACGAACACCTTCCAGTACCAGCAGAATCTCACCGGTGGTCGCCACCTGGGCCACGTAAGCCCTGAAGCGCCCCACCCCTGCAGCTGTGAGCTCCGCCGCCGCCTCCGCGTAGGTAATGGGGTCTGGCCCCGCCAGCACCACCTCGATGTCCTCGCTGTCGTCCAGGCGAAGAAGGAAGCTGGTGCCAGCTGCAAGGACCTGCGGCCCCACCACTGGCACCGCTGGCTCATCCGGCGCGTCACGAGGCACGCGTGCCGGGCGCCAAGCATCAGAGGTGAGCTCATAGTACGGACCATTGGCAGTGGAGTCAGACCTCCACACCTGAATCTGGTCAAAGCCTTGTACTTCTTCCTCACGCACTACCACGGTGAGGGTGACGACCTCGGAGATGGCCGCTTCATCTCCTACGATCGGCTGGATGATGATGGTGCTCATGCGAGTATTCTACTCGCTGCCGGTCAGGAATGCCTCGATTTCATCCACCAGCAAAGCGGACGCTTGCTTCGTGGTCTCATCCTGCAGCCGCTGAGGTCCATTGCGCCCCTTCAGGATGTTCTGCGCAAGCTTGACCTGGTCTTCAAGACGGCGCCGGTGCTTGTCCCGCCATTGCTTGGTGGCCACCTCCAGCTCATCCAGAACCTCGTCCCGTCTCTGTTTGTCCGTCATTTGTCACCGTAACGCTGAGCGCTGTAAGCCCGACGTTTTGCGCAGGGCCGTCGTGGTGGGCGAGTCTCGGAGTCAGCCGAGCCTGGTAAAGATTGAAAGATTGTGAGCTGGGCGCGGCGCGCGATCGATTCCGAAGTCTGCAGTCCCGGAGACAGCCGGGTCTGGTATGTGCTGTGAAGTGGCGAACAAGAGCGGGCCGGGGATGTGGTTCAAGTCTCGGAAACAGCCGGGCCTGGTAAGTATCAGCAAAACTTGTAGCTGCGGCGATGAATGGGGCACATCCCATGTAGGCGAATGCCCTCTGCGTGCTTTGGGGTACCGTAGCCCTTGTTGCTCTCCCAGTCGTACTGAGGATAGCACTTGGCGTACTCCAGCATGTACCCGTCACGAGTGGTCTTGGCTACTACGCTAGCCGCGCTCACCGCCGGAACAATAACGTCTGCCTTCGGCACCAGCACGGGCTTGATGCTGCTCCACGACGGCAAGTTCATCTTGTTGCCGTCCATCACCACCACGTAGGTGGCTTCTGGTGGGAGCGTTCCAATCAGGTGCTCTGCCACACTTTGGTTCAAGCGGCTGAGGGACACGGTCACGCTCTCCTCATCCAAGAGAGCAGCCTCACAGCTAAGAGTAAAGACGGGGATGCCTTGCTCCCGAAGGGTTACAACGGCCTTCTCCCTGCGCAGCTCCGTGAGCTTCTTGGAGTCGCGTACTCCGTCGCAGCGCCAGCCGCAGGGGGTGATGGAACCCCCCACGACTAGCGGCCCAGCCCAGGCGCCGTACCCTACCTCATCAAGCCCGATGATGACGTCTGGACGCACCTCGTGCTCGATTACGTACAGCGCCAGGCGCGCTTGGAAGTAGTCCTTACTCGAGGGCTTGCTCATAGAGCCACTCGTACAACCGGTTGAGACGAGGGTCCATGCTGCTCATCTCCGTGAGCGCATCGAAGGCTTCCTTCTTCGCCTTCTTGGTGAACGCCTTCGACCGCTTCCCCGTCTCCTTCCCGCTGTCCGCGCCGAACACCGTGGTCTGGGGCTGTTGAGGCTGCGCCACTCGGTAGTGAGACCCAGACCTGGACACGAGGACGAAGTTGATCTCCCCGCGCTGCTTCATACCCTTGAGCACCTCGCCCGCTGTGTCCGGAGCGGTACCCGGCACGCATGCCTTCACGTACTCCAGAAGGTCGCTCATCGTAAAGTCGACGACACCGCTGCGCAGAGCATCTTCGCAGAAACTCTTGATGACTGCAGCAATACTCGTCTCTACTTGTCCCTCATCGGCCATCTTGTAACTCCTCTCGTAGTGCGTCCAGCTTGTCCCACACGGCCCATTGGAGGCGCTTGTCCTCTCTCATAGCAGTAAACGCCAGATGTTTCACCACCTGAATGAGTGCCACCCTCTGGTCCGTGAGGAGCTTGCGAATCTGCGCACTCGCCTTTCTACGGTACAACCTCTGCACGTCCACCATCAGCTCGGGGAGTGAAAGAAGCTGCGGGCTGAGCGCTGGGTGGTGCGCGCTGTCAAGTATCTCAAGCTCATGACATGGCCTGTCCGGCCCGCCTATGGACGCTGGTCTGAAGGGCGGCTTTGGGCACTCCTTGTCGGGCGTTACGGAGGTACGTCCGCAGTACCTGCAGATGAACTGCGCCTTCCCGCTTGGGCTGGTGGCGAATATGTTTACCCAGCGCATCCGTCCACCAGCTCGTGGAGCACCTCCACAACCTCGCTATCGTCCTCTTCAACTTCCGACATGGTTACATCCCCAAGTATGAGGCCGTCCAGTTTGCCATTGATCAATACCTTGAGTGTGAAGTCCAGATCAGTATCTACTCCGTTCTCCTCCTCACTGTGGATTACCAGCGCACGTGGAACGTCGAACGATACAACCCTGGTGTAGTTGACGCGCTCAAACCCAGAGGTTCGTCTCTCAACGCGAACGGTGTCTTGACGGAGTAGCCGAACCTTGCCGTCACGCATAAACTGCGCTACCGCTGCATCTACACACTCCTGCATCTGCACGCTATCAGGCTTGATGCCACAAAGAAGCACGTTATGCGCGTTTTCCAGCACAGCAATGGCGTTCCGCACTTCTTCAGCGATGTGCACTTGTTCAACAAGCTCGTAGCGCGTGCCCGCTTCATCACCTTCTACCGAAGGCCGTCTTTCTTTTACGAACTTCAGGAACCTGGACTTCAGCTTCGCCAAGTCCAGCTCCTCCAGATTCTTCAGTGATTCTTCCAGGTAGTCCATCAAACACTCCTTGTGGTAGTTCCCCAATGTGGTCCAGCCGCTCCCCGCGGCGCAGCTGTTCCCTTGCTGCTTCCAGCACAGACTTGGAAAACAGCAGCTTGCGCTCTGCGGCGTCGGCAATGCAGGTATCGAAGGTTGTCTCTGCCCGCGCACGGTCCTTGTTCCACAGGTGCTCTAGCGCGGGCAGAAGAACGGTGAAGTCATAGCCTCTGGGGTTGCTCATTTCAGGAGAAGCCCCCCTGCCAGCTCCATCAGGTCGGACTTTCGTTCATCGTCTGTCAGCAGGTCGGCGATCTCCGCCACCGCGTTGCTGGCAAACCATAGGTTGATCACCGGAGCACCGCTGACGTCGTGCTTGATGGGAGGCAACGTGGTGGACCTCTTCCCCTCGATGACCGCTTCAATACTCAAGATCTCGTCCTGCGTGAGCTTCCCTGCGAAGTAGTTCTGCAGCCGCGGCCAGGAGATGGCTTCCGTCATCGCCTTTGCGACCACCTCCAAGAAGGTGTTGACCGAAGCCGTGCTCAACGATTCGATCACGGCGTCCTTCACTTGGCCCTTAGCGGCATCGATCATCTTCTCAATGGTCTCGTTGCTGATGGTGGAGCTCATCTCATCCAGGTCCTTGCGGGCCGCGCCGTTGTGCCGCTTGGACATGATGGGCTTCACCACGCAAAGACTCGTGCCACCACCGTTGAGCCGCAGCACGTTCATCTTCACCTGCATCGAGCCAGCCCCGAAGTCGCTGTTGCTGAAGCTGCACCCGAGCGCAATAAACTCCCCAGCCGCTGGCTCGAACACGTGTGGCAGCGCTGAATGGAACGTGAAGCTCAGGTCAGACCCCGTAGCGGCCACAGGCATCGCCCCGAAGCTGTAGCAAGCTGTGGCGAACTCCACCAAGAGCGGCGGGGTGGCGAGGTGTATCTTGAACGATGGGCTGACGAACCCGCGCACCTCATCTGATACCGTTCGGTTGATGAAGGACGCACGCCTACGGAACGAGCGCTGCTTGAACTGGCTCTTCTTGAAGCGCTCGTTCAGCAAGTACACCAACTCTTGCCACTCCCACGCCTCACTGGATGAGACTAGGGTGTTCACAAACGAGGCGGGGATACTCACCTCAGACGCCATCTGCCGCAGGGCATGCGCGTGAACCCGAAGGTTAATCTCGGCGCCGTTGATCGTGACCTTGTACTTCGGGGTGGCTCCAGCCGCATCCTGCACATCGAAGTGCATGTCGTCGACGATGACGTCGTGGTCCACGATCACCATCGTTCGAACCTTGTCCCAAACCTCAGCCGCCCTCTGCTGGCTGAACTTGAACCTGTGGCTCAAGGTGTCCTGCGCTTTCCTAGCCGCTTCTGAATCTAGTGCTTTCTGATAATCCATACGCAAAAAGGCGGCAAGTTGCCTCGCCGCCTCTCCTCACAGGTTGTTGTTGCCCTACTTGTACTGCTCGTACTTCTTGATGATGCTGCCCTTCAAGCGGGACACCTTCGAAGGGCTCAAGCCCAATCGCTGAGCAAGCACCCCAGTGCTGGTGACCGGCATCCCGCCCTGTTGCGGGTACATCAAGTCGTACAGCCGCTGCTCTTCTGGCCCCAGGCTATGCCGGAGCAACCCAATCACCTCAGACTCGCGCTGCGCCGCGATCGGTACTGGGTCGCTCTCGAAGGGAGTTGATAGAACGTCCCTCCGCTGCATCCCCTGAATCTGCTGTATCCTACGCGCCGTGAGCTGCCTTTGCTGCGGCAGCCCAATGTTCATGCGCTGGGCAATCTGCTCGTGTGAGGGCTCAGCCCCAAGCTCGTCTGACAGCTCCTCTTGTGCAGCCTGAATCTTGCCGATGTAGCCCGCTGGCGTCTCAGCAATGCGCGCCATGTTCTGACGCTTCTTGTTCGTGCGGCTCACCCGGCGCAGCTGATTGTGCAAGTGCGTGCTGAACGTGGCCCCACGGTCTGGGTCGTACGTCTTCAACGCGTCGATGGCCAGATTCATCATGTTCCCACGAAGCCCCACCGCACTGGTCTGCGGCGCCTTGTGGACGTTCTGATGGTGCCTGAACACCGGCTCGAACTGCTGTAGCACGGACTTCGTGTTGTCTGGACTTGGGTCCGACTTCCAACGCATCACCAGCTCGTGCTCCGCCTTCGTCCTATCGGCGGCCACCTTCTCCCTCTCTTGGAGATATGCGTCGATCGGGTTCATGCTGCTCCGCTTACGAGCGCGCTTCTTCAGTGCTCGAGGAGGCGCTTGGTCCGGCTCAGGAGTGTCGGTGCTTCCACCGGTCTCCGGTTGGCGTTCGCCTGCGGCATCGCATGGCTTGCTTCGTAGTCGCCGGTTGCGGCATGGCTTAGCTGCCCTGCCAGCAGCTTGCGGTCCGCCTCCTGCGACGGCTTCTTGCCGTCGAAGTGCCGGTTCAGGAACTCCTCGCGCCCTCGTCGGAACTCCTCCAGAACGACGTTCGAGTGGTGTACCGCCGTCCCCGTCGGGTCGCTCGGCTTCATGTCCGGGTCCCCCCACAGTGCGTCGATGTTTCCTGACGCCCTCCCCTCCGGCTTGGGGTACTGGTCCGGGTTGGTTCCCACGGTGCTTCGCCCGTTGTCTCCCGGTGCCTCCACCTCGGCTTGCTTCAGGAAGGCGTACAACTTGTCCGCGTCCTCCTGCGGGTCCGTGAGGGGAAGGCAGTCGCTCATGCTGCGTCCGTTGTATGCCATGCACGTAGCGTACCACGACCCCACCTATTTGTGCAGCCCCAACGACGCCACGTACTCATTGAGGCTGAAGAGCTCACTGTTCAAGCTGTTCACCTGATGGTTAGCGCTGGCCAACGACTGCTGGTTGAAGGACAGCTCCGCCTTAAGCCGGTCAATCTCCAGCCGAGCCTCTTCGCTCACCACCGCTAGATTCTGCTCAGCTTGGTCCGCACGGCGGCGAGCGGCGTCAACAAGCGTGGCTGTGATCGTGCTCTTCGTGTGCACTTCCATCCCATCCAACTTGGTGATCACGTCATCCCAAACAGCTAGGTCGTACACCGTAGCCGTCATCGTGACCTTACCAATCGCCACATGGTCTTCCCCAGCGGGTGGAGTCAACTCCTTCTCATTGATGTGGAAGATCAGACCTAGAAGTTCGTTCGCCATACGGATGCTCCATTGTTACGGACAGTAGTCGCCGTAGGTATTGCTGCACATCGCCGGGTGCAGTTGACGTCTCGATGAAAGCCATGCCCATCAACGACCCCAGCTTGTGGAGTGTAGATTTTAGATCTTGTATGCGAAGCGCCGTGCGGAGTATGGCGGTGCACTCGAGGCACTTCTTTATCAAGCGCTCAGGACGATCCAGCAGCTGCACCTGTTGCTGGTACCCTGCCCGCTTCCTGAGCGCCAAAGCCACCTTGTACGAAGACAGCTTCATGAGCATCGACTTCAAGTACGTGTCGATGTACGTCAGCCCGTCGATGGAGCGGATAAGAACAAGAACTCCACTCTCGTGAAGTACGTCCTCTCTACCGGCTGTGTGCATCAGCTGTGGAATGGTGTGCTTGCAGGTCCATTCAAGGACGAAGAACGCACGAAGTATCTGCGCATCGGGGCTAGGATTGTTCTCTTGGATGAGCTCAGCCAACTCATCCCAGGCTTCGTCGTTGTCCTCGAGGACGAAGATGATGTCCTGGTTGACGGCTCCCTTAACGGACTGCATGCACGCCCAACAAACGGGGCATGCTCCTTCTGGTGTAGCCATGGTTTCCCATGGCTCTTATCACGCGGCGCCGTCCCTATTTGCCCAGTTCTTTGCAAACAGCGGCTTGCCGAACCCTACGGGCTTCATGTCATTTCCAGCTGCCAAGCCAGGGCGACTGAGGCGACGTGCACCCTCCCTCTGCGACGTGGAGAGCTGTGCTGCAGGCGACAGCACGTTCGCCTTCTTCTCCTTCAGCTTGTCCCCTGGAGGGCCGCCGTACTTCAGCTGCGGGTCTCTAGCTATCGGCAGCGTGGGCGCCTCCCCAGACACTGGCAGCCGCATGGACCGGGGGCTTGGGTAAAGCTGACCGCCCGCAAAGTCTGACGTGGCAAACCCAAGCGCCAGCTTTTGAACCGACGCTATCTTCGGTGGCTGCAGCATGTTCAACGGACGAATCTTAGGACCGTTGGGGTCCTGCGGCGTACCCACCTTCTGCGCTCGCGCCAACCGCTTCTCGGGCGTCTCCAAAGAAGAGCCTATCGGCGATGGGGTGGTGGGGATCATGGCCTGCTTCACGCTGTACTTCGGGTTGGGAGGAGACACCGAAGCCGCACGCACCTTCTCCTTGCCAATCTGACTCAAGAGATACGGGTTGCTTCCCGCGATCTTAAACATCTCGTCTAGCCACCCAGAGGAGCCCACCTTGGCGATGTAGTCGTGCAGCTTCATTGCCTTGGGGTCGATCTCCCCAGCAACAGCCGCTTGACGCATGCGCCTATGGTACTCGTTCATCCCCTGGTGCAGGGCCTCTGCCTCGCTCATGCCACCCCTCACCCGCTGCTGCACCCCGGATGAACCGCGCAACGCCTCAAGAGATTGAGTGGGCAAGTTGGGTGCAGGGAGACTGGCCAAAGCTTGCTGCTGGGCACGGCCCACCACGGACGGTGCAGAAGGGGTCTTCACACCAACCGCTGTTCCAGCAAGCTCATGCTTGATGTAGTCGCCAAGTGGCATCTGTGCGTCAGCGGCACCCATGTGCATCAGCTGATATGCAGCATTCTCATCCATCCCCTTGCCCATCTGTGCGGCGCGCCCCCCCAGAGCACTGCGCACAGCGGGGTCTAGAGAATCCAGCCCCTTCTTCACATAGTCCGAGCTGCCCTGCGAAATCCTGGTGGCCGCGTACGGGTCTGCTGCCCGCAGCGCTGGAGCAGCATGGGCTGCTGGAGTGGCCACCTGTTTGGCCACCTGCTGCGCGGCCTGCCCAGCTCCACGCCCACGGCGAAGAAGCGTGGCACCGAGAGCTCCTGCTCCCACGCCCAGCGCTCCAATGCCGGCTCCAATGCCGGCAAGTGCACCCGCGCTCAACGGCTTTNCGAACTGGTTGCGTCTCCGGCTGCCCTTGCTGAGGTGCCGTGCCTGGGTCGACCGCATCGAACCCGATCTTGAACAACTCATCAGAGAACGCCGCCGCCTTTACAGAGCCCATCGAGGGACCAAGCAAAGAACCGCCCTCTGCCCACTGCATCGTATCGGGGCTGTACCCGTCGTCCGCCGAAGACTTCTTGGACTTCATCGGGTCTTCGCCGAGCTTCTTCGCCCGCTGAGCCAGGGCTACAGCCAGCTCCTCTACAGAAGGAGTCGTCGCTGCCTTCTTCTCAGCACCCGCCTCCATATTCTTCAGGCGCGTGTAGTAGTCATCCAGCTCCACCAGATGATCCCTCACGATCTCCTTCACCTTCTCAGGGTCCTTGGTGTGCTCTTGCTCCACCTTCTTGCCCATCGCCACTTGCTTCTTGTCGAAGCCAGCGTCGGTCATGCCGTCCGCTTTGCCCCCCACCAACTGCTCGGCAGAAAGCTTGGGCAGCATCATCAAGTCGCTGAACTCATCGAAGAATGCCGAGGCAACTACCTCCTTGGCCAGCCCGCTCGCCTGATCCTTCAGTTGCTTCGCCGGGGCAACTCCCCGATGGCGGATGCCGTGAATGATCTCTCCGGTAGCCCCCAACCCATACCCGGCGGCTGCTCCAGCCAACGGGTTTATACCCAGAGCGTTGGCAGTACCAGCGCCAAGAACGGCGCCAGCTGCAGGACCCAACTCCGCCTTCATCGCCTCCAGCGTGGCGGGGCTGATTGAGAAAGCCTGCTTTCGAAGAGTGTCGTTGGCGTTGTCGGGGATCATCCCCGGGGTCTTCTCCAGCGGACTCGCCGCCTGGTTGCCTCGGTGCCGAATAGCATGAACCACCTCGGGAATGGCACCAACCCCATACCCCGCGGCAGCACCAGCCAAGGGGTTGATGCGCAGCGCCGCACCAAGGCCAGCCCCCAGCACAGCACCAGAGGCTGGGCCCAGCTCAGCTAGAGCCGCTTCTCTGAACTTCTTCCTGGCGTCCATGGACACGAGCTCAGCCAACTTGGGGCTGTCCAGCCCGCCAGGGTTTGCCTTGGACTCGTACGACTTCTTTGGCTCGTCGTACTTCTCCTTGGCCTCCCGCTTACCCTGCGCAGTACCGTAGCTCTTCGGAGACTTACCCTGGGCGTGCGACTGCTGCGTTGCGACGGCAAAAGCCTGCGACTTCGGCATCGAGGGGCTCTTCGCCAGAAGATGTTCGGCCCTGTTATGAATCCACGCCGGCATATCACACTCCAGTGTACTCGGTGATGCTCTGGCGAACAGGGCCACCAGCACCCTCGCCCAAGTAGCCTCGAATGCGTGCCATCTCAGCACGCTCATCCGCCATCCGCTTGGCGATGGGGGCCATCGTACCTACAACAGCTGAGCTAGCTGCGGTGCCCATCATGTTCTTTCCCATGGTGAGCGCGCCCTTGCCGATTCCAGATGCGAGCCCACCCCAGCCAGGTCGACGGTCCTTCAGCGCTGTTCTGAAGGCATCGACGGCTTTACCACTAGCCAGCTGGTTCGTGGCGGAGGCGATAGTTCCCACACCAGACCCAATGACGCTGCCGCGCACGAGGTCACTTGCTTGGGGCTTGCTCTCCTGCAGCTGCTGAAGGCGCTGCAAGGACTTCTCTGCTGTCTCCTGCGTCACCGGAGCTGCCATCTTCTGCAGCACGCGTTCAGCGTCCGCATCAGTGAAGCCAGACAGCTTCATGAACTCGTTGACGAACGAGCTGAAGTTAAGCTCTGGAGTACGCATCGCCATCTGTCTCCACATCAGTGACTGGCCTTGGGTCTTCGGACAGGGCTTGGTGCCGGTAGACGTCGTGCTCCCCACCGATACGCTTGGGGCCAACAGAGTCCCCGCGGTCAGGGTGAGTGTCGGTGGGGCTCCTCACCATCCTTCCCAGCTCAGCCAGCTTCATCGCGACCTTCGGTGCGATTGAAGTCTCTGGGTGCTGCCAGTTGGGACCGCCGCGTTCTAGTCCATACTGCGAACCCTGGTCCACAGATGGAACGTCGCCCCTGGCCTTCTTCCCGATCACGGGAGTGTTGCCCATGGCGGTTTCACCTGCGGTCTGCGGAAGCTCAAGAAACTGCGTGGGCAGGTACGACAACTTCTGCGCTTCCATCGCAGCCTTGGTGAACTTGTAGAGCGAGCCTTCCTTCTCCTTGCGCAGCATCGTGTCAACGCTCATCGAGCGTCGACCCTTGCGGGACTGGGGGATGGTAAATCTCCCCTTGGAAGCTCCCAGCTTGAGGAGCTCTTCGGCGAAGGCGGAGAGGGGCATGCGGCTATTATCCCAGAATAGCGGTGGAGAAGAGGAGCGAGGTGACGTAGCGCTCCACCTGCTGCCGCTTTTCCAGCCTAGTATCCAACTGAGCCGCTGCCGTATCGTCGCGCTTGACGCCGATGATAGTAGAGATTTCTGCGTCCACCAACCCGAACAAGTTCTGGTACGGGCCGAACGCCCTCGAGTGAAACCCCTCCACTCCAGACACTATGACTTCCCCGTCTGCTGAGTACTCCAGGTCGTGGCTGCCGAACATGTCCAACATCGAAGCGATTGGACGCCACGTGTAGGCACCAATGAACTCATCCACGTCGATGCCAGCGCGCTTGATGTAGGAGTACAACGTGGTCAGGTACTCAGACGCGTCCTGAATGGAGGCGCCTTCATCCAGCAGAGGAAGCTGCGAAAACGACTCATCCCCCGTGGGCCTTCCACGCTCCTCCATGTCAACCCACATGCCCTCATCGTGTAGCTGAGCATCGGTGCGCCCATAGTCCTGCACTACCTGTGGGTCCGTGATGGCCCCGGTGGATAGTAGGTCCTGGTACACGCCCCCAATCTTCTTGTTGGTCCATAGCGAGCCGTACCATCCGGGCCTGATGTACTCCTCTGCTGGTAGCTTCATTTCCTCTACGCGGTACCTGGGTATCTCTTCCGTTATCTTGTACGCGCTGAAGATGATCGACCTATCTGGGTCATCCACCACCGCCATCACAGCTTCAGAGCCTGTCTCATTTGCGGTTGTTGGGATGCCCACAGGCACATTCGCCCTGCGCCAGATGGTTGTCTTCCTCTCGCCAGACGAGAAGTAGGGGACGTCGCTTCGCCCCATGTACTCCATTGTGGCGTCGACAACGACCACGATCTTCCCACCGTTGGGCCCCAGCGAGAACAACGCCGGCGGCGTGAACGCGGCGATGACCGTTGTCTTCCGCGCATCTCCGCCATCAACACGACGGCGCACGCGGTCTGCCTCCGGCACAGTGCCAAGGAGCTCCACGTTCTCTTCTGGCTGACGAGGGAAGGTGATGGTGATGTTGGTGGAGCCCACCTGTTCTGGGTTGGATACCTGGTGCACCACCTGCGTGAAGTTTCCCAAGAAGCTGGTCCCCAGCGCTGCAGAGCTCTCTATGGTGGGCAGGTCCTTCCCCGTCATCTCCGCCACCTGAGCTCGAAGCTCCGCGTGCCTGGCCAGGCTTTCTTCATCTACCCACCGGTCTAGTATCAACCCCGGCATCCCTACGGCCACGTACGGGTTGAACTTGCCGTCTACAGTCATCCGGCGAGCGTTAAACCGATGCCTGAAGTACAGGAAGTTGGCCGTACGCTGCGCCAACCCCACCTTCTCTAGCCCGTCTCTCTTCTCCCCGAACGTACGAGAGGCGAAGACGTTGAACTCCCCCATCTTCTCGAACACCGGGAGGATGCCGGTGAATCGCTCGTGCATCAGCAGCCCATTCTTCAGAATGGTCTGCCACTTCAAGCGGTCCTTTGCTGTCGTGTCCCCCTTTGGAGAGAAGTAGAACTGGTCGGTGAACATGTTCTCACCAAGCAGCTCATCGTTGGTCTTGAGCATGAAGCGCGTGGGCTCCTGCAGCAGCATCCGTTGATAGCTCAGCGTGCCGTACTGCTCTGGGAATAGCACGTTGCATCGAGGAGGCGCGCAGAACCACACGTCTGGTCGGAACAAGTGCTGAAACAGCTGAGCTGGGCGGCGGTCGGCGCCCGTGCCCATCAGCGTGGTCGACTCAAATGCTATCCGCAGCTCATCGATGGATGCCTTCAGCTCCGCCTCCGCCTCCGTAAACTTCAACTTCTGAACGGCGGTGACAGCACGACCGAACTTGGTAGCCGCCACGCTGAACTTCGATGGCATCGGCTCCGGTACGCCGCTCATCCTGGCACGAGACTGCAAGAGCTGCTTTTGCATGTCCCGGATGCTGTTCACCCAAGAGCTCATGATAGCTCTGTGCTCAGACGGTTCGAGCGGTGGCCCCACGCGAACGCCAGCAATGTCCTCCATCGTAAGTTGCGCGGCGCTGGCAATGTCCTGCGCCACCGTACAGAACTGACCGAACTGCGGGTGGTCCTTCATCGATACGCGGCGCGTACCCGTTGGTGAGTTGTTCGAGCCGGGGCGGTACTTTGGGCACGGCTGAGGGTACATCTCGTAGAAGATGATCTTCGACAGCGACGTGATCGCCTTGCGGATACTAGTGAGCCCTCCGCCACCGCCAAGAGAGCGGTTGAATAGCCCCGTGTACCCCTGAACTCGTAGCAGCCTCTCACTGGTTTCATCCTTGCCGGCGCAGCCAATGAGCTGCGTCAGATGCACGCGCAGCTCGTTGTAGCTGAAGAAGATGTTCTGACCCGCTACCCGCTGTGGTGCTTGCTTGCGGTCTCCACCAGGGAACACGTAGTAGCTGCCTCCCACCGCCTCCACCAAGCGGATGATGCCGGCAGCCAAGCCCTTCAGGTCTGGGTACGTGTTGCATCGCCCAGAGGATACGATCTGCGTAATGATGTGCGACTGCCCTGGGAAGAGCATGTCGGTGAACAAGTTGGTGGAGGCGCCGCTGAATACCGCTTTGATGTCGGGGCCAAAGATGCTGGTGTTGTCCGCCTGGTACGCGGTGTCCCAGTAGTTGGACCAGTCCTCACACTGGAGGATGATAGAGCGGTTAACCGGTGTCTTCGTCCACGTCCAACCAACGATCTCTCCTCCAAACAGCAGCTTCCACTGCGATGCTGCTGCGTCCTGTTGAGAGCCGGACATGGAGCCCTCTTGACCAGGCGTTACTGGCTCCACTTCATTCCTTGGTGAGTCGGTGGACAGCCCGCTCTGAAAGGTGGAGTCAGACCCCGTCGTGAAGATGGCCGGTGACTCCTTATAAATGTCCAAGAAGAACACGTGCACCATGGTTCGCGCATGGAAGCGCGTGGCTTCAGCTAGTGGTGGTATCTGAATGGTGGCTACCGTGGGGCTGTTGGGAGCGGACTGCGTTTGGATAGCAACAACTGGTACCTCGATACCCTCAAGGAACATCCGCAGCTTCAGTACTTGTGCGTGCGCATTGCTCACCGTGGACGTCCTTCACTTTGACGCTGCGCTCTCCCCATATCCACTTCCCACAAGCGGCTATGGCTGATGTACACGGTGCCATCTGTAGAAGCTCTTGCCTCGTCGATCACCCACTCCTCGAGGGTGCCGCTCACAGACAACAAGGCGAAGGCGCTCTGCCTACCGCGCACGGAGATTGAACCAGATCCCGAACCGCCGTGAGCCCCCAGTTGCTCCCCACTCGTGAGCGCCGTGTTGTCTGAGCGCTGCCGCATGAACCGTGAGAACCCCTCCTCTGGGTCATCACTACTTCGAACCTGTGCCGACCGGCTGGCTATTTCCTCTGTCGTGGGGTTCCTTACCTTACGGTACGTAAACAGGTCTGGGTCGCGGAACCCCGGGTCCCCCGCCCCATTCGCGGAACCGTAGCCGTTGCCCCCGAAGTCGCCATACCCAGCCTGCCCGAAGCCCACGCCGCCGTAGGCAGCCCACAGCCCGTAGCCGTACTCGTAGTCCCCTGTGCCCTCCAGATACCGAGGGCGGTTGGCACTGAAGCGGTAGCGGGCGGTGTCCGAGCGGCCATACACCTGACCCAGCGGGTCGACGCCGCCATCCGCTCGAGCAACCACCCCAGCCCCCCGAAACCCGCGGCTGTCGTCCGCGTAGTAGCCGGCGCTCGCGCTGGCCGTAGCCCGCAGCCCCCCGGATGCGCTAGCCCCCAAGCCGGCTGAAGCGGAGGCGGAGGCGCCAAAGGTCACCAGGTCCGAGCTGCGCCTCCCAGCGCTGAGATTGACGCCACCCGCCCCGCCGGCGCCGCCCCCCATCGAGTACGCGTTCGACGTCGACCTCCACGTGTCCGAGAAGTTGGGGCCCAACCCTAAACCAGCCACCACCTGCGGGTCATCGGCTCTACATCCGATGGACTCGAGCGTGTTGATACACGACTGCGTCAAGTCCTCACATTCCGTTTGCCCAAGAACGGCGGCTTCATTGCCGAGCAGCACTGGCTGCGACTGGTACGTATCCGTGGAGTACCCAGTCCCAGAGAAGTACGCGCTCAGCACAGGCTCAACCTCCGACTGGCTCACGAACTCATCGCGGTTGTCGGCAATGAGCCCACGAACAGAACCCTGGTTTTGAGCTTCAGTGCCCCACGGGTCCACGATGCCGTAAGTATCCACCAGCGTCTTCCATACCGCAGGGTCTTGAAGGAACGAGGGTGGCAGCTGCCGTACAACACCAGTGATAGTGGTTCCTGGATTACCCGGGCTGGATGGGTTGCCAACCAACGTCTTGATCCGCTGCACTTCTCGAGGTATCGCAGTTACTCCATGCGCTGTTTCAGCGGCGCCCTTGTACGCGCTTTGCAGCTGATAGAACGAGTCCGGAGCCGTCAGCTCAATGCCGTCTGGAATACGCGCTGAGGCACGAACTGGAAACTGCTCCACGCTATGCAGGCTGATGTTGGTGTACTTGGTGACGAAGAACTTGAACTGCAGCTGAATCTCAGCGGGGAGCTCAGCGTTCTCACCGCACGCGGCCTGAACGATATACCCCTCCACTATGACGTCGTCCCAGAACATGTAGCAGCGAGCACCTAACTCTACTAGTCGCGTGCCGCGCAGGTACTTCTCGTAGTTCTCCCACCACTCCGCACGCCAGTTGAAGTCGTGCGTGTTGATTAGCTTGGCCTGACAATCGAGAAACCTGGGGTGCTCCCCAAAGAAGAAGATGTAGGCGTCCCCGAACGTCTCCACTATCTGGTGACGCTCCATGCGCATCTCCTGCACAGACTGCAGGATGAAGTTGGTGTACTCGCTGGCGTACCCTGTCCTAGAGCTCGAAGTGAGAAGCGGTAGGTCTCTTCCGTTCGGCAGCACAACGCGCAAGAAGGCGTACGTGTCATCCTTGACCTCGATGCCGCGCGTGGGCCGCCGAACGCTGGGCAAGCCCGCCCTAGAGCTACGTCCTCCACCAGAAGCCCGACCAGCAGCTTGACTAGCGAAGACCGAGTCGAATGCGTCTGTGACGAGCTCGATGAAAACGGTCAAGGCTTCTCCTTGTCGAGATCTACTGCCTGCAGGGCTGGCACAGAGTCATTGTAGTCCACCACATGCACCAGTGGGTGCTGCTGCAGAGCAAGACGGTAGTTCATCAACATCCTGCGTATCTTCTCATCAGACAGCGTACTCAAGCTGTACATGGTGACGGAGATGTGTGGCATCGGGTGCCTATCCTCATCGAGCTCCAAGGAGAGAGACTTGATGCACCCAACAATCATACCGTCCACGCTGACCGTGACGGAACCGTCGTCCTTTATGAAGATGGAGAGGGCCATCAGATGACCACGCTGCTCTTCAACAGGAAGTCCTTGACGGCTCGAGGCGGCGTTCTTCCTGCGTAGGGCTCTCCCTGGTCCAATGCAAAGGCGGCAGCCTTCACCAGCACGAAGTAAGGGTCCTCCGGTGCCACCTTATCGCGCGCCACGAAGCGGTAGATGCGCCCGTTCTTCTGCAGAGCGAAGCGCACCTCCGTTCTACACGGTGCAATGGCGCACGAGGGTGGTTCAGCGAAAGGCGTGACGCCTTGAAACAAGAGTGACTTCATGGCTACTCCAGCTTGATGCCCTTCTCGATCCTTTGATTCAACTGTTGCAGCTCCGAGTAGATCCCCTTGTCCTTCAAGTCAATGATGCTCTGGTTGATGGTAGTAAGCATCCGGAAGTTGGGGTCCGTCTCTTTGGCCTTGGTGTCCTGCTTCTCTTGCCCAGCTAGTGTGAGGTCCTTCGAGAAGTCGCGACGCAAGCTAGCCAGCTTCTCCGCCTTCTCTACCTCACCGCCCTTGCCGCTGAGCACCTCTTGAATGCGCGACGAGAACTCACGCTGCCGATCTCTCCCCACCTTGTCTGACGAAGATAGACCCGTCTCTTCCATCACCCGCTGCGCCAAGTCAGCAGCCGACATCTTGCCAGCATCCTTGAAGCTGACGCCAGCACCCAGCTGAGACGCAAGGTACTGCCGCTCACCCGCAGCTCCCTTCACCCGGCTGGCACTTCTGAAGCCCATGCCGAGCGTGGCGATCTCCACATCCTCAGCTCCCTCTGTCCCAGAGAAGCCCGCTCGTATCTTCTCCTGCCCTACCTTCAGTAGGTCCTCGAGGCTGAGTCCGGCTCGCCTCTTCCTGTCCGCATCCGCATACCCCGTCGTCAGGCCAGCGTACTCTCTAATGTTGGCCTGCAGCCCTTCAGCCTCTTGACCAGCTCCCTTACCCAAAAGGGCAGCCCTTTCTTGCGCGCGCTGCCGCTGTCGACGCGCGGCTTCTTTCACCGCCGGAGAAGCATCCGACTTCTCTATCTGCTCGATTTCCTCCCCGATGTTGATCATGTCGCGCATAGCGCCTTGACTGAGCTGGTTGTGCATGTCCGACAACCGCTCCTTCTGCGCCTGCCCAACCCCACCACCAGCCGCGCTGATCAAACCAGCTGCACTTGAACCGCTGGTGCCAAAGCGCTTGCCGAGCTTGTCCATCCAATCCGCAGGGGGCTCCTTGCCCTGATGCTTCATCTTGTAGTCCATGTACTCGCTGGTCATCAGGAGACCCTTCATGCGAGCCATCTCTATCTGATTGGATGGAAGCTTCATGTCCCCTTCACGAAGCTTGATCATCTTGTTCAACATGTCTTCTCTGGCCACCGCTCGATCGGCAGTACTTCCCCCAACCAGACTCTGGAAGTCCTTGAACGATTCGTCAGAGCGGAACGCCGCATTGAGCTCAGAGAGTTGCCCAGACGTGGCTCCCTGCCCCAGCTGCCCATACAACTGATTAGTCAGGTCCTGCTGAGCACCGCCGAGGTAATCCTGCGCCAGTGCTCCAGCACGCCCTACTATTCCAGCGGTCATGCCGCCGGTTGCGTAGTTCAACGCCCCACCAGCAGCTCCAAGTATCGACCCAGGAGCGCCAGCAATCGACTTCGCGCTTCCGTAGGACAGCCCAGAGCCCCACCAGTTCTCAGCCCCTTGAACCCGGTCGCGCATCCCACCAAGAAGCTGGCCAGCAGCCCCCTTCCTGCCAAAGAGGAAAGCGCCCCGGTCCAAGATGGTCGACGCCGTTCTATCCGGCTGACCACCAACACCAGCCAACCCCTGCAGGTTGAGCCCAGACATCAGCTGCCTACCAACTACCGAGTCCGCCTCTTCTGAGGACCCGAAGCGCGAGGTACCAGCGCCGAACATCTGCCCTACGCCTCGAACTCTATCTCGGTACAAGCCTGCCCCACCGCCGGCATTCATCATCCCGCGAGCTAGACCAGCGCGCTCTTCATTCGTTGCGGCGCCGGCGTAGGCAGCGCTCAATCCACCGCCTCCCTCCACGCCCTGAAGGAATGAACCGAAGTTGTTCAGGAAGTCTCCGCCAGTACCCTCCACGCCCTGAAGAGCGAGCCTTTCACGCATGGCTCCGCGGATGCGGCTTCCATCAGCACCCATCAGTGCACCGCCAGCGACGCTGCCACCTCCAGCGAAGGCAGCTGCAGTACGGGCTGCTTCTAACTGAGCACGGCCCAAGTCTGCCACGCTGTTGACCTTGGAGAGGTCTACGCCTGCCGCTTTCAGCTCGCCGTACTTGCCGAAGATCATGCGGTCTACTTCACGCTCTCCAGGTGCCCCATACGAGGACGTTGCTTGAGCTCTGGCGATGCCAAAGGCAGCGTCCATGTTCGACCCGCCGCCGATACCCAAGTCCCTGACCATTGCGCTCTGGGCTCCCGCTCCACCACGCTCGATGGCGCGGATGGTGCTGGCCAGGTTTCGGTTGATGCGGCGCTCGTACTCCCCAGACATCTTCTTGATGGCGCCGTCCACCTGTGCAGACCAAGTCTTGTAGAGGTCGGCTCCAAAGCTTCGCAGCTCGTTGTTCACGCGCTGCCTAGCCATGTCGATATCCTTCATCAGGTCTTCGGGGCTGGCCTTCCGCTCCTGCGTCTCCACATCCTTCAGGTACTGCTGCTCCCCAGCCTGTTCCTCTCTGAAGGTTTGCATGCGGCCGAGGTTTCGGATCTTCTTCATCATGTAGTCGGCTTCTTCGCGATTCATATTGCCGATGCGCTGAAGAGCCAGTCCACCACGTCCGTCTTTATCATTTACGTCGATGCCCCTCTTCTGTAGTTCCATGGAGTAAAAGCTAGCTTCAATATTGCCCCCTCCAGCGGCCAGCGCTTGACCACGAAGCTCGCCCTCTCTACCCAAGAACCCGTACACGTTCTTGTTAACGTTCTGGCGCCCCCTAGCATAAATATCAGAGGCGGATGCGCCCCCGGATAGTATGGTCTGTAGAGCTCCTTGATCTACGTTGCCACCTTTACCTGTTGTGGCTGCCAAGAAGTAGCGGCCGTGAGTGCTCTTCAGGAAGCGGGCGTCACGCTCCATGTCCTGTTGAGCCAAAGCCATGCGCCCCTCGGCGCCGCTCATGCCAGTGACGTTGTACACGTCCTGCTCACCGATGATGCCCATGTTACGCATGACGCCGATCTGCGTCATCGTCTCCACGCCTGCCATCGCACCGTGGATTCCCTTACCACCGATGCTTCTTGAGATCTGAGACCCCATGAGCGCTGCGCTGGAGAGCTCACCCATCGACATGTGCTGCCCACCAGCAAAGGCCCCGGAGGACATCCCCTTCAGAACCATCTGCTGCGTGCCCATGCCGAAGACGCCAGACCCCTTCATCGAGGTCATCATCTTCTGAGCTTCCTCGAGGGACGTGCCCAGGTCGGTGGCAACCTGCTTGACCGTCTTCAGCATCTCGCGGAACTTCTCGTTGAAGTCCTTCACCGAGCGCACGCTCTCAGACATCCCCATGCGTCCCATGTTCGACGCCAGCCGACCAAGCTCCTCAAAGGTGACCTGCTCCCCAGAGGGACCGCGCTGCATGGACATCTGCATCATGTCCCGTTGCATCCCACCCAACTGAGTGGGGGTGAACCCGGCGCCCCCGAACTGGTTCTGGTGGCGGAACGCCTGCCGCATGCTCGCGTCCATCATTTGCTGCTGCTGGACGCCGTAGGACATCTGCCCCAGCACGCCCCTGCCGATGGCGCTCACGCCGCCCATGAACCCCTGGTTCATCCCCGGCTGGGAGAAGGCGTTCATGGCCGCGTTCGTGCCGAACTGCATCATCCCCGCGGTGATGTTCTCTCCCTGGGTGGGGACGGGGTGAGTCGTTGCCCCCGGCGCGTAGCCCCCAAACTGGTTGGAGATCATGGCCGAGTGCTGCATTCCGATCATCGTCTGCTGGTTGAACCCACCAGTGAGCGCGGCAATCTCGGTTGAGGTAATCGGCATGGACCTACTCTACCACGCCCCCACTATCCGAAAACGTTGAATGTTTTCGGGCATAAAAGCTGTGGAGGAACAACAGAATGGAACTGATCTTCGCAGTGGAGACCGCTGTAAAGCTGGTCGCGTTTGCCCTTCACCTCGCCGCGGACGCGCGGGAGAAGAAGCCCGCCGCCAAGGCGGGCGCATAGGCCCGTTGGGCCTTCTATCCCTGCAAAACCGAGTAGATACGCGGCATAAGAGCTATGGAAGAGGGACCAACGCCCTCGCAACCTTCAAGGAGACCAACATCATGCAGGCACAGCAAGCACTCGAGACGGTGGCAGCGCAGAACGCCGGCGTCACCCCCAACAGCGTCACCCGCGCCCCCGAGGCGCCCCCGGCAGCCCCGGGGATGGTGAACCTCGCTCCGCCCACCGGGATCGCCGCGGGCGAGTCCTACGGGCTCGGACTCGGACTCGGCGAGGGGTTGGGGCGGTCGTTCAAGCCGAGTTCGTTCGGCGAGAACTACAAGACCGGCCTGAGCAGCGGACTCGGAATGGCCACGGCCGCCATCGCTGGCGGAGTCCTGTGGGTCGGGGGGAAGGCCGTCATCGGCTACTTCTTCGGCGACTAGCGCCACCGAGGCGGCGACGGCGGAGAAGGATTCCGGGTGTACAACCCGGAGTTCTTCTTCGTAGCCCCTGTTTCATCTGAGTTCACTCTGAACAACCGGTAAGAAAAAGTTACGTGTCAGTTACCTTTTTCTCTTGAAATGGCAGATCTAAGGACGCACAACTACCTCGTGACCTCAAACCAGGTAGTACCGATGGACCGTCTCTACAACGCAGTCATTGCGCTCGAGGCGGCCCGCTCTACCCTCACCACCTACGGTGAAGATGGAGCAGCCGCCGCCCTTCGTGGGCTCGAGGTCTACTCGATCGAGTCCGCTGAAGTCGCTCTGGACGCTGTGCGTCATGCACCGGTGCGTACCCTCGAGGGTAGAATGGCGCTGGTAGATGCCGCGTACGCGCTGGAGTTTGCCGCTTCACGGCATTCCACCAAGATGCGCGCAGTAGCCTGAACAGGCTGAAAACCTCACGTTGAACAGGGGATAAAACCTCTGGAGGGAGACGCGCCGTCTCCCGAACAACAGGAGGTGCATAGTGCGTGCATGGTACGTGACGATGGACGTCGCATCCCCGGGGATGCGGCTGAAGGAGGACGACTCGGGCGCCTGGACCATCGGTCCTGGCGTTCCAGTCGTAGGGCATGAGCACGTGCTCGAGCAGCTTCGGGAGTACCGAAGTACGCTCGAGCAGAGGGCTGCCGACTCCGTTGGCTTCATCCCCTCTCTGGATGTGAGGACCACGTCGGGGCACATTGACCCGACTCGTTGGATCTCCCCGCAGCAAGCGACCCGCATGCTGCGGGACGTCAAGATGAGAGGATGGCCGATAGGGGACGTACACCTGGACAGGAGCGACGAGGGGCGCCTGTGGGTACCGGTACACCCCATGCGGGGAAGGGACACAGGCGAGTGCCTACTCCACGTGGCCCCGGTGGCTGCAGACCCCGAATCGGTGCAGTTCTACTGCCCCGATGGTGTCTCGAAGGAGGTGCCAGACTCGAAGAATGGCGGGGTCAAAGTCATCAGGGAGTTCGACCCCGGGTTCGGGGCGGGTTGCACCGTCCTGAGCGCAACCAGCACGGCCTTCGGGCCGGAGCTGCTGGTGAAGATGTCCCGGGGCGCCAGCTTCAGGATAACGAGGGGGTTCGACGAAACGAATCCCGAAGACCCGGTCGAGACGGTGGTGATCTGGACGGGAGGAGCCATCAAGCTCCAGCCATCCAAACGGGGTCTACCCCGCGCCTCAGCCGCCGCCTGAAATCCCACGGTCCCTGCCCTGCCTCTCTAGGCGGGGCGGGGGCTTGGGCGCTTCTTCAACTACCTCTGCTTTCTTCACCTTGAGGATGCTGTTGACGTAGTTCTTGACTGCCGTCGCGCACCCCTCGCACAGAACAGAGAAGGACCCGATGCGGCTGCCGTCTGGGTCCCCAGGGTTGTCCAGATGAAGCTCCAGGCTGGGGGCAATAGGCAGCACCTGACCCTCCGTGTACTCGGCGTAGCTCACGGCGTGGCAACGATCGCACTCCACCCTGACGACCAGCTTGTTAGCCACCCGAGTTCCCCTTTGCGGGCGCATTGCGTGGTCCGACGCCGAGCTTGTACGCCAGGTAGGTCTTGATGAGTGCACGCTCATGCCCTGACAGGGGTACTCCCACCATGGCGTCGTTGCCCGGATCCCAGTTCTTCAAGACGCGCTGTTGGTACGCGTCGAAGCCGTTGATGTCCGCGTCGACCGCCTGCTCCGTGGTCAGCCCTTGAGCCTTCGCTAGCTCTGAAACGTTGGTGGAGATCATAGCTTCTTGGTGGTGTAGGCATGCCCGCACGAGGGGCATGACATGATCTGCGTCGTCCCGTCCGCAGACACGCCAGGACGACAGATACCCCGGCAGCGTGTGCACCGAGCCTGTTGAACGGCGCCGTGAAGGACTGTGATGTCGCTACCCGGCAGCTTGTGCGCTGGCCGGTTCCTCGAGGCGCGAAGGTACTTCTCCGCTCCCGCTGGTGCGTTCCTGATCATGATCATCTTCCTTTCGGGGCGGCACATCACCGCCGAACACGAGCTCTTCTGCGTCTGCGGCGCTGATAAGCGTACCAGCTTCCTTCGCACTCGCTAGTTCCTTATCCCGCTCCTGCTGGATGAAGGCGTTGTACTGGTCGTAGTACAGCGCCCAGTGGATGCTTAGGTCCTCCAATGCCTGCGGACGTACCCTACCCCCGGTGGCGGCGCACATGTGCACGTCGTTGATCACCGCGCGCAGCACAGCCAGATGCCCATCCAGGTGGTGGATGGCGCCCGCATACACCTGGTGGTTGTGGTTGAACGCCTTCCGCATCTGCTCGTTAGCCGCCTTCAAGCCGGCCAGTTCAGCCTTCAGGGCATTGAGCTCACCCTGCGGTATGACGACCTTTCTTCCTCTTGACTCCTCGACTCGGCGCTGCTTGCGGTTGGGCTGATTGTTCATCTTGTATCTTCGGTGGGTTGAGGACTCCAGGTAGCCGTGCAGATGGAGTGAGTACCTCCGGCCGGCGCACGAAGTCGAAGCAGTTGAGCTGGCGTTCGATGTCCAGTCGCCGTCCTTGGAGGTCTTGGATGAAGACCAAGATCTCCTCCTCCGGCACTGCAGCATCATCTCGCGGTAGGTCGTCGCTGTACATCACATCTTGCGGATCTTGAGAATCCGCTCCCAGGAAGCGCTCCTGGAGCAAGGCGATGGTGTGGGACAGTATCGCCTTGGTGCGCGCAAGATGGGCGTATGCTGGGTTTGTGCTTGTTAGACGCGTCGCCATCACATCCTCAGAAAGGCTAGGAACCTTCCGTAGAGGTCGGCTCCGTTCGATGCGTCCTTGATTATATTCCTCAAGGGGTACAAACGGGGAACCCGGCTGGATGGGCCGCGGATCTTACGAAGAACTTCTCCGCCCATGTTTCGCAGCTGCTCCTGAGCCGCGGCGTCTCTTACGTCCGCGTAGTTGTACTTCACGCGCACGTCAGCATCGTGGTCAAACTTCACGAACCAGTAGAGAAGAGCATCCGCCCAGTGCTGGATGGGCATGCGGTAGAACACCTCGGCGATCAGGTGCTCCGCCCTCCACAGCTGCTGGCAGGAGGGGCACACCACCATGTTCAACCCGTTGTAGCAATCTGGTATTGGACGCTCGCACTCGTTCACCTTGGACTTCTTGCCGGGGCAAACGTAGACCATGGCGTCCGCATCACCACCCAGCTGAGAGCCGCTCTCCCAGAAGTTGATGATGCCGTAGGTGGGGGTGTTGTCGATGTGGTGGTCCTTGCCGAAGTTGACCTCGATCTTGTACTTCGCCTTCACCTCATCGGGGCGCTCTATCTTGTCGATCGCCTCCTTGACCTTGGCAACCTCTTGCTCCGTCAGCTTCTTCGAGACGTAATAGTCCTCGTTGATGAGACGAAACTCGTCGTCGCGGGGGCGCACCTTGGAGATTGAACCTCTCATCGCCGAAAGAACTCCATAGCTGGGGAAGACTCGCCGCTTCCGGGTGTTGGTCGCGCTCCCTTGCCACGGGCTGCAGCTGCATTCCTTGAAGCGGTGGCGCCCGGGAGGTTCACCTCAGTGAGCTGCGCCGTAGCCTTACGGGGAGCCTGCAGCTTAACCAGGCCCTTCAGATCAGCAAACGTCTTTGGCAGATCTCTCGACTTGAAGATCAACCTCCAGGCATACCGCATCTCTGCGTCGTCATCATCACCAAGCAAGAAGTAGAGCTTAGATGGGTCCAGGCTCCAATCAGACTTACGCTCCAACTGGCGCATCGCCTTTAGGAACTTAAGCCATTGTGCTCCGTTTGCTCCTGGGATCCTCGCCAAGATACGAACCTGGTTTCCATCAGGGCTCACGCTCACCTCTGCCGGCTCGAAACCGACAAGGGTGGACATCGCGTCGAAGAACGCCTTCATCCCATCGACGTGTGGGAACTCACCTTCTTCAGGGCTCGACACTGCCGCCTCCAGAGCTTGACGCCTCCAGGACCAGGAACGCCTTCACGTCCCCGAAGAACAGCTCCTCGAAGGCGCTGAAGAACACCTTGGTGTTGCTGCCATCCTGCTCCTTGTAGATGAGGTAGCTCTCCCCGTTCACCAGCAGGTCCGGGGAGTAGCTGCTCATCCATGGAAGGACGTAACGCTTGCCAAACGTGGGGCAGAAGGTGACAGACCTGCTGGCGCGGCTGCTGTCCTCCGGGTCGACAACCACTAGCCTGCCCTTCAACTGGCGCTCCGGTGTCAAATACAAACGTAGCAGGTCCAGGTCCGTCCTCTTCAGGCGCACCTGCTCTTCACTGCTCAACGCTTCCTCGATTCCAGTCAGCGCCTCCTCCACACTTGTGTAGGGCTCCGCGTCCTCCTTGCTGCTGACGAAGCCCCAGTGATTGAGCTCACGGAGCATCTCATCATCGATGAGTCCGGCGCGAATAGCGGCGAGTGCCACGGGTCTCATAGAATCTCTACCTCCTCACCAGACAACACCTTCTGCATGGGAATGTCAGCCTTCAACGACAGCCTTGTGTCCATGAGCGACGTGGTCCTACCCATGCCAGCGCACAGAACGATAACGGTGTCCGGAATCTGCCGGTCCGTATAAAGCGTGAACCCCAACAGGCGGTCTCTTGTTGCTAGCTCCACGCCTGTTGAGAAGAAGTACCAAGACCACAGCGTTGTCCTTGCTCCCACCACGAATGCAATGGGGGATAGGTCTTGGTTGCACACCACATCCAGCATTCCGGTAAGCACCGTGGACGCGCTCATCCTGCTGGAGAATAGATGCTCTCGTACCATGCTGTTGCGGATTACGTGGTACGGGTGGATGTGCTCGAAGTCGACGTTGAGGTTCTTCTCCTCTTCGCCGTTGAGAACCATGCGCCTGTACGTGATCTGCCCCTGCGCGTCGATCACTATGCGCTGTACGTGTGACAGCGTAAGCAGCTCCGAGATGGCGTAGAGAAACCCGTCCTTCCCTGTGTTCTTCGGGACGGAGATGGTCCTCTGTACCTCCTTGAACTCGGCCATCAGAACTGCCTAGCCTCATGCTCCTTCTTCTCCTTCTCCAGCAGCTTGAGGAAGAAGCTGCGAACTAGACGGGACAAGCACACGTCATTCCTCTCGGCGTACGCCTTCATTTCTTCCTTCAGCGACTCGTCGATGCGCAAGTACAACCGGTCGGTGCTAGTGCGGTTAGTCTCGGGCATCTTTCACCGCCTGGATGGCGCACAGGTAATCCCGAAGACCCTCAATCTTGAACTCCTCTACGAGGAACAAGATGATTGCCTCGTCCACAGATTGAAGCAGCTCTTCGCTAATCGACTGCCCCACGGCGATGGGGATGATCTGCTCCTCCAGCCGCTTCTTCAACGGAGAGTTCATCCCGATGAACGTGGGCAGCCAGGTCCAGTTCAGCTCGAGAACGCCTTCACTTTCGATCCACACGACAAGATGCATCAGACAAGCTCCACTTGGGGGTCACCTTCCTCGATTACGAAGAGAATGTCACGCTCGTGAATCAGCGCATGACCGTCGGGCATGCGAGGACGAAGCGCTTCTCCTTGGCTGGTGTCCAAAACCCCAGCAGGGAAGCACACGCGCTCCCCCGGCTGAACCTGGGTACGGTAGTGCACCTGCCGATTCTCCGACGCCAGCGGCAGGATGCACCCGGGCCCCACACGAACGACGGTTCCCTTACGGAACATCCGAGGGAGGACCACGAACAGCCCTCCCGGCGTCTGCCGCGTATCTTCGCCGTCGTCCAAGCGCACTAGGACGCGCTCACCTAGCGGCCGCACCGACCTCACTGGCGACCTCCGACGCGGCAGAGTCGAACACGTCGACCTCATCCTTCTTGGGGAGGTTCTGCTTCTTCTGCGACTCCTCGTTGATGACGTCCATCACCAGCTTCTTGAACTGGGCACGGAACCGCTTCATCACGTCGGCAGCGAGCTGCTTCTTCACGACGCCGAAGGTCGCTGCCCACGTCTCCGAGTCCTTGGCCTGGTACACCGTGTCCCCCATGATGAAGAAGACATCGTTGTGCGCATTCCCGGATTCGTCGAACCACTGCAGCGGGCACATGAAGCCCAAAGCGCTCTGACCAACGGTCAGAGGCTCACCGCTGACGCCTTCTGGGCGCAGCTGACTGGCTGGGATACGTACTGGACCTTTTCCTCCGTAGCTCATCACGCCTCCTTACACGCTCGATGCTGCTGTAGCAGCCATTCCAGGTCCCCGCGGGAAATCCACGGGCCGTTGGTGTTCCACACCCGGTTCAAGAAGAACCGCTCGGCTTTGCTGTCAAGCAGGGCCTGAACGCTGATGGAGGCCCACCGCGCGAACGCCATCCTGAACGCGAGCTGTGTGCCCGCCGGGGCGTCGTCGATCAAGTCGATGGGAAGCCACCCGTCTGACTTGTTGTCGCCGGCGTTTATACGCCACCCTTGCTTCTCCCCGTACGCCAGCCCACGCCAGTCGCCAGTGATGGGATCGAGCACGTACCCGTTCTTCATGTCCAGGTACACGATCTCCCCAAACTTGCCCACCTGCCGTGCGGTCTCCTGAGAGAGCACGCGAATGACCGTGTCCCCAACCACGGGGTGTGGGTTGTAGGACATCGTCCGGTACGCGTCCAACGGGTTGTCTCGGATCAGCCTGATGAGGTCTGGCGCCAGCTGCATCGGGAGAATGTCTTCACGCTCCGTGCGCTGGAACAGCACCACCTTGATGTCCGTGTGCTCGTTCAGGACCTTGTGCAGAAGAGCCACGATGTCCTTGAACACCATCTGGATGAAGCAAATGACCTCCTGGCCCTTGCTCTCCCCTTCCGTGAAGAGCACCAGCCTACCTTCGTAGGGGTACTCACCGCGGAGCTCTTCATGGAGTCTCTTGTAGAACAGCACCAGCTTCTTCATGATCCCTCGGTCGAGTTATGCGGTAAACGGTGACACCAAAGCCACCAGGTGCGAGGTAGAGCCGACTTCCGTCCTTGAAGGTAACGCTCCTGAGTTCGCTATGCGGGGTGCCCGGGATGTCCGACACATCCACCGAGGACACCTCGCACGACTTGAACAGATCTCGTACTCTGGCGGCCGGGCACTCACGCTCTTCAGCTCTCCCAAGCTGTGAAAGCATCATGTGCGCCTCATGGGGGGTCACCACTCGCGCGTTGGTGCTGGCGGCGTCTTCGACTTCCGGGCTGTGGTATCCGACCGCTCCAGTGCACCACGGGCAGTTGTAGATGGAATCCCGGTCTGGGTTGTTGGCGAAGAGATCGTCAATCTCTTTCGCAGGGCCGCGCACAAGAAGGGCCTGGCCGCATTGCTTGCACTGAATGCGCATCAGAACTGCCGGGCTCCGTCGTCATCGTCGTCATCGTCGGCTGCGGTCCGCTCTCCAGGATCTGGTTCATCCTGAGCAGCGACGTACGGGTTCCCGTGGTCATCGACGGACACGCGTGGGCCACCTGGGCTATCCACGCTCGCTGGGATGAGCTTCCCAGCCTGCTCTCTGCTGGCCTCGGTCGGTGTGCCCAACACCGTGGCCCAGTTCTCATCCGTGAACTCTCGGTCTATCCCGTCCACCAGGTTGCGCAGTAGGTGTAGCGGAAGCACGGGGTTGATGTTCCCCAGCGACTGAAGGGCGAGCTTGTAGTTGAGCGCCAGCGTCTCCTCCGGTAGGTGCATCCACTCGACCATGGTGTTCTCCTCGTCCACCTCCGGAGGCGGTTGAGGAGCCACGCGAACCGGTTCAGGTACCTCAACAGGCGGCGTAGGAGTTACATCCTGCGCAACATCCTGGATGTACTTGAGAAGCTCATCCGTGGCACCCACGTGAAACTCCAACCCGTTCGGGAGTTCGAAGGTGACAGCCTCTGGCATGTGCGTGCCAAGGCGCAGATCGTGGATGTACGTGATCTTGGTGAGCGTCGCTTGAATCATGACTTCCCCGGAATGGCTGGGCGAGGGATGCTCGCCTCACGTGCTACGTCGGCTTCTCTGTTCCTTCTGTCAGTGAGCTCTTTGCGCACAGCCCCGCCGAGCACGACCACTCCGCGGCCGGTCTGCTCCAGGGATCGAAGCAGCACGCAATGCTGCTGAGCGGGCTCCAGGTAGGGGCTCTCCTCTTTTGGAATCCCCTGGTAGCAGATGCAGTCCCCGCTACACACGCGCCCATGATCTAGGAAGCAGAAGACCTGCTCGGACTCATCAGCCATTGCGCTTCTCCTTGTCGAGCAGCTCGCGCTCCTCGATGACTGCCCTGAACAACCCGCGGGCCATCGCTGCGATGTATCGCGTGGCCAACTTGACGTCAGCGCGCCCGCTGTCATCCACAGGTACGAACCCCCACCTGGTGAGGAACCGAACAAGCCCTGTGGCCATCAAGGGGTTGCTGAACAGACCACGCAGGTCTGCAACCAGCGTGGCGGCTACCCCGTCGTCACCACCGAACATGTGGTCGAACGGCATGATCACGAGGCGGTCTTGAGGTCCTGCCCAGGAGCACACCCGGCACCGCGCGTCTCCCCCCTCGAGGGGAGAGAAGTCCACGGCGGAGCTCCCGCATTGAGGGCACATACGCACCCTCTTTTGCGGACTCAGGTCACCTACTTCCATCTTTTGCATCCCCTAGCTTTCGGTATAGAGCGCTTGCCCTGCCACTATCAACCTCCGCCACACGGCGCACCATCTTGCTCTTGATTCGGTGCATCTGCGCGGACGGTGTCACCTTCAATGGGCCTTGGCCGATCCATTCCTTCAAGAGCTGCTTGGTCACGTCCTCCCGCTTCTTCTTCTTCGACTCCAGACCTGGGAAGGCCGTCTTCATGTAGTCGTCGAACGCCTTGACTCCTTCGTTCTTGGCATCAGCGCTGTCGACACCCACCGTCAGCATGATCTGAGCCAGCGCCCTGAACCGTGCGTGCTCAATGGTTTCTAGTCGGTCCAACACCAGGATGAGGACCCACTCTTGAAGGGACCCACGAGGGGGTGGTGCCTGCATGGTACGAAGGAGCAGCTGCGCCTTGTACCAGCCTTCAGGAGTGTTCAGCCATTTTTTGCTTCTTCGACTTTGAACAGACCCCTCACCCGTGCTTCGAACCACGAGTAGTGAATGCCCAGTGAAGCCAACAAGTGCATCGGCCGCTTCGCCATCCACTTGTACTTCTCCCAGAACATGCCCTCGTTGAACTCTCCCCGCGCGTCGTACATTGAAGGGAGCCGGTTGCCGTTCAAGGCCACCACACCCGCAACCGTGTTCATGAGCGCGTACTTGTCCAACAGGTAGGCATCAGTGACGCGCACGGAGTCAGACTCCTTGGTGAGAAGCTGCTTCAGCATCATCTCCACCTCCGCCGTCTGCGACTCGAAGGTGGGCTCGAACCTGCCTGGGATCACGGGAACCCGCTGCTGAACCTTGTTGTTGGTGATGAGCTCATCAATGCTGAGAGGCTCACACCGCGCTTCCACAATCTCCCGCTGCCTGGGGTTCTTGAGGATGTCCTCCGCCATCTTCCGACGGAACATGTCAAAGTCGACATCGTCCATCTTCGAGAGAGCAGTCTTCATCTCCTCGCTCAGACGAGCTCGATCCTCTTCGGTGACCGTGGGAAGCGGAGCCATCGCCCCGGTGTTTGCAGCAGCTGCAGCACCCTCTCGAGCCGGCGCCGTCAGGGGGTGATCTACATCCCCAACATCGCGTATGGCCACTTGCTGCTGCAAAGCCGCGAGCTGGGCCAAGTCCGCCTGCGTCTCCGATGCCGACCTGCGGAGGTTCTTCCGGAAGTCATCAGGGGCAGCAGGCGCCACAGGCTGGCTGTTCACCAACATCTGAGGAGGAATGTGCTGCCCCGCGCGAATGACCCCGTACTTCGCAGCCATGTGCGGCTGGTTCATCGCCAGCTGGCTAGATGCCCCCTGGTGATAGTTCGGGTCCTTCATCGCCTCCTGTGGCAGGACATCGTTCGGAAGGATGGCCATAGCAGGCTGCCTCGTCTGGGCCCCAAGCGGAGTTCCACCCGCTGAGATGATCGACCCTGCCCTCTGCTCATGCTGCGCGAAAGCCGCTTGCTGCACCCTTCCGCTGTCCGCTCCCATCGTGCCCATCGCCTGCGCCGCCATGGGCATCCCCTCCCGGTGCGGCTGCTCCAACGCAGGGATGGGCGGTGGTGGACCACCCGCAATCGGCGTGGTGTACCGAGGAAGCGCCGACTGCTGCCGACGCACCGCAGAGGTAGCCGCCAGCGCAGCCGCCCTCGGGTTCCTAGCTGCCAGCGCAGGGTCGATGTACGCCTGATTTCTGGCGTCGTGCTGGTTCAAGTCAGTGATTCCTTTAGGCATGCCTCTCCTTCAAGGGTGTACCATGTGCACCCATTCCAGGGCTAGAGAAAACGTCAGGCCGGCCGAAGTTTCCTCAGCTCAGAGAACAACTCCAACAGTTTCATGGTCTTGGGGACCTTGTGCAGAACCGCCACCTTGACCCCGCGCAAGTGGGGCCGCGGGGATGCTGCATCTCCGCATGCGGCGTCGAGGATCAGGTAGTTGGGCCCCAGCATCTCGGAGACCGGCATCCCTTGAAGCTGCTGCAGCCCGCGAGTGTGGTCCCAATAGAGCTTCTCGATCTCGAAGATGGTGACGACCACCTCCCCGTCGTGCAGCGTGCGTCGCTGCTGACGAACCCCCTCGGCTCGTGCCACGCGTTGGTTCAGCCGATAGAGTCCCCACCCGTTGGGGGTTTCCAGAAGCCGGGGTGCGGCTCTCCAGGTGATGGCGGTATTTCCGCCACTCGTTGCACTATCATGTTCGTGCGTTTGCATGCTGGGCACCTTCCAAAGTTTGGGTTTCCTGGGTCAGACCACAACTTGTCTCCGGGCTTCAAGTTGTTCCCGTACTTGAATGTGAGAATGACGACCCGCCCACAGCTGCACTTCGCCTCCAGCTCCTTGAAGAACTCCTGAAGAGGGACGCCGTTGTCGGTCACTGAATCTCCTTGCTGCTCCACAAGCAAGTAGAGCCGCAGCTGACTTGGTCGATGATACAGAACGGCACCGACAGCAGTGAGGCGCTGATGTTCATGATCATGAGAGTTGGTTGGCTGCCCGGGGTGCGACCATTCTCTGGAAGCACTGCCTTCAGAGCCTGCAAGCTCATGTCAGGGAAGGTGTATACCGCCCCGGTGTGCGTTCGTATCTCCACAGTACCCAGGTCATCCAGCGGGTCCTTCGTCAGCCCTGGATGTCCAAATCCGATGGGGAACTCACTACTGGGTTTCGAAGAAGTAGTCATCGACAAGCGTCCATCCTAGCCGCATCCCGCGGTCGTTGGTGACCATGACACTGGTGGGGTTACTGGCTTTAGAAGCCAGCAGTGTGTCGACGTCAGCACGAGCTATTGGCCGGGTGATGAGCTCGATCGCGTCGCTCAACGAAGGAGGCCAACTGTCTGGGAAGCGAACGCCGGGAGGGAGCGGGGCGTTCATCTCCTGCCAACGGATGGCTAAAAAATGGCGCGTGATGCCATTCTTCGTTTCTATCATCGAGAGGTACGCTGCCAGTTCCCTGGCGTGGTTGGGTTTTCCCTCTACCCCAACGCGCGCCAGGGCTACTAGGGCCTCATACTCTTCTTGGGTCAGAGTGATGTCCATACCGGCAGCGTACCACACTACTTATTGCGCATGAACGGAGGAACGTACTCCAACTCCGGGTTGTACGGGCGAATCTTCCCAGCCCTGACGTCTTCCTCGCGCTTCTTCAGCAGGTCAGCTGGGAGCTTCACCCCCAACGCTGGGAAGTCCAGCATCATGAGACGGGTCTTGTTCTGCAGGTCAGGAACATCCTTGGACTTGCCCTCGATGACGTAGTCGAAGGCGGAGTCAGGGACATCCACCAGGTCGTTCTCCGACTGATGCTCAGAGCCTACGGAGATCTCCGGCACTGGCCTCTTGATCCTGACGATGTAGCCGCCCCCATCCTGCACGTAGTTCATCTCTGTCTTGAAGCGCAGGTCGTTGATGACCACGTTGACCTTCGGCCGCATCATGCTGTCCTGCACCACGTGGCTGGACACCGTTGATGAGAACTGCAGCCCACGCTTCTGGTCGTAGTGACAACCGCCTTCCTGCAGGCAAGCTGCTACGCGCATCAAGTACGCTGCCCACACGTTCTCATAACAGGCTCTAGCCCATTCCGTACCCAGTGTTTGAAGGGCGTAGCGCGGGGTAAGGTACTCGACGAATACTCTCTCGTACTCCGCCGCGATGGACGCCTCAATCTCTTCTTTGGTGGGATAACGACTCTCCACCGCGGCGTTAAGATAGGCGAGGCAACGTCCATCCTCGTAAGCCATGCCGTCTTCTACGCCGTGCGGCGCCCTCCGACGACGGATGTAGCGCTTATCGGGATCGTTACGGTACTTCGACTCACCCCACACCTGGTCGTCGCTGAAGTTGAACACGTCCTGCACGAAGCGCTTCATCGGATCGGCGAACCCGATCTTCACGAAGCTGAAATGCTCCAGCAGAACGTTCGCCACGGTGTCCTTACCGGCACCGGCGCTGCACTTGTTGCCTTGCGGGTCGTAGCAGAGACCGCTGAGTGCGATGATCATGAAACCTCCTCGCAGAAAACGTCGATGCCCATATCCTGTAGGGTTTGAAGACTGTCCCTTATCCGGTACTCACGGGCGTAGTAGAGGCGTTCTACCCCACCCAAGTTGATGAGGCGCTTGGCGCACATCGGGCAGGGAATATCGGTGACGAACACCACCTTCGGCACATACCTCGGCGTCGAGCAGTTGATGATGGCGTTCTCTTCAGCGTGCAGGTCCCCGCAGTCACCTGGTGTTGTTCGGTCACACCGGTTTGGAAGACCAGCGGCGTTGCCGTTGTAGCCGACTCCATAGACGTACCGGTAGTCGTTACTAGTGATGACGCACCCAACCTGAAGTCGGGAGCACGTGCTTCGCTCAGCCAGCATGAAGGCCAAGCGCATGTAGATGCTTTGAAAGGTGGGTCTGCTCACTGGTTTGGCTCCCCCATGTCATACAGGCGGTGAGACAAGATCATCTTTGTGGTTTCGGCAACGGTGCCACCAAACATCCCGGTTTGATGGAACGAGAGCAAGCGCTGAAATGCCAGTGGTTCAAGCGTGACCGTCACCGTCCACTCCAAGTCCTTGGGTTCTGCAGTAGGAAGGGCGCCGACCTTATCTAGATCTGTGAACACCGCGTCCAACTCACGAAGGTACCGAGCGTCGTGTGGCTTCAGCTCCAACTTATTGGAGAACCGATGGTGGTGATGGTACGGAGATTCATGAGTCGTGTTGAAGGCCGCTCCTATCTCTGTGTACCCCAGGGCTGTGCGCTCTCTGGCGTAGTACATGATGAGGGACCTGGACAACAGCACGAGACGCTGACGCGCGTTAGAAAAGGCATCCTCTACGCGCATATGCAGGTGGTTACACACCACCATGGCGATCGGCATCAGCATCTCCCGGTAGTGCGCCTGCCGCTCTTCTGCTAGCTTACTGGGCATGAACGACCTGACGGTGCAGGGTCATGAGTATGTCCTGCGGGACGCCCGTGAGACACTTCCCGCGTTGTACGATGTGTGGAAGAAGGAGGGGCGCATCGACTCCTTCGTCCTGATCTGGCCGCGCAAGCGGGTCCAGTGGCTGGGGATGAACACCAACCAGTCCGTTGGCTTCGACATGCCAAAGGAACGAGGCGAGTGGGCCAAGTTCCTGGCGGAGAAGGCTCTGCAGAACGCAGCCTTCGCTCTTCTCCTGGTCGAGCAACGGGATCATGAAGTAGTGGCCATAATGGAATCGAGGGCAGGCGCCAACAGCTGGCACCTGCCCATCGAAAACCATGGCGACGTCGCCATACTCGGAGCGCCCGAGGAGAAGGCCGACGCCGATCACATCGGCTTGCTGTGGTCGCCTACCGCACCGGCAGCCCGGGGAGCGTAGACGGCATTCCAGGCATCGCCGACTGCAGACCCTGCGGAGCCGTAGTCTCCGAGACCCCGTTCCCGCTCGAGGCCGCGTTGGCCACCGCGGTGTTGAGGTCGGTCTTCAGCGCACCCATGCCACCCACGATCTCGAGCAGCCGAGCTGACGCCGCGGCGGACAACTGCTCGTAGATGGTGTTGCTGTTGCCAAACACCTGCGCGGCGCTCCTGGACTCGTTCACGGCCCGGAGCAGAAGGTCCGCCTGAACACCGGCGCTGTTCACTGCGTCCACACCGGCCTGCACCACAGGGTCGACGCCCTCGGTGGTGGCCGCCCGCTTGGCCGCCGGACCAGGCTTCGACGCCGCCTTCTTCTTCCGACCACGACCCGGCCCCGGACCGGCCGCAGTTGCCGCCGCTGCCTTCGGCTCCGCCACCGGGGCCGCCTTCTTCGCGGCCTTCTTGGCCACCTTCTTCGCGGCCGCCTTCGGCGCCGCCGCAGCCGCCGGCTCCGCACCGAAATGCTTGTCCGCGATCTTGCGGGCCGCGTTCTTCTCTTCCTCGGTCATGTCCTTGAACTTGCCAATGCCCCGACGGGCACCGGTGACGCTCTCGTACTTGCCGTTCTTCAGGTTGTCCTTGAACTGTGCAAAACTCATCTGTTCATCTCCTCGAGCAGTTCCTGATAGGCGAAAGAGGCCGCCTTTTCGCCTTGTTCCAGCGCCTCAATGATATGGCGCAACTTGTTGCGGGGTAGCGGCATCGTGCGGTTCCCAATGCGTAGCGCCACCCCAATCACGGTACGGTCCTGATAGTCCGTTCGGGTAACCAGAACTGCCCCGCTGTTCTTTCTGTCGTCGCTGAGAAACGGGATGGTCGTGAGTACCTTGTTCATGGTTCCACGGCCGAGGCTTTGGTATAAGTCCGCCGGCCCTATTGTTCAACAGAAAAAGAAGAGCTTTACTCTTCCCCGGATGTTTTACCGTACTTTGGCTGGTTGTTTCAACAAGTGGGCCGAGGCCCCGAAGGACCCCGGCCCACTTGTGCCGCTTTCTACGCGGAGGGCTCAGGTCAGGCCGCCACGCTCTCGTAGTAGATGGCGTAGTCCTGAGTGCCGTTCGGAGCCGAGTTCGGCCAGTACGAGCCGTACTGGCCGTTCCCCTCACCCTCGGTAACCGCTGCGGTCAGCCCGAGGATGGCGAGGGAAGTACTGGACGCCTTGATGTCGATCTTGCTGGTCGGCCCCGTCGTTGGGCTGGTCAACATCAAGTAGTTGGTGCTGGCCGTGGCGAACCCAGCTCCGCACACCGCGTTGATCGCCACCAGGATGGCAGCCAGGTCCGCCGGAGTGGCGAAAGTAACGGTGAGATCCGCCCCACCGTCGATCGCCACCACCAGCGTCTCCGTGGTCGGCATCGCCGGGACCGGGGTGACGAGGTCCACCGTGCCCGTGACGGAAGCTGCCGTGCCCGCCGCCGCCGCCAAGAACGTACCGTTGGTGACCACGGAGCCAACCGCAATCTCCTTGATGGCCGTAGTCAGACCAGCTCGGGTCTTGATGGGCTGGCTGAGTCCGATCTTGCTCCCGAGACCGATGGCCAGCGTGGCACCCACGCCCTGACCGACGGTGAGCGTGATGCTGTCGATGTCGGTGAAGAAGTTGACGGTGTGCACCGCGCCCGCCGTCTGCATCAGCGTTCGAACCTCCGTCAGTGGCTCTCCCCGAAGACCCTTCCCCACAACAGTGGCCTGCGCCGGCTGATGTGCCGCAGTACCACCTGCTGTGGTGAACACGATCTGACGCGGGGCCGCCTGCAGGTTGGTGATGGTCGCCTGCGTGAGAACTCCCACCGCCGGCGTGACGCCGGGGAGCAGAGTCCGCGCCGCGGCCTGCGACGCGGTAGCTGCCATCATGTTGTTGGCTGCGGCTGCCAGCGCGTTGGTGAACTCCTCTACCACGATGGAAGCAAGCGGAGCCAACGCGAGCGCGATGTCCCTTCGAAGGTCACCTACTTCACCCGGAAGACCCGACTTGCCCGGAGCGGCATAGCTCGGGTTCACGGCACGTGCATTGCTGAAAAGACCAGATCCGACTGTCATGTTGCTCCTCCTGCTGGTGCAGCTTAGCTCGAGTACACAGTTTCCCACCGGAACCCGGCATAAGAGAATCGAGGGAAGAATAAGGAGGCTCTGTGGATCCCAACGAACTACTTCTTCGGCTGCTCACCAACTGCAAGGCCATGCGGGTCACGCTCGATAGAACGGACGACCCGGTGGCCGAGTTCGAAAGGCAGATGGAAAACGGCATCGTGGAGGACGTCGACCAGATTGTGGAAGACGTGCTCAACCTTACAACTTGGCTTTCCAACGGCGGCTTCGCCCCCGACTGGGCAGCCCACCATGACACCCTGCCACCAGCTGCGGAGAGAGACGATGTCTACTAGAGCGAAGTACGTCGCAAACGTTGAAGCCCTCAACGACAAGCATGAACCCACGCACGTCAGCAAGGTCGAGTTCACTACTTCGGAGTTCAGCACCAGAGACATGGTTGAGATTGGACACCCGCTGATAGTCATCCTTACGAATGGAAGCGCGCGAAAACTTTACGTGTACGCGCTGAGCAGCGGGCATCAGAGCGTGGCCTTGTCAGATATCGCCAGGGAGAACAGCGACAAGAAAAACAGAGGAGGGGGATACTCCCCGTTCAAGGTGGTTGGCTTCGTCCACGTCGAAGAAGACTTGTGGCAGAAGCAAGCCTGGGTCATCCTACCCGGGTGAGCCGAATCCTACGCGTGTACAAGTTGCGCATGTCGGCCGAGCGCGTTTGGCGCTTGGTCGACATGTACGCGCAGATTCTCTCTTACTACCGGATTCGAGACGATGAGCTACAAGTTACCGTCGGTCAGGTTGTCGCCGCCATCATTGAAGACTTCGTCGAGCAACACGAAAAGTGGATCGTGGCCGAGCACGCCAGATGCACTCAGCGTTTTGCCGAGGCTGGAGTCGCCGCAGTTCTTGCAGATCCCTCCCTTGCAACCGCCGCTACCACCGGAACCCCCGCGTTTTCCTACATTCAACGAGCTGCTTTCGCCGCCGGCTCCCGCGGTGCGAAAGCGGCAAGAAGGGCTTTTCACATCCTTGATAAGAGATCCCGCCATCCTCTATCAGGAATACCTGGAACAGCCGGATATGTTCGAGGAGGAGACGGGACACCTCCTCCTGAAACTCGTTGGCCAACAGAAGAAGCTGGAGGACCTGACGGACGACGAGATGAAGAAGCTGGACGAGGCCGTCGTCTCCTTCATCCAGTACACCCCCAAGAAGCCCGAGCCGAAGGAGCTCCCCAAACCCCTGGAGCTCGATGACGAGGAAGACGAAGAGGAAGTCCCGTGGGGCCACAACGGGCCGTCGCGCGGCTCCCTGTCCTTCGAACCCCCAGAGGACGTCTCCAGCTTCTGGTGGAAGGGCTAGTAGCCGCCCCCACCAATGGCAATCCCGTACTCGTTGACGTTCGCTGCCGGGTGAATGCCCGCCCCCCAACGAACCGTGGGCTGCACCTCGCCCTGCATGAAGTCCTCAACACCGCGCCCAAAGCCGCCAAACAGACGGCCTGGAATGCCAGCAGCCCGCTGCAGAACCCCAGGCTGTCGAGCGCGCGCCTGAAGACGCCCTCCCAAGGCAACCGCTGTGTCTCCCATCCGGGCCCCGATGCGCCCCGACGACGACCCCAAAGCGTGCCCAGCACCCACAGCCGTCTGCCCCACTGCCTCCCCGACGTGCTGCCTGGCCGCTTGAAGATGCGGGGCAGCCATGTTGCGGGGCATCGCCCCACCGGCGTCTGGTTGAACCTCCGGCAGCTCAGGTAGGTTGTGGTAGGCGAGTTTGGCCATCGCGGCCCCACACCGGCGAGCCGAGGCCGTGACCACCTGCTCCCCCTCAATCCCCTGAAGGGCTGCCCCGGCCATCATGGGATGGACCATGTAGGGCTGGGACATCATCAGACGCTGGTAGCGGGCCCGCACCGTGCCGGGGCCGCCAAAGCGCTCGTTGGTCTCCTGCATCCGTGCCGCCTCGAGCTCACGGAACTGAAGGTTCAGCGCCTGCGCGTGGAGGCGCTGCCGGTCGACCTTCTCCTGCGTCCCCTTGGCTGTCAGCAGCCTACCCCACTCACCAGCGGTGGCTGCCGCCATCGGGATGGAGAACTGCGTGTCGGCTCTCTTCTCCAGGTTCTCGAAGTAGAGCTCGTTCGTCCCGTAGGCTTCCAGCAGCCGCGGGTCAGGACCACTTGTCATGGCACCCTGCGGGGGATTGGAATCTCGGCCATGGCCGGTGCGTCTGCCGCAGGCGAGGGCAGCAGCGGCACACGGCTGAACACGGAGTCCCCGCTGGAGGATGGAGCAGCGCTGGGCGCGGCGTTCGTCACGCGTAGCTTCATCGGCGCAGATACCGCCTTCACCGGGTCGGTCTCAGCCACGAGCTCCAACTTCGGTCGGTCTTCTTCCGCCTGCTTCACCTGCTTGACCGCCGCTTCCGTGTTGCTGGCAGTGCTCTTCAGCTCCCGCAGCTCGGACAGAGTACTGGCCAACCCGATGTCCAGCTGATGCATCTTGAGCGCGCTGGCGTCCATCTGGACGCGCGTACGGTCCATCACATGAATCGCCCATCCCACAGCAAGCAAGCTGACTACGCTGAGGGCCAGCAGCAAGAACTGCAGACGCAAGATCGAGCGCATCTGGGCGCCCGAACGGTCCCAGCGCGCGTTGAGCCCCTTCATGTGGTCGAGCACCCCAGACAACGGGGTCAACGCCTTCCTGAAGGCTTCACCCAGGTCTCGAAGGTCACGCCTTCGAATGGTCTGCTCGCTCTCTGCGCCCGCTACATCAACCATGGTTCACACCCTCCGGTGGCAGGGACATCTGTATACTATGCCGGTCCACCTCGTAAAGGATGTCGTCCAACTCTGCCCCCAACCTGTCTAGGTCGTGGTTGTTCGTTTCCATCCCGCTGAGATTGCGATGCAGGCGCGCTTCTTCAGCTGTCGTTGCCGCGTCTGTACCCATGAGCCGCCTGTACAACGCGACTAGAGACATCAAGCACCTCCCTTTGGTGGCGCAGACGTCGTTGTAGAAGAGGTCCTTCTGTACCCCGCGGCGTGCGCAGCGGTTCGTGCATGCTCACGAATCACTGAGTCCAAAGTGCTCTCCACTTTGCTCACCGCCTGCGTGTTCCTGGACAGCGCCTCCACTTGGTCTTCGCCCGTATCCTTCAACGCATCAAGCGAAGACTTCACCTGCTGGAACGTCTCGGTCATCTTCTCAACCAAGCGCCGCGTACTGTCCTCACGGGCTTCTACCCGCTCGTTCAGTTTCTGCAGGTCCGTAACGCGCTTGTCCTGGACCTTCAGCAGCTGCTGGACCAGTAGATAGAGCGCGGCTATGGCCACGACAAGTAGCGCCCCGAAGGCGCTATCCCGCACGATCACGTAAACAGCAGTCTCGGTGACCGACTTCACGTCCGAGACCGCTGCCAGCGTCATCCGTAGGCCCAAACCCAAAGGGATACGTTGGACGCGTGCGAGAACGTGAGCGCCGTGATGCCAACCGCAGGACGTGGGCTTCCCAAGGCGAGGAACCCACCCTGGGATATCTCGATGTCGTCCGTTCCACCGTTGGTTTGGACCTGAATCGGCAGCGCAGAAAGGCTGCTGTCCGGGTCGACCTGCACCACCACCAGCTTGGCGCCTTCAGCAGGCAGGTTGGAGAGGTCCACGGCATCCGTGCCCACCCCCGTCTTCTCGAATCGCTGTATGGTCTTCCGCGTGTACTGCGATGTGAAGTTGACGGGGATGGGGCACTCAGGCTGCCCCGTGTAGGGCGGCGTCTGGAAGGTGCCGGAGAACTGAACGGTGAATAGAAGGGCCATTCATTACCCCGGTAGGTTGGCGCCACGAACCGCGCGAGTGGAGTGAGCTGGAGCTTCTGGGATGCCCAAGAACGCGCTGCTCTGGTTGGCCCCACCGGCATTGGCGGAGTTGGAACTGATCAGGGTCAGCTGGCTGATGGACACCGGCACCATCCGCTCGAACTGCACGCTGACGTTCTCCTGCAGGAGCACGCCCTGTGCGTCCGTCGCCATGGCGTGGTTCGGCAGGTAGCACGCTTCGAAGTACCCGGCGCCGAGAGCATCGAGGTTGATGTCCCGGATGTACATCAAGAGCCCTATGGGCTGCGCGAAGAGGTCGGACGCCAGGTTGTAGAAGATGTTCTCGTACCCCGGCGGGATGATCACGTCGTGCTGGTTCACCATGTTCTGCGGTGACGAGCCGAGGTTCGGCCACATCGGAGCGACGATGGTGGGGCTGATCGTGTCGTTGTAGTAGGCGTACAGGATGCGCAGCAAGCTCGCACCGTGGTAGTAGACCCGCCCCAGGCTGAGCTGCCCCACAGTACGACCCGAGATGAAGTAGCTGCGCTCCGAGCCCAGCTCGAAGATGCGGCTGAACTGCCGGGTGTGCGTCACGTTGAAGTTCTGCAGCACCCCGATGGGGAGCACGATCTGATTCGCGTTCTCACCCGTGCCGCTCAGCGCCTGCCCGAAGAAGGTGGCACCGCCGATGTTCGCGATGCGCGGAGGACCCGCGGCAATCATCAAGAAGCCGGCGTTGACGTACTGCCCGTCCACCATCCCCGACTGAACGTAGTTGGTGTACGGTGCCCAGTCACTGAAGTTGCCGCTAATGTTCCTTACCTCCGGCTAGACGCCCTTCGGAGCGTCCGTCTCACTGTAATGAGGCTAACGTGAAACTGCGCGGCGAGGTCGGGGTGAGACAACCCGCCTAGCTGATACAGTTCCTTCATCCTCTGCTTCTCTGAGGGCAGCAGAAACACTTTACCGGTAGTAGCAGCTCTACCCTTACCGGCCATGTCGGCCATGTTGTCCGCATGCGTGCCCAGAAATAAGTGGTCCACTCTTACACACTTGCGGTTGTCACAGGTGTGAAGTACGAACAAGTTGTCCGGCACCAAGCCGTTGATCAACTCGTAGGAGAACACGTGCGCTCTGACGGTCTTGCCCAGCACCTTGAGAATACCGTATCCCTCATCGTGCAGAGCTCCAGTCCATTCCCAACAACCATCGCTGGACCCTGGGATGTATACCTTCTCCCAAAAGCGACACAGGGGTTTACCACACGTGAAGAACTTACCGTGCCGCAGCTGATTAGCGCGTACTAGCTTCGTCTCCCCGCATTGGCACGTGCAGTTCCAATAGATGGTGCCGAACTTATCGTTCGGCGCGCGTGAGACCGCCGTAAGAAGACCAAAGGTCTCCCCCGTAATGTCTCGCGTCGTTCCATCCTCGTTACGCACTTACCGGTATCCTTCTACCTTGTAGTCTACCAGATGCCCGGGCATCCTCAGTCCCAGAGGCAGCTGGGCCTGGCGAGTATTGTGAAATCATTAGAAACCGCCCCAGTCCACTGCGTCAGGCGACATCTTTCCACCGCCAATCGCCGGGTGTGCCATGCCACCCAAACTCTTGGGCTGGATCAGCTTCTTTGCCGCTGAAGCCGCCGGCTTGCCCGCCCTCTCCGACCGCACGAGCGTGTCGGCCACGCCATGAAGGCGGGCCAACACCTCGGGTGGAAGGCCGGCGGCCTTCATCATCTCGTCACGCATCGCGAACATCATTGCGCTAGTGATCATGGCGGCTCCTGGCATCGATAGCGAGTCAACTCACTGCGCATCACACTCATACAAGTAAAGTCAACTTGACGTAGTTGCATGGAATCGGGACATCCAGCGTGGTGTCGATGAGCACCGTGTCCCGGTTGTTCTCGTCCTGGATGATGTTGTCGAGGTTGCCACCGATGAGCACGCCGTGCTCCACGAGGAATCCGAACATGCCCTGCACCGTGGTGCCGAGCGAGTCCAAGAACCCCTGGGTGATGTTGAACCGGCCGATGAAGTTTCGAATCCCCTTGCGGAGGAACTTCGCCGTGAAGTCCACCACCTTCGTCACCGAGTCCGTGCGGGTCTCGATGCTGGTCTGGTCCGTGGTCACCGCCATGCGGGCGAAGATGGGGGTCCCGGTGCCTTCCTGGATGAAGATCCAAGTCCCGCCACCTGCCATGATGTCCAGCTGAGCTTCGCTGAACGAGTCGTTCGAGCCGACCACCCCAGTGAACCCCGCGACCGGGAAGTTCGTGAACGACTGCTGCGGAGGCTGCTGCCCGATGCAGCCAACCACCGCCGCGTTCATGTAGTAGCCGTCGATCAGCTGCTCGAGACCTTCGATGCTGGCTCGGCACTTGTCGGGGAAGGTCATCCAGAACCGGCGGTTCGAGTACCCCTGTCCCATCTTGTTCATGGTCTCGGCGATGGCCTGCTTGTCGCGCGTGCCATCCACCGTCACCAGCTCACGGCCGCGGATGCGGATCGAGAACAACTCGCCCACCAGCGGCAGAGGAAGTACATCCTCGGCGTAGAAGTCGTCGTCGTTCTCGCCGCTTAGGAACTCCGCTGGGGTGATGCGGACCGTGATCTGCTGACCACTCACCGACTTGATGGAGTAACGCTTGTCGTCCGCCGACACGTCGAGGAACAACCCAGAGCTGACGGCAATCACCGGCTGCATCGGGTCGATTCCCGCGTTCTGCAACAGCGCCGCCAGGTTCCCGACCCCGGTGTTGAATGTGAACGTGTTGGTGGCTTCACCAACCGAACCGCTCGCTACCAGGGTGTCGATGTCCCGGGTGGGAACCGACGGGTTCCACATGACGATGCGCTCACCGCGCTGCGTCGGCTCGGACATGAAGTTGACGTGGGTGTTGAACACCTGCGCCACCGTCTCGTCGTGGGTGAGCGGCGCGATGGCGTACACCTCGTAAGCCTCGATGAACTCCGCCGCCCGAACGTACGCCTCCAACGTGCCATCCGGCATGTCGGCACTGATGGCGTCCACGCCAAGCCCCGTCACCTGTGCGGACGGAGCATTGATGAGAGCGTAGAACAACCCCAGCGCCAGCGGGTTGGATGCGCTGACCGGGGAGAGCGCATTGTCGAGCGCCACCGTGTCATCGAACCGAAGAAGCCCCTGCTGCGCCGCCAGTGCCGTCACGTCACGACGCAGGGCGGTGTAGCTGATGTACATCGAGGAGTTCACCGTGATGCGGGCGCCGCTCACCGCGTCGCGGACGATGCCGTCCTTGACCGTAACGTTGTTGTTCAGGTCGAGAATCATCTCCGGGAAGGGGCGGGTGAGGTTCGACACCGCATCCGTCAGGTTCATCGCCTGAATCCAGAAGCGGGCGCCCACATCCCCAATGACCACCGACTTGTCGATCTTCAGCACCGAGTTGACCCCCGTGGGGTTCACCTTCAGCACCGTGCCGTACTGCACGCCGTCGATGTAGAGAATATCCCCAGGGAGAGGGGGATGCGACACGCCAGTACCGACGGCGCCAGCGTAGATGGTACTGGCACCCGTTCGGGTATGCTCGAACAGTCCGAGCACGTTCATGGCGGTGCCGCCAACAATGCGAACGCTGGCGCCCTGACCAGTGGCCGTCGTGGTGAAGATGAGACCCAGCAAGCCGGACTGGCTGGCAGTAGTGCCGAGGATGGCCGCGTTGATCTCCCCCAAGAACGTCGCGACGCTGACTGAGGCCGCCGTGAAGGTACATGTCTGAACAGCGCCGCCATCCACCGACACCTGCAGGGTCAAGCCCTGCACATCGGCAGGGAGCGTGATGCCGTCGAGGTCGACCGAGCCGATGATGGACACCGCTGCCGTGCCCGGGTCGATCTCCGCGAGAGCAGTGCCGCCGAGGATAGCGAAGTACCCGTCCTCTCCATACTCGGTGTGCTGCAGGGTGACGACGCCAGCGTTCTGCGTGGCCGTAAGCTTGCCACCCGCGGCTGCACCCATGACGGCGTTGATCTGATCTACCGTCAACGCTGGCGTGGTCGCCCCGTCAAACACCACAGTCTGCACCTGCCCACCGTCCGTCAGGATGAGCGTGGCGCCGTCCGTGACGCTCGTCATCACCGAAGAACCGACCAGGCTGGGGCGAGTGGCGGCGGCCGTGAAGTTGTTGCCGGGGAAAGAGAGGAGCGGGGTAACCGCATCGCCATTCCCATCGTCGATGGCTTCGATGGCCACGCCATCGTCGAACGGGCTGGTGCCTACTTCGAGATCACCCACCGTCAGCCCGAGCAGGGCAAGAGCAGTACCCCCGATCACGGAGATGCTGGCGTTCTCGCCAAGTGCGTTCGACGTCAGTACCAGAAGGTTCGTCACCGCCTGGAGACTGGCCGTCACGCCGGTGATACCAGACGTGATTTCCCCAGCCGCTGCCGCTGCACTGATCACGTCCGTGAACGTCACGGTCTGTGAGGCGCCGCTGTCGATGGACAAGATGAGCGTCAACCCCAACAGGTCAGCACCAGGGGCGTAGCCCAGCGTGGTCAGGTCCACCGTGCCGACCATGGCAGCGGCACCAGCGCTAAACGGGATGATGGGAACAGCCACCGTGCCCATCAGCGTGCCGCCAGTGATCTCCACCCGAGACGACCCACCCGGGGTAGAGCTGGTGATCCGAAGCTTGCCGAGATCACCACCAGCCACCGTGACGATGTCGACCGTGGCCCCCACGATGCCGGCGTCGAGCTCCGCCGCCAGCTGGGCAGCCGTCAACACGTTCGAAGAAACCAGCACCGACTGCTCTTCACCACCATCGATTCGGACGAACAGCGTCTCCCCCTGAACATCGGTTGGGAAGACCACCGTACCGTCGATGATGCTCGCGTCGCTCAGAAGAACGGCCTGGCCACCGGTCACCGTTCCGTACCGAAGCAACGCCGAAGTACGGCTTGCCTCACGCACGCTCGTGCCCGTACCCATCGACATCCACACCCGCAAGCTGTCCTGCTCGAACGCCAGCTCGCTCAGGTTTCCGCGGGGGTCTGGGAAAGCCACCGGGGGGATGACCGTGTCGTACTGGTTGTACGCATCCAGCCCGTAGTACAACCTGCCGACGCCGACAGCGAAGGTACTCGCCACCACAGCGTCCGTACCAGGTTGAACCTGGATGGTCTGAAAGATGCCGGTGCCGACCGTCTTCAGCCAGAACTTGTCGGACCCCACCACCTCCGCCCGAGCAGCCGTCATCGCCACCAACGCAAACGCGGCGTTGATCTGCCCGACCACCGAGGATGGAAGAAGCCCGCCACCGGCGGGGTCGCTGAACGTGATCGTGATGTCGGGGGAGTTGTTGACGCTCACCACAAGGTCGAGCCCGTTCAACCCCATGTACTTCTTCACCACCGCGCCGGTGCCCGCCTTGGCGAGGAAGAACGCCGGGAGGGAGATGAGCGCATCCGTGTTCAAGAGCTGCCCGCCGGCGCCGTCGCTCTCCAGAAGTTCCACGATCTGCTTGCACACGCCGATGACGCAGGGAACCAGCGTAGGCGTGATGACCGTTGCAGTGACAGCACGGAACGCCTGGATGACCTGAACGCCTGGGCGCGGGAGGGTGTTTAGAGCAGTAGCCATTGACGCGCTCCTGTTGAAACCGCGGTTACTAAGCAGATTCTTTCACGCAGGGGTCCGTTATGGGAACTCCCGGCACTCCCCGGAACCCAGGCCGGAAGGGACGGGCAGATCTCACCGTCACTTCAACAGCAGGGTTTAGGGGATGTGGTTGCTTGGGCAGGAAGTAAGATCTCCTACCTCCTGGGTCTGGTGTTCTTCCATACGCGTCACTAGCCGTTGTAAACGCGGCAGGTGGGCACGTCTGGACCAACAATGGAACAGACCCCTCATGCTCGTGCGACAAGTCTGGGGGGCCAGAACTGTGCACGGATGAAAGCCTAGAGGATACGCGCGCCTCGATGCTCTGCACGATGCGCATGCCCAGCGGAGTAAAGGCTGAGGTGCGGATGAACTGGAACGGAAAGGACACTGATGTGCAGATCCACTCTCGTCCCTTGTCGTCCGCAACAATGCTGCCCGCTGGAGAGGGCGCGCTCATCTGCGGGCGCATCCCAGTGTCGAACAACAGGCTGTTGGAAATCAGGAGGTCTCTAAGTAGCCAGGTGTACTCCATCACCACCCAAGCCACGCTCTCACTCTCGATGGACTCCCGACTGCAGCAGTTCATCGTCATCGTACCCGCGACGAGAACCCCCTTGGTCTTTCTCCCAGTGTCCGCCTCGTACTGCATCATGTCGTCAAGGCCCAGCGTGGCGAACTGAATGGGACCTCGTGTCAGCGTCACCAACGGGCGCTTGGCGATCACCTCTTCCTTCACCGTTGCTTCGTCCCGAACAACTATCTCCGCGACGCTGTCGTCCTCATCCCAGTGCCAGCACCCAACACCCGGAGGAGCTGCACTGAACAACCCTTGAAGAAACCCCACGAAGGTCTCTCGAAGAGCGACCATCGGGTTGTACTTGAAGCTACCTGGGAACTGCCCAAGATGGGCTTCAGGTACCTTCGCCGACATTGGCCGCCTCCTGCTCTCGCGCAGCCCAGTTCTCCCGAGCCTTACCCAGCATGTGCTCCTGCAGCCCAGAGGCCGCCAGCCCAGCAATCCCTCCAGCGATGGGCACCCCGTAGTTCAACCAGGCGGGACTGCTGGCTCTGCCCTTCAACGCGTAGCGGTTCAAGGCTTCCATCCCGGCGTACCCAAGCCCAGACCCAATCGCCATGCCAGCCACGCCCTTCACGTAGGGCATGATGGGATGCTCAGCGCGCGGAGGAACTTCTCCCTCCGCGATCTTCAACATCTCATCGGCAAAGCTTCGAAATGAAGGCGTCATGGGTTTCTCGGGTAGCCCCCAGGGTACAGCTGAAAGATGAAGGGGAAGTCGGCCTCTCGAACGGTGTCGTTGGTCAGGTTCTGCGGGTTGATGTAGTTGCGCTTCGGGTTGAACGAGATGTTCTTCAGGTCGTCGTCGAAGATCAGAGGTATCAGGTACTCGATATCCGTCGTTGGTAACAAGTGTAGCCCCAGATTCTGAAGAATCGGAGCTCGCCCTTGTTCGGTCTCATCCACGGTACGAACTACCCACCGCTTGTTCTCACCCTCGATCACGAGATCATCCGGCTTCACGGGTGGGAATGCCCCCATCCTGGCCGTCGTACTCGTCTGCTGTAGCCGCCCCTGTGTAGAAGCCTGCTCGTTCTTCGCCGTGGGGTCGAACTGCACCCATGCCTCGATGGGGTGGTGGTACCCACGGATGAACCCAGTGTCGTAGCAAGTACGGCAACCGGATATCGTGCGCTTCTGCAGCTTGGGGTTCCAGCACTCCGAGCACCGCTGGCCCATGGTGCGCGCCGGCAAAACCCAGCATCGTCGGCCGTTGAACTCGCTGAACAGCAATCCCAGATGCCTCCGCAGCTCCTCTGCCACCAAGTCTGGTACGGGCTCCTTCTGTTCCGGGCCAAAGTCGAAGGTGTTCCCCGTCTCCTTGTGCTTCACCCGGAGCAAGTAGAACCACTTGCGGTAGATGTTGCCGACCTTGACCCGGTTGTCGACGAACATGTACCGGTCTTCTAGCTCCGGTGACAACTCCTCCCACGGCCCCATCGGGGCCTCGCTGCGCAGCACCTGGAACGTGAAGTCCAACACGTCCGTCATCGTGTCGGCGAGGTCCCAGTAGACCTCGTTGTAATCGATGCTCAAGGACAGAATGCGCAGCCGTACAATGCGCAGGGGGCAGCGCGCAGGGCCTTTGATGTAAAGCCCATCACCACTCATCGGACGGCAGCCATCCTCGCACCAGCTGATGCAATGGGCGGAGTGTTGGGCATCGGAGCTCCTGTCTCAGCAGACTCCGATCGCATCTTTTCCATCTGCTCCTTGTAGCCCTTCATCCCGCCGCCGATGACGCCAGTGAGCATCCCCGTCGCACCTCCCATGGCGGCACCTGGGGCTGCACCTACTCCGCCGAACAGTGCGCCTCCCGCGGCGCCACCTGCAGCCCCAACACCGGTCTCGTAGGCTCCGCCCTTCAGGGCCCCCTTGGTAGCCCCGATTGCACCTTGCCGGGCACCCTCCAGCCCCCCTTGGCGATACCCAGCCAGTCCACCGGCTGCAGCTGGAAGAAGAACAGGGAGAAGGGCCACCTTCTGAAGGAAGGCCACCTTTTCTCCTCGCCACCACTTGTTCGCGTCTTGCAGACCACTCTGTACGTCATCAGAAGACAAAGATCTAAGAGAGGACCCAATACCCTCCGCGTCCTGACGAAGCTTACCAGCAGTGGGGCTAGCAAGAGCTCCTGTAATAGCTCCTGCGCCTGCTCCGACACCCGCTCCAAGCGCGGTGCCAATGCCCGGCTTACCTAAGAACATCCCTGCTCCTCTACCAATCACCCCACCAGCGATTCCACCAGGTATGCCAAGAGCTAGAGCATTAGGGGCTCTGTAAAGAAACGGATGCTTCTCCGCATAGTCTGCGGAACGCGCCTTCGACTCCTGCACCTGCTGAGCACTAAGACGAAACGCCCTCTCTGCAGCCGACAGCTGTTCCGGCGTGATACTTCCTTCCATAGGAAGGAGCTCACTGGCCTCCCACATATCTGGTGTCTTCGCTACCTTCTCAGCGTTCACGGCGTTCGAGCTCAACGCAGAAGGCTTGGGCGCAGGCTTGTTAGCCTGCATGGAAGACTGCTGCTGTACGAGCTGGGCTACTGCCTGCTCGCCACCCGCTACTCCTGAGACGGCGGCGAGCTTCAGGCTTTTGGGAGGATCTCTGCAGCCGCCTTCCTCATCGCGGAGGCAGCCTTCTCGCTCACAGGCTCTGCAGTGGTGGGAGGCTCCTTCATTTCACCCGCGGATTCTTCTGTGTGATCCTCCCCGGGTTCCTTCACCGGCTCCTCTGCCGCCTTTCCTCCGTGAGACATGGCCAGCTGAAGCTCCAACAGCTTCTTCTTTAGCCGGATCTTGTCCTTCTGGTCGTAGGTGTCGTCCCGCTCGGACGTGATTCGCTTCTCCAGCTCTGCAGCCTCCGCTTGAAGCAGCTCCTTCTCCAGGGCAACCGCCTGGTTGTACAACGGGGTTCCCTCGAACTGGGTCAGCCACTTCGGGTCCCCGTCGTAGTACGACAGCTTGATCTTCCCGGAGGCGATCTTCTGAATCTCCTCCAGCGGAAGGTCCTTCATCACCGCAGTCAGCTCATCGACTGAAGAGGCGGTCTTCTCACGCTCGGCCAACACGTCCAGGAAGGTGTCCAACATCACGCTCTCCCAAGTCGACGAATGCTCCCCTCGATGCCTGCACCGCGCAGACCAAAGTTGAGAGCTGTCCCTGCTGCACGGCGAGCAGCTACCTGCGTGGGAAACTGCTGCGCCATCTGCGTGTCCACGATCTGCTTCTGCAGACGAGCTGATGCCGCCGCCTGCGCGTAGCTGCCATCAGTTGTTCGCTGCAGCTCGCTGAGACGCTCCTGCATCTCACCAACGTTCTTCCCGCGGTCGACAGCCACCGAGCCAGCGCCAACCGCTGCCCCGAGGGCTGCCCCGCCAAGGGCTCCGTAGAACGCGGTCTTCACCGAGCTCGTCTTCTCCCCCATGGGAGGAACGCCCCCGGCCGGGTGCGCCGTCGAGGTGGGTGGTCCAGGAGGCCCCCCGGCCGGGGCGTTCATGTCTTTTGCCCCCGCCGGCGGCGAAGCCCCAGGAGCCGTCTTCTGGTCCGGGGCTTTCCCAGCCCCAGGAGCACCGCCCTCCGGCGCCATCGCCTGCCCTTCCATCGGCGGTTCAGCAGGCGGTGCCGGGGGCAAAGCCCCGCCGAGAGAGCCACCCAGAGCCCCCGCAGCGTCCGCCGCCGGGTCCTGCGAAGCCACCTCCATCATCATCTGCCGCTGCTTCTGCATCGCCATCCGCAGATTGGCGGCAATCTCCGTCTGCTGCAGCGCCTCATCCCGGGCCTTCATCGCCTCCTGCAAAGACGCCTGAATGCGCTGAGCAGTGCTATCAGCCTCCGCTTGAAGCTGCTCCGTGCCAGCCGACATCTGAAGCGCTTGATCTTGAGCCTGCTGAACAGCTTGCTCCGCATCCCGCGCCTTGCTCTTGAAGTAGTCGGCCTCATTGGAGTTCTGCGCCTCCTGCCCCATCGCCTCAGCCTGCAGGTAGTTCGCGGGCATGAGCTCTGGCTTGTCCGTCGGAGCCGTCATCTGGGCCTCTGGACCTCCCTGCGCCAAGGCTGGTTCATCAGCAGCCGACTTCACCCAAGCAGCCATCCTGGCAGCCGCCGTCTTCAGTACGGCATCCACCGGAGATGCAGCAGAAGCAGACCGAGCAATGTCGACCTCCGTCCCCAGCTCCCCACCAAGGCTTCTTCCAGCCAGCCCCCCAATGGCAGCTCCCCCCAATGCACCCATCGGGCCCCCAACGAGACTGCGCCCAAGAGCTCCGCCAGCGGCCAGCCCACCGATTGCCCCAAGAGCCTTTCCGGTGCGCTCACCACGGCGAGACTTGTCCCGCTCATGTTCGGCTGCCGTAGAAGAAACCCCGCGCTGACGACCAGTCTCCTTGAGCTCGTCGTCCGTGGGCGTCTCCTTTGCGGCCGTCTTCGGAAACTCACGAAGCTCGAGGAAGTACTCACTCGCCTCCGACAGCGGGATGGTACGAGCCTCGAGCAGCAACTTCTCTAGTGAGCTCATGTCACCTCCACCACAGCAACGAAGCCGTCCATCCGGGGGCTGATACTGAAGTCGATCAGGCGTGGGGCAGCCCCATCCGGTGGGTTGTATACGGTCCCCGAGATGTCCTTGGCCTTGCTGAACCCAAAGTACGCATTGGCCGTGCCATCCTTGTCCAGCACCACCGCGGACGAAACGTCCGTGTCCCGGATGCGCAAGGACCCTTCGTAGAACTGCACCGTGAGCGTTGCGTGCACAGCCACGATCTGATCTTTGATGTCCCCGACGGACAACCCCTCCCCCGTTGGGTCGTTGAACGTCACCGTCCCAGCAGGCGTGCCGAAGATGAGTGTGAGACCATGCAGCCCCAGCAGCTTACCGCTCATCTGCTTGCCGCTGACGATGCCACCGTTGAGGGTGTGCTCTGCAGCGTCCGTGTCGCCAAACCGTAGAATCTTCAACATCTTTTGGCCCCTAGTAGCTGAGATAGGACGCGTTCACGGCAAAGAGTTCCGAGTGCACCCCAACATTTCCGGGGCCGAGGATACCCTCGATGTTCGCGGCCACCTTGACCTTTTGCTTCATCTGGTCAGTGCTGCTCTTGAAGTACTGCAGCCAGTTCATGATCAACGGGGTCTTGTCATTGACACCCACGTTGATGCCGCCGTTCGAGTAGTTGATGTGGTTCCTCGTCTGAAGTAGACCCACCGACTCGAGCAGCGTGATGACCGTCATGCGAAGAAGAAGAGCTTGCTGGCTCTTCCCAAGAAACGTACTGATGTCCCAGTTGCCAATCCATGGAGGCGTCCCGTTGAAGTCCGCCATCGCATCCATCACCGCCCAGGCAATGATGCGATCGTTGGACTCCTCACCAGCTATGAGCCGGTTGAGCTGCGCGAAGTCACGCGTGTACAAGCGTACCGTCTGAACGAACGCCTGCATCGCGGGGCTCAGCCCCTGAACGCCTTCTAGAACGGCCATCAGTGCCTACGGTGCTTGGAGTGCGACCGCTGAAACGACGGGCGGTCATCCTTGGTGTCAGCCGGCGCTTCCGCGGGAACCAACTCGTCCAAGAACGGGTTCTCCTCGATCAACATCGGGGATTCGACCACCTCTTCCACAGGCGGTAGCTCTGGTTCGGGCACTGCCTCCGGAGCTGGCTCTGCCACGGGTTCCACCACCGGCTCCTCGACCGTCGGCTCAGGTGGAACTGGCGGCTCTTCCTTCTTCTCCTCTTCCTTCTTCTCTGGTTCTCCACCTCCCGCTGGGTCTGGTGTCCCCGTGGGGGCAACGGAAGGAGCTGCGGGCAGAGCGGCCGCAACCACCGCGGGGGCGAAGTCGCTCATGAGCACGCGCCGACGGCTGTTGTTCGTTATCTCCACCAGCCCCTTGACCTCCAGGTCCAGCAGCTGTGCGTAGTTGCGCCGCAGAAAGTTCTCGCTGACTTCGACTGGCTGCCCTCGTACGACGCGAATGGAGCCTCCGATGAACAGGTTCTTGGTGCTGTTCATGGGGCCGGCTTTTGCGGACCGTGTAGCCCGGGTGTGGGGGGAACGTGTGGTGTTGTGAATGATGTAGGTCATCGTGGATACATCCTACCGCAGATACACGAAAAGGGCACCAGCCACCCAGGGCCGGCGCCCTCTTCGGGCCGACGAGTCTCGGAGACAGCCGAGCCTGGTAATCAAGCAACCGGAGATCAGTTGCTGACGACCTGCGGGAACTTCAGCCCCTGGTCGACTCGGTTGTTCACCGCGCCCAGAGCCTCCTCATCCACCGGGATGAAGCTGGCACGGAGACCCTCGTTGTCGTGCTCGGTGGCGTCCGCCGAGTAGAGCTCGACCTTCCGGACCGCGGCGATGTTGATCACCGACATGGCGATGTCCTCCCACGACTGGAAGGTGATCATGTTCGCCACCTTGTCGATGTAGAACTTCGTCTGGTTCAGGACGTAGAACTTGCCGAAGAACTCGGGCGACGTGAAGAAGTACATGTTGCCTGGGCGCAAGATGTCTGTCTTCACCGTGCGGACGAACGGGCGCCCCAGCAGGGTGTTGTACTTGTACCCGTCGACCGTGGTCTCCGACTGGATGCGGTCGCCCTGGTCCTCCACCGTCCAAGACAGCTGGTCGTCCCAGTCCACTTCGGTTACGAGCCACCGCTCACAGCGGAGCCGGTTGCCGTCCAGGAGCTTGAACCCCGAGACGATGTCCCGCCTCTGCAGCGGACGAACCACGGCGTCATCCGTGAGAGCCACGCGCGCCAGCTCGCCCTTGCGAACGCTGAACTCCACGAGGCCGCCCGCGCCGATCGAGGTGGCGTTGAGAATCGGCGCCGCAGCGACGCCGTTCGCTTCCGCCTGAAGCGCCTGGCACGCCGCCTCGATGTGGAACGTGAACTCCCGGTCCTCGATCTCCTGGATGTCCTTCACCGAGTTCTCCTCGATGACCTTGGTGATGGGCATATCGTAGGCGAGGAGCTCCTGCTCGGTCTTCTGGAAGACCTCGCTGGAGATCGTGAAGAACGCCACCTCGGCACGCGGCCCGCGGATGAACCGCGCCGTGGGCTGGCCACGGAAGGAAAGCGCCATCGCCCGGCTCCGGGGCTCGACGTTCACGATCTTGACCAGAGTGTCGTGCCGCGTGCTGACCTGGCAGTCTGCACGCGTCACCTGCTCCGGCGGGACCAGCTTGCGCACGTAGCAGACCTCACGGAGCTTGTCGCGGATGTACGACCCTCCGAACTGCGCCAGCTTCTCCTTGCCACCCGGCTCACTCAGCCGAGTGTTGAACAGCTCATTGACCTGTCGGCCGCTTGCCATGTCGTTCTCCTCTTCTCGTCGTCGTCAGTTGATTGTACCGCCTCGAACGGATCAGCCGAAGCCGCCGCGAATGCGGAGCCAACCACCGTTGCTCGTGTGTAGGCGCTCCACGTACGCCACGATCAGAACCGTGTCGGCCGCACCAGCGCCCACGAGGCCGCTGACGATCTTGCCGTCGATGCTGATGCTCGCCACCTTCAGCGGCTGGTGAACATCCGTGATGGCAGCTCCGGCTCCGATGACGGCCGCTGCGTCGAAGATGCGGGTCTCGAACTCCCACTGGTTCGCCCACAGCAGCGGGCACTTCCGCTCGAACATCGCCTGAACGTCGTACCGCCCAGACTCCCCCCACAGCGGGTACAGCCGCTTCAGGTAGCCGTTGGGGGTGGTCGCCGGTGCGTTGCCAGCAGCCGCGATGTCGACGGCGCGCTCCAGCTTGTTCGACTGGTTCACCGTCATCCACTCGCCGTCCACGAGGAACGTCAAGCTGCGGGGGTTCGCGAGAGTCTTGTCTGCGAGTCCAATATCCCGGCGAACCACGGGCAGGACATCTCCGACTGGTCGGAAGTTCTCGATTTCGATGGTCATGATGTTGTTCCTGTTGCTGCGGTTCTAGCCGGGTTAGCCGACCGTTCCCAGAATGAAGTTCTCGAAGTCTGAGCCGGACTGCGATGCCATGCCGTCGGACAGCCGAGCGCCATTCATCATGTCGCCCGGTTGCATCTGCAGCGCGGCCTTGATGATCTCGAGCCGCGAGTCGTCCTCCTGCTCGAGCGCCGCGGCCAGCTTGTCGAAGCTGGTGTCCAGGTTGACGCCCTTGTCGTGCATGGCAGCGGCGATCTTCTCCGCCTCCATGCGCTTCAGAAGTAGCGCGTTGTTCGCCTCGGCCTGCGCCAGCTTCACAGCCAGCCCATCACGCTCCGAAGCAACCTTTTGCAGCGCATGCCCAGCGTCAACGAGCACCGCTGCAGCCTTCTCCATATCCAGGTTCATCGTGATGCCTTTCCGTCAGACGTTGGTCTTGGCTGCTTGCTGCCCGTTCATCGCCGCTGTCGGTGCCGGTGGGGTCACTCCCATCTGCGCCTTCTTGGTCTTCTTGTCACTGGCGCAATCGGCCGCCGCCATCTTCGAGATGATGGCACGGGCTGAAGCCAGCTTCACACTGTTCGAAGGCTCCTCATTCGCAGCCGGGGCCTTGAGAGCCTTGAGCACGCTCGAGATCTTGGACCCCGCCTCGTTGTTGTGAGACAACGTCTGCTGAAGAACCGTGTCAGTGCCGGCGTTGAGCGCTGGCTCGTGCAGGATGTCCTTCAGGTCCGACTTCGGGTCGCCCTTGGCATCCCGCCGGGTGAAGTTGATGGCAGCCTCGTTCGAGGCGAGCATCTTCCGCTTCTGCGCCTGTACGTCCGAAGGCTCCGAGGGGACACCCTCTTCACTCGGGGCCGCACCCTGCGGAGGAGTGGCGCCGAACTGCGTGCGGCCAGCCGACACCTGCGCCGGGTTGATGGCATCCTCAGCCGCCTTGAGAAGACCAACCGTCGTCCGGTTCTTCTCGTAGAGGTCTTCGGCGGACGCCTGCTTGACCCCGCCGCCCATGCGCTGACCGATGGCACCACCAATGGAACGACCGGCGAGAATGCCCACGGGACCTGCCGGGATACCGGCTACGGCACCCGCGATACGACCTGCGTTGCGACCCGGAGGAGCCACGGCCGGAGTGGGCGCACCGGGAGAGGGGAGAGCCGCCGCCGCAGTGACCTGCATCTCTTCCTGTGGCGCTTGCTGCGCAGCAGCTTGCTGACGAAGGTCCTTGATCTCGCGGTACGGCCGCATCGCCGCTTCGTACCCCTTCTGTCGGCCGTAAAGCCCGCCGCCGATGGCTCCGCCCGTGGCACCAAGGCTGGCACCGGTGAGCGCGCCGAGACCGCCGCCTATTAGCGGAGCGCCGGCGAAACCACCAGCCAGGGTTCCGATGGCACCACCGGCAAGTCCGCCGAGGCCAGCACCCATGGCACCACCACCGATGCCACCGGCAAGCCCACCAAGCTGAGTTCCTGCTTCGCCGGCACCAGCACCACGCATGCGGTAACCAGCCGGAGATTCTGCAGCACCCATGGCGCCACCGATGAGGGCAATCTTCTCCACGCCGTCCGCTGGTACAACCACCACGGACCCATCCTCGGCCATCGCCACCTTGGCCAACCCGCAGGCGACCAAGTTGGTGAGGTAGGCCGAGCTCGCCTTGACGTTCTCGTTGGTGAGCGTGGTCTTCTCGTTGGCGATGGGCTCCACCGGCTGCGAAGGATGCTGCATCTTGTCGTTGGTCTGCAGCTGGTTCGAAGGTCCAGGCCGCGTTGGGTCACTCTGCATCGGCGGATTGAGTGGCGGCTGATTCGCGGGAGTGGCCTTGCCCGACTGCCCGGCTTCCAGCGACCCGTCGCCGTCGGCCTTCGCTGGAGTCACGGGAAGTGCGCCCGGACCAGATCCGGGGCCCACCCCGTTCGAAGAACCCGCGGCGAGGTCAATGTTCGCGAGCTTCGGGTTCAGCTCCTTCGCCATGAAGTACATCGCCGAGGCGAGCTTCGACGTGAGCTCAGTGGGGATGGAATCGATTGTCTCCGCTGCCGCAGCTGTCTTCACAACGGCGGGTGGAGTATGGCCATCGCTAGCCATTTGAAGAGCCGCTTCGAGCGAAAGGTCGATCTTCGCCGCGGACCCTTCCATCGCGACCTTGATCAGGTCTTGGAGGCTAGGCTGCCGCATGTAGGTAGAAGAGGTCATGGGGATCTCCGCTTGGGCCATCTTCAGAGACTCCATCCCGCGAGGCGGTTGAGACTTCTGGGAAGCGGCGCCAGCATCGGGGGTGGGAGGGGTTCCGGTGTTCACGCGAGAGTACGTCGTTCGTCCGTGCATGCCTCGAGGGCCTATTTGACCTGGGGCGGGCTTGTTCTCGATTCCGATCTGAGGGACCGGTGCCGAAATGTTGGACTGTGCCACAGGGTCTGGAACCCCTGACCCCACGGCTACAGCCTCTTTCAGCCACAAGCTCACCTGTTCTCCCGCTCAGCCGAGGATGTCGTCCCACGCGATGGGGTACCCCGCCGCCTCGAGCAGTTCGAGTCCTCGAAGATTGAGTGCCGTGGCGTAGTCGCCCTTGGCGTGCGCGATCTTCTCCGACTCCGCCGGGCCGAGGGTGAGAACCGCGTTCAGCCTCTCCGTAGCCTGGTCACCGTCGTAGCCGTACTCCATCGCGATCTTGACGCCCTGCTCGGCCGCCGCGAGGTCGAGCGCGCTCGCACTCTTGTCCTTTTCCTTGTCCTTCTTCGCCCGCGAGGCCAGCGCAGCGCCCACGGCACCAGCCGCCACACCACCTCCGACCAGAGCTGCCTTGCCCTTGTTCTTGTCGGCGGTCTCACCCACCTTCTTGGCGCCCTCACCAAGACGCTTGCCCACGGCACGGGCAGCCTCACCAGCCTTGGCGACAACCGACGCCTTCGCTTCCTTCTCGATCTCGCTCTTCTCCGCCATGAAGGCGTGCGCCATCTGGCGCCCGAGGAAGTCGGCCTCGGCAGTCTTCTGCTGCCACTCAGCCTGCGCAAGGAACTCGGCGCGAGCAGCCGCTTCCTTCGCTTCCTTGTCGTCCTCCTTCTTCTCTTCCTTCTTCTCTCCCTTGTCCTCCTTCTTCATGAACGGAGGAGCCTTGTCCTTGTCGCCGCCCTTGTCGTCGGCATCCTTGTCGTCGCTGGCGAGCTTCTCGCAGAAGTTCTCGAAGAGCTGAGCACGCACATCCTCGGTCATCGTCGAGAGGTCGATGCCCTCGGCAGCTGCAGCCTTGCAGAACAAGTCCACATGGGCGATCTTGGTCTGCTCGGCTTGCACTGCTTCTCCGTAGCCGTTCGTGTTGTACATGGCGGCGAGGTGGGGGTTCATGGTTTCTCCTGATCGGTTCTTCCAGTCGGTGTCGGTTCTTACCACGCTTCCTCGAGGGGAATCCCCTCTCCGCGCCGGCTTGCGCCTGTCACTACGGTTCTACCACTACCTTCCCGCTCATGGGAACGCCAAGCTCATCTAGAAAGGCGTCCCGCAAATAGCAGTAAGACAGCGGCGTGAACGTGTCTTCGGGTGTCGCGCTGGACAGCTTGTCGAAGTCCTCCCCCGTGGAGGCAACCTTCTGCAGGCAATCCTTCGTGTGCGCGACGTATTCCATGAGCTGAGCTCGGTACCCGTTGTATGCAGCTCCAATCTTACGGAGTAGCGGAGAGCTATGGGAAGTAGGGGGGTTTTTCTTCACAGAAGGCGACATGGAGATCATTACAATCCGGCGTTCTATCACCGGACCCAGCATTGAGCGGTCGCCCATCATCGGCTCCAACGCCTTTGCCAGCGCTGGAGAGAACTTCTCTGGTCCCAGCTTCGTACTCCTGTCGACTTCATCTACCTTTGGGAAGGTTACTCCAGCATCCTCTAGCCCGTGCGCCAGTGGAGAGTGCCCCATCCGGATGAGAGTGATCTTCTGAAACTCGCGCGGCCTCAAGATGATGCCCAGCGCCCCTGATGTGCTCAGCGCCTCATCCTCGGGACGTGAAGCAAGTGCGCGCAAAAGGTCCGAGGGCAAGTCCGGCTCGCTACGGTTCAACACGGGGATGGCTTTGCCCGCCATCTGGCTCGGCACCACATCCTTGTCGATCTCCGCCCGCTTCAACTCCGCGCTCTTGAGACCAAACGCCTCCGCCAACACATCATCCGCACTGGCTTCCTTCATCAGCTGAAAGTACTTCAGGGGAACGTCAGTATGCCCGTAAGTACCTTCTTCAGGCGTTCCTTTAGCAGCCAGCGCTCCTTCTCTAGTGACCATAGTGACGGGAAGAAGAATCCCAGCCTTAGCCGCGGCTTGTGCCCTACTACCCCCGTCTAGTATCTGTACCTTTCCCTCAACAGGATACCCCACGGTTGGCGGCTTCTCTGGGTCATATCCGCTCCTCACGAATGCGTCGGATAGCTGCTGCACCTTTTTGGCTGAAGCGCTGCGAGGGTCTTTGGAGTACTCGTGCGGCAGGAATACCTCATTGGGGTTTACAAGGCGATACTCCTTGCTACTAGCACTCGCTTCCTTCGTATCCTTGGCCAGCTCCTGCTTCAGCTCCTCTTTGCTGTCGACGTAGATTATGCGATCGGAGACTTCCTTGGGAGTGACCTTCTTCACCTCAGTCGGCTCAACCTCATGCTTGACGTAAGCCTGTCCACCGTTGGCCTTGCCCTTTCCAAACACCGCGTCATCCGCAGGCAGCACGTGCAGGTAACCAGCCTTGGGCTTGTCGTCCCCTACAACAATGAGCTTGTCCTTCGGAGTAATGGCATAGTCCGTCTTGCCCTTCAAGGTGCTGCCCACTGCGTACAGCTTCGCCTCTAGCGGCTCTGTGGCGGCATACACAGCCTTCTGATTCTGGAAGGCATTGTTGCCCTTTGCCTGGTGTGGAGTGAGCACCTCTCTCTTTTCCGAGGAGCCATGATAGAGAACACCCTGCCTGGCTTCCTTCACCATGTTGAGCACGAACTCATCGGATGCAGACGCCGCCTTGTCCATCCCCACCACCGGCTGCTCTACGAACGAGGCGTGGTCCACGTACCCAAGGTCACACGCCACCTTCACGGATACCTGGGAGATGAACACCATCGTCTTCGCTGTGCGGTCCGCCCCGATGAAAACGAAGCTGATGTCGAAGAAGCGGGGGTAGTCGTTGTATACGAACACCTTCCTCCCGTCTGGGAGGATCTTGTTCATCTTCGTGCGGCACCAACTGTCGTAGTCATCCCGCGTGACGCTGAGCCCGGGGATCCCCTTGCCATCCTTCGCCTTGAGCTTCTTGTGAAACTCGAGGACGGCCATCCCCGGATGCTTGTGCTTCTTCAGGTCGAACGTCGCTTGCGCCTCCCGGTACAGCTTCCAGTCCAACGTGATGGAACTGGTGTCGTACGGGACCTTCGAGTTGTGAACGGCTAGCCCCTCAGCAACGTAGCTTTCATCCCCCTCGACGGAGAAGTTGAAGACGTCGGCGTCATGCGGAGCTTCATCAATCTCTAGGATGGGGGCCATCAAATACGTGACGCCGCCATTGTTGTAGAAGAACCGCTGCCCGCGAACCTTTATCGAGTGACGTACTGGCTTCGAGATGTAGCGCTCCAACTTCCAGGAGAAGTCGGTACCTACCCAAACTTGGTACTCAGTTGTCTCCTTTCTAACAACTGACTTCTCCGAGGGCTTGTGATCATTCTTGTTGACGGAGGCAACCAAGCCACAGCGGGCAAGAGCTATGAAGAGCTGATGAGCGAGCTGCTCTGACGACGTGGAGAAGTACAAGGAACCCTTGTATGTGCCCCCGTCTCCGTTCAGGTAGGCCCCAAGAAGTTCCAGGAGCAGAGCGGGGTCCTCATGAAGAACCTCTTGTGACAGCACCTTGGTTTTCGCGCCGTCCCCGCAATGGAAGGAGCATAGGGACGCCAGCGTCTTTGAGACGATGGATACAGTACGCGAGCCAACTTCCGGCTTCTCGTGGTGCCACAGCACCTCAACCCCAAGGGAGCGGGCGAGTTTCTCAATCTCCTCCGCGAGTTCATTCTCCTCGTAGTTAAGAGAGAAGTTCACCTGCTCTCGAGGGCGGTCGTTGTAGTTCGAGACATGTCCTTCCGCCAGGTAATAACCGAGTAGACGAGCGAGGGAACGATTACCCTGTAGAGCACCGCTGGTACTCAGCGTAGGTACCGGAAAAGCTAGGTAGTCGCCCACCTGCGCCTCGTCAGCCCTACGCCACTCAAACTCGTACGAGGGCACCACTGAGCAGCTAGAGCATCCCTTACTTGCACCTTTGACGAAGGGTGTACAGTGTCGCTGCTTACGCCCCTTGTTAACGGTGTGCGGCTGCGGGTCGCACCGAAGTTGCTCACCGTCTACAAGCCATAGTGGGTGATTACCCGTGACAACAAGCTCCCGACGAAACCCATAGACGTTGAAGCGGAAGACGCTGCCCGGGTGATGCCGCCGCATCGTATCGGTCACCCTCCGGTGCGCTCCTGTGTGCGTCAGCACCATCTCCGTTTCGCGCACGAGCTCGATGGGTTTCTGCGTTCCATCGGACATCGTGATGAGGGAGCCGGAGGGGAGGCAGCCCATCGAGACGTCTGGAAACGCACCACTCTTCAGCTTGTCCCAGACCGGAATGCCACCGAACTTTTGGCACTTGTCGTAGTCCACTCTGACCACGAGCTCGACGCGCTTCATCACGTCGTTCCACAACGCCAACTCCACCGCTCCGTAGGCCCTGGATGGGTCCTTGTTGCGGTGATGCGCGAACGGATGCGCGTTGTAGAACGAGGGGAATCCGTAGGCCCAGTCCTTAGACAGGGCCATGTCGACCGTGGGGTTCCCCGTCCACCCCTGCGGGCAGTGGATGAGACCAGCCTCCGGAAAGTTATCGCCGTTGATATTACTGCCGAAATACTCACCAGCCGCCAGCGCGTTCACCAGCACGTACTGGCTGTTGCGCTGCGGCCGCAGGTTCTCGATGTACTTCAGAACCGGCGGCAGCAAATGCGGCGACGCCCGCTTCTCAAACTCCCCGTCTGAGGGACCGAAGAGCGGGACGGCCGAGTACCCGTACTCAGTCTCGGCAAGGAAGGTACTTACCTTGAGCATCACCCCTTCACGGATGCACTCATGGACCAGTGGCGGTCATCGACGTCGGGAGACTTCGCCCCGAACGACACGTCCGTACGCGGCTTGTAGTTCCGCATCCCCTCCGCCAGCACGAGGCCGGCGGAAGCCGGGTTGTCCACCATCTGACGCATGTGAGCGCCAGCAATGATCGGGTCACTCCCGTACGCTGGGTTGGAGGAGCGGAGGGAGCTGTACATCTGATTGAACATCACCGGGTTCTGCGCCTTCATCTCGTGCAGGTCCGGGTTGTGCTCCATCATCAGGTTGTAGTCGCGCCGCTTGGTGATGGCGCCCATCACCGCTCTAGCTGCCACAGGAGCTGAGGCTAGGGCGGCGCCAACACCAGTGGCAAGAACAGCGCTACCCACAGTCTTGCCCAGGTTCTCGGCTTGATATGGGCTCGTAAACCCACCCCAAAACCCAGACTCCTTTGCCATGAAGTATTCGTCGATGGGATTGCTCATCTCACACCACCTCACGCGCTTGTGGCTCGTACGTGATGAAGGCTTGCTGACGACGCTCTTCCTGCGCCCTCTTCTCCCGAGCGTCCGCAACCATTCGCTCCTGCACAAGCCGATCTGACGCCAGCTTGTGGAACTTGTCGAGCTGGGCGATGCCGTCAGTACACTCCTCGTACACCGCCCGCATCCCGGCGATCTTCTCGATGGCCTCACAGTACGCGCCGAAGCTGCGCACTATGGGGTGTTGATCGTTGACGAGCCGTGCGCCCGCTGTCTTGGTGATGGAGTCGCCAATCTGCTCGTAGGTGAGCACCTCTTCCTCACGAAGACGGGGTCCGATCATAGCAAAGGCGGCCTTCACCAGCTCCGGGTCAGGATGCAGCACTTGGTGCCACGCCTGAACAACGTGACCGAGCGGCACGCCGTCCATAGCTGCCTGCTTGACGTGGTTGTACAGGTCACGATTGACATCGAGCAGCGCGACTTCGATCTCCGACATCTCAGATAGCGCCGCGTCACGTACAGCTGCCAGCTTGGCTCGAGCATCTTCTACTTCCTGGAGGGGGTTGGAGTATGGAGTCACCGACTCCTGTACCCCGAACGCGGCAGCGAGTAGCGCATCCCCCGAGCCCATCACGCCCGCGGTCTTCTCCATCGCCGAGCGATTGCGGTCGTAGATGCCGCCAGCGGAAGCGTGCTTGTGCACATCCGGCGAATGCGAGTAGTCGAGCGTCCCCCGGTCGAACACGGTGCCGCCACCGCCATCGTTCAGATCTTTGAGCACCTCTCCTGGGTCAGCTGGGCCGTGCTCGAAGTGCACGTACTTCGTGGCCGCCCCTTCCTTTCGGAACTCGTGAACGAAGGCCGCGGTGTTCGCGAACTCCACCACACGCTTCACCTGCTCTGGCGACAGCCCTGCCTTTTTGATGGTGTCCACCACCGCTTCGGTCATGGAGCCGGCAGACCCCGCGCAGAACAAGGCGGCCGCGTGCTTGCCAAACGTCTCCAGCTCATCGCCAGAAACTGGCCTGGCCGAGGCTTGCTGAAGTTGGGTCTGCTCTGGAAGGTTGTACTCGGTCATCGAAACCTCGCGTGATGCCTACAAAAGAAGTACCATGCGTAGAGAACTCATGGGAAGGCAAACCGTTTCCAGAGCCGAGGCCGCCGCCATGCTGGGGCGCTCTGAGAGGAGCCTCACCAACTATACCCGACAGGGGCTTCTCACCCCTATGATGAGCCAGCGCGGTCGGGAGTACTACGCCGATGAAGTAGACGCGCTCAAGGAGGGGCTGGACACAGTTCGTAACCCAGAGTCCCTGATGGTCCGTCTGGTGCAACTGTCGGTGCAGAACCAAGCCCTAACGCGGCGACTAGAACGCGTCGAAGCTATACTTGGCTTCGACGTCCCCGTCCTCTCCCATGCAGAGAAGGACGTTATTTCTGAGTACTGGCGCGCAGAATACTTCGCGAGCAATCCAGTTTATCAAACTGATGTCATCAGGGACTTCACCAAGGTCCTGATTGGCATGGACGAGGATTTTCTCCAGCTCGTGGAGCTCTACACTGAAGATCGCGAGCCATGGCGCGTCTTCCTCCAAGCGGCTGACTCCCTGAAGCAACACTGCCCCAAAGCGGGGATCATCAAGGATGAAGAGCTCTCGGCCGCGCAGCAGCAGCTTCAGGTGGCTAGGAACATGCTGGAGCAGCGTGCCACTTTGTACGTAACTCGCCGAGACGGTGAGCGGGCTGCATACACGTCGTTTCCCAAACAGGAACCGAGCGTTCATCAGCGCGTGTTCACCAAGCTCCCGTCGTCCATCAAGAAGCGGTCTAACCGCGGCTGATCCCATCATCGTAGCGTCACCCTTGGTCTCGCGGCCCTTGGTAGTCGCTGACTGACCTACCTGTCTCGTCCTCCATGTCCGGGCTAAGGATGTCAGGACGTGGGATTATCAGCATAGACACGAGCCACGATAAGAGGAAGGCGTGGAACGAGTCGTCGGGGTTCCCGCGCTTGTGGTCGTACTGGACCATTCGCAACTTCTCGTTGTACTCGGCGTAGATGTTCGTGAAGTCCTGAGCATACGGCTTTGCGAACTCCTCCCACGGTGGGAACTCAGCCTTGTGCTTCTTGATGGCGTCGAAGATGGCTGCCATCACGTGCGTTCGGTGCACCTTCCACCGGCCCAGCCGCTTGTCCGGCATCATCTTCCCCTTCAGCGTCGCCACATACTGAAAGAGCTGAACTCTCCGGGCTCCGAACTTCCTCTGCAGCCGGCTGTTCATGCCGAACCCAAAGCCCCAGTCGCTGCCAACTAGGCGGATGTTGTACTCCTCACAGGTGTCTATGATTTTGTCGATCTGAATCTCCGGGTCTGCCTCCTCGCCAGCAAACCTGTGGATGTACACCATCCTGAACTTCATGTCGTAGTACGTGCCGATGGTCAGCACGGTGTACGCGCCGTCGCCAGTTCCCCAGTCGATGCCCGCAAAGAACGGCTGCCCCATCGTTCTTGGGCGCAGCGATGGAAAGTCAGCCAGGCTAGACCCAGTACAACACTCACGTATCTGGGCGCTGGTCAGAGGGCGAAGACCAGACTCGTAGGAGACGCCCAGGCACTCGTTGAAGAACTGAGGGCGAGAGTAGTTCTGGTAGTCGTGAAGGACCTCATTCCAGTTGCGGATCTTCCACGGCACCATCAACTGTGGGATTCGGTAGCTCTCCCACGGGACCTTGATACGCTCCTCATCGGGCTCCACCATCCAAGCCCACTGAGCTTTGGGGCCCTGCGGGTCTATGCCCTTACCGCACCGTGCGCATATGGGTCCCTTCAGCCCGATATTCTTCTCGCCCAGGATGTTCCAGTTACCGCACCCCTCACAGGGGACCACCCACTCCCCCTGAGTGCTTCCATTAGCCCGGTAGTCCTCGATCACGTTGTCGAGGCTCTTCGGAGTACCGGAGTAGACGAACGACTTCCACTTGTCGGGTGCATGGGAGGTGCACTGCTCGATGACGGGGATGTTGTCCTTCAGAACATCCTGAACCTCATCGATGTCCAGCTGCCACGCTGGGATCCCACGCGTGCGGTCGGCGTTCAAGAACGCGTACCGCATCGTGAGCTTTGAGCGGTTCACGAACTGCTTCTCCAAGATGTTCTGCGACAACATCTTGGTCGTGAACTTCTTGAGAAGCGGGCTCGTCTCGATGGGCTCTTTGATGCGGTCGTTGCTGAACGTCTTCGTCTGTGTCGCTGACGGCGTGACGAGCAGGATGCGCATCGCCGTGACCAAGCTCATGTAGCAAAGAGCTCGGTTACCAACCATCGTGCTCTTCTCTACCTGCCTCGCGCAGCACAGAAGGATTCGCCTGGCAGGGGTGTCGTAAATCTGCCGCAGGTGAGCACGACCCTCGAACGAGAACGGACCGAACCCCGTGCCGTCCTCCTTTGGCATCCGAAACGCACGCTCGGTAAACTCCGAGGGTTTCAGCTGCACAACGTTCTTGGGGATCTTCCGAAGGACCTTCTCCAAAAAGATGGGGTCCTCACGAATCTCACCTTCTGGACTCCATGCGTTCTTCGGGTACCATGTATCGGAGTCCTCGACGTCCCACGTATCGTCGTACGGATCTTCCTCGCCGAGATCTAGAACTTCAGCAGGCTGTCCCATGAATGACCCTCAAGAAACCCAAGACCCTGTTGAAGCTATGACCATTCTCTACGGGTGGCTTTCTGCGGGTGGTCCGCACTTCACGGGGCAGTGGGAGAACAGGCAGGGGATAAGCGCCACTGGCAGCTTCGAACACGCGTTCACCCTTCAGTACACGGAACCTATGCCAAAAGAGGCCAAGTCGTGCTTGCCCAAGTTCATTCGCAACTTCATGAAGATGTGCGGGTGGAAGGCGCAGGGAGTGTCGTTCAACAAGGGAAAGATGCTTGTGCGGCTCACCCCGTGGCCACTGGCGAAGCAGGAGGAGGACCGCCAGACCAGAGAAGTTTTTCGTCTAGCCGCGATAGAAAGGCGCGAGCAAATGCTGCGGGGTCTAGCAAGTAACCGAACCCTTGCGCCTTCAGAAACCACGACGCGACCTCTTGCGTGTATCGAGCCTGAAGACGAGGAGCCGTAGCGTCGAAGTACGCCTGCGCCTCCACGTCCAGACACGCCGCGAATCCGTTGAGCCACCACCGCTCGAGCTCTTGCGCTGAGAGCTGCTTCATGTGGCCCGGGTGCACGAAGAAGTGGAACACCAAGTTCCCCTCGATGAGCTGGTACTCGGCCACGAAGAACCGCCCCTCGTACACCTCGAACTTGATCGGCTCCGGAACCATCATGTCCCCCTCAGCCCCAAACGCTCCACTTAGCTGGTCCCTGGACCGCCCCTCATCCACGCTGGAAGACACCACAGCTCGCTCATTCATGTTTGGAATCCTCCTGCATCAGCTGAACGTCTGCTGAAAAGTTGCCGTCGGTCAGCTGGGAGATGTTCTTGACCTTATTCTCCGCGTGCTTCAGCTCTATTCCCAGCTGGTTGATGTCCTTGAACAGCGACTCTGTTGGGCTTCCGATGACCTCCAGCAGAGCGAGCATGTTCTGCGCAACCACTGAGTAGTCTCTCGCCCTGGCTGCCGAGTCCGGCGCTCCGCTCAACAGCTCGTGCCGCGCTCTGACAACCGCCAGGTCTGCCGTAGACGACATCAGCTTAGAGACGTCGAACTGAGAGGGAAGATACCCTTCCCGAATCTGGTTCATCAGCGACGCTGTGTGCGCGTCTGGTGCGTTGACCGCCAGCCATCTCGGGTCGATGTACCCGGAGCGCTTCATAGCTAAGCCGCGCGCTGTGTCTCTAGCGTTCTCCCCCTCGAACATCGTCTGCCGGAACCTCATCTCCAGCAGAGCCCGGAGCTCTGTGCTGTCCACAAGGTCCAGATTCCAAAAGAAGTGGGTGTATCGATTCAAGCCCTTGGTGGAAAGACGGACACCCACGGACTCCAGACGGTGGCAGATGAGCAACGTCGGGTCCTGGGTGATCGTCATCGTTTCCACGATCTCCTTCGCCTTCGGGCGGTCCAGCACCTTGAGCGCTGCCCGCATGTCATCATCTTGATGAAAGGCGTAGAGAACCTTGTGCTGAACGATGAACTTGTACGACGGGGCGTGGAGCTCGTCGTACGGGAAGAACGGGCGTGGCCGCTCCAGCTGACGGCGCAGCCTAACCAGGTACGTCCCACCCGGGAAGTCCAGGTGGTACTGGTGCAGCGCCTGCTCTACGTCCTCGTCCGAGTAGTTGTTCGGGTGCAGCAGTAGGTACTTGATGTAGTACTCCGCTGGCGACCTGCGAATCATCGTCAGGACAAGGTGTACTATTCAGGCCGGCCCGTCAAGACGAAGGGCGGTAGCCCCCTGAAAGATCAGTGCTTTCGCTCTCAGTTGCCCTGGAAGGCGATGATCTTCAGGCCCTCGATGACCTCTTCCAACGAGCGCACCGACCGCTCCAGCGCGGACTGCGGAACGTTGCTGATGCCCAGGCGCACCCCGAAGAGGAGCTCGCACAGCTTAGACTGCGCTCCGTCCAGGTCCGGGAGGTACGAGACGTAGTTCATCAGGTTGTCGGGGTTCACGAACCCCAGGGAGAGAACCGTGTCGACCGCCGTGGGGTCTGGGATGCTAGCCGCCTCCTTGATGAGGTGCGGTTGACGAATCTTGTCCGTCATCTCTCGCACTTCGTCTCGCCATGCGGTGGCTTGCTTCCGCATGTCTCGGTCGAGGGTGATCTCCCGGCCAACAAGGACCTCCGAAGACATCCCGCCCTGCACTGCCTGCGCCAGCTTCTCCGTGCCCACCACCTGATGAACGCCGAGGCCGGCGAGCAGGAACATGGCGCCGCCCACATCCAAGAACTTCGTCTGGTCGTAGCTCAGCTTCTCCACGGGGTCTCCCTCGAAGGAGAAGGTCGAGCCGTCCGAACGAATGATGACGTGGCTCTTCTTCTCAGCGCCCACCTCAGCCTTGTGCTGCTCCTCATCCCCAAGAACGGTGACGGAGCTAGCTCCATCAAGCGGCATCCACTGCCACGTGGATGGGATCAGGAGAGTGCCCCCCTGGCCCACAGGCTTGATGATGTTCGGCTGAACGCTCACGCTGGCTGGAGAGCCGTCGAACGTCTGTCCGTTGAGCACCTTCGGTTGATCCCCAACCGTTGCCGAGCTCTCGAACTTGAACGGGATGGTGGCGCACACGCCGCCATCATCCTTCGGTCCCCAGAAGAACCCTTCTCCGCTCACTGGCCCATTGGGCAAGTTGCCACCGGTCCCTGCGGGCTCCCCCACCATGTCCGCTTGTACTGCCACCACCGTGCCGTTGGTGAACAGCTTGATGGGAACGTCGTCTCCATTCAGGTCGATGAGCGAGGGGATCACGAACCCAACATGCTCTTTGCCGACGGTGTCCCGCACCTTGTACAACCCAAATGTAGCTGTGGGAACTGGGGCACTTTCCTCTGTGGCGCCCGCCTCCGGCTCGCCCTCCATCTCTTGAACAGTGGCCGAGCCATGCTGGTCGACGTCCATGGCCACACGCTCACCGAAGCTGCGCACGACCATTCCCCGATCTACCAAGAAGGTCTGGGGGTCCCAAGCCTCGTGGCTGGCTACCTTCATCAGGTAGCCGTCGTTCCTCTTCGTCACCTGAGTGACCGACGGCTCTACGATATCTAGCCAGCTTGCCAGCTTGAACGACAGGGGCGTAGCGTCCACCACCTTCTGAAGGGATGTGATGACGCTGTCGTGCTGCTCGCGCGTGGTAGTCGTCAGGTAGCCAGCCGACTTGCTAAGCTCGTCGAGAAACGACTCGTGGTCGCGTGGGTCGATGGAGCCCAACACCGCATCGAGAATCGACCCGGTCTTCTTGATCGTGGGTGTATTGAGGGCGGAGCTTGTCTTGACGCGTACGGACGCCCGGTTGCGCAGCTCCAGGCTCTCCGTGCTGGTATCCGCTCCAGCAAGATACTGCTCGAGCGCTGACCCCAGCTTGCCCATCGCCATGCCGCCGGATGCGTTCATGGACATCCCACCGCCACCGAAGCCATAGTTCTGCCGGTACGGCGGGTAGAGCTGTCCGATCATGCTCTGGTCGCCAGGCGTGCGGCTGGTGACGTCGAAAGCTTGAGGTCGGAACAGGGCCGTCCGAAGCCGGTTCTCCGTCAGCGGTATCATCTTGGACTGGTCGTTCATCAGGAGATCGAATGGAGACAGCTTGCTCTCCCGGATGATGAACGGGATGCGCACCGTGCGGATGCCCGCCGCCTTCATCTCTTGGTCTGGCGAGCCCTGGGGCGCTTCCGTCTGGTTCATGATCTCCACATGCCCCAGTCCATACCCACGCTCCGCGTCGACGCGCTTCATGACCACGTGCGGCTGATAGTCGGCGATGTACGGTACTTGCTTGTACACCTCCTGGAGAATCTGCTGCGGCCACTGGTTGGGGTCATCGGGGAGGTCCACCTCACCGCCGACCTTCTCGATGTAGTTGTACGGCTCGGGCTCGAAGAACAGCGGTTGGGTCATGGTTCTATCCCGCCTTGATTATGGCCTGCAAAGCTACCTGAACGGAAGGTTCCTTGGCGAACAGCAGAATGGCGATGACGGAGTCGAACCCCTGGATGGTGTTCCCGTCGTACGTCAACGACGACTGCCCAAGCTCTGCTGCAAGGTCAGCGCCCACTGCATTCATCGACCCGTTCGCTGCAATCAAGAAGGCTGGGCCGGCAGACATGTGAGCGGCTAGGCGCGCTGCAGCCCGCATGGCTGGGATTTTAATGGCGAGCGCCGCCTGAATGGCCAGCTGTAGTCCGCCCAGCTGCACGCTGATGGCCCCGGTAATAGCGCCCAGAAGACCAACTTCAACGGTGAGCCGAATCCCCAAGTCCAGCGACAGAGCACCAGCGAGCGCTGCTTGAAGAGAGGCGATGGCCGTCAATATCGCCGTCAGCCGAGCACGTGGGTCCATGGCCAGCTGAAGACCGATGTTGGCTTGCGCTGCGAGCAACGCGTTCAACCGCGCGTTCAAGTCGAAGCTCAACGGGCCGATGCCAAGACCGATGAGGGCGTCGAGCTGTGCCCCCAACGGGTTGAGGAACCCGAGTGCTGCGGCAAGTCCGACGTTGAACTCCCCCAGGGTTTTCGCTGCCCGGTTGGTGATCATCAGACGAGGGTCTTTGTCCTACCTGTGGTCACACTTCCAGCGGCCTGGATGGACGTCGCGGTGGGGTCGGCTAGCGCCTGAGCAATGGCTGGCACGCTGATGGTGACTTCTACCACAGAGCCTACGTGCGCGACAGCATCCTTTCCGCTGTTCATGGAGAGGATGCCCCCGTCCGTACCGATGTCGAGGTTACTGCCCGCCGTCAGGCGCATGCCCTTAGCGGCACGGACGGACACGCTCTCGTTCGTCTCGAACTCTATTCCCTCATCTGCGACCACCTTCAGCTTCTTCTTTACACGCACAAGAACAGAGCCCTCAGCACGAAGAAACCCTCCTCCGGCTCGGTCGAAGAACAGCTTCATCTTGCTGGACACGTCTCCTACGGGGGCGCCAGTTTCCGCGTTGAACCCACCAGGAGCGATGTCGAACTCGTAGACGACTGTGTTGTCCCCACCGATGTTGAGGGCGCTCAAGTCCGACTGCGACCCGTCTGGAGCCGCGGGCTCAGGCAACGGCTGATGCACCTTACCAGCAGCCACACGTATGTCCGCTCTCTCGTCGTTGGCGTACAAGCGAAATACCTGCCGCCATTCAGTCTCCGGGTTATCGGAGGTCTCTCCAACAGATATGCCCCAGTTAATAGACCCACCGGAGTTGAAGTGCTCATAGTTCTGGCTGATGTCTGTGACCAGGTTCCTCAACGGTATGTATATGCGCTGCGCTATGTCGGTGGCTCCAATCTGCAACACCCCTCCGCGGTGCAAGATCATGAAGTTGCCGTCACGCCCGCGCATGAAGATGTCCCCCGGCTTGGCGCGCTTCCTTCCCAGCGCATAAGTGGAGCCGCCCATGCCACCAGCGGAATCGGTGTTGTCGTCTCCTTCACCCTCCGCATCGCCCTGAACAGTGTCACGCCCGCTGCGCTCCATGGACGCAATGAACCCGATCACGAAGGGTGGTGGGCCATCCGAGGGGATACACACAAGTACCTTGGAGTTCACCTCCGGCATCACGTAGATGCCCTCACCACGGCTGGGATGTAGGTACGGAGACGCCACCTGGATGTCGGGCCAGTAGCGCATGTCGAACTGGCTCCACACACTGACAGTCCAGTTCACGAAGTTCACGTCGACCACGCGCCCCTCGTGGATGTACGCGGGGGTAGCCCCGTACCCGCGCGTCATCGATGTACGCATCGACGTCGGTGAGTCGTTCACCGGGTCGTGCGTGTTCTGCGGTACGGTGCCTCTTGTCATCAGTAGTGCCAGCTCTTCACGTCAGCCAAGTGCGGCTTGAACACCCGGTGTCGCTCATTCATCCCAAACTCAGCGCCGTACGCGATGCCTGGGATGGGATGCGTCCCGTGCAAGTTGGATGAAGCCCCTGTAGCAGCAGACTCAGCCAAGCTGCTCTTCAAGTAGCTGTGGTTCAGCTTGGCCATCCAGTCCTCTTGAACCTCCAGCGGAAGAACCTTGATGCCCTTCAAAACGGGCGTGTGCGTAGCGGGCTGAAGCCCCCGCTTCTTCAGGTCGCGGTTCGTTGCACCAAGCTTGCTTGTAGCTGCGAACTCACCCTTGATGATGTCTGGAGCGTCGCCAGGGTCCGTCACTCTAGTAAGATTGCTCATCGCCTTCACCACCGTCTCGATGTGCTGACGACGGACACCCTCCGGACCGAAGATCCCGTGTAGCTCGGACACCAGGTGGTTTTGCACCTTCTCCATGCTGCCTGTGGCCTTGTACAGGTCATGCGGGTTGATGTCGGTGCGATTTGGATCGGATAGCGGCTGCCCCGCAACCACCTTCATGCCGACCTTCGGTGGCTGCCACGGCTTCGACTGCTGCCCCGGCGACGCTTGCCACAACGGGCTGCCGAACTGGTCCTTTGGAACGTGGTGCTTCACCCCGCCTACCCAGACGTTGACGCCGGTCGGGTCGTTCTCGATCTTCTCTATGGTGCCGGACTTCATGGACAAGCGAGCGGAGTTCGGGATGGTCTTAGGCAGCTCGCACAGCTGCGTCACGCGCTTGAAGTCGTTGACCATCTGCGGGCCACGCTTCGCGATGCCACCGCTGTGGAACGCCTTCAACGTCAGCTGAGACGAGCGCTCCCCCAATGATTGCGTGGCGATCACCCCAAGGTTGGTGCCCTTGTTGAAGTACGACCCGTTTGGAGCCAACCCAGCACACTTTTGGCACAGCCCAGACCCATGCTCGCACTTCAACGGGCTGCGCACTTCAAGCCTGGCGTTCTTGTCCGCAGACCTGATAGCCCCAACGATATCCGGTGTGAGCACCGTACCGGCGACGTACGTCCTTCCCTTGATGTGCACGTCGCTTGCAAGGTGCCGGTCGTAAATGTCCTTGTCGCCCACATGCACCGAGATACCGCGGCTGGTGCCACAGTCATCGGCGTCGATCATCAACCCCATGGCGGTGTTCATCAACTGCTTAGTGAACGCCCCAGGTCCAATTACTTCCTGAACCTTCAACACGGAACCACGCCGCGCTCCGGACTGCTGCGTCCAGTAGTCGCCCACGCTCAGGCCCTCTGAGTAGCTGGTGAGAATGGGGTTGGGGCGCACTTGGTTCTGCGCGTTGACGATCATCATGGGCGCCAGCCGAAGCTGCTGCACGTTGTCGTGTGTGGGCTTCAGACCCGCGTGATTCATCATCATGAAGTTGCTGGGAGAGGACTTGGATTTGTCTACCGCTTCGCGCAGCATGCCCTCAGTAGCGTCGTACCACGCTTCTACCTTGCGTCGATCCTTTTCCTTGTGGCTCAAGCCGGAAGAGCGGTCGATGGTACGGATCTTCTTCTGGGCTTCAGCAACGTGCTTCTGACGAATCCCCTTCTCAGGGCTGAAGTCGTCCAAGCCGAAGGAGTGCGTGCCGAACGAGATGTACTGGACGTGCTTCTTGGGGTCTTCAGCTTCCTTCTCAACAAGAAACGGAGTGCCCTTGGTGGCTGGGTTCTGGATCTTCACCACGCCGAAGGCGGCGTCGTACCCCATTCGCATGAGGCTCGTGGCCGAATCAGCGAACGAATCCTTGTGCTCCTTGGCCAGCCGCGTGTACAGGTGATCGATGCCCTTCTTGTCAAACATGAACGAGTGATCTTCCAAAACGCGCTTCTGCAACGCGTCCGGAAGAGCGCTCGACATCAGCACCCTGCCCGCCGTGGTGCGCATGCCGCCCACGTTGGCAACAACAGTGGGCTCGATCTTCCCATCACGGGCTGCAATCAACAGCTCAGTGGGGTCCTTGAACTTCTGGCTGCTGGTGCCGGTCACCCTGGACATCTTGTAGAGGCCAAGCGCTGCCTCATTCGTGGGCCTGAACTCCACCTTCCCGGAGCCCTCGTTGTACAGGTTGTTCGAGGGCAGCATGCCGTGCGCTTCACGAACAGCCTCTGAAGACATCGGGACGTACACCGCCATGGTGTCCCACACGACTGCTCCGTTCATCATCGTGAACGTCAACGATTCTGGGACCGTAAGATCATACATTGTACGAACTTCCCCAGTAGGAGACGCTGACTCCACGATGTCCCAGCCCACAGACTCGTTAGCAACGACCTGTGCCCATGGGGATAGCTCTCCTGGAAGATCTTTGATGGCGTCAAGTATCCGCCTAGCTGTATCTCGAAGCATGTACCCAGAAGTAGCTTTAACGGAGGTGTACCAAGTAAATGCTTGGTTGTTCCTATTTTTNCCCTTACGAGCCGCTCCCATTTTGCGCAGCTCTTTGAGAAGAGCCATCACCACGGATGGTACTAGCGGAACCACGTCTGTAGATGAGGCACCGACTGCTTCTTCAGCCAATCTATCCAGTGCCTGCTGCTTGCCTGTATCCACCAGCTTCAGCCAATGGAGTGCTGCCTTCACCATCGGTATTGAAAACGTCACGATCCAAACCGGACGCTCTCGGTTTACGTACTCCGACGACCCAGAACCTACTCCCAGCGACAACCCGAGAAGAACCGCTTCATGTGCCAAGCGCTCGCTTGTGGTCGTGAAGGACAGCGAAAACTGCGGCTTCTTCTTTTCGCTACCAGCACTCCAGCAGGCGGTACCATCCGTATCGATAAGTCCGATAAACATACCCCGACGGAACTCAACTGGCGTCTCCAAAAAGCGCTCTGGAAGATGTTTACCGCGGGCCCCATGCCCAATCATTGGAAGAAGCCAGTTGCCAAAAGCTGTGCACGAAATGGTTGCTCGGGCTGACAGGCACTGCACACCCTCAAACTCATGAGGCATCTCTGTCTTAGTCACCGTGTTGGTACCGCCCAGATAGCGCGCAAGACTCTCCCAGCATTGAACAACGTTGCGATTCAAAGATCCGTGGGACAGAGACACTTGACGATGCTCACTAGATCCAGACACCCACCCGTCCCCACACAACACACCCAAAAACCACCCGTTGTTAAAGTTGAAGTCAAAGACTTCCACCATATCATTGGCAAACGCACTCCCGGACGCGTTGCCCGCGGCGCTACCCCACAACCCATCCTTCAGGTCCCGCATGATGGGCATACAAAGCCCAACGCTGCCCCTGGGAGGTGTCTGTTCCACAGCAAAGCTGTTTGGGTTCAGCAGCGCCAATGAATGATCAGAAGAGCAGCGAATCTCTCGTCCCCCACGGGTTGTTACAATCCATTCTTCACAATCTTGATGCACCGAATACCCGGTCGCTTCGAACAACCTAACGCTCCCGTTGCGATAACCTGGAACGTAAACTTGCGCTGGTACATCGTACTCAACCACGCCGTTAGGCAACTCTCGACGTGACTCCTCCACCCGTGGAAAGTCAGCCAAGTCGATAACCTTGAAGGACGCCACAGAACCAGCGTGCGCCATTTCTACGGTATAGCACAGAATAGACCCGAGGCACGAGTCACCATCGAAGTCCGCCCCAAAGCCGCCCGTTACTAGCGGGTGGATCATAATCGACTTTCCAGGAACGCGGTGTGCCTTGAACGCCTGAATGCTGTGCTTGTGCAGCGCCGGGTCTCTCTTTAGAAGCACCGGGCGCTCCTCCATCACCAGATCCAGTGCGCGGTACACCGACCTGTCCTTAACGCCCTTCTGCGACAGCATCTTGTGCGCGTCCAGTGGAGAAGGTGCGGACCCCATCTCCACGAGCTTCCTGGTCACGAAGGGCCTGAAAAGAGTCAGCGCCTTGTCCTGCGGAATGCCTACGTTGTCTAGGCCCATCCCGGCATCGGGCGTGATAGTTCCGCGCATCGTCATGTCCTGACGGCGCTTCAGCAGCGTCCCTTGGAAGTAGCCGCGCTTGGGATTGGCCCCCGCTATCTGCTGGAACAACCCGCGCGACTCGTTCTCATCCTCCGACTTCGACGTGCCAACGCCCATCAGGGCCTTCAGGCCATCGTACATCTCAGCGCGGAACTCCGCCTTCCTAGAATCTGGCAAGTACGTCATGAAGTTCTCGTGCTTCATCTCGACGTTGTTCTCGCCAAGACGCTTGTACATCCCGTTGATGTCGTCCCACTTGATGGACCCATCAGGGAGTACAGACGCTGGACGCATCGCCGGAGGAATGATGGGCAAGTTGTGCAACGTGTAGGCGTCCTTTGCCGTGATGCCTGCGTTGTCCAGCGCCTGCAGGTACTTCACGCGCTTGTACGCCTGGTCCAGCTTAGTGGTGCTGTCACGGTGCGCTAGCTGGTCTGGGATACGGACTGCTGCCAGCTCCTTCTTCGCCTTCTCTAGCTCCGTCTTCGTATCGATCTGGCTGAGCATGTGCGCGATGGCTGCTCCACCCGCCATCGACCCCGGTGTATCCAGCTCCACCAGCTTGCCGTCCTTTACGGCCCGCTCTCCATTGACGATTGCCGAGTAGTTCTTCGTGCCCATCCCAAGCACCTTCTGGATGGCCCCCTCGAACACCGGGTTCGGCATGGGCTCTGCGAGCTTCATGTGCGTCCACTTGCGCCCGCCATGTCCGCCCGTCAGTTTGGGATCGAACAACCCACCGGGAATCGGAGCCGGTTCCCCCGACTTGTCCAACTTCGAGTACGTGAGAGACGTGGGATCTTTTACCTCGCCCGAGCTCATCGCCAGCACCTGCGAGTTCGTCAGCGGCGTCAGCTGCAGACGGTGCCCCTTCTTGACCACGTCGACGCCTGAAGCTCGGAGCATGTCCTCGAACTTCTGGAACGCGAAGGTCTTCTTGGGGGCCGGGATTCTCTCGCCGGTCTGAATGGCGTTCCACACCTGCTGGTGCTGACTGTCCCACTTCTTCCCCCCATAGCGGACGTCAGGGCCCTCACTCTTCAGCGTCTGCATCTCCCTGATGTTCGCCGTGGCCCCGTGCGAGAGCATCGAGTAAAGCGCGAGGTTGCCAAGGCTCTGCGCACCCGTCTTTCCACCTCCAGCAGGGATGAGGTTGTTGTCGTAGAACTCCGGCTCGTTACCCTCAAGCACGTTGCCAGCCCTGGCGCTGATCTTCTTGTCCACCTGAAAGTTCAGCTTGAACAGGTGCTGCTCACCAACCAGCGCCTTCCCCAAGCTCCTTCCGGAGATGGGGTCATGAACCTCTTCCTGGTCTGGGATCCCGTGCTTGGCAAGGTCCGCCTTTATCCTCGCCAGCTGGTCGACCCCATGCTCGAAGTTCTGAACCACGTAGGGCTGCCCTGTCTTGCGGGCGATCTTTGAGGCCACCGTCTCGAACACCTGGCCCATGTTCATACGACCAGGAATGCCAGCGGGGTTGAGCAGCACCTCAAGATGCCCGCTCTGCGTGCGCGGCATCTCGTGGTCTTCCAGGATGTTGGTGACGATCCCCTTGTTGCCGGCGCGGCCTGTGAGCTTGTCGCCAATCTGCATCGGCTCTTCGGTGCGCACGTGCACCCGGACGTTTCCACTCTTGTCCCGATGCACCCCCACCACCTCACCAGGGAAGTCGCTCTTCCACGTTAGGCTGGAGTTGGACTGCTGCGTCGACAAGCTCCTGCGCACAGCCGCGATGCTGTCCCGCCCTTTCAAGTCGTACGGCTTCGTCGCCAACACTAAGGGGTCTCCAGGCTTCACCTTTTGACCCACCTGCACGATGCCGTTCTCACCAACTTTGGCTAGCTGATCTCTCGTGAACGCCTCTGGATGATGAATCGCGAACCGACGAGCGTCCGTGATGGTAGTGTCGGCAAGCTGAATCTCTGGCTTGTGCATGTGCACTGAGGTCATCTTCTCCGCAGCGCTGCGGCTGATGACCACGCCGTCCTCAAAGTTCTGTCCTTTGTACGGCAAGTAACCAACCCGGAGGTTGGTACCCAGAGCCAACTTCCCGTCCCGCGTGAAGTTGTTGTCCGCAACAACCTGCCCACGGGTGACCTTCTGCCCGACCTTCACCACGGCCGTGGAGTCCAGAACAGCCTTTGGGTCGTTCAAGGGGAAGTTGTTGTAGAGGGATACCTTGCGCTCTTTGCCGTCATCACCGCGCACCAAGATGTGGTTCTTGTTGACGGTCGTGACCGTACCACCGACAGGCGCTACATGCGCAGACTGCGACCCCAAGAACCCCTCGAACGTATCAAGCCCAGCAGCCTTGGTTCCAGTAGCCGTCTGAACCAACGGTGCCTCCCTGTGCTTCAAGGAGATGGCCTGCTTCATCTGCGTGTCGGCATAGCTAGCACGGTTGCCGGAGTTGCTGCCAAGCCACGGAATGAGGTTTGATGCCGTGCTGAACAACTGACTGGGCGAGCGCATCACGTAGTCTGCGGTATGCAGGCCGCCAGCTATGACCGCGTTCCCACGGTCTGAAAGCTGAACCTCCTTGGATAGCGCTACAGGCTTCCCTCCTTGCCACTTCACTTGGTCGGGGAGTGCGACCTTGGACTTGTAGAACGTCACGGGATCGATGCGTTCCGCCTGACCCGTCCGCATGTTGAACACGGGAATGGTCGGCTTGTTCCCTTCCTTCACAACTCCCAGCGGGAGATGGAGCGTCACACCCGTCTTGTTCCCCTCCGGGGTGTGTATCGGGTCCAGAAAGCCAAAGTGGCTCTCGCTGATGAGCTTCGCCTCTTCGCTTACGCTGCGCTCGCTCTGAATACCACCGGGCCCCATGACTGTTGTCTGGAAGGCGCCCTCCATCATCTCCAACGGGTTCACCTGGTCTGCCGTGCGAGCCAACGCGTTAGCGGTGAACGTGGACTTTACGGCACCGTTGAACAACGCCCCCTTGACGACCTCCCTGATGTTCCTGGCAGTGTTGATCTTTCGATTCACCTTGGGAAGTATCTGCTTACGCGTGTTCCACGCCGTGAGCTTGTCATGCGCGAAGTCGGCAGTGGTTCTCAGACTCTTGAACACCAGAGCATCGCGTTCATCTTCTGGGACGCTCCCGTTCTGCACGTCGAGCATCTTCTTGGTGACGGCCGTGAACACGTCTCCCGTCAAGCTCTTGTGCGGATGACCGAGCGTGATCTCCGTTGACTCCGGGTCGAACGTTGTCTCCCGCATCGACTGATGGAAGTAGTCCAGAGCTTCCTTCTTGTCAGTGGGGGCGCGCTTCCTGTCTGCCTTGAAGAAGCGCTCTAGGGCTGTGCTGACCGCACGCTGCCCTTGGTTTACCTTCAGAACCTCTTTCCCCCAGCTCTTCTCCAGCGTGTCGTCATCGACGCCCATTGCCTTCATCAATGGGTACACCGGAATCTTCCCCGACTTACCGCGTTCCATGTGGAAGATCTTCGACTCCGGGTCGAAGTGCATGTGGAACGCGCGGTTGGGGGAGTTGAACTGCGTTTCGAGCTCACCGTTGGCACGACGGCGCGTGTACACACCAGGCTTCAGCTGCCACTGGTTGTCGACTTGGATCTCCTTGCCATCGACGATGTAGCTGTACCGCTTCGTCATGTGCGGGATGTCCGCCAGCTTGACGCTTTGACGGTCGATGACGTTCCCGGTCTGGTTGTCCTTCAACACCAGCTGACCGAACACGGGAGACGCCCACGTCTTACCCTCCATGCGGGCCTGATGTTGGGCCTCGATGTCGTTCGGGTCGAACTTCTCGTCGCGTACGGTGAGCCCCTCCAAGTGGATCGATTGCTTCTTCCCCTCGAGGGGAAAGTTGGCATGAATCCCCTTCAATACGCCAGCCTTCAGATCTGTGTAGGCGTCGACCGTGTTCAGGTATGCCATGCGCTCGCTCTAGCGTACCCCATGCCCCGTTGCGGCTGCAAGAACATAGGGGAACCAGGGATAAGAACTTTGAAGGGGCGTCGATCGCCCACATGGAGAAACATGTCCACGAAGAAGGAGAAAAAAGTGGAGCTAGAAGACCACAACCGCCTGGCCGAGGCGGTGGAAGACATCTTCGCAATCCCGAACGACGACTCCGAAGAGGAGGATGAAGAGGACGAGGATGACGATGAAGAGGACGAGGGGCCGTAGCAGATGACCTTTCTGTGGAGTTTACTCGCTGGTCTCTTCAATGGGATTGCCTTGTGGATGCTGGACAAGTGGCATGCTCATAAATCCAAGCCAGCAGGGTGAGCTCCTACAAGTAATACCGGGCACGCGCGTGTTACAGAACCAGCTTGGTCTGCTGAATGCGGTCGTAGAAGACCCGAAGCAGACTGGGCGGTTCTGGCGCGTGTGCGCCGTCTACTCCCCAATACCTGGGCTGGCCATCGGAGGAGTTCGCATAAAGCTGATTGACCAGAAAGGGTTCGTCACCTTCTGCAACCAGAGAGACTTCGAGCTGCTGATCGACTTGGCACGGCCTAACTCGTGGTGCCCCTGGCTAGATTCTACATACCCTGGGATCAACGCAGAAGAAGAAGGATGGGTAGGGTTGTGCATGGACTCCTTCGACATGGTCGACGACCTGTACGAAAGAGAGCTACTACTTCGGGCACAACAACCTGGAGGGCTGCTCAACCCCCAAGATGCAGTACGACGACTTCACCTGTCCTCAACCAGGGACGTGGAAGAAGTCAATGTTCTGCTGTGGGATGCAGACCCGAGCACTGGAATAGGTCCAGACGCTCGAATAGAAACCGTTGAGCAACGGTGGAAGTGCTCTGAAAGGAGAGCAGTCGAATGGGCGCGGCTATGACCGCAAGTAACAAGGACGATTGGACGTCCACACTCGCTTGCAGCGCATGCGGAGATTCTATTGGATACGGTGAGGAGTGCTACCTCATCCGCGTGGTGCGTACGCGAGTCATGGGCCAAGGGTCTGACTGCACTCTAGAACTAGAAGACGTTCTTACTCCGGACGGAGACTACGCGTTCAACCCGCACTTCTTAGAGGTGCAGTGCTGGTCATCCGAGGTCGAACAAGTACACGCCTGCAACGAAGATGCAGAAGTGGGGTCGACCTCCGTCCCCGACTATTGCGTATGCAGTTGCTCCATCTGCAAGAGCCAGGTGGCCATCGGTGAAATCGTAGCGGTGGCTCACTTGGGTAGGATACTTCTCTCGCAGCAAAGCCCCAATGGAGAAGAGTCGGACTTCGTCGCAATGGGAACAACTCCCGACGTTCTGTGCGCCTCCTGCTTGTGGGTGCTGAACGATCAAGTAACGGTGTACTGGGATGAGAACGACGCCATCGCTGCCATCAACGAGGCAGCAGATACCCGATCTACATGGGTAACCGGGTAAAGGAGCATGCGATTCAACGGCTGAGGGAGCGGTGGCCTGGTGCCTCCTCCCTCAGCCAGGAGCAGCTGATGGCCCACGTGCTGGCCTCGATAGACACGGCCAAGCGCCACAACAGATCTGTGAACACACCCGGCGGTGTGTACATGCCATTCAGCCTAAACGGTAAACCAGGTTTTCTAGTCCTGAAATGCGACTGCGTAATCACGGCCCTAGAAGAAAAGTTCTGCCCTGAAGTGAAGAAGTTCTTGGAGGATCATGGACGCTGCAAAGATTGAACGAAGCATTGGTGGTAGGTTCGAACAGTTCTTCACGGCTGCGATGATGACGCCCATCATCAATCCGTTGAAGATTGACCTAGAAGACTGCCGCTGGGGGATCCCAGTAAACTTCATCGGTGACTCGGGCGTCGGCAAGACCGAGCGCATCAAGACGCTCGGCGCGATGATCGGACAGCCGACGTGGACCATCTATTCGTCCACCAAGTCCCCCGAACACTTCGCCGGCGTATTCGTGCCCAGCCCGGATGGAGAGGTTCATGTGGTGTGCGGGCTTCCGCAGGTGAAGGATGCGCTGTGCTTCCGCGGCGGCATCATATTCCTAGACGAGGTCTCCTGCGCCTCCAGCTCTGTGCAAGCCGCACTTCTATCGTTCGTCAACGAGCGCCAGGTGGGCGAGTACGCGCTGCCCAACCGAACTCGGATAGTGCTGGCGATGAACCCCGCTGACATCGCCGCGCACGGTCAAGAGCTGGAGATTCCTCTGGCCAACAGAATGGCCCACTTCCCGTACCAAAACCCGACGCCTGAGCAGTGGGGCGCGTACATGTGCGGCCGGTATCGACCAGACGTCCTGCGGTTCGAAAACGGCGAAGCTCGCGTGAAGGGCAACTGGTTCAACTTTTACCCCACGGTGGCCAACCTAGCCGCAGAGTTCATGCTCGCCAACGGCGGGTCTTATGAAGTGCGGTCCGACGAGAAGGACAAGGACGGCAAGGTGGTGACCGTCAAGAAGACCAAGCTACACAACCGACCAGATCCCGAAGAGCCTCAGTCGGGTGGAGCCTGGCCGTCACACCGTACTTGGTCCTGGGCGATGTTTGGGGTGACCACTATCCGCTGCTTGGGGCTGGACCCGAAGCTGGAGATAGACATGGTCGAATGCCTGGTCGGTCCCGCCCTAGCCACCGAATGGGCGTCGTACTGTGCCAAGGTAGACCTGCCAAGCCCGATGGAGGCCATGAGTGGTACGTGGAAGATACCGCGCCGGATAGACATCGTACGCGCCACCATGAACTCCTGCGTCGACTGGGTACTCAACAGAAAAGACGAAGCAGAGCGGCTGGAGTACGCCGTCAAGTGCTGGGTGCTCATCAAGCGAGTCATGGACTCTGGAAACGTGGACATCGTCGTGGACAGAGTCTCAGAGCTCATCAAAGCCGGCCTCGGCCCAATGGACTGCCAAGATCGAGCGGTTATCGACGCCGCGGACGTTGTGTGTTCAGCGATCAACGCCACCAGAGTAGTGGAGCACATTCACTGATGAACTACGAGGTAGAAGCACTGAACCTGATCTCCGCGGCACGGGCGTACATCATGGACTACCACAAGGACCCGTGCGCCCCGTACATCTCCGACACGCTACTGAACCTCACGCCTGTGCCAGTACCCGGGCTGAAGCACGCGATGGGTGTCACCACGGGGTTGGTGCTCTACTTCAACCCGGAACGAGTGTGCCTAGACCCAGAGCTCTCCAAGAAGGAGGTGATGGCGGGTGCTCTCGTACATGAAGCTGAGCACGTTCTGCGCGGCATCTGGCGGTTGGAGGCGCTCGCCGACAAGGAGAGGGCCAACATAGCGGGGGACATGGCCATCAACGGTCCTCTGCGAGAGGAAGGCTGGAAGCTGCCGCACTGGGTCATCTACCACGACTGCCCCGAGTTCAACTTCCCGCCCAACCTCACGCTAGAGCAGTACTACGACCTACTCACAGAGAAGGCGCAAGACTACGGCGGGTCGACCAGAGAGATGATGGACAAGCTCTTTGGCGATGGCGATGAGGAAGGCGAGGGTGAAGAGGGTGAGGAAGGCGGCAATGAAGATGGTGAAGGCAAAGGAGATGGTGAAGGAGACGGCGAGGGTAAAGCACCGGGAGGTTCTGGAAAGAAGTGGAAGCCTGATATCGGCTCCGGCGGGTGTGGGTCTGCTGGTGGCAACGCTCCAGACCCGGAGGTTGAGGGCAAGCTGGACCAAGAGCACGGTCGCTCAGAGGTTGAGGTGGAGTCCATCCGCCGAAACACGCTGGACGCCATAGCGGACTGGGTCTCCAGAAAAGGAATCGGCAGAGACCCTGGCAGATTCAAGGAGATGATCGACAGCCGCTACAAGAAGCCGGACGTCAACTGGCGCCGGGTGCTTCGGCGCGTTGTTCGATTGACGGTCGGAGAGATTCGTCGTGGCTCCCGCGACTACTCCGTCCGTCGACCCTCACTGTCCTCACCGTTCCTAGGCGTTCTTCTATCAGGCCCGATCGACGGAGACCCGGAGATCGTGTGCATCAGAGACACGTCGCTATCCATGGGAGACAAGGAGCTCCAGAGCACCAACGTGGAGATCATAGGTGCTATCAAGAAGGCTGACATCTCCCAGTTCTGGCTCATCGATGCAGACGTTGTTGTGCACGCGGTCAGACGAATATCCCCAGCGCAAGTACCGCGACTACCTGTGCTAGGAAGAGGCGGCACCAACTTCTGCCAGGCGATAGAGCGCGCTCTGAAGCTACGCCCCAAGCCGAACGTCTTCATCTACATGACAGACGGCTGCGGAACAGCACCTGCAGCCCCACCCCCAGGAGTTGCCTTCATCTGGTGCATCGTCCGCACATCGCAGGCGATGAGGCCAGCCCCCTGGGGTAAGGTCGTGGTCTGCGACCCGAATCAGAGGCTAGGCTGAAGTCCCACACCGTGGGGCGCCCTTCCCGGGCGCCCCATTTAGCCCCAACTCAGACGAGCGCAGCCTCTCGCCGGGGCGGCCGAACTTCAGGCAGCGGTCGCATGTCTACGGGAGTAGCTGCAGGAGCACCCTGCTCCTGCTTCAAAGCCGCCAAGTACTCCGTCACCAGTTGCGCCAACTCTGGGGACTGCAGCTCAATCGCTCGCACCGCCTGGTCTTGCTGCGCTGGAGGAAGCGAGAGCATCTGCCGAGCGTACCCCTCGGCGAGTCTGATGAGGTCCACCGGCATCTTCTCCGGCTGACCAGGGGAGACGCCAAGGTCTTGACCGCTGTTGAGCGGGGACTGCGCGTGCTCTGGGACGCTGCCGCTGACTGCTCCTCCAGGAGGAAGAGCCATTGGTTGAGGAGGCGTAGGACCAGTAAACGCCGTCTGCTCGGCTGGAGGAGCACCAGGTCCCACAGGAGGACCACCGGGCTCTCCAGGAGCTGCAGGCTGCTGCTGTGCCTGCAGCTGCGCTTGCTGCGCCTTCGCCTGCAGCTTCATCATCACCACCTGCGCCTCACCTTGAATCTGCGCTTGAGCTATCTGCTGCTTCTGCTGCACGCGCAGTCGGCGGTCCAGCTCCGCCTCCATGATCTCGTCCTCATCCTCCTGATGAAGGTCGATGTCCCCAAGAAGTGTGGTGTCGCTGATCTTCTGGGCCTGGTTCAGCTGGAAGAGGTACGCCTTCCGCTGCATGTCGTCGGCCATCTTGAACGGCTTGAACCGGATGTTCACCCGCGGCCACTCCATGAAGCCGGCGACCATGTCCACCATCCACTTGACCATCTGCAGCTGACGGCTGGTGTAGCTGATGAACATGTTCTCGAGCATGCGCATGGAGATGTTGGTGCCCGCGTAGCTCAGCCCTCCCTGGAGGAACTCTCGCGGGACACCCATGCCCATAATGATCTGCTCACCCAGCTGCATCATCTCGCCGCTGAGCAGCATGGCTTTTCCATCACCGCCAATGCTCTGCGACCCAAGCGGCAGCGGCATGATCGGGATGTAGTTCGTGTCGTGCCTCCAACGAGCAATCTCTTGCGCGACCTGGTCACGCCAGTCGACCAAGCTCACTGAGGTGAACGGGTCGCTCGTTCCACTCGCTGCCTGTGGGAAGATGACGCGCAGAGGAACGATGTGCTCGAGAAGAATGCTCTCCTGCGCCTTGCGCATGATCTGCAGGTAGAACGCGTCCTTCAGCACCGGCAGGATCAGGGGAATGCCCCAGCCACGGTCCTGTCCAGCCAGTGTGGCGCGGCGTAGATGGAAGAGGTTGTTCTTTGAGAAGACCACGCCCTTCTGCTGACGAATGGCCTGCAAGAAGATCTGAGGCATCCCTTCTACCACGTCCTTCTTCCCCAACGTGATGTCCGCACGGATGGGGGCAGGGATGGTGTAGAAGTGCGTGTAGTCCCCCGTGAGCTCGTTGTAGTTGATCTCTACGTCCTCAACGTTCCAACGAATGGGACGGATGGAGCTCGCGTCCCTGTAGTACCAGTCCTGCGGGGTGGCCGCACCGGTGCTCCCGCACTTCGGACAGCTGAGTCGGAACTCGTTGCTGGTGTAGAGCCAGTTGTTTCGGATCTTGCGCGCCTGCTCGGTGAACTGGCAGTGCGGGCACGTAAGGTACTTCTGGAACGGGAAGCTCAGGGAGACCAGCGTGTTGCCGTAGCAGTTGTAGTCGAGGCCGCACTCCACCTGAAACGGGCGAATACGCGCGGTGTTCTGCAAGTAGTCCTTCCACTTGCGCACCACCTCGGGGTCCTCGTGGTCGATCTCCACGTCGGTCACGGGGTACTCGCTCAACTTCATGATGATGGCGTTGATGAGCGAGTTGGTGAGGAAGAAGTACCGGCAAAACTTGAATAGCTGCTTGACCGTGGTCGGCAGGTACGTGTGCGCGACGTCGAAGAACGGCGAGGGGTAGTTGACGCCACCGGTAGAGCCGCCCTGAATACGACCGCGGGTTATGCCCCCGCTGGCGAACCGCATTGGGGAGGTGGGGCTGCCACCGAAGAACCCAGCTGAGTAACTCATAGCCCACCGAATCCCATGTCTGGCGCCTTGCCAAGAGCGCGCTCTGTGAACTCACGCTCCACTCGCGCCTCTCCAACACCAGAAGTTTGAACTGGAGCTCCAGGGTTGTTCCCGAGCTCCAAGTCGTTCTTCGGCTTCATCTTCCCCACTAACCGATCGATGCCTCGTCCGACTCCGCCGCCAGCTCCAGCTAGCCCACGAGACGCGAGCTCTGCGCCAGCAATGGGCATGAACGGCATCGACGCGTACCCAAGCCCCATCCCGATGGAGTTCCCCACGCGCTCTGCTCGACCGCCCCGTCCTTCAACCTCATCGGGGTTCATCGCCTCCTGCGCAGCTCCAATCACCGGAAGCGCCAGTAGCGCCTTCCCCCCGCGCCCTTGCTGTGTCCACTGCGGCTTCACCCCCAGGCGCCACGCGTCGGACATCCCACCCTTCTGTGAAAGCGCTTGCACCATCCCGGGCAAGTTGGTCATCCCCTTGCCAACGGCCTCCTCAGCTGTTGCTCTACCAGCTGCTGCCCGGCCGAGCTCAGTGAGCGCCTTCTCCCCACCACCGCTGTTCACGGCACTCCGTGCTGCCTGCAGCCGGGTGGCGGCATACTCCAACCCCGGCATCTTCATCTTCTCCATGGCTTCCATGTACGCTGGATTGACCTGCCCGCCGGCCAGCGTACGAGGAGCTCCCCCCGGAGTCAATCCGGTCACGGCGTGAAGCTGCCGTTGCCCGAAACGAGCCAGCGCCGCTGGCTTCAAGCCCCGGCCAGCGCCGCCCGCAACGCCAGCGATGGCTTCGCCAACTCTCCCACCAGACGCGCCAAGCCCAGCGCCGGCTGCAGCCCCCAGCCCAGCTCCCATGCCCCCACCCTTCAGTGCACCGGTGAGGGCTCCGCCCACCCCGCCGCCGCCTTGCTCCCGTTCCGCTTGGTAACCCTGGTATCCGCCCACCCCAGCCCCGATGGCGCCGCCACCAGCAGCCCCGAGACCCATCCCGGCCCCAGCCCCAGCAATCCTTCCGGCCAGCTGAGACCCGGCTTGTCCCGCCTCCTGCCCCGCGGCCCGCCCACCCATCCGAGGAAGCAGACCACCCAGGCGACCAAGAATGGGCGCGCCAATCCTGCCGATGGCGTCCCCCACGGAAGCCGACTTGAGAAGCTCGTCTTCGAACGCGAGCATCATCTCAGGGGTTACATGCTCAGGCATTGTAAATGAGCGGCAGCTGATCTGTGACCCGCCGCCTGTCTTCTCGTAGTAGTTCCAGGGCTCCCAGCATTCTACGAAGCTGCTCGTTCTCCACACTCGTCTGCTCTGGTGGCTTGCCCGACGCCTTCACTGCCGGCCACCGACGAGATACCTCCTCCACATCCACGGGGTACTCCTCGTGGTCGACCTTCACCCAAGCAAGCGGATCTTGTGGAACGAAGAACCCCTCATGGTGATGAAGAACGCTGAGGAAGGTCTCCATCTCCACAGACCACTTCACGTCATCTCGGATTCGAGACGCGATGTCGACAGCGATCATGGCCTGCGGAACCGTCAGGTGCTGCATCACTTCGAAGTCCGCAGGAACTCCGTTCAGCGCGAGCGCCACCGGCATGAAGATGTGCCAGTCGGTCCAGAACGTGTCCTGCATGTGCAGCGACCGAATCCCCTGAAGCTTCTCCAGGTTCACGTCGCTGAGAGACTTCGTCTTGAAGTCCCGAAGGATGATGTCCTCGAGCGTCTCCGGCTCCCACTGAAGCCACTCAGGCCCGTACTGCCGAAGCAGCGCTAGGTCCAGCACGAACGGGTGAGCGTCTGGATGCTGGAACAAGTTGATGGTGGTCGGGCGCTTGGGCGCCGGCTCCACATCTGTCCTGGTGCGGTCGTCCTCGTACTCGGTGGTCTCTTCAACAGCCGTGCTCTGCTCGGACTCCTCATCTATGAGCCCCGGCACGTGCCCCTTGCTCGTATCAGGCTTGATGCCAAGCCTCCGCATCTCCTCCACGAAGATACGTTGGGCCTCGTCTACGCCCGGCTCATGCTTGTGAAAGTCGGGCATTCTACGAGGCAGAAGCTCCCAAGCCCATCGAATGACTGTTGTTCACCAGACGCATGATGACCTTCTTCTGGTCGGCCGGCAACGAGTCAAATATGGCCGTTGGATCTTTCTGGAACTCCTCGAGGAACTCGCAGCCGAACAAGGTCTTGAGGGTGTCCGGCCTGGACCTGGCGAAGATCTGCAGGTCACGCACGTTCATGTACTCGTTGCCGAGCAGGATGGCGTCCTTGGGGTCAGCCTCCGCGGCCGTCTTCGCGAACGTGGAGTAGTACGGGTCCGGCACATCCGCGTCCCACAGGGGGTTGATGCCAGCCCGCTTGTCGATCTCCACCAGGGTCGCCGCGAACACGTCCGGGTGCATCAGCCCGTACTGCCCCATCAACTGGTCGTACAGCGACATGAGGTCAGCGCTCGCCACCTTGAGCTGCTCCGTGTCTCCTTGCTCCGCGTGTGGCTGAAGAAGGAGCTTGCGCGTGTCGATGCAGTTCTGCACATGTGCCCGCTTGGCGAACCCCGGCAGCCCGTACTCCTCCACGACGGTGCTCAGTGGGTAGGACAGCTGCTCTGCACGCTTGCAGAGGTTCACCGCAAACTCCCTGCGGTCCTCGGGCACCATGAGCCGGTGGTTGCTTTGGAAGTAGACGTTCGCGACCTTCACCTGATTGAAGGTGTCGATCGGATACTTCCCGATGGAGGGCATGCAACAGTAGCTGGCGTTCTTCTCGTGCACCAGCTTTGGCGGCTCCTTGCCCGTCACGTCGACGTGCGGCTTCAGTACCTTCACTTGCGGGAAGGACTCCGGGTTGTCCTTCGTGGGCAGCTCCTTGCCCAGGTCCGGCTCCTCCGCCACCTTGATTCCAAACGCCTCCTCGAGCAGGTCCACCTCCGCCGTCTTCGGGATGACGGACAGCTTCTTGGACTTGGTGTCGTTGACGGTGCTGGGTGGGCTCTGCAGCGGCATGTCCACAGACCCGATGATCTCCGCTGTCTTGTGCAACGACCAGTCCTGATGATCGACGCCGTACAACGTGCCGTCCATGTCCTTCCACACCTGCTGCTTTCCGATCACAGGAGTGGAGCCGGTGCTCATCTTCTTGAGCTCGTCTGGCGGCTCGATGTCGTACCAATGGCACGCTACGCACAAGTTAGAAGCCGCCACCTTGGTGGCTTCAACTGGAAGAAGGTGCGACTGGGCGAGCAGGTACGCGATGTTGAGCATCACGTTACCAGCATCGACGCAGGCGTACTTCCGAAGGGTGACGTCCCCGTCCCTAAGAACGAGAGCGTACACATCGTCAGGAAGGTTGTTGCGGTCTTCCTCCGTGAGTACTCCGGCGTTCTTCACCAGCTCTGGAAGCTCACCGTAGGCTGGGAACAGCCCGCGAAGAATCGAGCCGTCCTCATCATCGAAAATGTCGAGCTTCAGTCCACTGAGCTTATCCATGTACGCCTCTCCAGGTGAGCGTAAACGCGCAGAACTTCACTTGCAAGGGTACGTTACAAAAGCGGCATAAGGGAATCAGAGAGCAGACCAAGAGCTAGCTCCAGGAGGCACTGATGCACCAATGCCCACGATGCGGGTTCGGGCTGAAAAACGGCTTCTCAGCAGAAGACAAGAAGAGCCGTAGCATATGCGAGGCGTGCGGGTGGCGTGGACCCACCTGCTTCGGCGACAAGTGGGACGCCTCTAGCCCAAAATGCCGAGGGGGCAACGACCCAACGTACTGGGATGAAACCCGGGGCCACAAGCGGCCACAATGCGGCCACTACCAAGCATGCGCGGCAGCGCGGAATAGAGAGGTACAGCACGTGCAACCACAACCGATGCAGCTACCAACATCAACATCCGTACAACCACCAAGGCCAATGGCGCCCATGGTGACCAGCAGACCAGTAACTTTACCAACACTTCCGGGGCTGCCACATTCGCTCCCAACACTACCTGGACTTCCACAGCAGCCGACGGTAGTGAGCATACCGCAACCACCTCCGGCACTAGCTGGGCTTCCTGGCGTGGTGAGCAACTCGCTTCTAGCGGGCATCAAGCAAGGACAAGTAAACGCGCAGCAACCGCCGCAGCAGGTGCTACAACGGCCAGCCCAGCCGATGTACTACCCGCAGCAGTCGCAGCAGTACTACCCGCAGCAGCAGTACCCTTACTACCAGCATCCAGCGCCGCAACCGCAGCAAGCAATGGTTGCTCCGCAGCCGGCGAACATGCCGGCCTACATCCCGCCAAACTTCGTGATCCCAGGCCAGCAAGTGGGAGCACAACTGTCGAATCCAGAATCGATGGAGGCGCAGGGGTGGTGGAGCATGGTCGGCTGGAGCTTGCTTCGCGGTGGAATCAAAGGCGCCGGCTTGAGCTTCCTCAACATCATCGACAACGTGCAGATGGGCCCTGTGTTCAAGAAGGGCTCGTAGTTGTCATGGGTCGCGCAGCGCGACCCCTTTATTCGAGGCAGTGATGAAAGTCATTCGTAGAGATCCAACCAAAGGCTATCTCGATACGTGGCTGTGGGTTCCAAAAACCTACGTCGATGTGGAGGGCACCAAACGTGCCCTCACGTACGAGATGGTGGATACGTACAGCGAGCGACCCAAGCTGCTGTACCTGTGGCAAGAAACCAGCGGGCACCTACTCCTCCCAAGAGCGTTCTGGCCAGTAGCCACACTGCCCTTCACGGTCGTTGACTGCCGACCAAAGAGCTACGAGAGGGTAGAGTTCGCGAGCAGGATACATCTGGACTTCCTGCCCAAGGTTGTCGACGGCGTAATACAGCTACGATCAACCGGTAGGAAGGTTCAGCAAGAATCCTTCCAAGCGATGACAGACTCCTTCGGAGGGGTGCTGCAGCTGGCGTGCGGTAAGGGTAAAGGGCAACCTCTAGACGAGAAAGTGATTACCCCCCAAGGGCCACGCGCTATCGGAGAGCTGAAGGTGGGTGACGACGTGCTGTCATCCAGCGGTACACCTGTGAAAGTTGTTGGTGTATTTCCGCAGGGTACGCGCCCCGTATATAGGGTTACATTCTCCGACGAGACCAGCGTTCGCTGCGACGACCAACACCTATGGCAGGTTCGTGTAGATAACAGACTTTGGCGCGTCATGGGCACCAAAGATCTGCTGCAGGAAGGGTTGCGCACCCGTGCCGGTTTGCGCTTCGCTATTCAGTACTGCGCCCCAGCCCAGTTCAACAACCGAAAGCTAAGCGCTGATGCCTGGTTGATGGGGGCGTGGTTAGGCGACGGCAGCTCATCAGGAACTCCAAAGTTTCACAACCCAGAGCCAGACCTCCAGCAGCGCTTCTGCGCGTCCCTCTCAGCAAATGATGTAGGGGCTGTTGAGCGCTTCACAAATCGGTGCGACGAGGTTCGAGTAACAGGCGGATCATTCACCAGCACACTTCGTAAGCATGGTCTGTACAAGCTTAGAAGCTGGGAAAAGTTCATACCTGATGAGTTTCTTCTAGCCGGAGTGGATGATCGATGGTCGCTACTCCGTGGGCTTTTGGATACAGATGGCAGCGTCACCAACCAGCAAAGGACCGTAGAGTACTCCACCACCAGCCCAAAGCTAGCTGAACAGGTTGCTTGGCTTACGCGGTCGCTAGGTGGCCGAGCAAGCACCCGCATGCGGGTGACCGCGTACGAGTACAACGGTGAAAAAAGAAGCGGTCGTGCTTCCTACCGAGTTCGCATAACGTTTCCAGCAGGTGGAGCAATCCCGGTATCATCCATAAAGCACCTGCAGCTGTGGGATAGCTCCCCAGGGCAGCGCACTGTGAAGTACATAACCAGGATAGAGCGTGAACAAGATGCAGAGACCGTTTGCATCAGCGTGGATTCACCAGATTCCTGCTACCTCACGAGAGACTTCATTGTTACGCACAACACGGTCATAGCGCTCCATCACATAGCCGCCTCCAAGGTACCCGCGTTGATCTTGCTCGACAACACCAACCTGCTCGCGCAGTGGGAGGACGATGTAGCGCAGTTCCTGGACGTTCCGGGCGGCATTGGGCAAATCGTGGCGGGCAAGAAGGACTGGAAGAAGGCGCTCGTCCTCGCCACGTACCAGAGCGTTGCGAACTGGTCTGAGACGATGCCAGAGGAGGTCCGTCGCTGGTTCGGAAATATCTACTGGGATGAGGGTCACCACGTCTCCGCCCCCACGTACGCCAAGAGCGCTCCGCTGTTCTACGGCAACCGGTACTCGCTAACGGCTACTCCAGAGAGGTCCGACGGGTTCCACATCATCAGCGACCTTCACATAGGGTCAGTTATCTACAAGGACCTGACCCCAGAGATGAAGCCGAAGATCGCGTTCTACTGGACTGGGCTGTCCCTGGACCTACGAGACCCGAGGGTGGCTGAAAAGGTGCTGGACACCAACGGAGAAGTCCACATCTCAAAGCTGTGCGGGTTCTTCGGGCAGTGGGTGCCACGACTTCAGATCTTGATGAACCTGTGCGGAGCCGCCGTGCAAGCTGGCCGTAAGATCTTGATCCTCTCTAACTCCGTGGATGAGGTGGTCAACTTGATGGCCCTGTGTACCCTACCCCCAGGTTCCATGATGTACACGGACATCCCGATTCCTACCAACCAGGAAGTAGGCGAGACGCTCACCCCCCAAGACTTGAACGAGCGCGAGCTCAAGAAGCTAGAAAAGGCCAAGCTCCGGCTGGAGGCTCAGCTAACAAAAGCCACGGGGGCCAGCATGCTGCAGGTACAAGCTGAGCTCAACTTCGTGGTTCAGTCGCTCGACCAGTACCGCGTGCACAAGAAGATACAATCTGAGCTGGCAAAGCGGCAAAAGAAGTATGTGCACGATCTCATAGAGGCCAGCGAGCGGGGCATAGCCGGATTCCTGACTTACGGAGTTAAGGCCGCCAAGCGGCAAGAGTACCTGGACACCAAGCAGCTCGTCTTCGCCATCACCAAGTACGGAAAAGAGGGCATGGACTGCCAGCTGCTGGACACCGTAGTGCTGAGCTCCTTGTTCTCTAGCAAGAACGGTCTGCAGCAGCTAATGGGCAGGCCCACTCGACCGATGCCCGGCAAGAAAGAACCGCTACTGGTCGCGCTGGTAGACAACGTAGGCCAGTGCATAGGAATGGCAAAGAAGCTTCAGTCTCACTTGCGGTCATGGCCTAGAGAGGAAGGCGGACCGTACGATTTCATCCTCGTGGAGTACCCAGCACAATGGAACAAGACACCAACATCCGCAGCCAGCACAATGACAACACTGTTTGGGCCATCATCTACTCAGGCGCCTTGAGGCTAATCGCCAAGGTACATGAGCACACCAAAGTGGCGGACGTCATCACGGTGGACGCCGTAGAGCTGCGATTGGCAATCGTAGCCGTACCTGCCCCGCAGGGGATGATGACGATGAACGCGGCATCACCAGCCATGCTCGACTGCGGAACCCACGGATTCGCCCGTGTGCAGGTCCAGGTGCACGGCATCCGCCTGTTCGACTGGATGGACCCAGAGGAGGCGAACGGTTATCACAAGATGCTGGAAGACCTGAACCAGGCCGTTCGAAAGCGGAAGCTTGCCGAGGAAGCCGCGGCCATCGCAGCCCAGGGGTTCAGCGGTGGAAGCCGTCAGGATTAAGCAGGACGTCCGCAGGTCTCTCACCAACCTGAAGCACGAGTGGGAGACCTGTCGACGCTGCTCGCTAGGAGTGTACCGTGAAGACGTCGGTGGGAGCTTCGTGTTCGGGGAGGGCTCCCCCGGTGGAATCATGTTCATCGGTGAGGGACCAGGCAAGGACGAGGAAGAAGCTGGTCGTCCATTCATAGGGGACACCGGGCAGTTCTTGCGGAAGAGGCTGGAGCTCATCGGGCTGGACAAGCGCAACTACTACCTAGCCAACGCGGTGTGCTGCCGCTCCTGGAAGTTTCAGTACGACGGGGAGGGCAAGCAACGTTTCGAGCGTGGAGGAGCACCAACTAGAACGGACGAGGAGCCGCTGCCTGCGCAGAGAGAAGCCTGCAGGGAACGGCTGCTTCAGCAGATCTACATCGTAGACCCTGTACTCATCGTCACGCTCGGAGTAGCCGCGTCAGAAACCCTAATCGGGAAGGCGGTTGGCATTCAGGCAGAGAGCGGCAAGATGTTGCAGGTGACCATACCAGGTGCTGGGTGGCTCCCGGACAAGACGAGCAAGGGAACATGGGTGCGTCGCGACGGGTCACTGCCCGTTGTTCAAAACCAGGTGGTCTACAACCTGATGCCGCTGATCCACCCATCCTTCGCCATCCGAAACTGGCCGGACAAACGAAAGGAAGCGCCGATGCCCCTGTTCATGCACGGGCTTAGGCGCGCCAGGGACATCTACTTCAAGTACATGCAAGAGGCGTACGGGGAGAGCATGCTAGTGCCCGAGGGCGACGACGAAAGCCACGATTGGGATAGCTACGAAGAGGAGAACGGTCAATGAGCGCAAAGAAGCCAATCGAGGTCAAGCAAGTAGGAGAGATCAAGGAAGTCAACGACTACGTCAACTTCTACACGGCGTGGGAACACTTCAAGAGCGACGCTACTCCAATCACCACGTCGGTGCGCGACGTGATGGAGCGCGCTCGACAGTTCGTCGACCAACTCGAAGTTCTTCGAGTGAGCGCGGACAAAGCAGTTCGAGACGCCGGCGTCAGCTGCGGCCCCTTCAAGATGCTTCAGAATGACCTGAGCATCGACTGGGACAAGGTCCACGCCACCAGAGGACGAGCCGGGTTCCTCGCGGTGGGTGGGACCATCAAGGAGAAGAACGACTACAAGGGAGACGTCAACAGGTACCTGGCCGCCAAGGCCAAAGGCATGATCTCCCCAGAGGAAGCTGAGGACTACGAGGGCTCCGGCACTCGCTTCCAGGCCATCAAGCCGTTCAACATGCCATGACTGCCGTAGACCCAGCCACGTGGACGCGCGTCATCGAAAAGAACGGGTACCGAGAGTACTCCCAGGGCGTGCTCATTGAAGACCCGTTCCAAATGCTCGCGGTACAGGCCAAAGAAGCGCCTAGCGGGCCCGCCGAAGTGATGTTCGGCCTGACCAACGGCGGAGACTTCGGTCAGCTAAAGGTCTACATGCACATCAAGATGCCGGTGTTCCCGCATGAAGCCGCCATCAGCATGGCCACCGAAGCTGCATTCATCAAAGTGCATCAGATGGTGAACGAAGCCAGTAACGCGATCGGCCTGCAGCCGCTACCATAGACCGATGCCCATCCAAGGAGCGCTAAAAGCAGACCAGCTCATCGTCGCCCAGCTGACGGTGGACCTTACACGGTCGCCAGTGCGAATCGACGTGCTGGCAGCAATGGTCGACAACGACACGGGCAACACCATCGCGTGGATCCCGTGTCGTGGAAATCTATGGTCAACCGAAACCCAGGGCGCTCTTCGTGCCCTCCTCGACTCCATGGAGCGAGACATCTCACGTAGTGTCTTGCAGCCCACGGCAGCAGGAGCACGGGACACCCGCTCGGCGGCTGTGCCCGTGGGCGGTATCGGTGAACATGTGGGCGAGGGCGGAGATGCTGAAGCCCCGTCCTTCTAGCCCCAGAGGTTGTGGTGCGCCCGCCCGACGTGCCCCAGAGGTTGTGGTTCTGCGCCTTTCCATTGCCAACCACAGCCATCTGCGTAGGCTGACCAACCCGGCAACGGGTGGTGTGCCACGGGCATAATAGCCACGCCGAAAGGAAGGGTACGCCCATAGCCAACTGGGACTACCAGCTAGTATCCCGAATCATCCAAACGGGGGACCTGTCTGGTGTCATCGACTGGGGCATCACCATGGACGACATGCTTTCGTCAGAGACGAAGGCAATGTTCGAACGGTTGATGTCCTACTACCACAACCCCGAAACACAGGGGGCGGTGTGGGGACCGATGGCGCTGCAGAACATGTTCCCGACCTTCCCCCGCTACGACGACCCGTCAATGACGACGGATGCGCTGTGCAAGGAGTCTCGAACTAAACGGATAGAGGCCCAGACAAGAACCATCATCAAGCAGTTCGAGGACGTACGAGCCGTTGACCCGATGTCAGCTGTAGCGTACCTGCAGAAGGCCGCCACAGACCTGCACAACGACTGCGCCTCGAAGAAGGTAGACGTCCACTTCGCAGACGCCTTCAGCCGAGTGGTCCACGCCTACGGGAGGGTGGAACAGGGAGAGAGAATCTGCGTAGCGACGTGGCCATGGGGACCCATCCAGTCAAAGACGCTAGGGATAAAGCACGACGACTACATCGTGCTGTACGGTCGCCCCAAGAGCATGAAGTCCTGGACTCTATGCTACTTGATAGCCTGGTGCATCTGCCAAGGACAACGCGTCCTCATCTACACCAAGGAGATGCCCACCGACGAGGTATTCGAGCGCGTAGGGTGCTGCATCGCCGGCGTCGACTACGAGCGCTTCACCACAGGTACACTGACTCCGGAGGAGAAGGTCAGCATCTACACCGTGCTGAACAACCTGCGCATCACGAGAGAGATGCACTCGGTCATCTGCCTGTCCGGGCAGGACGCCCGGTACAAGGACACGGTCATGTGGCTGGAGGCGAAGATAGAGAAGTACAGGCCAACGATCGTATTCGTTGACGGCATGTACCTCATGACCCCGGTGAACAAGTCTCGACACAAGCACGAGCGAGTGGCGGACATCAGCCAGGACATGCGCCAGCTAGTTCTTCGTCGCCACGTTCCTGTAATAGCCACAGTTCAGGCAAACAGAAAGGCGGCTGAGAACGAAGAGTCGAACAGTGAGGATGTAGCGTTCTCAGACTCTCTAGGGCAAGACGCCACGATGCTCATTCGCGTAGTCAATGAGCACAAGAAGGGCCAGTCAACGCTTGCTCTGGTGATGGGCGGCACCACGCGACGGTTCAAGCTGGACGGGTTCAGGATCAACGCCAAGCCAGCGTACGACTTCAGCTACTTCGGTGAGCTAACAGCCGGAGACGCCGAGAAGGCGGTGGCTGGAGACGACACTACTGCGAAGACCAAGGGCAGCAAGGGCCCAGGTAGACGCAGTCCTAAGAACGACGAGCTAGACAACGCCAACCGAAGCGCTGACGCGTGCTGAACGTATCGAAAGAGATCGAGGAGATAGCCGCTGCCTACTTGAAGAACATCCGGCGTTCCGGGGCTGAGAACATCATGGCCATCTGCCCGTTCCACCGGAAGCCGGACGGCAGCGAGGAGCGACGTCCATCGTTCGCGATGAACATCTACACCGGGGTGTACTTCTGCCACACGTGCCAGGCAGCGGGCACCTTGCGAAGGTTCTTGATGGACGTCGGGATGCCCCGAGAGTTCATTCACCTTCGGTACAAGGACCTGCTCGAGGAGGCGAGGAAGAACCTACCGCCTCCACCGGACCCCACGCGCTCTGGGGTCTTTGACATCGAGCCCATAAGCGAGGGGTTCCTTGGGTTGTTTGACGGGTACGACCTGCAGGACCTGCTCAGCCACGGGTTCCGCCAGGACACGATCCTCCACTTCGAAGTCGGGTACGACAAATGGCACAGTCGGTACACGTACCCCATCAGAGACTTGAAGGGCGACCTGGTCGGTATCAGCGGACGGTCTCTAGACAACTCATGGCCGAAGTACAAGATCTACGACAAGGAGTTCGAGACGTGGGGACTGCCACCGCGCCTGAACTGGGACAAGCGGAAGGTCCTGTACAACGGCAATGACGTGTACCCGCTGTTTATCAACGTGTACCCCACAGACGCGCCAATCGTGGTGGTTGAGGGGTTCAAAGCGTGCATGTGGGTGTGGCAGGCGGGGATAAGGAACGTGGTAGCCCTGCTGGGCTCTTACCTGAGCTGGGAGCAGGAGTGGATACTGAACCGCATAGGTTCCAACATCTGCCTGTTCCTAGACAACAACTTCGCCGGTATTAAGGGAACGATGTACGCCGGCAACAAGCTTATGAACCGTGGTGCGCGGGTGGTGGGGTATCCAGATCGCCTAAAGAACGACGAGGATGCACAGCCAGATTCGTGCACGGCGGAAGAAGTGCTTGAACAAGTGCGGCTAGCGCCGCTATACGAAGAGTGGCTGCGATGTGCAGTCTGTTGAAAGGAATGACATGTCATTCGAGAAGGACAACAGCAACCTACGAAGAGTAGCCCCGTTCGGGGCTGAGATGGGCCAGCGTGAGCGGGTCCTGCAGGACAAGATCAAGAGCAACCGAGAGACCAGCGGTGGCAACCGCCCGCACTGGAAGAAGGAGCTGAAGCTCCCGAAGGACCATGCCCGGTGGCTACGCCTGATCCCAGGTGAGTACGTGGTGAGCGTCACGGAGGACAACGAGACCACGTTCGAGACGGCGGTGCAGTACATCACCTTCATCGAGCACTTCCACGGTGGTCTGGAACGAAGCGCCATCTGCAGCGGAGGAACGCTTCACCGAAACAAGAACCTCCGAGAGCCGTGCCACGGATGCGACATCTTCTGGGAGGACTTCACGGCAAACCGCGACGTACCCAAGAACGATCGGAAGAGCCGAATCTCCAAGTCGGAGAAGATGGTGTTCACAGCGTTCGATTACGGGTTGTGGATCAACCTCCCAGAACGGGGCAGCGACGGAAAGGAGTACAAGAGCTGGGTGCCGGTTCCAATGGGTGACCCACGAACGGCACAGTTCGAGCACAAGTACGGGCACCTGATCCCCCTCGTGCTGTCCTCCAAGTTCTTCTGGTCTCTCTACGACTACAAGGTCAAGACCATCCAGAACGACTGCAGAACCTGCGGGGCCATGGGGTCCATTCGCAGCCTCGCCAAGCTGTGCTCACGCTGCGAAAGCGTCATCTACGACCCCAACACTTCCGCCCTGACGCAGGAACAACGAGAGCGCCTGGAGAAACAACCGTGCGCCGTGTGCGGGTCTGGACCGCTGGAGCGCAAAGAGCTGGTGCAGTGCAGCAACTGCTCTCCACATGGGTATCAGGCCGAGCGCGCCAGCGTCTTCGATGTCGACCTGGAGCTCAGCTCAAGCGGCACCAAGGAGCAACCGGTGCTGATGATCTCCAACCGCTCTGGGCCACGCCCAATCCAAGTGAGCGACCCGGAGCTGCTCAAGGGAATCGCGCCACTGCCGCTGGACAAGATGTACGGTCCAACGTCCATCCAAGAGCAGGCCAAGCTGTGGAAGATCAACAGCGCAGGTCCGCAACAGCCTGGGCAACCGTACGTACCGCAGCAACCTCAGCAGCAGTTCGTCCCCCAGCAACAGTTCACTCCACCGCAGCCAATGGGAATGCAGCAGCCTATGGGCATGCAACCGACGCCGGTCGGTGCCCCGGCTAACTTCCCAGGGGGACCGCAGTTCGTACCCCAGCAGCTCACAACTCAGTTCCCGCAGCAGCAGTTCCCGCAGCAAGTGCCCCAACAGCCGGCACAGCCACAGCTACCGATGCTCCCCGGTCTACCGGGGATGCCCCCGCGGTAGCGAACGGAAGCTCACGCCCCTGGTCCTGTAACAAGGGCCGGGGCGCGTGTGCGCCCATCACCCATCAATAGGTCACGTTCACCTATGGCCTGGAACATCGAACTACCAGATACCAAGTTTTTCATCGGTCCTACGGGCAACCGGTACAAGCAAGCAGACCAACAACTAGTCAAGCAAGCTGGAAGCGCAGAGTTCCAGAACCTGGTGAATGAGCTGTCCGACCAGAAGGTGATCGGCATCGATACCGAAACGACGGGATTGATCAGCTGGAAGGACGTGCCGCTGTACTGGTCCGTAGCTTGGGGGCAGTCCCGAGCCACCCTGCGCAGCGATACCCTCGACTGCTTTACTCACCTATTTGCCAGAGAGGACGTCACATGGGTATTCGCCAACGCGAAGTACGACATGCACATCCTTGCGAACTTTGGCATATACCTTCGCGGCAAGTGCGTAGACACCCAGGTGATGCACGCCCTGTTGTACGAAGACCGGCAGCACAAGCTGAAGATGATGGCAGACCATCTATTCGGCTGGAGCTGGGCTAGCTTCGAAGACGCGTTTGGCAAGATAGGAACCAGGCTGGGCGAAGAAAGAACGGAGCTTCTACGAGAAGCTTGTGACCACATGGGCCCCTGCCCATACGGAATAGATAGCAACCGCCTGTCTACTCCGTGGGACCTTATTCGAATAGCTGAGTGGCACAACCTGGCGCTGCTCATCGAGTATGCGGCCAACGACGCCTGGGGAACCCTCCTGTGCTACATAGAGCTCAAGCGGCAGCTGGAAGCAGCTGGAACCCACTCGTTGTACCCGCAGTACATCTCGACGGTGTGGGACTACTTCGACAAGGTGGAGAAGCCGTACACCAAGGTGCTGTGGAAGGCAGAACGGCGCGGCGTGCTCCTAGACCAGCAGCGGCTGGCTAACGCGGCTCCTGAAGCCAAGGAAACGATAGGCAGGATAGAGCGCGACATCGTCCACGCCGCTGGAAGAATGATCAACCCGGCTAGCCCAAAGCAGCTCAGGGAGTACTTCATCGACCAGGAGAAGCTCGCGCCGGTGAAGATGAGCAAGGGCGGAAAGACCGGCGTACGACAAGCGAGCGTGGATAAGGACTTCCTCGAGAAGTACAAGAACGACCATCCGGTAGCCTCCCTGATCTTGGAGCACCGGCGCTACGCGAAGCTGTACGGAACCTACATTGAAGGGCTCAGCTCCATCCTTGACCCATGGGGACGGATACACACGCACTTCAACCAGGATGTCGCACGAACTGGGCGCCTCAGCAGCTCAGACCCAAACCTGCAGAACATCCCGCGCCCAGAGAACGACCACTGGAACCTGCGAGCTGGGTTCATCACACTGCCTGGGTGGAAGATAATCGCCGCTGACTACAGCCAGCTGGAGATGAGGCTGCTGGCTGCTGCCTCGTGCGCAAAGGGAATGATCGACGTGTTCTTACGCAACTGGGACATCCATTGCGGGAACGCGGCCCTGATGTACGACATCGAGTACACGGACATCGTCGCCGGCAACGAGCTCAAGAAGAAGATTGCGGACATGCCCGAGCAGGACTTGATCCAGAAGGCTGAGGAGATCTCCCCCGGCATCCTGGGTCGCTGCGCCGGTGACATCAAGTACTACCTGAAGTACTGCGCCGCCTGCCGCTCGGACGCCAAGAACATCGGCTTCGGACTCAACTACGGGATGGGCCCTAATAAGCTGGCGAACGACCTTGGGTGCTCCGTGAAGGATGCCCAGCTCAAGATCCGAACCTACAAGGACACGTACCCAGCCGTTGAGAACTTCATGAAAGAGGCGGTCGAAGAAGCCCGTCAGTACGGGTACTCGTTCACCATCCTCGGTAGGCGCAGAAGCCTGCCCATGATCTTGTCGTCCAGAAAGGACGAAAAGGCTCTTGGAGAACGGTTGGCTGTGAACACACAAATCCAGGGCTCAGCTGCGGACACATGCAAGATGGCTCAGCTGCAGCTGGACTGGTACGACATCGAATCGAAGTACAACTGCTTCGCTGTCCTGCAAGTACACGACGAGCTGGTCTTCGAGGTTCCAGAAGAGCCGGCAGAGCTGGCAAAGCGCGACATCGAGGAACTCATGGCGCACCCGTTCTGGACAGACCTGCGCGTTCCGCTCATCGCGGAAGCGGGCATCGGCAACAACTGGGCCGAGGCCAAGTAGCCATGAGAGGCAAAAAGAAGTGCGACAAGATGATGCTGGACCTACGCGTGGCTCAGCAGATACCAGCGTTCCGCCGGTCCACGATAGCGAGGCTAACCCGTGAGTTCTTGGAGCAGATAGCCGAAGCCATCGCGGACGGAGAAGAGGTGCACCTGCCCGCCCTGGGGAGCCTCAAGATGATCGAGCAGCGCATGGACTACGAAACGACGCTGGTTCAGGGGACGTTCAAGAAGGGAGAGAACGGGGGCAAAAGAAGGGTGAGAGTCCAACGCCAACTTAGGGTATGCTTCGCGAAGAACGTCAGCCTGACCAAGCGGCTGAAGGAGAAGCACAATGTCAATGGATAAGTTCGGCGTGGATGAGGGCGAGACCAGCAAAGAGAACGTCAAGCAGGCGAGCAACGGATGCCCAGCGTGTGGCTCCGAACTCGAGAAGCACGGTCAGGTATTGGTCTGTCCCGTGCACGGAACCCAACCGTTCGAGGAGAACAAGAACCCGTGGCATCCAAGAAAGTAGCGAAGAAGGCCGCCAACAAGGAACCCAAGAAGGAACCCAAGAAGGACGAGAAGGAAGACAAGAAGCCGAAGAGAGCGCCTGTAACGATGCAGGCGCCCACGGCTACCCCAGAACTGGCCATCAGCAAGGTACAGGCTGTCACCAATAAAGAGGACGCAGAGCGCGCCAAGAAGCTGGCTGCGCTGGTCAACGCGTCTGGTGGCAGGCTGGTTACCGCCAGCAGCCTGGACAACAACTACACGCTCAGGCGCCCAACAGGCATACCTGGGATGGACATCGCTCTGGGAGGTGGGTTCCCAGCCGGTGGCGCCTGCATGATCTCCGGACCCTACAACGCCTGCAAGAGCTGGCTGCTGTTCCGAACCATGGCCATGCAGCAGCAGCTATTTGGACAGTCCACCATGATCGCCCTCCACGTGGCGGAGACTCAGATACCCTACGACCAGATGCTGCAGGCGGGCATGAAGGTGTCCCTTCCTGATGGCGTCATCCGACGATACATGCAGAGGGACATGGAGCTGGGTCTTCCACGGTGGAGCAACGAGAAGATCGCCTTCCTGAAGCAGCAAGTAGGAACGATTCACATCATCCAGGGAGGAACCGGAGAACAAGTCCTTCAGTCCGTGCTGGAGTGCGTGGACTCTGGGGTGTTCAACATCATCGGCGTCGACTCCGTCACGTCCCTGGAGCCGATGCGCGATGCGGACAAGGAGATGAGCGAGGAGGACGCTAGAGCGGCCCGCGCCATCATGATGGGGAAGTTCTGGGTGAAGTACGTTCCCAGAGTGAACTCCGGACAGAACTACACCACCCTGCTGTTCACACAACAAGTTCGGCAAAACGACTCCCAGTACGGGCGCGAGTTCAAGACCACGGGCGGGAAGGCGACCGAGCACTTCAAGCTCATCGACCTGGTCATGATGTCCGGCAAGCAGCTGAAGAGGACGATCCGTGGTCAGGACTACACCGTGGGGAAGAAGATCATGTTCGAGACCGCCAAGGGCAAAGCCGGCACCCACGACCACATGAAGGGGGAGTTCGAGTACTACTACTCGGAGTTCATGACCGGCAACGTGGACGTGCACAGCGAGCTGATCTTGCACGCCTCACAGTACGGTCTGCTGGCCAGAACCAGCAAAGACGTCCACCTGGTCAACGCCATGACCGGGGAGCCCGTACCAGGAATGATGGCACCCGATGAAATGTCCCTACGCGAGTGCCTAGCCGTCGACTTCGACTTCGAGCTCGACTTCAGACGCCACGTCATGGCCGCCGCAGGGGTTCGATGTTTGTATCGCTGAACGTGCTCGTAGAACGCTGGGAGGCTGGCGTATTCGTCAGAGCAACCGACGACAGGGGGTTTACCGGATGCGTCGAGGTGAGTGTACCTGCCCACGTCGGTGAAAGCGCCCTCTACCATCTTGTGATGGAGCCTCCCTACGAGAATAAGGTCGACAGAGCCAGCCCAAAAAGGCGCGTGCAGGTATCCCGGCGTCAAGAAGAGTCACTGGCGAAATCCCACGGCGGAGTGAGGCATAGAGGAAGTGGGAACCAATCCGGGTACGCCGGCGATGTGCGAGCCGATGGTAGGTACAGGATTGAAGCCAAGTACACCACGCACAAGAGTTACAGCGTCACGAGGTCGGACCTGAACAAGATCCGGTCTGAGTGCGCACTCGGGGAAGACCCGGTGTTCGCAATCGACTTCAAGGAACCAAGCACGCTACGGACTGAAGACTCTTGGGTCCTCGTTCCGCGAAGCGTATGGGAGAAGCATGTCCGCACTTCTGACGATACCTGACCTGCAAGGCAACTGGCAGCACCACCTAGACACCATCAAGCTACTGGGCGTCTGGTTCGACGACCTGAAGCGCTACGAGAACACCGACGTCAGCTTCAATGTGTTCATCCCAAGCGAGAGGACCCGAGAGCCGGGGGTGCACGCATCCGAGGTGTCCGGGTGCATGCGCCGCTTCGTGTATGCGCTGTCGGGGTTCGAACGCAAGCTCCTCCCGAGCCAGGTCGACGTGAACATGAAGCGCCGGTTCAGCATCGGGCACGTCATCCATGCCATGACCCAAGCTGAGCTCACCCGAATGGTGATGATGTTCGGGAACGGGTACGTGGAGTTCATCGATGAGGTAAAGATTGACCCGTCCACCAACGAGTTCACCAGGACCTACATGGTCTACTCGCACTCCGATGGGTTGTTCACCTTCTTCGACGCCAACTTCAACCCTGTAATCCGCCTCATCCTGGAGATCAAGACCGAGAGCGACAAGGAGTTCGAGAAGCTGACGGCACCACGGCAGAGCCACATAGAGCAGGCGCACATCTACATGCGCTCGCTAAATGCTCCTGTGACGTGGTTCCTCTACTACAACAAGAGCTCCTCGCTGTGGACTCCACCAGCAGCCCCATGGCTAATCACCTACGACAGGAAGCTGGAAGCTCAGCTCGAGAACCGGATTCAAGCGGGGTACAAGATGGCCTACGAGCACTCCCTGCCACAGGCCGAAGAGGGGTTCTCATGCGGGTGGTGCCCCTTCGCCTACGACTGCAAGCCAACCTACCTGGCTACCATGGGTAGGAAATCAACCCGCCCAGGACGGCTGTGATGAACGGAGATGAAGGACTGCAGTTTTCTGGAGACCCAGGGCTCAGTGAGCAACGAGCCACTGAGATACATAGCTACTGGGACAACTACGACCAGCTACTGATGTGCATGGACGCCATGGGCTTCCCGCACATGTCAACGCCACCAATCCCAAGGCCCATCCTCACAGAGAGCGACTACCTGAACATCGAGGGTGAGGAGTACGCAAGAACCTCCTTCAGGGTGAGTCGCTGGCTAGAGTACGCGGGCGTCCGGCTGTCCGAGATGAGGGGGCGTCTTCAATGCGTACAGAATGAGCTGGCGGACCTTACGGTGGAGCACATGAACGAACTTCGCCGGCACTACAAGTCCATGCAGGAAAAGAAGCCTGCGGAGGCCGAGCTGAAGGAGACGGTGAAGCTGCTCCCCAACTACAAGGCGCTTAAGGTAGCGGAGCAGAACCTGGAGGCGGCCATCGAGCGCATCGAAGTCGAGGTAAAGGCGTTCGAAAAGTACGGGGCTGGGCTCTCCCGCCAGCTCACGATGCGCGGACAGGAGATAGACCTGGGAGGCAAGGGATCTAGGGTGGTCAGGGGCCAGCGGTTGTGATACGAGCTCATCTGCCTGGGCTTCCTCCCTCGGTGAACCACTGCTACTTCCAGAAGGGAAAGTTGCGGACGCTCACCAGTGCAGGGAGAAAGTACAAGGTGGAGGCCAAGTCGTACCTGGCCCAGAACCACCAAGGCTTCCTCTCCTTCTTCAAGAAGAACAAGCCCTACGCGGTGGTGCTCCGGTTGAACGTAAACCGCAGCTCAATGTTGTGGGGAGGATGGCCAAAAACAGCAGAGAACAGGTATAAGGCTTTCGACGTCACCAACTACACCAAGATAGTGGAAGACGCGATAGTTGACGCTTGCGGCCACGACGACAGGCAGCACTTTTACGTGTCTGTGTTCAAGCAGGCCATCCCCGACCAGAGCGAGGAAAGCGTTGACATATGGGCTTTTGACCTAGACTCAGAGGAAGGTCCATTGAGTGAGTACTTCGACAACGCGTGATGAGAGATACAACCTCATTGCCGCCCTCAACAGAACAGAGCTCTTGCAGTGCGTACATAGCCTCGGTATTGAGGTACATCCAGGAGCGCCTGTAGACCTACTGCAAGAAGTTCTTCTAGACCGAATCGACCCAGCGTCCTGCGGCATAGACGGAAACCCGATCAACGCCTGGAGACGTGGGCTCATCACCTTCATCGGTGACCACTGGATGCAGCTGCGCCCGCAGATCAAGTGTCCGGCGCAACACCTCCGTTCCACTGACCCCAAGCTCGCTAACCCCCGTCCGTGTTTTGGTTGCACGGACATGAAGGTCCTTTCCTGTATCCACAACCAAACGCCACGAGCAACCCAGCTAATCACTGAGAGGAAGCAATGAACGCAGTATCACTCGACCCCAACACCATCCCGCTCGACTACAACTTCATCCTCACCCAGATGAACCCTCCGCAGCGGTTCCGCATCATGATGCAGTGCAACGGGTTCGCTGCCGCAGGTGACGAGGGAAAGTCCGCCTTCAGCAAGAGCCCAGACGCGGACCAGGCAACGGCGCTGTTGGCGGCACTCACCGCGTTCCGCAGCGGCAACCAGCCGCCCATGATGCAGCAGCCGCAGCAGCAGATGCCGATGCAACAGCCCATGCAGCAGATGCCCCAGCAGATCCCGGGGATGCCGCCGCAGATGGGGATGGCGATGCAGCCGCCTGCCGGAATGCCCCAGCAGATGGGGATGCCCATGATGCAGCCCCAGCAACCCATGCAGCCGCAGCCCACGCACATGCAGCAGCCGATGCAGCAGCCCATGCCGGGCATGCCCGGGATGCCCATGGGTGGTGGCCAACCGCAGCAGCAGCGAGGACCACAGCCGCTTCCTGGGCTCCCTCAAGCCATCCCAGGTATCCAGGGAAACCCCACTGCGCCTCCCACGATGCCCGGAATCCCCGGCCAGCCAGCGCCTGGGCAGACGCCGCCGGCTCAGGGCACGTCCATGAAGGAGATCTTGGAGACGCAGCTTCGCCTCGCCGCAGGCATCGAGGAGCTCAGCAAGACGCTCATGGGCGTGCTGTCGGCCCTGTCCTCCAAGAGCGACGACGGGTCGCAGAAGATGACGTTCGCGCTGCTGCTCACCCTCACGGAGTTCATCACGAAGTGGGATAGGAGCCAGCTCTCCCAGTACCTCGCCTCGTTCATGCAGTCCGGCCTCGTCGACAGCTTCACCGCCGAGGTCAACAAGCAGCAGGGAAAAGGCTGACCAAGATCTGGCCAGGCTGCGTTCTCCCCAAGGCGGAGGACGTGGTGGAGGTCGACGACAGGCTGCCCGCCTACACGCAGCTACAACAGCTGGGTCTTCAACGTGTGCAGGGCTGTGACGCAGAAACGGCCGTCAGACAACTGGCGGCCGCTTCTGTGGGGGACCCGTAGGGTCCTCCTTCTAGCCCCACTTCCTAGAAGTCGGCATGGCACTCCCCATCGCCGTTCTCACCTTCCGCGATGCACGGTCGAGTAAGAAGGCGGACCTGCAGGTCGTCCACCTTCTTCATGTAAGCCTCCACCGCCTTTTTGAGCTCCGCTGTCTCTCTAAGGCCATTGAGTGCAATGTCGTGCAAGGCGTCAAGCCTCTTCCCAATGTCCGACAAGGTGATGGGCCTATCCCCTGGTAAATCGTTCTCAGCGCTTGATCGGTCGCTCATAAAGTCTCCTGGACGAAAGAAGCGGTTACTTCACAGCGTCAACGATCACAGCCCCCGAGATTATCAGCGCCGAGGCTCCAGCAGCCCCCACCACGACGCTGAACGCCCTGGTCTTGTACCAGGGTGGATTGCGCATCTCCTCTTGCAGCTTCGTGTTCCGCTCCTCAGAGGCCAGCAGTCGGGAACGAAGGTCTTCCTCCACCCGGTCGCTGGCTTCCTTCTCGAGCTCCGCCTTGCGATCCCTGTACTGGTACTCGATGGTGCAGATGCGCCGCTGCAGCAGCAAGTCCTCCTCCCCCTTCAGCTGGTACTGCTCCAGCCAGTTCGCCCACCGCAAGGCTGTCTCCTGGCTGAACAACTGGCCGTCGTACGGCGCCTTCTCCCCCTCTGCCACCGACGTGATCTTGTCGTCCCCAGGCGGTATGGACTGAACCTCGCGGCTGGGCACTGCCACGGGCTCCTCCGCCAAAGCCTGCACCGGGATGAGCATGAGGATTGCGAGCAACCATTTCATAGTGACTCCTGAACCGCTTGTACGAACCCCACCCACGCAGCCTTCTTCATCTGCTCCTTCGGCTCCTTGCCCAGCATCGCCTTCATCATCTCGATGCTCATCACGAGCAGACGCCCAAAGTACTTGCGCGGGATGTGCGCGGCGTAGGCAGCTACGGCATCCTCGCGCTTCGGGAAGCCAACGAACACCTTATACTCGTCGAAGCTCCCATCTTCCTTGCGCTGCACCGCCCAGTAGGTCTGCGTGGCTTTCTTGCTCGGGCCGATGAACACATCAAGGCCATCGTGGTCCCCACCCAGCGTCTTCGGGATGAACCCGTAGTCGTACTGGTACGTCCGGCGCCAAGACTTCCCCTTGGAGTCCTGGCCGAACATGACGAACCCCTTCGGCCTATCGACCTTGATCTTGATGCCCTGGAAGTCCGCTTCGAACTTCACGGTGTCAGGGCTGGTTGGCTTCCCGTTGTAGAAGCCACCCAAGATCTTGGCCTGCTTCACCAACAGCGCAGCCGTATCACGCTCGGTCACATCCCAAGACTACCAGATTGCGCGTATCTAGGGCAACGTTGACTTCACTGCAGCGTCGTACCACCGCTCGATGGAACGACGAAACGGCCACATCCATCCGTACTGCGACGAGGTGAAGTAGTCGACCATCTGCTCGCGGTACGCCGGCGTGAAGGAGTTGCTGCCGAAGTAGACGTAACGCGCCCTGATGCTCTCTTCATACGCCTGCTTCTCCAAGTAGGCCCGTCCCACGCCAGCCCAAACGGAAGTGGGAACAGCAGGTAAATGACGGCGTAGAGAAACATGCCGTACTTCTCCTGCTGACGCAGGTGCACCAACTCGTGTCGAAGGATGGAGGCCCTAGTCAGGGCGTTCCATCCGGTCCAGTCATCTGGGACCCAAATCATTCTGCCGATGGTGGTGACGAAGTCCTCCATGAACCCGCGGTTGAAGAACAGCAGCACGGACAAGATCCGCATGAACCAACTGCTGCCCTTCGGCAGGATACGGACAGCTGGGAACTCGTTGTGGATCATGTGAACCACGCGAAGGTATTCATCCTCCACGTGCACGCTTCCCCACTTCCAGCAGGTGCTTGTTCAGCTTATCCGGGTTCTTGACCAGCTTCTCTGCGTCGTCCTTCATATCGTCGACCTGCTCGTCTATCGACTCCTTGTGGTCCGACACGGCCTCCACCAGTTCGTCGTCTCGGTCCTCCTTGAGCTCCTCCAGCTTGTCCTCGAGCTCAGCAGAAACCTTGTCCTTGACCTTGTCCGCGCCATGGAGCTGCGTGTCGACCACCACCAGCTCCTTCGGCTTGCGGCTCCAACCGAGAAGGAGCAGCAAGATCCCCACAGGGAACACCACCCACATCCAGTTTTTCACTAGCCACGGTTTGGCCTTGCTAGACCACCACAGACTGACGACCACCCAGGCAGGCATTGTCACTCCTTCGGAGGAACGGACAGGACGGAGGCGTCCGACCCAGCCTCTTCCTTCACTCCCAGGATACCTGGAATAGCCTTCTTCACGCCCTTGTAGACCGTAGCGCTGAACGTGGCCACCAACACGGCCATGCAAAGACGTCCCATGTAGGTCTTGGCGTCACCGAAGATGTACTCGCTATGCGCAAGCGCAAACAGCGCCGCGCAAATGTATGGCAGCATGTACAGGAAGAACTCATTGTACCACCGGGCAAACCCATTGTTGTACACGGTGGTCCTGGAGGACACACCGTCCTGCTTAACCGTCCGCTCCTCCTTCACCAGCACGGGAGCGGCAAGCTCGATTGCACGGCGAAGAAGCACCGTGCACACGTAGGTCATGATCGCCAGCGCGACCAGTCCGAGCAGGTTGATTCCTTCTAGTAGCTTATCCATTGTCACTGCCTTCCTAGAACCATGGCACCCATGACAAAGTTGCCAGCGTAGGCATCCATGTCGTGAAGAGCGCCAGCGGTGCTTGAAGATGAAAAAGTCATCGTGTTCACACCTGATGCAGATAGCCTCAAGGTGTAAGGAGTGCCATCGCTAAGGTTGTTGAAGGTGCCAGCCCCCACAAACTCTGCTGAGGAACTGAACCCCGTATGAAAGGTGATCAACCCCAGCGTTGCGCTCGTTCTGGTGATTGAATCGATGTTGAAGCCTTTGAAGGAGGTCACCGACCAGGCGCCACCAGACCCACCGGCTATGTTTGCCTTCACCCACGCCTTGACGATGTTGTCTCCGTACAACGTATTGGGCGTTGGAACCAAAGTCTCATCCGTGGTGATGCCACGCATGATGAGGCTGATGATCCCCGCGTTGGACAAGACCAGGCGCCCAAGAGCGTCCGCAAGCCCTCCCGACACGGACCAAGCGATATCCACCCAGTCGCTGGACGTGTCGATCTGCATCGACCGTCCGAACGACGTCCCCACATCCGCTCTGAACGCGGGGTGCCCAGAAGCGGCACCTTGGTCGGCCACCCAAGTGGTGCCGTTCCATGCGGCGTTGTAAGTGTAGACGAGGGCGTAGTCGGGGTCGATGTAGATGCGATGCTTCTTCCCAGTACCGGTGGTGCCGATACCAGTTTCGTACAGCTTGTAGTAGGTGGAGGCGCTCGAAAACCGCTGCGTCTTGCAATCACTGTCAGGGTTAGTGGCGTGATTGATGTAGTTCCTGGTCTTCATGGTTTCCTCAGTAGTCCGTCCTCTTCATGAGGAACCTGTAAGTACCATTGATGAGCATCGACTTACCCTCCCACATGTATGTGGCGCCTGCCACCTGGTCGACGATGCTCCCATCGTTCCCGCTGAACATGAACACCCCAGAGCCGCCGTCCCAATCCATGTCGATGGTGCACGCAGCTACCGTGTGTACCACCACAGTGATGTGATGGCCTTCTAACGCCAGTGGGTTGGCCATCAGGATGCTGATCTGAGACGTCCCTACGCCTGTGACGTTGAAGCGGAAGGCGCTACTGGACTTGGTGTTGAACACCGGGTCGTAGTTGGCGGTCCCTGTTGTTGGCGTTGCGATGTCCTGACCCAACACCGGGTCCACATGCGGAGCGTACATGTAGGTCGCGTACGCGCCCCCATCACCGCGCAGGCTCCCGCCCAGCGTGACGGTTCCGTCTTCTTCATCCTGCGCGCCCCAAGCCAACGCGGACGCGGTATCTTCATCCGCAAAGCCGCTGGATACACGAGTGCGGCTGGAAGAGATGAATAGCGCAGGACCTGTTCCTCCCACGTCGGTGCCGCCGCCAGACACTGGAAGAGCAGCGTGTATGAGACGCCCGTCCTGGTCGATGCGAAACGATGCGTGGAACAGCTCGACGGTTGCAACCTCATCTGGGGTGGTGAAGTAACCACCAGAACCCGTAACTGGCGTGACAGAGGCTACTTGGTTGTCGACGAACCCAACGATGTAGTACAGCTGCTTGTCGCCGTTTGCACGCGTGACGAGTAACAGGTCGTGGCCCCGAACGATGGAGGTACGGTCGAAGCCAGATACGTTCTTCCTCCAGTAATGCGAGGGGTAGCTGAACAACGACACGCGGGACGCGCCCAGCCCACCCGGGTTAAGCCTGACCGGAGCTCCCACCGGCACTCGGGTGAGCGTCAAGCCGACGCCGGAGATGTCGTCGCTAGACACGTTCCTACGCATCAAAGATGCGAAGCTGGCGTAGCCGTCCGGGTTACCAGTCTCACCACCAAGAGCCCTGGTTGTCGTGGACAAGAACCCGATGGCGCCCTTCCTGCTGCTGGCGGAGCCCACCAACGTTGCCGGCCTAGATGCCTTGAACAGTGCAAGGAAGGGGTCTGGCCTCGCGACGGCCGTGTAGTCCATGTCCGGCTCGATGACCTCGAGCGCCTGGCCATCCCGTAGAATCTGCGCTCCGTTCCCCGCTGTATCCGGCAGTGCACCAGCTGCTGGAAGAGAGGCACGCCGGTACTTCTCATCGAGCCCGTGCACGGAATGAAGGGCGTTGCGCCCCGACATCCCAAGCATGAGCATCACCCACGCCACCCAGTCTGAGGGCGATAGCTCGGCGATCTTCGCCAAGCTACTGCGACCGTACCACCACAGTCTCCACGGAGTGTTAGCGGGAAGTGTGCCACTCAGCCGAATGATGGGGTTGGTGATGAACCCCTGCCTGAACTGAACCGTGAGCGCAGGCAGCTCGATGGAAGCGACGGTGAGAACGTTACCTCCAGCATCCCTGAGAGCTCTGCCCGTGCTTGGGGAGATGAGGGTGATCAACCCATCCACAGTCAGCGCAGCCCAATCTGCAGCTGAACCAGTCCAAACATCACCTACCAGCGAGATGGTGGTAATCCCCACCCCTGACACCCCATCGGTGTACGTGGGGGCTGGGATGTTTGAGCGCTGAATGTTGTCCAGCACGTCTGTGTTCTGCGCCAGAGCCCCCAGGCCACGATTCACCGCCTGCGACAGACCCTGCTCACCAAAGGCTACTAGAAGCGTTCCCGCATTCGGGGCGCCTACCTTCGCGCCGCCGACGATGGCGCTTCCGTCACCCCCGCCCACACCGCCGGAAGTGACGTTAATGCGCCCGTAGGTGATGCCCCCGATGGCACCAGGAAAGGCACCCCCAAGAAGGCCGTAGGTTGGGTCTACATAGCGGTAAAACGGCATGGGTGCTCCTAGAAGCTGAACGTCCAGCTCACCTCAAGCTCAACCGCCGAGGTCTTGCTGAGAGTGTCGAATGTATCGTACGCGATCAGGGTGTTGTCGTAGATTTGAGGGTCCGCGGCGTCAGTGAACAACCCTATCTCCGACAGTGGTACCGACGTGAATATACCGTAGCTCACCTCTGTCGACTGAAACAGCCGAAGGAACGTGGTGCTTCTACTGGTCGGAAAGGTGGCCGGTGCCTGAATCTGCTCTATCCACCGGTCCCCCGCAATGCCCGGGGTTGCTGCCATCGACCCCGTAACACGAACCGGCCGCTCCAGCCGAGCCACCGTGGGCTCCACGTCGGTCTGGGCGTTAGTCCCCGGGTAGATCGTGACCAGCGGGGCCGCGTTCGCCTTGATGAGCGCTAGCTGCTGGCTGCCGCCGATGCCCACCCCCATGTACCGCACACGGTCATTCCTGTACACCGTGTCAGGTCCGAACGACCTGTACGCGATCAGCTCAGCAAGCCACTCGCGGCCCAAGTCGACGAAGATGTTGTGGCCGTCACGACGTTCCACGATCTTACCGCGCTCCCGCGCGACGATGTGGATGTTCTGCTTGACCTCAATGGTGTCGACTACTTTCATGGGGCAACCTTCACGAGCCAGATGAACTCTACTTCGCTGTCGACGTCCAGAAGAAGTGTAGCAAAGTTCACGTAAGCGACCAACGGCTGGTATGGCTGAGTGACCGTAACATCCCCAAGATGAAGGCCAGCCTCACTAATCGGCATCATCGTGTACGACCCGAACACGTACTGACCCGCGGTGGCGTCCACGAAGAAGTGCACGGCTATCCCCCTCCTGGAAGACAGCTGCGTGATGTACAAGTCCGGCGGCTGTATGTACCACGTCGACGTGCCAGACAAAATGGCGTCGGGGTAATCCTCCTCCACCCCAGACACACGTGCCGGCATCTCCAGCGTGGACACAGCAGGCACGCTCCCGTCACCAGCAGCTTCCAGGTCCAGGTGCGTGTAGGTGCCCCCCGTGGTTGCCCGCGGGTCGTAACCAGGGGTGTGTGTGGAATCCACGGCTGGTAGGATCATGTCTCGGCTCTGCGCGTTGCTCCCGATGCCGAGCGACGCGTACTTCAACCGCCGCGTCTCCGAGACCGACGTGACGATGTCCCTCAAGAACTGGCGACCATGATTCGACCAGCTGTTGTGGGCCTCTCGAACCTCAACGAGCTTCCCCCGCCTTCTGTGCTTGATGAAGACGTTGTTCATCCGACAAGCTCCAAGTACCCGCAGTACGTGTCCGCTGGCAGCAAAAGAGGAGCTGGCGTGGGGTCGGGGTTCGGTCCACCCGCTGGGTAGTCAGCCTCTCCCATATCGAAGTACCACACAGCGGCGGAGATCAGGACGTACCCCGTGATAGAAGACCAGTCTGGGGTTTTCACTCCCTGCCCTGGGGGTGAGCTCACCAAGATGTGCACAACGTCCCCAGGAGAAACGGGAACACCAGGCTCAGCGATGTACTCCGACTCCGCCTTTAGCACCTCAAGCGTGGACGTCTCCACCCCATTTATGGCCCACCCAACCGCGTAGGTGCGGTTCAGCTCGTCCACTGCCGGATCTGGATCTGGAGTAGCGTCGGTATCCCCATGGAACTGGACGAATATTCCCTGGAGGAACCCAGCCTCCACCACGTTCACGGCAGCTAGTACGACGCTCATACCTACCTCAATCAGTTGGGAACCGTCCACCGCGGGCGCCCACCGATATCAATCGTCTCCACGTAGGAGCACGTAGCGTGGCCATCGCCGCCCATGATGTAGAGCGTGCCATCGCCAAGTGTTGGCGAAAGCGCTCCAGTCCAAGAGGTGAGCACACCATTATTCTTGCGCCACACAATAGTGGAGTTAGCCGCCCCACCACACTCGAAGTAGATGTCGAGCACATCATCATCCGTCCAGTTGATGGCCACAAGAGGACCGTCGTTCATACCGCCCACGCGCAAGAGGATGGTTCCTGATACTGGCTGGAAAAGGCAATAGTTGTCGCCGTTCACATACCAGAAATACTGCGGGTTCGTCGAATGGTACATGTTGCGCGCGGCCATCGGGCGCAGTCGGTACGCAAGCATCAGACGGCCGGCTACTAAGTACGTGGAGAGTGCATTGGGGAAAGCATGCGGCTCCACCACTCTGGTCTGCCCGGATGGGATTGGGCTGGTGGCGATTGCGGAATCATCCTCCACCTGGCAGAAGTCGACTAGCACATCGCGAACCCCAGCCCCCTTACCTCCCTCGGCAAGGCGATTTCGCCCATCAGCGCTGAGCAATGACAAGTTGACGCCACCTGCACTCGCCTTGGATATTCGTGTCCACGCAGTGGTTACTGTCTCACCAGCGCTTGTGGCTGCCTCTAGTGAGATCGTGTTCTCCCCAGTGCCAGAAGTATGGCGCTCGCATTGCGACGCCACAAATACTCCAGTTGCGGCTCCTGGGTCATAGTAGAAACGGCTGTAACCGCCGGAGTTGACCTGATATCTGGTGGCGTTCCCAGTGCCATCAGGTCCCACGATGCCACTAGGCGTGCAGCCTATTTCACTGCTTCCCACCAAGATGAGCCCACCGACGCTCGGGACCCCTCGCGACACAGGGTGAACGTTTGTTGATGCGTGCTCAATGAGCAGCGCTGGCGGGTCGTCAACCGCACGCCGACCTATGCGTGCGCGATTTTGCGGTACGTCAGTGACGAGGGCAGTTCCCGTCCAAACCGAACGGTTTGCAGCGACACCGGTGGTGACAACGATTCCACCAGAAAGTACCTCTGGTCCCACACCTGGAGTGAGAAGACGGAAGTCAATCCTGCGCGCCATGATGCCACTAGCTACATCGTGGAGCATGTCACCAATCATTGCGCATTTAACGAGATCTCCAGCCGCACCGAGATGGATGACGTCGCCGTAATACCCCGCCGCAAGTCCTCGACGATAGTTCCCCCAGTAGAGGTACGTGTCCAGCAACAAGCACCCCAAGGTGCGCGCTGCGACGTTGCGCGTCGCGGTNAACATGTTCAAGTCATAGGAGGGTGCGTTGTTCCCGAAGTGCGTGGTGGTCAAAATCACCGGAGCATTCGGGAACGCAGACCTGAACAGCCCTATGACCGTCTCTATCCAAAGCTCCTGTGTAGCTACCGCCTCATTCGGAGAGTTGGCGCCGAGCGCCCAGTAGAGCACCGGCTGCCCAGTGTCCGCGAAAGTCTGGAAGAACCCGCCGGGCTCAAACAGACTAGGCGGGAACAACACGTTGCTCGCATACCGTGCTCCAGTCACCCCGCCGACGGACCACTCGAGGAACACAACACCAGGACCGTTGCCCTCAATCCACGGCTGGTGATAGGCCACGATCTCATTATTTGTGGTGTCGGCGCTCGGCACCGCGATTAACTCTGCGTTCACCGTAGCGGAGCCGGCCCAGTTGAACGTGTCCGGGATTGCAGCATCTAGCGACACGTACCCAGAGCCGGTGAAGTCATAGGTGACCGGTGATTGGTAGTTCGGTGCGACAACCGGGTAACTAGCGTCCGCCGTTGAGCGCGCCACCATCAGCACACCCGGTTCTGTTGTAGGTGCAGCCGCGTGGCGATACGCTATGGTCCGCGCTCTAGCTGGCATCCCGACGAGGTTCGCCCACATCAACGGGAAGTCCACCGCCGCGTGCACGTGTGCGCTGATGCGAGCTGATATAGAGGTCCCGAGGATAAGGCCGCCCAGGAACTCCACCTCGTGGTCGCCAAGCGGGAACCATGTAACATCGCCACCGATGAGCGGAGACACAGCAGCCGCCAGGGGGGCCCCCACCGTGCTCAACTCAACGTTCTGCACGCCAGCATTGTCGTACCGAATCGATGCGCCGTACTGGATGGCACCGACCCATGGGACCTCGTAACAGCCCTGACAGAAGTACGGCACCCTCGCCGCGAGTAGCGAGTCACCAAGTCCAATCAACCGCACCAGGTCTGTAGGCGCTGTAAGAAGTTGCGCGATCTCCTGTGGGAATAGATAGTTGCTCTCACTTACAACAACGGGAGCAGCTACAGCGATCAGAGTCTTTACGCTATGCCCGATGTCAAAGCTCCAGATGGAGTCGAACAACATCGGGGTGGGAGCCGCGAACGTCTGACAGGTGACGGCTCGAAGTACATCGCTCGGGCACAAGTACCCAGCGGCATCGAACGCCCACAGCACGTTGGCGTCCGGAGGGCCGGGGTACACGGGCAAAGGGGTTGCGGGATCGTCATCAGCATCGAAGCGGTTGCGGTACCCGTTCGCCAAGTACGGGTCCGTGTTGCCCGGCGGGTCATATGCAGAGCCACCAGCCCACGGCTCGTCGAACATGTAGGCGGCGCCTAGACGCTGCCGGCAGATGGCGTCCTGCAGGTTGAGCGACACCCTGTACTCAATATCGTCCACCACATCGATCTCATCCCCATCCCCTGAAACCACATGGGTGACGATAGACTTCACGTCGGTGTAGACGGGCTTGATCTTATTGGTGAACCGCTGAGACTCCAGCAGCGACTCGAGGTCGAACACCTCGGTCGACACGCGAACCGCGAACGTGTGGTACTTCTGTACCTCGTAAAACGCCCCTTGGTTCAGTATCCCCTCAAACCAGTTGGGGGTGTTGACGTAGTCGATGACCTCCACGCCCTGCACTAGCGGGGCAAACTCAGCGACGGCATCCCCAAGCTTGTACGCGCTCCCAGTGCTGGGGTTCACCTCCAGCTCAAGAACCTTGGGGTACGTGTAGGAACGAACGATGCCTGGGTCCGTCTCGTCCCTGATGAGGATGCGCGAACGACGACTGAGAAACTCGCTCCGTATCTCAGCGATCGTCCCCGCCGACTCAGCGAATGGAAGACCCAACAAGATCTGATTCGCGATGCGTACATTCCTTACCGTGGGCCCGTTGTGCAACGCGTACCAGAGGCCGCGTACGGCAGACAGGTAGTCGACGGTACTTGGAACCTGATCACGCTCTACGCCGATGGGGATCCCAAAGTTGGCCTCAATGATCGGCTCGTTGTTTATGTAGGTGTACTCAGCCCACAAGCGGTCCGGTGGACGAGCTCCCTCCCAAACATCACCGTCATCCTGAGAAGCTCCACTCTGGAACCGGAGCGCGTTGTACCCCCGGAAGCGCTCGATGAAGTAGTCGACGTTGCGCCGCAAGGTCCGCTCGTCGTCCTCAACAACGATGAGCTCCTGCAGGGTCGGCACGTCTACAACAAGGTCATCTACAGGAAGATACCGACGACGGACCAACCGCGCCAGGCGAAGCACGCCATCCACAGGCATGTCCCGGTACAAGGACGCCGTATCAATCGCCAACCTACCGATGCTGGATTCGTTCGCGGCAAAGGCGGTTGTGGTGACCAACCCGCGCACCTGGAAGGTCTGCAGCTTATCCTCAGTCTCCTCAGCAGCTTCGAACTCCACGATGTCGCCGCGGAAGAACAGACCGTTGTAGAAGTTGAGGAACTCCGACGACACCCACCCAGGGAGAATCCACTCCTGGTAGCCAGCCAGTGCCGGGAGCGTCTCCTTCACAACGACGCGCTGGTCCTCGAACTCGTCCTGGTCGACGCTGAGGATGGACACCACGCGGTAAGCCACGTCCCCAATGACGATGAGGTCGTCCTCAACAATCCCAAGGTCCGTCAGCGGCCGGTCTACCTTGAACACGCGGTCACTGATGCGCAGGCCGCTAAGTCCCGTGGGGACATTGTTCACGCTCGGGTAAGTGAACAGGGGAGACGTCGAGTCACTGGTCAGCGTGAAGTAGAAGGGGGCATCGATCCGCACCTGCTGGAACGTGACACCGGTACGCTCGATCTTGAAGATGACGCCGGACTGCGCGCCGCCTACGAACGGGATGTCAACGGTTGCCTGCGTCACCCCCTGAAAGCCGGTGACCGTGTACGTGCCCACGGCCGGCCCGGACATGATGATGATCTTGTCCCCGGCGGTCACCCCTATGCTGAACAAGTTCACCGTTGGGTCGGTGGTGAACACAACATCCGTCAGGGGATTCCCGGTAGCGATGATCCTCCCGTGGTCTCCTCCCCACAGGACGTCGCTGGTGATGGCCTTTACAGTGAAAGCTGAGCTAACCTGCTCCTTCAGTCGGGTCTGAAGCTCTCGAGCTACCTGCGCCGCTTCTATGGACCCTGGGCTGCTTAAGGAGATCTCCACCGGGTCGCTCAACATCGGAGCCATCACGGTCACCGATGTTCCCGACACCACGGTGGAGACGAAGCGCTTAGAAAGCGCGCCTCCCCACAAGAACTTGATCTCCGTCATCTCCGGGACGGGCTCGGGGATCATCAAGTCGTAGTGAAGCCAGCGGCGCAGCGCTTGCCGCTGAATGTCCCGCAGGCTCTTCGAGTACTCCGACTGCCACAGCGTAAGAAGCTCCGTGGACGTGACCTGAGCTACTGCATCCCACAGTGTAGAGATGCGATCTCGGTCCTCCACGAGCTTCCAGAAGTCGAGCAGGCTGTCGAACACGAAGCTGGTGTCTACCGGGCACCCACGTGGCAACGGGGATTCCCGGACGTCGACTAGCACCCTACTCCGCTCAAGCCCCAACGGGGAGCTCCAGAGCGAGCCGTCGTACACGCGTAGATCGAACGTCCAGAACCCAACGACGTCTGGGTAGAACGTTGGCTTCGCCTCGTCGGCGTCCTTCAAGGCGGCGTTGCGCAACACCTTGAACTTGGTGTTCACCAGGTTGTCCGGTAGCTGCGTGTACTCTACCTCAACATTGAACGGGCTGACGTTGTTTACTGCCTTGATGGTGTGCCCAACGCCAGCAACCACCAATACATCGTTAACCAGAACAGGCTCTTGTACGTGCTCTTCACCTAAAGAGTTCGAGTAGAAGACCTTGGAGAACCCAGAAGGCACAACCTCCGGCTCTGTCCTTCCATCCCCGCCGGAGAAGATGAACAAACTGCTCAAGGGCGCGTCGATCAAGCGCCACTCGTACGTCAGCTCGGCTCCCTCTGGGTCGTAGCTGCTAGTCCCATCTAGTTGAACGATGGAGCACATGCGGACGGCTTGGTCGTCCCCAGCAACGGCGATTGGCGGCAGATTCAGGATGTACGCCTGAGAGCTCATCCTGTAGTTGTTGATGAGCTCCAGCCACGACTCATCCGCCAACGTGCCGCGTACGGACACCACAACGGTGTCCACCGCGGTTCCCGGTACGGTGACCTTTGGGTCTAGGATGGCCCGAAGTACGTGGTTGTCCCCAACGAGCTCAGACGCCTTCGTTAGGAAGAAGTAGAGGGCTGGGATCGACGAATCAACGACGACCTTGACTACTACCTCTTCCCCTTCCCCGAAGATTTCTGGGAACCAGTCGGCGCTCCCTGGGATAACGTCGATGCTCTGCGCGTAGGTGATCCCACCTCCAAAAGAGATGGCGACCTCACCTGTATAAGCGACGCCCGATTTGGAGAATAGGAAGCCGGAGGCGAAGTCTTGAGAGCTCCACGCCCCGAGGTACACGTGCCGGAGCTCGGGGTCAGCAAAGTCCTCCGGCAGGCTGTTGAACTTTACGCGGTACTCGATTGTGAACGTCTCAGGGACGGCCACGTCGAACAGCACGTAGGCGATGTCCGTCGGGTATACGCCGCCAGAGGCGATGTTCCAGGAACTAAGGAAGTGAGAACCAGAAGCGCCAATGATCGAGACTTCAACGAAGTCCGACAGTCTATTGATGTCACTGAGGCTGACGCCGCCAAGGTCGAAGATGTTCCACGTAGGGGTGGTAGGCAGGTGCTCCGGCGTCTCCTCCTCGATGAAGCCGCCGCCCCACGGAGTATTACCCCAGGGGCCGTTGCCGAATCCGCCTGCCATAGTTCAACCTCGGGTGCGTTTAGATCGTACTACGGAGGCCGTTTTCTCCCACCTCACGCGGCAGCCGACGCATCCGGCGCAGGTTTCTGCTCTGCCGTCACGCAAGCAGCGAACTTTACCAGTATGGGCGCGATCATGGAGGAACTTGGCTGAAAGGTATCCAAGCCGCGCTTGAGGCCAGCCAGCACGTCATCGTCGACGTCCACCTCCACTCCGAGTTCGGGGTCTACGGGTGCCGGAAGAGTGCGCACCCAAGCCGCGCCGCGCACCACGAGCTCCATCGCACGGGCGCCACGCAGGTCCCCCATGAACGCGGGCTGCTCGACGAGCGCGTACAAGAAGTCCGTCATCAGGACTTTCACCGCTACGCCACCGGACAGCACCGGCTCCCCCTTGAGGTTGGTGAACGGGGCCGGGCCTAGAACCGTGATCTTCGCCATGTGTTTCCCTCACTGTAGAGCTGCAACCAAGAAACATCTAGCACATACCACCGTACTGTACATAGGCAACTACATCCGACGTTCCCGGGGAATCTACGGTCGTCCGCTCCGCGAGCAAAAGTCGAACAGCTACAGCGCCATCCGGTACGTGAAAGGTAAGCACGGTGACGTGACGTACGCCATCGTGGTACACGGGGCCGTCAAACTCAGCTTCGCGAAAGCGCATAGCCGTCACTGGTTCTACAACGGTCTGCGCCACCTGATCAACGAAGGATTGCACCGCCTCATCGTCGGACCCAATGAACTTCCAGATCAGCTTGCAGCGCAGCGAGCCACCGCTGGCTGCGGCCGCCTTGGTGTACGCGATCTTGAACGTCACCCGCGAAGAGCCAAGTCTGAAGTTGATCCAGTCCGGGTCGTTGTACGCGCCATCTGCTGGTAAAACAGCCGGGGCTTGGTGCGTATCTTCATGCAGCCGGCTTCGGTTGTACAACGTCATGACTACCCTCCGTAAAACACCCCCCCGATTATCTAAACTGCAGAGAGACCGATCCAACTATTGGGTCTAATGCAGCATCACCGCCCTGCATGGCGATCCCAAGAAACACATCCGCTTTTGCAGCAGTAGCAAGGGGAATCCAAGCGGTCTCACGTATCTGGTTCGTGCTGTTTATGGCGACTACCACATCGGATGTTCCAAGCTGAACCCAGTTGCCAACGGTGGCGTTGAACGCAGTTATATACTTAGCTCGAATCACACTAGCTGCAGCGCCGGCGGTCCCCAACTTCATGACCACAAGCCGAACTTCGGAGTACCCAGTCAAGTCTCTTCTCGTGATGCCGGCCATGTTTCCGGCAAACCACGTTTCGGCAACCGCTTGGTTTGTAAGTGTGACCGACTGCGTGTTGAACTGAACGGAGAAGGGAATAGACGCAGGTCCGGTTGCGCCTGTGGGGCCTGTATCACCAGTAGGCCCCACGTCGCCGGTGGGGCCTGTCGGGCCCGTCGGGCCAGGCTCTCCTGTTGGCCCCGTAGGTCCGGTGGGGCCTGTGTCGCCGGTAGGTCCTTGGACGCCAGCTCCTGTTGGCCCCGTTGGTCCGATGCCACCGGATGGCCCTGTGGGCCCGACATCTCCAGTTGGTCCAGGTTCACCTGTTGGTCCCGTTGGACCCATGGTCCCTGTGGGGCCAACTTCACCGGTGGGTCCTTGAATCCCTGCTCCTGTAGGACCAGTTGGCCCTGTAGGGCCGACGTCTCCTGTAGCCCCGGTGGCGCCGGTTGCTCCTGTTGGCCCAACGTCACCTTGTGGACCCGTAGATCCCGTTGCCCCCGTGCCTCCTGTAGCACCGGTAGCTCCCGCCGCACCGGTTGGCCCTACATCTCCCTGTGGACCTGTAGCGCCCTGTGGACCAGTAGGACCTATTGTCCCTGTGGGGCCAGCGTCACCAGTTGCTCCGGTATCCCCTTGCGAACCAGTGAGACCAATATCTCCAGTGGGCCCCTGTAAACCCGGAGCCCCTACATCTCCTTGAGGACCCGTTGGGCCGGTTGGACCCATCGGACCGGTAGCTCCAGTAGACCCAGCTCCGGCTTCGTCGATGATGCCAATGAGCAAAGAGCCAACGCGTAGCGGCGTGTTCGCGTGGTGAAGCAACTCATCACGAATGATAATCGCGGCAGCACGTAGATCAGCCGAAAGTGTCATCGAACTCATCTCCAAATACTCTCGTATCCTCATTGTCCGAGGTCTGAGAGTACGGGTAGCTGCTCCCTACGAGAGACACGACTGAAGACACGACGGCATCAACCACCGGGTTAACTACCATGTCGGCGTCCAGTCTACAGACTTCCGACATTTGCGGGATGCACCTGCCCTCCACGAAATCTACCCACTTGCTGCTGCCATGAGCGCCTCCCCCGCCATCACCATGTCAGCGGGGTTGAACGGCACCTCCACAAGCTTCTTCAGGGGTACCAGACCGTCTACTACAGCGCGGTCCCACAAGCCGACATCGTACACCTTGGCGTTCGGGTAGACACCCAGCAAAAACTCATCAGGCACTGGAAACGCATGGTTTCTATCCCGGTGACGGCAATACGTGAACCCGTGCTCGGACAGGGCGTGGAACTGCACCCCAGAAGCTCGCATGGCATCCACCCAGTCCGCATCCTCTCCCCACGCCTCCTTTGGCGTCGGGAAGTCGAGGGATACCGATACCTCAGCTGCAAGTGTAGGCCCGTGCAGCACTTTGGAGTTGCTCAAGATGTCCCCCAACGTCACCTCGAAGTCGACGAAGAAGGTCTTCCAGTTCGCCATGCGCACAAACACCGAAGACGCCGCTGCAGCCCTGACGCCTGACTCGGCCAAGCCCTTGTGCTGATGAAACCATCCCCGGCCGTAGTAGTCGTCGGCGTCGAACTTGGCAAACCAGTCCCCTGGCTCCGCAAGCTCACGTACCAGCTTCAGCCCAGCGTTAATGTAGTTCGCGCACCCAGTCTCAGACCGTACAACAGTGCATGGAGAATACTTACCGGGGGTTCCCCACGCACCAACCCCATCCCCGTTCTCTACAACCACCAGGTGCGCGTGAACTCCGTCAGTGGCCCGTGAGAAGTTCTCCCTCACGTTCTGAGCCCATGCCGGAGAGTCCAGCCCAGCGATGCACCAAACTCGAAACGGCATCTAGTTCCCCACCCATACAACGCCTCGGCACACCATTTTGTCCCCGGTGTACTGCTTCGTCGTCACATCGATGATTGCATTCCCAGCGACGACCTCCGCGGTTACGGCGCTAGGCCCGTTGATCCCAACAGTCCCCAGCCTAACCTCCAGCTGGTCTGCGGAGTCTGTGGACAGTGTGTTGGCCGCCGAATACCTCCAGCAGAGTATCCACTTCTCCATCGCCATCTTGGAGTTGGTGCTTCCAGAGATACAAACGGTGAGCTCGCAGTACAACGCAGAGTACTGCGGCACCGTATCCCCGAACGGCTGCTTATCCAGAGAGATGTTCTCGGTGGTGAGGCCCGCTACGGTACGCTGCAAGAAGAACTCATACTTGTTGACGGTCATGCTATCCACCTTGGGGAGATCGAGGACTTCACGTTCTGCGATGCCACGCTAAGCCCAGTGAGCTGTTGGAACAAGTTGAACACACCAGCCGCTGGGTACGCGCTGTCGCCTGCGGTGAACGTGAACACCTCTGATGCGGCGGTGAGCACGCTGACATTGACGATGCCGAGCCGCCTATTCATGCTCGTCACCGCACCCAGCCAAAGGATAGCTGAGTAGCTGGTGTCGCCAACGTGGACGCCGTCAGCACCGTCGGCAGACAGAAGCGAGATGTCCTGACCGTTCGCGGCATTACGCTCGTAGATAGCGGTGTTGTTGGCTAGCCGGAGCGCTCCGGCAGTAGCCGGGTTTGCTCCCACCTGAACGTACCCATCACCAATAACAACGTCGGCAGAACCGTAGTCAAACGTGGTGACCGTAGAGCCGACCTGCAGACGGAAGTTGCCCCCAACGTTGAGGTTCACGCTAGTGGCGTATGTACCTCCGATGTTAACGGCGTCAGCCGTGCTCGCGTAGAGCAACACAATGTTCTGCGTGCCCGCCTGGTTCATAGCCTCGATGAACTTGTTGTTCGGCAGGCGAAGAGACCCCGCCGTGGCCGGCGTGGCTCCTATCTGAATGTAGTCGTCCCCCACGATCACGTCGTTCGTACCGAAGTTGAACGTAGCGGTAGTGTCGTTGACAACGAAGCGCTGGTTGACCCCGATCTGAAGGATGATACTGGTTGTCGCTACAACGAGCGCGCCGACGTTACCTGTGTAGTAGCCAAGCTGAAGGTTGTTGCTGGCGTCAAGAGAGATCAGAGGCGTGTCCGAGGCGCCGGTCGTCTCCGACCAAATGCCGAGGTTGTTAGCGAGACGAATCGCTCCGTTCGCTAGCGCTCCACCGATCGCGATGAACCCATCTCCGATCAGGACATTGTTACCGGCGCCGTGATCGAACGTCGTAGTTGCTGCCACCACGCTAACGCGGGCGTTTGCACCCTCCATCAAAGTCACGCCTGCCCCGTTGGCGCCACCGATGACAATGACGTTGGACCCGTTTATCCCGGCGATGTTGATGTCTGCGCCGTTAGCCGCGTTTCTTCCAGCCACGTAAGCGTTGACTGGCAAGCGGATGTAGCCGCTTGTTGAAGCGTTAGCACCCACAGACAGGTAAGCGTCCCCAACGACTACATCATTCGCACCGAAGTTGAACGTGGCCGTGGTGGCATTGACGATGAACTGTCCAGCGCCGACGATGCCGCAACGAAGCTCTATCGAGTAGCTGGCCCCAGAGTACAAGTACGTGTTGTTCGCCTGGGGGGCGCTCAGGTATATGTTGTTGTTTACGTCGGCGTAGGCGATTGCAAGGTCTGCTGCGTTGGTTCCATTGCGCGTACTGACGCTACCAAGATTGGGGAGTCGAACAGCTCCGGCGGTAGCTGGGTTCGGGCCAACAGAGACGTACCCGTCACCAATGATGACGTCACCCCCAGCCCCATGGTTGAACGCCGTCGTTGCTGGCGATATCGTGACGGTGGCAGAAACACCAGTAGACCCCAGTGTAAGCAGCGGGGTTCCTGCAGCGTATATAGATGCCCCAGCGATCCCAGCAGCACCACCTATCTGAACAGCATTGACTGAAGTGAAGCTTAGCGCCGTCAGGTCCAGCGTGTTCAGCTGATTCCTGAAGTTGATCGTCGAGACTCTCTCGAGACGAATGGTTCCGGTGGTTGAAGGAGTCGCCCCGAACGCTGCGTAGTTCGTTACGGACAGGTGGTCTACAGCTCGCGTGCCATCGGCGAGCACGTAAATGCTGTGGTCATCGTCCGAAAGTCCGGTGAGAAGCCCATGGTCCGCCACGCCACCAGCACCAATACCGCCCGTACCAAATCGGTTGGTGCGCCAGTCGATGTAGTCCACCAAGTTCCCAGCAGCATCAGTTGCCTGACGAGCCCTGGACTTGGTGGGGGAGGCGTACGTGCTGTTCGTTTGGATGATCGACGTCCCCAACCAAACGATCTCCTGCACTGGCAAACCAGACAGGTACATCTGGTTAAGCTCGGTGAGCGCACCAGCTCTGGCTGCTGTAAGGTTCGCGTAGGCGTTCTGACCAACGAAAGAGACCACCTTCCAGTTGGTACCGGTAGTACTGCCCGAGATCTCCGTGGTGAGGCCATGGTGGCAGAGAACGAAATCTCCCTCAGCAGCCTCCAGCAGAGAGCCGACGCCAGCAACAATCTGGTTGTAGGCTACTCGTCCCCCCGCGGCGCCAGTGTACGTTCCGCCGGTGTAGTTAGCCCCAGACTGCATGAAGGCGTACACATCCGGCGTGGTCTTCGTCACCCACAGGGTTCCCACTAGGGCAAACACCCGGGAGATCAGTGGAGACATCTGCTGGGTCTGCGGACTACCTGAAGTCAGACCGTAGAAGATGTCTTCATCCTGATACGTGGCATTTTCTGCATTGAACTGAGAGTGCGCAGCAAGGCTTCCGTCACCAAACGTGAACCCGCTGAGACCGCCTCCGCCCACCCAAAGTGCTCCGATGCCACGATGCGCCCAACGGTGCGTCACCCCCTCCATGAGACCATGACGCTCGTCGCTCGACACGATCACCGTGTTCTGCACGTCATGCCAGTAGAGCGCAGCTACCGGGCACCCAGCACCAGCAAGAACCGATATCCAGGTGTCGATGTTCTGCGTGGTGACGAGCGCACCTAGCGCATTGATGTAGAAGAAGTGCTCTCCCGCTGCGTCGGGCCACACCACGGACAGCGCAACCGTGAGCAGACTCCGTGCTCCAGCCACGTAGTACGGGGTATTTACCAGCGGGGTGATCGTTAGGGTTCTTGTCCCCTCCACCCACGCAACGGTCGTAGTCGAGTCAGACCCCGGAGTAGGCCACCCAGACGGCTCTAGAACTTCTGTTCCTACACCCCTAAGCTTGGTCCATGGGATGGCCAAGTTGTCGATGACGGCTTCTGCTAGCGCCGACGTCACACGAGACCAAACGCCGCCCTCCGTGATCCCATCGCTGTACAAGACGCGTGGACTGCCCGGGAAGGCGTTCACGCGGCCGTCACCGGTGCTGGACGCTAGGCGCCATGCGCGGCCGAGCGACCTGTGCCACCGTTCCAGCTCCCGGCGCCATCCGTGCGTGTTGCCACCTGGTTCAACAGCGTCCGGAGCGTTGTGGTGACGTACCTCATCGTACGCTGGTGCCCGACGCGGCCACCCATCAGCATCTGTGGCCAGCGTTGGACCAGCGTAGAACGTGATCTCCGCCCGGTCCTCTACGCGAAACCCAAGCCCGAACCCCTGGTCTACCCACAAGCGGATGAGGTACGTGCCACCGTTGTCGGGGTTGATGGTTGTGGAGATCGCGTCCGGGGTCAGAAGCGACGACAGGCTGGGCGCAGTAACGGTCTCGTCCGGTGGAGCATTGAGCAACGTCCACTGGTACTCCGTGACAAGTACACCACCTTCACAGGCGAGCAGCACGTCGAGACCGAGGTCTAGGTCTTCTCGTGCCAACCCCGACGTACCCGCGGGTTTACCAGCCTGGTTGATGCTTATCTGGATGGCCATTACGTCACCGCGCCCTATCCCGGAGACAGCCGGGCCTGGTGTGCGTTACCCCTGCCATTGTACGCTGCGCCGCTGTGAGCACCAACCGCTGCAGCCGGCCACGAACGCTGGAAGTTCTCCTCCTGCGCTGCTACCCTACTCGAATGAAGAGAGCGGGCGTCACCCTTGCGGACTTCCTGACCGGTGGAAACTCCTCCTTCAAGGAGCTTCCAGAAGCGGTAGTAAGGAAGGCGCTTGAGGGGTACAAGGACGAGATCTCCCCCGCCGCCCGAGTACAGGAAGCGTTCCTTCGACAAGCGGTCTGCCCATTGTGCAAGGGGACCTCCTTCACCCGGCAGTTCCTGGGTGTTGGAAGCGGTGGAAGAGAAGTCACCTGGGTTGAAGGAGAGGCCGTTCCCAGGCCCCTGCTGGTGTGCAACACCTGTGAGATTACGTTCAATCCCTACAGCGGAATCATCGTCGAGCCACCCCCAAAACGACTCGTGCCGAGTGACGAGTAAGCTCATGTGGCTCGAGTGCTCCTGGTCACCGTGATGGCGTCTGGGATAAAGGCCGCGAGCCTCGTGGTGCTCAGCCGGTCTTGTGACCGCTGAATCCAGATGCTCCGGTCTACCCGATGCACAACCGCCAATAGGTCGATGGGGTTCTTCACGTAGCTCGCTCCGCGCGCTGTGATGATGGACTGCAGGTCGCTGGCGTCCAGGGTGTCGACCGGGAACAAGTCCTTCACGTACTTCTCGATATCGGCCAGCACGATGTTCTCCTTCGAGCCGCCCGTGTACGAGATGTCAAAGCGAACAAAGTGCGGTATCAGGTGACGCGCTAGCGGGCTAGAGCACACCACGCGCTCCGTGTCGCTCTGGATGAAGCTCTGCAGGTTCTCGATCGTCTGCACGCGGTCGTACGAGATGTGCAGGTTCTGCCCGGTTATCTGCGTGGCGTTCTGCGGGTCGTCGTCAACGCCCTGCTCGAGGATCGTCCGGCTGATGACCATCTTCACGCGCTCTGACTCACTGAAGGTCAGGTTCGAGTCGTCGGTCACCAGGTAGTATCCGTCGCTCTTGTATCCGTCCACAGTGAGCTGCTGGTCTGCGTCGATGTTCCAGAAGTCTCCAGCTCCCTCGCTGATCAACTCCACATCGAAGTAGTACAAGCCTGCGCCGGCATCGTTCTCCGACATGGCCGTGGTGGTAATCCGCTGCGTACCGTTGCGCATCACCTTGAACGACTGCCCGCTGAGCGTGGATGCCCAGTTCCCATCAATCGGGAAGGCTGGGGACACCAGCAACTGCGTGGATGAGGACACGGACGAGATCTCGTACTCCCCAGCGTGCGGCGACACGTTGTTGATGTCATTCGTGGAGAAGGATGGCGTTCCCGCGTGCCCGTACAAGTTCCCCAAAATGAGGGGGTAAGAAGAAACGGGCGTACCGTCCTTCTTGACCGAGAACTTCACATTCGCTTCGAACTGAAGTCGGTCATCTGCATCAACGCTGGCAACCTCAACACCAGCTATGGCGTTGATTTGATCTACCATCCCACCAATCGTCACGTCGGTGACGGGGATCGAGGTGTCGTCGCGGATGAAGGTCAGTACCCGCTCTGGACCGTCGTCGATGCTGAACCGGAACACCTTCCCAGCCAGCCCAACAATGGGGTCCACGGTCAACTGGGTGCTGCCCTTGACCGGCCAGTAGTCGATCACAACTACATCCGCGGCGTGCACGCCGCTCAAAATGAAGTTCTGAGAACTCGCCGTCAGCTGGTTGCCACCGTTGTTTTGCGTAGAGGCGTCGTTGGACGGCTCCCCATCCGGCAGCGGAGGAAGTAACTGGTATCCCAAGGTGGGGTCGGGGATGAACCTGGCGATGCCGGATTCCCCAAGGTCCAAGGAGAACACGGTGGATTCCGCAGTCACCTCGAAGCTGGTGGGTTCCAAGAAATAAACCCGCACGCTGCCAACCGATCGCGTCCCGATGTTCACGCTTCTACGAACCTCGGGGGAGAAGTACGTACCCTCCCCTCCGATCATGGCAGCATCGTCTTTGGCGTTCACTAGTGCTTGCGAGATGCTGAGACCTGGGAACCCATCCGGCTGAAGAATGAACGGCGCGCTGTAGAACCCAACGTTCCTTCCGTCTAGAACCTGAAGCACATCCAGCCCTCGGGTGTAGTCGATGAGGGGGCTGACGGTTCCCCACCCGCCGTCTGCCAGCACTGCATCCGAGCGAATGTCCGCGGTGGTCCTGAGCTCGATGTCTCCGAAGAAGAAGGATTGCCCGTTGCCGCCGGTGACGCCGACAAACCCATTCCCAACCGGGCGAATGCCGAAGCGTGAATCGTCGACGGCGGTAACTACCTCAGAGTACCCAACCCCAGCCACCGCCTCGATGGCGTTGTTGAGCTCAGCCACGAGCGCGCTCAACGTTGCGTAGGCTGCCACTGTGACCGTTACAGTTCGAGAACCGAGGCCCCCAAGGTACAGAACGAATACATTTGCCCCTGCGACTACAGTAAGGGGGAACGAGAACGCTGCAGACACCAGCCCCAGCTGCACATCGATGAGGGAATGCTTCACCCCTCGAGCCGGGTTCTGGAAGCTTCTGGATTGCACATCCACCGGCTTGGCGTATGGAACGAACGAGCCTTGAGGCTGCGAGCTGGAGTCGAGAAGCTCCACGCTGCGGACCCGGATGAGCGGGGTGTCCAACGACTCGGCGCCGGGGGTGAAGATGATGTACGAGCCGTCGGAGAAGGACCTGGAGAACTCGCGGGTGACCGTGAACCTATCCGGCGTCAACGGGTTTGGGTCTGCTTCGACGATGTAGTCTCCACGCTCCTCCCCCTCCAGGACTCGAAGAACGTCATCTTTCGCCACGCTGTAGGCCAAGTAGTTCAAGCCACTTCCGGACCTGACGACCTTGTTCCCCTGCACCGCCACCAAGTCGGTGGCCACCAGCTTGGTTTCCTTAGGCTCGTTGAGGTCTAGGTTGATGACGTCGAACAACCGCCAACGCCGAGGAACGGGGTCTAAAGCCGGGGCTGGGCTTGTAGTGAGCACGTTGCCAGAGCGCTGAAGCACTCGGTACGCACCGGCGTTGGGCCCGTCGAACACCTGGATGGTCCAACCTCCAGCTTCCGCTTGTGCCAGCACGCTCTCGACGGCTGCATCCAACGGAAGCGTGTAGTCTGACAGCGTGAAGCCGGTAGTTACCGTTTCTAGCGCACTGATGCCACTGAGGATGGGGGCATCATCGGTGACGTTGGTGATGGTGAGCGTGGCCTCATCGAAGTCCGACGTCCGCACGTGGATGTCGTTAGCTCCACCAATGTGAATGGAGTCGGATGGGATGGTGACCTCTCCGTTGGGGCCATTGGGGTACAGTATGCCGCCTGGTATCCCACTCAGCGTGAGCTCCCTACGCCGCAAGAACCAGCGGAGCTCGCTCTCCCCGTAGACCAGCTCTTGGCTCTCCAAGTCGATGGAGGAGTCACCAGCTACTGTGGACACGAACCTACGAACTACGTAGTCGCCAGCCACTGTTGAATCACCCACGATGGTGATCACGCTGCTGGCGTTGATGAGCCCAGAGAAGTCGGTCTCATCAGTCACGAACCGGCGGGACTTCGCCTGCCCCTCGCCGTCGGGGGCAGTACGACCAAGCTTCCCAGACGCCAGGATGGGCCCCAACCCACCTCCCCGAATGACGTCCCGCTGCATCTCTGGGTCATTGAACCCAACCACGTTCAGTCGGTTCACGTCCGAGAACGCCTCGAGCACCTTGGCTGCGATCCCCCTGAGCGTGACCAGGCTCTTCTCGCCGAGGCTCTTCTGAACGCGGGCCACGTAGTCGACGACGTTCTCTTCCTCCTCGCCAAACTTGAACCTGGACAGGTTCATCACTCGAACCGCCCCCGGTATGTTCGCCACGGAGGACAGCTCGTTGGGGCCAATGTCATACGCGGTCCCTGGACGCTCAGCGATGACGTTGACGTCGAAGTAGTACAAGTTCCCGTCGGTGACGTTCAGCGCCATCTCTGCCGTACGGATGCTCTGCAGCTCCGTTGGGAAGAAGACGAGCCCACCGCGCGACGTGAAGAAGTTGTTCTGGTTGATGGACTGGTTGCTGGGCGACCCGAACAGGATGCGGGAAACCCCCCGAGAGTACCGACCCCTACGCCTCGGGATGAAGAAGTTGCCGCCGAGGCTGTCCGCCTCATCGAGCGTCAGCGTAGTCGGGTCCTGCAGGGACAGGTTTCGCTGAACGCGTGCTGTCTCCCGCACTATCGGGTCCCACAGAAGTGAGTTGGCTTTCACCAACAGGTCGGTGAGGTTGTCCCCATCGTTCAACGCCATGCGTGGGTACGCTTGCTTCAGGCGCGTGATGAGGAAGGTGACCAGGTCCACCGTGAATGGGTCGATCCCCACACGGCGAAGCAACGGCTGAATCACCTTGCTGTCGAAAGGCGAGCCGGCAGTCGTGTCCAGGCTACTATCATAAACAGACGCCCGCTCCCGCATGAAAGACTCAAGGTCGCGCAGTCCCACTTCAGACCTCCAGGTTCAACCGCGCTGGGCGGCCACTCTGCGGCACCAACTCCACGTTTATGAACAACGCCGCGGACGCCCTGCTGAACGTGGCACCCACCAGCGTCGCGCTGAGAAGTCTCTCGTCCGCGGGAAGAGAGCCATCTCTGCTTTGAAGAGATATTATCTGGCGAGCTGTACGGTCGATGGCGATCGTGAAGTCAGCCTTGATGGTGTTCCCCTCAACAGCATCAAAGTTACTACCGACGTTCTTCAGCGCGCCACCGCCAAGCTGCCTGTTGAAGCGGTCACTGCCTGGGTTAGACAGCAGCAGCTTGATGAACAGCTGAACCAACCTGTTGATGCCCTGCGTGCGCCCCGGGGTGTCCCCAATGCGGAACCTCAGCAGGCTCTTTGAGGTCACTGTGAACGTACGCGAAAGTACCAGGACGCTTCGTACATCTGGGTTACGCTGCAAGCTGTCCGGCAGCTGCGCGAGCAACCTGGTCTTCGATAGAACAACCACATCCGGGGACGAGATGTCGTTGATCATCACATCGTCGACGGACCGGAAGTCTTCACCAGTTACGTCCAGCGTCCCGATGCCCCTCACCGACGCGTACTTGACGTTGTTGATCGGGATGGCGTCCTGGGGGACTACAGTTTGTAGATCGATGCCCACGGGATGAGTCTAGCACGTACCCCAAGAGGAGCAGACCAGTCAACCGGTCAGCTTAACAGGCTGGATTTCTAAGCGTTGATGACGCCATCCACACCGAGCTTTTTCATGGCCTGCTCGAGCAGCGACAGCGTCTTCCAGTCCAAGATTCCATCGGCTTCGCTCTGCGCGGCACCAGAGCTGAGCTCGAACTCCCGCAAGGCCCACGTGGACTTCTTACCGAACACGCCGTCGGCGCCTTTCGGCCCCAGGTCATAGCCAAGGCGGATGAGCGCGCGCTGCACATCTCCAATGTCCAAGAACTGGTCTGGGAACGTTCGGTTGAACTTCGCGATGTCTTCCGCCATATCCGGCAAGTCGACACCGAACAGCCTCTCGATCACGGGCCGGATCTTGTTGTACCGGCCTGGGTAAATGCTGATGCCGGGATCGAACACCAGGTGCTTCAGTACGGAGAGCAGCCAGGGAAACGTGAACCGTTCCACCTTGTCACCCATCTCGTTCACTGCCGCCTGCAGCGCTTCGCTGGCCTTCCTTGGGTTGTTGGCCGCGAAGCTCAGGTACGCCGCGTAGAAGGCCAGTGACTCCGGGGATGATACCTCGCGGGCTTCACGGGTTAGATCTTTGGACAGGGCCCCAACCAGGAAGAACATAGCAACGCGCTTCGCCGTGAACTGAATCTGCGCTTCACGGGCCGCTGGGCTCTGCCAAACGTCGGCGGCAGCCGCCACCCACAGCTTTGCCGCGTACTTCTGCTCGTCGCTCCAGCCGCCCTTGCTCCCCGAAGCCCCAGCAAAGTACATGGACGCTTGCTGATCTACTGTGCTCACAGGTACACCATGGCGCCCCTGAAAGTGCCCACTTGCCTTATCGAACCGGTACTCCCTGGTGGCAGCCACGGACTGAACATGCGCCAGCGCGGCATCATCCAGCAGCGTGTACATCTGGTCCACGAAGTACAGCGGAGACCGGTTGCACCACTGGATGACGCCCTGCGTGTCGATGCAACTGTCGTACCTATTGATGGCATCCAGCGCGCCACCTTCAGTGGCCGTGATCACGGAGATCACCTGATGCTCAAGCGTGGGGTTCTTCGGGAGCTCGTACTTCAACACCCCGGGATACCACGGGCCCTCGAACGTGTTGTAGCTGCCCCAGCGAATGTCCTCGATCTTCGTAGGCATGGTCATTCCGGCTCCTCTGGCGTGTTCACGTCCCGCGTCTCGTCCTTCCTCAAGAACATCTCCGGCGGCACCTGCTTCAGCTCTTCTACCGCCTGCGACAGGTTCTGGTATACGCGCTCCGTTCTGTCGAGCTCGTTGGGTCGTATCCGCGTGCTCTCCCCCTGTATAGCGTCGATCTGAAGCTGCAGCGCCTCCTCGAACGTGAAAGCGTTGAAGGACTGAACCGACTTCTCACCCTCCAACTGCGCGAACGCGTCGTTGAGTGCCTGCCGCTGCTTCACGTGCAGGCTCTGCAGCTGATGCTCACTCGCGGTGTCCTGCCGGTCTGCCATGCAAGTATTCTACATGAGCGGGCATCAAAGTCACGAGAGGAGAATCTATGCCACCAGTTCTACGCCTTGGGACCACCAACGAGTGGGTCACCGTATGGACCACCTTCCTGTACTCTGCGGGTTTGTCCGACAGCATCTACAGCGGCTACACCACCTCCGCGAAGGAGAATACCAAATCGTTCCAACGAAAGTACGGACTGATCGACGACGGGGACGTTGGAGAGCAAAGCTGGGGGATGGCAATGGCCCTCGGCCTTCGAATCGATGCGGACGCGCACGTAACGGAGTTTTCTCAAGTTCGACCTCCTGCTGGTCTCACGTACATCCGAAGTGATGACAGAGAGAAGTTCTTCGGAGTTCTTCGCTACACGGACGCGCCTACGAAGGGCAACATCGACGGCATCAAGATTACGAATGGGTGGGTCGCCAGCAATATCGCCACCGTATTCGTGCCACAGCTGAAGACATTAGCTGGGCTCGCCGTTGGATGCGGGTTCCCAACGAGCGGCAAGGTGCAGTGGCATGCCAACTACGTTGAAGATCTCCTCGGATTCTTCAGGGACGTAGAGCTGTACAACCTGCTAGGCCACATCATGACCTGGGGCGGGTCTTGGGCGCCGCGCAAGGTTCGCGGTGGAACGGCCCTCAGCAACCACGCGTACGCCACCGCCTTCGACATCAACGTCGCCTGGAACGGCCTGGGCCGTAGACCTGCAGGCAGGGGAGAGAAAGGGTCAGTGGTAGAGCTGGTGGAGCTCGCTGCAAAGAACCGATTCTGGTGGGGCGGGTGGGGGTGGCCGCCCAACAACCGCTTGGATGGAATGCACTTCGAGATCGGGAAGCACGACATCCTGCGATGAAATCAGCGGGCTCTCCACGGCATAACAGCTGTGGAGGGACCATGCTGCAGCTCCTGAGCATGGCCGTCTTCGGGTGGACCGTGTGGCGCGCCTACAAGCGCAACAACGAGTTCTACCCAGGCGGCCGGGGGTGATTCCCCTTTACTCACGGAAAGCTACGGGCCGCCGACGCTGAGGGATTGGGATGGGGACGCCGGCGGCCCATAGGCAGCGTTTAGGGCTTCTGGTTCGAGGAGACCACGATCGTCTCCTTCGTCGACGCGCCGTCGCCCTTGTTACGGCGCTTCATGTCCGCCTCCATTGTACGGGACTTGCGGTTCGCGTTCAAGTCCCCGTACTGCTTGATTCGGTCTTCCACTCTTCCCTCGTCCTTCAGGTGTTACCGGTTGCTCTGGACAGACGCGACAGTTGTACCTGCCGTTCGGACGGCAGTCAACAAGGAAGTTCTTGCTGTTCATGAACAACCCCGTGCTAGAAAGGTTCCATGTCACCACTTGCCCAGTACATGTTCATGTTTTTGTTGAACCATACCGGACCAGGAAACTCCGTCTATTCGATGGAGCTCTTGCCCCTGTGCGGCTTCGACAAGAGCTCACCCGCGTGTGACATCACGCCTACTTGCATCGCAGATTCTCCGTTATGCGCACCACCTCGCTGGAGTGAATACAGGAGCGGATGGGTGCGTGTAGAAACAAGAGAGTCAGCAGCTCAACGGTACAAGGCAGCAGCAGAGTCCCTGGTTCGAACGGCCACGTATCTCACGCGCTGTACGGACGAAGACGGGTCTGTCATCGAGGACTGCACCCCCGTCCGGTGGCCAGAAGGTCCCCAAAGCGCTGCGTGCGCCATGCTCGCCAGCTCTATCTGGGAGAGTGGCTACCGCGAGGACATCATGATTGGAGCACCTCCTGCAGGCCGCGGGCCAGATGGCGAAGCCTGCGTGATGCAGGTGATGCCGCAGCACATCGCCGCCAACGTCAGCTGGCTGTCTGAGGACCAGCGGCTGGCTATGAGCACAGAGGACATCGCCAAGATGGTCCTGGGTAGCGACCGAGACAGCCTGAAGCGCTGCTACGAAGCTGGAGGGCGAATGCTGGCCAAGTTCCGTGCGCACGCTGGAGCTACCTGCAAGGGCACCACGTGGGCCTACTCCATGTACTCCGCTTACGGGACCGGAGGGCAGTGCTCCCCGTCCACCACCAGGGCAGCTTTGGAGAAGGAGAAGCTGGAGACCCAGGGACGGGTACAAATCCCCGTCGGTGACAAGGACGACCAGAAGCCAAAGACCGTGGACTGGGCGGCGCAGCGTGAGAAGACGTACAACACCTGCATGAACCGCTGGCCTGACGGGGAGAAACTACAGGACTGGGCGGAGGCCATCTGAACTGGGGCTAGAAGGAAAGCGGGGGCATGACCCCCGCGCATCCTCCAGCGGCTTCTTAGCTAGCCACAGTTCCGACGGCCGGTTGAAGCCGGTTGTACTCTTCCTTGTGCCTCTCGTACTCCTCACGGGAATCGAAGGTGATGTACGTAACGTGTTGGAAATACTTCCAGTCCTCGTTCCTGTTCCACGTGAACTGACACCGAGGACCGTGGCAAGAACCTTCGTTTGCTGCCCTGTCCGTACCATAGAACGGTGACAGGCACAGAGGGCACGTGAACTTCATGTGCGTTGCGGTATTCATATCCTCCTATCCCGGAGACAGCCGGGCCTGGTTGGTGCTGTGCGCTCCATCCGCGCCCGATCCAAACGGGTCGTCCCGGAGACAGCCGGGCCTGGTGGTCGTAACTCAGCAACAAAAGACTGAGGCAGCCCACGGGCCCGGTCGTGGGTTCCGCAAGCTGCCTCGGGCACTACGGGAGGTGTCACCCTCCCGCAGCGCATGGACCTAGTATAGCAGGTCCTCACTCAACGTAGGCGGCGTAGACGGGTCGCCGTGCTGATTCCAGCGGGCCTTGGCGTAGCGGACGCACCGCATCATCCATCCCGGAAGTTCCGGGATCTTGTGCTTGATTAGGGCATCGGCTGCCGCGACCATGAGGGCGGCCTGCTTCTGGTACGCCAGATTCAGGTCTGGTTCCTTGTGGCCGACCACCTCCAGCTCCCTGAGCTTGCCCTTGAGCACCTTGAGCTCCTTCTTCTGCTCTTCCAAGTACTCCGCCAGCTTGACCTTCGTGACAATCGCGGCCTCCCTGGTAGCCAGCGACTTCTGCATCCCCTCGAGCATCGGGAACTCCCCGAAGCGCTTGTGGAGCTCTCCGAAGTTCAGCAACGACACGTACAGCGCAAGGCTGCTGTCCTCGATCTTCAGGAGCCGGTTCAGCGCCTTGGCAGCCACGTGCATGTTCTTGTCCTTCAGCGCTTTGAGGCAGAACTCCTGCGGAGCCTCGGCCAGTGCCGCGAGCTTCTGATCTCTGGTCATCTCTTTCGTTGCCACTGTCTTCCTACTTTCTACGCCCGAAGGCGCATTGGTGAGCGGGGACCCACAGAAGCTCTACCACGACACTCCCATGGGTATCCCCAGGTGGACTCAGCCGGATTCGGACCGGCAACAGCTCGCTTATGAGGCGAGGGCTCTAACCGATTGAGCTATGAGTCCGAGCTGGCGAGAGGAATCGAACCCCCAACCACCGATTTACAAAACCGGTGCTCTACCTATTGAGCTACACCAGCAAAAAGGTGGCACCTGATAGCATCTACGGGGCAAGCCCCTCAGCCACTAGGTGTTCCCGCTCGGGCCCATACGCCGCTTCATCGAGCTAACGCCCTCGACGGCGTGCAGGTTGTTCCCTCACAGCCCGGCACCGCCACACCAGGGCTCTTCGAGCAGACCGTTTTTGCCAGCGTCACCTGGCTTCTTCATAGGCTCTCCAGCTCCTACTAGCCGTTGACACCCCACGAGGGTTTCAGATGCATGGTTTTGGCACACCTGAATCTCTATGAGCACGGCGCGGGTTGAACGGACAGGGGTTGAACCTGCGACATGCGCCTTGTAAGGGCACCGCTCTACCGACTGAGCTACCGTTCAAAGCGATGGGTGCTGCAAGTACTTCTACGGTTTCCCTCCGCCTTTGCAGCTTCTACCAAGAGACCCCGAGAACTGTGGGCGTGCAAGGGGGCGACTTCGTAACGGAACCCATCTCCCGTAAGTGAATAGTCCCAGCAGGTTTAATGATTCTGGTTCTTTCTCTATCCACTCGTCCGGATGGCTGGATTTGAACCAGCAACAACCGACTCCCAAAGCCGGTCCTCTACCAAGTTGAGGTACACCCGGGTGCTGGGGCAGTTTCTCGACTTGCCCCAGGTCGCCTCGCATGACCGATGCTCCGACGGTGCGGTGCAGCGCGAGTCACCGAGATTTATTCCCCTTGTCGGGGTTGCCTAGCCAGTCTTGTTGTTCCAGGCCGCTGTTTTCATCTCGCAGCGGCAGCCACGTTCAGTGTTGACGCACGACCAGGCGCCCCGAGCCTGCGCGTCTAGACTAGCCGATGAGGAGCCCAAGCGCTGAGCTCCAGGGGGCGACCGGGCAAGATGCTCCGGTTGCTCTCCACCACTTCCCCGGTTACCCGGGAGAAGACTCTCGTCCATCTTCCTTCGGTGCTGCCTGAGCACCACTAGGAAGAGTAGCAGGGCCGCCGTCAACACAACCGCGAGGGCAAATGCCGTTTCCATCCAGTTCATCTCCGCAGCCTCCGCAGCAGCACGGGCACTGCCTCGTGTCGATGTCGTGAAAGTCCTCGCACAGCACGCAGTATACGGCTCTCATCCCACCCCTTCGTGCCGCTGTCCCATGGTCTTGACCACCATGTCGATCCATTTCTGAACCGTGAACCCCATTGGGAGAGCCGTCACCACTTCGTCGTCGATGCAGATGTCCAGCTCCTCTTCCAAGAAGAGCGTGATGTACATGAGATCGAGCTCGTCCAGCTTGTAGCTGTTGAACGTAACGTCGTTCTTGACCTCGTTCTTCGGGACGCCGCAGAACTCCTGCAGTGCTTGATGAACCAGAGCCTCTACCTTCTTCTCCATCCTATTTCCTCTCCCAACTAGAACGGCGTCCGGGGCGCACAACATCCTCTGGAGCCGACCCGTGGGCCACACGGTACCGAAGAGTGCTGTGCGGAACTCCCGTAATCTCACTCCATTCCGCCAACGTCTTCGTCTCACCTCCGACCGTCAAGAACACGTTCTTTGAACTATTCCTGTTCTGCGTCCTGCGGTCCGTCCAGCGTATGTTACCAGGCTCGTACCCTCTATTGTTGTCAATACGGTCGAGCGTAAGTCCAGCGGCAGGCTTAGGCCCAACATGCTGAAAGAAGCGAGCGAAGCCGCCACTACCCAGCCAATCGCTATGCACCTTAACACCACGGCCACCGTAGTCCTTGTACTGCCTGAACTTCCTATTGGTGCAGCGCTGCACCATGTTCTGCCACGCCATATACTCAGATGTTCTATCGGAGGACATCTACCTCCTTAGAGGACCCGTCGGGAGTTGAACCCGAATCCGCAAAGTTCTGTTCGCTTCCTCTTCACATGCTTGGCTGCTTAACCCTGCAGCGGGTTGTAGCGGCTTGGTAAGTGACCCGCCTCGTAGGACCGCCGAAGTATCTCGACCGGAGCCCGGCATCCCAGCTCGCTCTCTCGGTCCAGCCCTTGTTGGGTTTACGCCTCGGGGGGTACTAGGACTCCTACCCCGTCAACGGCCGGGTGGCTTACGCCACGTCGGCAAGATAGTTGTCGTTGGCAACTAGCTGATGCCCACTTTTATTAAGGCTGTGTGAGCCCAGCCTGCATGCAGAAGTGTTCTTTCCTCCACGTCGAAACCGGTCGGGCCCGGAATAGAAGACGGCTGGGAGCAAGCCCCCATTGAGCCCTCGGGCGCCGTCCAATAAAGCATGTGCCGCGTGAAGTAGCCGTGTCAAGAAGTTCTTATCAACCCGTTGACGATGGCCCTCTCTCGCATGAGCTCCCGGCGCACCCTGCCCAGCTCCTCGTCCAGCTGGTACTTCGACTCCTCCGCCTGCGCCTTGATCCTGGCGGCGGACATGTTGGTGGAGCTGATGACCTCGTTCAGCTTGTCTTCCCTACGCTGGAAGTCCAAGACCTGCTGGTACTTCTCCGTGGCCAACTTCCTGATGTCCACGTCCTGCGCCATGACCAGCTCCACCAGCTTGGCCTTGCTCATCTTGTTCAATGCAGACTTCTTCATCCTCATCTCCTCTTTGCTGTTATACCCCTCCTTCCTCGATTCTTTCTTTCCTTGGCGTTGGCTGCCTTCAACTGAGCGCTGAGTCGGGCAAGGGAGCTCTCGGCGCCATCGTATCGTGCCTGGTACACGGTGAGGTACTCCTTCAAGTTATCCACCACTCGCTGCGTTTCCTTCACCAACGCGCGCACGCAAGCTGACTCCGTGGCCAAGCAGGATGCGTAGCGGTCTCCCTTCAACTCTCGCGGACTGGTGACGATCAAGCTTGCGTACCTGTTGTCCTGCACGAACCGAATGTTGGTTACCTTGCCATGGGAACTGACTACCCACCCGGTCCCGCGCAGCGGGTACTTGCGCTTCTTTGCGGCCTTCTTCACGCCACTACCCTCGTCACTTTCCACTCCACGTCGACCTCAACGAACCTACCTACCAAGGGCTCTGACATCACAAAGCACCTGCTGTGGTCCTGCTCCAGCTTCAGACCCAGAAAGGTGCCCGAGGACTCCAGCCCCATGCTTCTGAGGTATAGCTGGAGGCGGCCGTAGGCGGGGTAACACAGGCGCAGTATCGCCGGGGTCGCATCGAGGGCACGTAGCTTGTACATCGCCTCTGCAACGGCTTTCTTCATCACCGTTCCATAGTCCCCCAAGCACCCAAGTAGATCCCGCTGGTAACTCTTGACGTCCTCCTCAGTGAACGTGACGAACGGAGTTACCAGCTCAGGACCTTTGAAGTTCTTGCTTCTGGGAGTCGCAAGCACACAGTCGGGACGCCACGAGGGCTCCACGTGCTCCATGAAGTAACCAACGGCCCAATCGATGCTTCTGTCTTGAAGCACCGTCACCACGTTGGGTATCTCTACAATCCGGTAGTTGATCCATTGCTCTTCTCTGATCATGTCAAAGCCACCCTTTCTTCTTGGCGATCCACTCGGTCACAATAAGCGTGCCCTCGTTACCTACTTCGTACACCTCGCTGTCTTCCGTGATCTGACTCTTGGGGAGCCAGCACTTCCCAGGCTCGTCCTCGCCGTCGAACTCCTCACACGTCTTCTGCATGAGGAGCGACTTGCCGTTCTTGGATTCGGCGATGCACGTCACGTGCTCGATGTCGTAGCCTGGCGTCACTTTTTCCTCTGTTCGGTTTCCCACCTCTTGTAGTGGTCCGAGGTCTTGTACAGACCGATGGCAGAGATTGTACGATTCGCAGCCTTGTCGCCGAGAATGAGCATGTAGTTGTTTTCGATGTCCCACCACCCGTCGAACTTGGAGTGGCTGAACGAGCCTTCAATAGAGCCCGGCTTGAACAAGGACTCCTTGAGGTAGGTGAGCTCCTTCAGGCGCGTCGTTCCGTCTTTCAGCCCAGGTACCAGGCGCTGGATGTCGTCTACGCACTCCGTTTTGGAGAGGATGTACAGCCTTCGTCCATCGTGAGCAATGACCTTTGGCTCCACAGGCGTGACGACGTAGCGGTCTAACTCACGCGTTATCTCCCGCAGTGATTGTGGTAATGCCCCATACTCAAACTCAGCGGCGCCCATGTAGTCCAGGCTCCACATTTGGTCGAAGCCTGCGGGTTCGTTCTGATGACGCAGCTTCATACGCTGAATCAAGTAGGGTCGGATGTCCTCTTTCATTTCTCCTCCAAGCGCTCTCGAGCGCATTGTTCACAGCCCTCGACAATGGTGTTGAACGACGTGTGCCCGTGCTTCGGGCAGTTGTCCATCCACCAGCCGTTCCTGGAGCCCGGCATGCTAGCGGGACTTCTGGTCGCCTCTGCTCTTCTAGCGTGCTCGTCCAGCTTCACACCCGTCTGATACGCCACTACTTCCTCCTCTAGCAATCCCGGAACCGAGCTCGATCTGGAAACGCCTTCTTGAACACCTCCAGGCACTCTTGGCACAGCGACATGCTCCCACGCATGCCATCTGGGCCTGGCTTCAGCTCCGTGGCGATGACCACCGGCGCCTTCTCACAGCGAACCATGGAACGGGGGCCGAAAGTCATGAAGCTGCCCTCCCTGCTCTCGCCCTGACACCGCTTCAGGTCTGGAGGAATCAGCTTCTTGCTTCCCTTCTCCGCTATATCTCGTCCCTTCTTAGCAAGGAACGGGATGATGACCTTCCTAATGTGGCCTACGATAGCCACTTCAATAGCCGACTCGTCGAAGCAGTTGTCCATCTCCTCACCTAACACCTCAGCCGCCCGTCGCCAGGCACGTGCGCGAAGCTCACTCTTCGTGAGTTCTACACAAACCGCCACGTGCTTGGAGAGGTTGGTCTCGGAGATGCTCCGGTCGCAGTAAGGACACTCAACCTTCTTCAGGTTTCCTTGTACTGTCATCTTCTTCCTTCGAGGACAGCCCTAGCCGTCTCACTCCATGGGGGTTCATGAACATTGCACCTACTTCATCTTCTTCCCACATCCTCTTGTGAATACCGTGTAGTACCACTAGGTTCGTACCCATGGTGCCAAGGATGTCGTGGTTTGGACCCTGAGCGACGAGGGCCTCGATGTCCCGCTTCAAACCGTCGAGGCAGTTATGTAAAACGTACACTTCCTTCACGGTGGGCTTTCGCAAAGCTTCTCCTCTCCATCCCAATCCGGGTGCTTGCACTTCATGTGCGCGGCAAGCTGCTTGAACGTGCGCTTGCAGCAGGGGCACACACCGTTCTTCACGCGCTCAGACTGGTTTCGCAGCTTGCCCTTGGCGAGCTTCTCAGCGCGTCTAGCAGTCCTCGCGCGCGCATCGGCGTGCTTGACCTCTTGCTGAGCCCACTCCTTCTCCTTGATGGCGCGGTCGCGCTCCTTGGTGAGCTTGTCCACGGCGCTCTCTCCAATGCTGAGCCTGTGCCCACGAGGGCAATGAAAGGATGCCCCATGCTCTTTGCAGATCTTGTAGAAGCCGCTAGGAACCGCGAACTGAATGCCGCATCCCTCTCGTGCCCAGCACGTCAACGACGTGAGCTCCTGCGTCAGGTAAACTGGCTCTCCCATGGCTACTTCTCCCGGATGGTAACGTTGTGGATCTTCACGCCGACTATGCCAATACGGTCCTTATCCACAATGTGGCTATTACCAAGCAAAACTCCGCTAATCAGCTGCTTTGCTTCCTCTGTGGCGCGCTTCTCTACCTGCATCAAAGTAGTCTCGACGCTGCAGTTGACGCCCACGTTGACCACCATCTCGACGGATACCTTCACCTCAACGATTGGGTTATCCATCCTACTTCTCCTCGTCGTACAGGAGCTCTTTAGGAACCCGCAAGCCGCTTACGGCCTTGTCATGCAGATCTTGTATGTCCTGCATATACCCGCGCAGAGAAACCTTACCGACGGGACCTTCAGGGTACTTCACGTCTTCCTCCGGCATCACGTACACGGTGAAGTACCCACCTCTCACGTGGAACTCTGGACGCCCTGAGTTGGGGTCCCCGGTACGCGCTTGACGAATGAGGCTTTCCGCCAGGTGCAACGCCTCATTAGGGCTGAGCGTCACCACCGTCCACGGAATGCCTTCACGGTATGTAGCAAGTTCCAGCTTCATGATTCCTCGTCTTCTGCCTTCGGGGCAGCTACCTCACGTGGGGCAGAGACGACAGCCTCTTTCTGCCGCCATAGCGCCACAGCTCTCTCAGACCGTGTACCCGGCCCTTCTGCTAGCTCAGCGCAATGCGCCCTCCACCACTGGAGGCACTTCTGATAGGGCCACCCGGACACACGCTGAATGGCCCTAGACACACTCGTACCGCTCATCCGACCTCCTTGCTGGGCTGTAGCTCCTTGAAGAACACAGGCTGCGAAGAGTTGTAGGGGATGCCCTCCTTACGAAGGTACTCCCGGTACTCCTTGGACACGCGGCCCAAGCGGTAGATGGTGCCGCCCTTGGTGGTGACAAACCGCCCGTCTATCCGTTCGATGGCGCTCGTCTTCACCTTGTGCCCATCCGGGAAACGGGGGTGCCCGTAGGCAGCCCCCGCCAGCACCGAGTAGTTGAGCTCTGGCGGCAGGTAGAAGGATTCCTCGCCTCGATACCGAAGGCGCACCAACCAATCCTGCAGGACTACTACCCTAGTAATCTCCACTGATCCGTTCACTGGATGTGTCTGCATCATCCTTCTCCACTTGGCGGCCACTCTCGCGAATGACGTACTCACCCAGCGCTTGATGGAACTTGCGGGCGCACTCCAGCTTCATGGTGAACGAGGACACCTCCCCGTACACGGAGTCGCAAGCTGCAAGTTTGACCAAATCTAGACCATCCGGGTCTTGGCTGATCTGAAAGTAGCCCCCGTTGCTGTCGTCGTATACGCGCATGATGACCTCGATGCTGTAGCCCATGGCAGAACCTAGTACCCTTCCGTGGTGCCCACGTCCTCGAAGATCACGGGAACCATTCCTCGTAGCTCTTTGAGCAACGGACGCATCACCTCGTACATCTGAGGGTGCGCTCGCTTGGAGGTGCGCATCCTGAAGATGTGCCTCCACTCGCGGAAGTTGGCAGAGACCACAATCTCCGTCTTCAACGAGTTGGGCAGCACCGACCTCGCCTCCTGTGGCTTGTCGCCGGCGGCGATGAGGTCCGCGTAGATATGCTCCGCGAACTCCATGGCCTGCTTCCATAGGTGGAACTTGACCACGTTCTCCTCAGAGTCCGGGTGCTCCCAGAACGACGGAGTTACTAGCCGCATGGTTCAGAAGCCCCGGACCGCAGCGACGACGATGTCCAAGATGTCCACCAGCATGTCCCTGGTGAGCTTGGTAACCCGACGAGCCAGGAGCTCTTTACTGGCCGCGCTCATCTCTGCCGGCGCCTTGGGGAGGTCAGCAAACGGCTCGACGAGGAACACCTTCTTCTTGGGCTGAGGAACACGGCGCTCCCCGCTAGCGGCACTCGTCGCCGGTAAGTCCGCAGACGGCTTGCGCGTGGCAAAGGGCATTGGGTCGCGCTCGAGCGGCAACTTCGCCGCCTTGAACAGCTCTGGGCGCTTCATGATGAGGTTCAGCTCATTCTCCACGCGCCCCTGAATCTTGACGCCGTGCTCCCAATGAGCCACCGCGCCACGTCCTACTCCCAACATCCTCGCCACCTGGATCTGGGTGTACCCATTGTCCTTGCGCCACTTGATCAACTTACTCGCGGATATCATCTTCCTCTTCCCTTTCCATCTGCTCCACCTGCTCGAGCACCTTCGCGTCCTCTAGCCACTCCGGGTTGTTCTCACGAATCCACTTGGCCACGTTCACAACGATGGGCGGATTTACCGCTTCGCACGTCCACACGTCGTACGTCTTGATGATGCCGTCCACGAACGCCTTGGCCAGGTCCTTGGCACTGGCAGCACGCTCGGTGGCCTCCTCTGGGTCCCCATAGTTCTCGTCTAGGTACTCGTATATGTTCTCCAGAGCCTCCTCCACGCACGCCTCCCTATCAGCGTTCGTGATCTCATTGCGCACGTAGCGATGCACCTCAACTGTTGATGGCAAATCGTCGAGGCAGTCTAGGTACTCCTCTACGGCATCGTCGATGTCAGTGTTCGTAAGACGATCAGCATCTGAGCACGAGTAATACTCACCCACAGTGTCTTTTGTCTGCTCTTCCATCAGTACACCCTGCACCTTCCATGAAGTACGGCCTCATCCTCGTGAAGGCCAAAAAGTGTGTCCATCTCCAAGCGCAGTATTCCGACCAGCGCATCGCACTTGGTGCAATGGGCGTCGGACTCGTACGCCTGGTTGTCTGAAGCGATGCGCTTGTTTACCCCGCGCACTAAGTACTCGGGGTGCCCACACTTGGGGCAAGGACCACCTGGCACGGCGGAGAGCGCTCCCCTCTCCGGTATCTTCAGGCGGGCCTTCGGCTTTTCATCCGTAACAAGAAACAGCTTGGGCCAGTCGGCCACCTACACCTATCCCTTCTCCGCTCTCTGCATCAAGTCCTTGATGACCAAGTTGTCGCCCGCCATGACCTCTTCACGCGTGGCCGGTTCTGACACAGTGTGCGGCTCACTGAGTCCCTGCGTCGCCGCATAGAAGTTGAGGAGCTGGCTGCTCATGTCGTACTTCTTGGCTGGGACGATTATGTACCCGGACGCCTTGAGCTCTTCCTCGAGTCGGTCGTAATCGCCGGTGAGGACCCCTGGGTACAAGAGGGCAATCGCCGCGTGCAGCAGTGGGATACCGCTGTGTGAGCTAGTGCCCAGCACGACGCAGTCCAGCTGATCGTTGCCATAGTCTCTGTTGGGCATTGACCACGGGAAGGGTCGGTCCGGAAACACGCTGGTGATGTACAAGCGCTCTTGCGGATGAATGTTCTTTGGGTTCACCAGGAAGGTGTAGACCAACGTACTCTGCAGCACCGCATCCAGCCCAGGCCCCAACACGCCCTTCAACGGGTGCGTCACCTGCATCACCCCCAGCAGCCGATACTCAGAGGGGAGCACCGCCCGAACCACGTACGCCTTGTTCTTGTCGGCCTCCGCTGGGTTGATGTCCGGCATCAAACACCAGAACTCTCGCGTCCCCGTCAGGTTCCTGAATGCACCAGAGGGCGCAGCTGCGCCCTCCTCTCTACTCTCTTCCATGTTTACCCCTTGTTGCTGTTGTCCAGAAAGGAACAATCGAACGAACCGAGCTTCCCTGTCAGACGCCCCGAGGGGCTACCTGGCGCGGCGCTCGCCTGCTGACGCAGGCTCCTTCCGCATAGAGTCCGGTTCGGCGCAGCGGCGCGCCTACAATGGGGACCCGTCCAGGACTCTTTCAGCTATGGCTTGGGCTGCGCACCCCTTCCCACGTTCGCTGTGGGTTTCGCCACGCCCGGCACGAGACTCGTTCGACTGCTCCTTTCTGGACAACAACGGCTACGTTGTACCCCGCCCATGCTTGGCAAGGCAACCTTTTATTGCGACCATCAGCTCTTCCGTGGCTGAGCCCTTGCGCTTCAGCAGCTCAGACATCAGCAGGCTCACGATCTTCTTGTCGTCGCCCTTGAACTCCTTCACCAAGCGGCGCCATGTGGCCGACGACCCCGAGAGCTCCCACAGCAAGTACAGCCAGACGGGCACCCAGCTTCCCCTCGGGTAGGCGCTCACGGGCACCATCCAGTCGTCCAAGTGCCGGCGCATCTCGTGCTCTGGATGCAGGTGGTAGTACCCGCGCTTGGGGAAGTAGTTTTCGGCTAAAGCATCCGTCTCTACGATGCGGCCCGCTCGGTGCAAGTCCGGCCGAAACACGTTGTACTTGGCCATGGCCACCGTTCTTATGCCACAAACCCGAAGGGGTTTGCAGGAGAAACGTGTTGGCTAGTAAGCCACCGCAGTAACCCCGTGATGCGCTCGACAGCTGGTGTACGTTCCTAGGGCGACCGGGCCTTCAGGGTCCAGCAGTGGATACAGCACCGGGTGCTTCAACACGTCGTCGAACAGCATCACCTCCCCATCCACGACGAGCTCGTTGTGGATGAACCTCACGCCGTGGGCGTAGTCAGCGTACTCCACGCCGTGGGCGTTGACGTTGTTGCCCTGAATGGGCTTCCCCTTGGCGTTGAACCATCCGTAGAAGCTGAGCCACTCCCCGCAGGTGTTGTTCATCCGCTTCGACACGCACACGTTCTTCAGGTGGCCCTCGTTCAGAGCGCCAGGAACGAAGCCAGAGGCGCTGCGTATCTTCTGCGTCTGCTTCCCCCACCGGGCCGTGTCCGTCATCGTACTGTCGTACGGTGGCCCCCACGGTTGCGCCACCTGTCTGGTAGACGCCGTGTAGATGAAGTCGACCAGCTTGGGCGTAGGAAGGTGGGCGTTGAAGTGCTGAGCTAGCCGCTCCGCTGTAAGCGCGCCCATGGGGACGAACACCCAGTCGGCGTCGGTGCCCAGGCAGAAGAAGTCTGGCAGGCAGCAAATCTCTAGCTCGTGGTCATCCACGGCGAGGTTGACCACCATCCACCGGCACAAGAAGTCGGGGATGCACCCCATCATCGCCCAGTGGAATATAGCCTCGGACCGCTCAGCCCCCAGCTTGGGGGGCATGTGCTTGAGTATCTCAGTGGCCGGGGTCCCTGGGTTCTTTGGTAGGTCTAGGTGATGTTGCATCAACTTGTGCTCCATGGCAGCCCCCAACAATAAATACTACCACCAGGGCATAACAATGCTGACGCAAGGAGGAGGTTTCGGTTGAAAAGCATCCAAATGGCGGCGCGAACGCTGCTCTTTCTGCACTCAGTTGGCGCGACCACAGATGCGCTGCTGAAGGCGCCAAAGAACTCCACCGCCCTGTTCACCAAGAGCGAGTTCTTCGCCAAGGGCAGGAACGGCATAAAGAGCAATGATCACTCCTCGGCGCTCATTACCGCCATCAACAAGGAGGCCGCTCCAGCGCGTTGGCATCAAGACGTATTGAACCGCTTGCTGAAGTACGACGTGCTGATGGCGGTGAAGCCCGATGATGGCGAAGAAGAGCTCTACGAGACCCGTGTCGACGGTAAGTTCTGGGCTCTCGTGGAGAACATAGAGAAGGGCGGCATCCTACCCAGTAGCATCCTGTTCGATAGCGACGAGTCGCTAGAGAACTCGATGGCAGCTGCTGGCTTTATAGGACCCCCAGCTGTGTCAAGCAGCGAGCCGTCAGGGGCGCCCGAGGAAAAGGAGGAAGAGGGCGACAGCGTAGAGGAGATGAGAGAGATAGTTCAAGAGATAAAGGAGATGGAGGGCAGCGCGGTCCATAAGACCATGAGGGCGCTTGTCGGGTACGTGCGCGACATAGCCGCTATAGACGAGGCCATTCAGGAAAAGCTTCTGGAGTCTCGTAAAGAGGTAAAGGACGCGATCTCAGACCTCACCAACACGTTCCTTGCTCGAATGGACCTCGCTGACAAGAAGAGCAGACAACGGTTTGAGGAGTTCGACAGGAAGCTGAGCGATCGGATCGTAGAGACTGAGCGGCACATCAGCGCAGGTTTCGCCAACCAAGCCGGCAACGACAAGGTACTTATTCAGCACGGGCAGGTAGCGGCTGTTAGGCTGAACGAGCTACATACCACGATAAAAGCCCATGGAGAGGCAGATGAGAGGCGTACTGGTCTACTCAGCAGAAACGTGGGGGAGCTAGTTAAGTCGCTCAGAAAAGCAAACCAAGAAGCCACCCTGCGCGTACTGGCAGAACAGGCTGAAGCTCTCATCAGGCACATCACAGAGGTGACCACCGAGATGGCAGTGGACGCTATCGACGAGAGAAAAGATGGCGAAAAGTAGCCTAGAGGAGTTGATAAAGCTTCACAACGAGATGCGCGACGAGGCTTCGCCGAAGGAGCTGGCAGAACTAGAGTGGGAGATCAACTTTGCTCGCATGAAAGCTGGCGAGCGTGGGATGTTCAGGGATTGGGCTATTACCCGGCTGGGGATGCGGCCGGGTACAACGGCTGTGCGCGCCCGGCTGCTTACGTTTGGAAGTGCGATGGATGCCCTGTGGGCGCTGCTCGCAGAGGGAAAGGTAACGTACGACACCGCTAACGGAATCGCAGCGGTAGCTAACGCGTACGCGCGCAAGTACTCAATAGAGCTGAAAGAGGCGGTGGGCCACGTGCTGGGGAACATGACCAAGGCGAAGCACGGCTCTGGCTACTCCTTCCGCAATCCTCCGCCCCCGCCTGGGGCCGTTGAGGAAGAGCCCACTCCAGAGCCGCCACCGTCAACGTCGAGCAATCTCGGCACACTATCCAAGCTGACGAAGAAGCGTCTGGAGCGGGAGTGTCGGAACTTCGTGGAGGTGCAGATGGGTCCAGAGGCGCTCACGATCGACGCCGTACTCATTGCTGACGAGCTAGTCGGGATGATGGGGGTTGCGCTGGACGATGCTCGGGCGAAGATCGAGGCACTGAAGACCAAGAAGCGCGCAGAGGAAAACGTCAAGGTAGGCCGCCGAAAGTTCGCGGAGGCGTGCAAGGTCATGAGCCTCAACCTGAAGTGGAGCCAGCCGTTTGACCTCACGGAGGTGAAGCACCGAAAGAACAAGCGGGTGCTGGAGCTGCACCCGGACCGTAATGAAGGGGACCATCAGTTCCAAAAAGAGCTGGAGAAGGTCCTGCAGGCATATGAAACGATCGAGACGCACCACAGGGAAGTACATGCCAAACAACGCGCAAGCCATCGTTCCCGTCGCTGACGAAGAGGCAACGCTGTCTCACAAGATCGCTCAACTTCTGGATGAGCGAGCAAGGCAGCATCCGTACCGGTTCATCTCATTCCCGGAAGCCACCAAGAAGGTGTTCAAGCTTCCTCGTATGCCGTCCGACGACTCCGCAGACGTGCGGGTCCTCAAGCGCCGCATGCAGCGCGCAAGGATCATCTTGGATGCGGAGTACGGCCGAGGATACATCTATGCGCGCGGCCAAGGCATCCGGGCCAGCGTGGACGAGCAGGACCGAGCCAGGAACTGCATCCACAAGACGGCGTCCAGGGCACAAGCGGCGATCACCAGGCACGTCGCTGAGACGGGCAGCATCGATGCGTCCAAGATCCGAGAGCGCGCGCTTCGCGAGTATACAATCGGTCAACAGCAAGTTGCCAAGCAACTGGGGAGCCAGGTGGAGTCCCTGAAGCAGCTTCCTCCTCCAAAACGAGAAGAATCAGAAGTACCGGAACGCAAAGCTGGAAGGCGCCAGTAGGGACTACAACGTGGGCGCCCGCAGGGGCGCCTAGACTAGCCCTGCAATCCCAAGTGGAAAGCGGTATAACAACGTTGGAACTGTAGAGAAGGGCTACCAGGAGGATACGATGAAAGAACATGAGGACTGCTTTCTGTGCACGCTGGCCAAGAAGATTGGCCGGCGCAGGTGCGGCACCATCCGTGAGAAGATCACCAAGCAGCTGCATAAGGTGGTCAACTCGCATGCACGCAGCATCCGTCAAGCAGCACTGGACAGAGGGGTGTCCAAGGAGGACTACGTCGAGCTGATTCACCACACGGCGTTCAACGCGATCGTGGAGCTGCTGGTCGACACGGTGCTGTCCTTCGGCATCAACCCCATGGTGGCCATGGCCGCGTTCATGCAGGTCTACAACCGCATGTCCAGTGACACCCCCTTCGTGATCATCCCAATCCCGATGGGTGGGGCCCCAGAGGAAGAGGGCGACAAGAAGAGCGACGCGGCCAAAAAGGAACCACCACCCGTGAACAAGAGGTTGAACTAGATGAACATCGAGATGCTGAAGCGGAAGTTCCAGCTGGAGCTCAGCCGCTTCATGAAGAGCAACGGCCTAAACAGCGCGTCGACGGCGTGGCTGCTGGACTGCCACAAGAGCACCGTCGAGAACTGGGAGTCAGGCCGTACGCTTCCGTCAAGGAACAATGCCCTCATGCTGGCGTACTTTGCGGAGAACGTCCGCACGGTGCTCAACCTGCTGGCGGGGGTGGACGCGGCTGCATTCCGGTTTGCCGAGCACAGGAGCCAGGGCGGGAAGAAGGCGGCGTGACCCCGAAGGAAATGCGGGTCATCCTGCGGAAGTACCTCGACACGCTTGACGCGCCGCCCAAGCGCTTGAACAGCACGATGCTGGACGCTGCGATGTGCCTGTTCGAGGAAGAACCGGGCTACTACCTGTGCCACGTCGCGTGGATGTGCGCGGAGACGAAGGACCTCGCGCAGAACACGGAAGACGAGCGGAACAAGGCCAACCGCTGGCTCGGCTTCATTCAGGGGTGCTTGTGGTCCTCTGGCTTCTATTCGATCAACGCGATGCGGGATCACAACCGCACCCATCCAGAGCAAGACCCTCAGCACCTGGTGATACAGCAGCACCTCAACCTGGAGGGCGTCACCGACCACGTGGAGCTAACGCTTCAGATCGACCCCGCCGAGGAGACGGTAGAAGAACCAGACCCAAAGGCGGTGGTCGTCAACGTCCGAGTTCCAAAGGCAGCTGACTTTGTGAAGCTCGCGCCCAACGCCACCGTCAAGCTGCTGCTGAACTCCCTCGAGGAGGCGACGATTAACACCCCGATCGAACTGGAGCACACGTTGGTTGTCTCCTACATGAACGTGACCAAGAAGGAGCTGGACCCTCTGCTCGCCAACCCGGCGGTGACGACCGACGATGGCGAGTGCTTTGCTCTGTTCCGCGTCGACACGGATGAGGTGGACGACATCCTGGACGGGTCTCCCATGGGAGAGAACGTCAAGGCCATAGCGCTCTACGCTCGTGAGATGGGTTGCTCCCACTTGAAGCTCGAGCAGCTGGGAGAGGTGCTTCCTGGCTTCCCCATCTTCGACTGGTGACAGCGCCTGAGCAGTGACTCAGGAGGAGGTGCCCGCTGGCCTCCTTTTAGCCCTGCATCTTCAGTGGGTGGTGAGGCATAACAACCTCGGCACCATGAAACGCACCGTAAGATTGTACGACCTCGATGAGGGGAATCACGAGGCCATCGCCTACATCACGGCCGAGGAGGACATTCTCGATCTTCTCATCACTGAGGAGGAATATGAGGACCTCGGGGTGGAGGAGATCACGATGGTTAACGTAAACAGCGCAGAGGAACTTGCAGACCTCCTTGCCCGTAAACCGATAGATGAAGAGGAGACAACAGGATGAGCAACTTCAACCCCGACGAGTGGGACGGCTCCAAGCCCCTCCCTGTTCTTTACGCCCGCACAGCCACTGGAGCCACCAACGTCTGGCGCTGCTGGATTGAGGGGGCGTACGTCTGCGTGGAGTGGGGGCAGCTTGACGGTGCCCTTCAACAGGGCCGTTTCGCCTGCGCTCCCAAGAACACCGGGCGTGCCAACGCAACGACGGCGCAAGAGCAAGCCCGTCTCGAAGCTATCTCCAAGTGGAAGAAGCAGCTGAAGAAGAAGTACTCCATGACAGTGGAGGCCACGAAGGAGATGAACTTCTCCCCGATGCTGGCCAAAAGCTTCAACGACAGAAAGGACAAGATCACGTACCCGGTCTACGTGCAACCGAAGTTCGATGGGGTGCGGTGCATGGCTTACCGTGACGAGAACGGGGACGTGCAGTTGATGAGCCGCGGAAAAGACCCATACAACGTGCTTCACATCTCTGGGGCGTTGGACGGCCACCTGCGCAGCGGCGACGTACTGGACGGGGAGCTATACATCCACGGGATGAAGCTACAGGACATCGTCAGCCTGGTGAAGCGCCCGCAAGGGGCTAGCAAAGAGCTCATGTACTGCGTCTACGACATTGTTAGGATGCGCGGCTACCAAGCGCAAAACTGGGAGGAGCGCTTGAACTACTTGAACGACTGGTTCGAGATTAGTCGCTTTCAGGGGCTTTCTCCGTCCATACAAATGGTACAGACCGTGAAAGCGCCAGATGAGATGAACGTTCGACACTGCCACGACGAGTACGTGAAGATGGGGTACGAGGGTGCCATCATCCGCCTCCCAGAGGGCATCTACCGCTTCGGATATCGCTCAAGTGACCTGCTGAAGCTGAAGGCGTTCCAGGACGACGAGTTCAAGGTCATCGGATGCCAGCCTGGAAAGGGCAAGTTCGCCAACGCCCCCATCTTCAGGTGCGTGACGAAGAACGGCAAGGAGTTCGACGTCGTACCGAAGGGCACAGAGCAAGAGCGGTACGAGATGCTGTGCAGGGCCATGAAGGGCTCCTACGACGGCAAGTTTCTCAACGTCCGCTTCTTCTCATACACGAATGATGGGGCTCCGCAGTTCCCCGTCGGGATGTACTTCAGGGAGGAAGGTACATGAGAGCGCACGAGTATCGAACTCGAGTTGGCGTTGCCCCACACGCCATAGGAACGGCGCAAGAGGTATATCCAGTGCTAATGCGCGGTGTGTCCGAAGAACAATGGCCCGAACGGTGGGAGCACGAAGACCTCCTATCTGAGGAGACAGCCAAGCCAAAGAACAAGTACTTTGATGGGCTGGTGGCGCCGTGAGGAAGCGCACAGAGCTGGTGATCATCACAACGAAAGAGGTGATCACGCAGGGCCTATACCACTGCAGCAACGACTGCCCCCACATGCTCAACCAACGCGCTCGAGTGTTCGTTGACGGAGTTCCATACGAGAAGTGGTTGACGACTTGCACAGCATTTGACGCCCCGCTAACCTGGGACAACAAGTACAAGGGGAACGGATACCGGCGGCATCCTGAGTGCATCAAGAAGGCGGTGCCTTCTACATGATGCTTCGTCTGGAGCTGAAGAACGGGTTCAGCATAATCACCCACGGAGACGTCCATAACTACGGGGCGAACGTCACCGTGGTCGACCCCGCTGGTAAAGAGCGTGGGCATTGGGACTCAAAGGAGTGGGCTGCGGACCCAGAGTGCGTGATGGGGGCAATCCTGGCCGCTGCAGCGGGTCTACCAATACCGTTCAACCAGTACGCGTACGAAGAATGCCCCAAGTGCTTCGGAACAGGTGACAGCAACCCCCACGGCATCAAGTACGTCGACCATGGCAAGTGTGAGCTGTGCAACGGAACTGGGATCTCCACGAGGGAAGAGCCACATGACAGCTAGAAAGAAGTCGTACAACGCGCGCCCACGACAATGGGTGGGCACACCGAAGACCGTAGCGGTCGATTTCGACGGGGTGATCCACGCCTACACCAGCGCGTGGACCCGAACGGATGAGATCAGTGACGGTCCTACAGAAGGGGCGCTGGAAGCCATCCGCGGGTATATGAACGCCGGCTTCAACGTCGTCATCTTCTCAGCCAGGGCCAATGACCCTGCTGGTAAAGCCGCCATCGAAGCGTGGCTCATCAAGCACAAGTTCCCCGAAGGCATCCTCGTCACCAGCGACAAGCCGCAAGCTGTTTTGTACATCGACGACCGTGGGTTCCACTTCACTGGGAAGTGGCCAACAGCGGCGTTCATACGCGAGTTCATCCCCTGGAACCGGCAGCCGATGGTGAAACCACCCACTGAAGGTACCTGCATCGTATGCCTGGAGATGGACGAGCTGGATGAGAACGGCGTCTGCGGGGTATGCGTCGAGTGCGACATCAACGAGGCGGCCATCAGGCGCCATGAGCAACAGCAAAGCCTGGAAGCGAACTCCGCCACCAGCGTCGACCTCGAGGATGAAGACCGAGATGACTGACGACGCCATAAAGGATGCGGCAGAGGCCCCTCCCGCCGCCATGGTTCTTCATGCGGTGGCGCTCAAGGAACGCATAGAAGGGGCGCGCCACCTTCTCGGACTTAATACAGCCGGCTCAGTGCTGTGGAGGCACAAGAAGAGCCTAAGAGAGTACGTGGTCAGCGGTGTCGCACTAGAGGAGAAGACGCTCACAGCAGTTGTCATCTACAACGCCGCCAGCGACGGACTATGGCCGTGCCGATTCACACGGCCGATACTGGAGTTCCTTTCAAGATTCGAAAGGGTGAGATGACTGACGAGAACGATGTCGTTCCAGAGCCCGTCGCAGAGCAGGCTCAAGTAGTCGACGTGCTTGTGGAGCTCACAGAGCTTCTCAACACACTTCCCAGCAACAAGGAGCGGATGCAAGTGCTGAGCTGCGCATGCCTGATCATCGGCATGCCCCGCGAGGCGGAGCACCTGATGCAACGCCTAAAGGAGTGGTGATGGCGAAGTGCGAAACCTGCGGCGGACTTGGGATCTTGTTCGTCAGCGACCCTAGAGTGGACCCTGGCATCATCCGGTGCACCAAGTGCAACCAGTTCAAGAGCACCGCCAAGGCTGTGGAGTACCTGAAGGAGGCTCTGGAGCAACGGAACGAGCTGGAGAAGATCATCCTGGAGCTCTGCGATGGATGCCTCCGCCGAGCATCAGAGATCAAGTACGTGTCAGGTTCAGATGACGCCGACTCCAAGTGGTTGGAGAAGGCCATCAGTGACGTGTTCAACCGGTACACGTTCGACCAGACCTGGCGGCGAGTAGACCCCAAGTAGCCGATGCTCGCTATTTTGGTGTGCGGAGGACGGGACTTCAGCGACCGAGACCTTCTGTTCACCTGGATGGCTCGCCTGCGCCCCGACTGTGTGATGCACGGCGGGGCGCGTGGCGCCGACTCTCTCGCAAACGACATAGCCCTGAATGACCTGAAGACGTGCGTCCTCGTGTTTCCAGCCAAGTGGGATGAATACGGGCGCGGCGCTGGTCCGATCAGGAATCAGGAGATGCTCGATTCTCTCCTGAAGCTACGAAGCACATGGGACATCAAAGTGCTGGCGATGCCTGGCGGTAGAGGCACGGCGGACATGATCGACCGTGCCCGTAAAGCCGGCGTTGACGTAATCGCGCTGAACTACCCACTCCCGGTACATAGGAAGTAAGCATGAAGTACATCGTCACTTTTTACGGGTGCCCAAGAGGACGTCTGAACACCGCATGGAAGCAGTGGTACAACCTCGTCGTTGAAGCCGACAGCATGGAGGAGGCGATGCTAAAGCCGTACGACACGCACGACCACTTGCTCCCGTCTAGAACGATTGTGGAGGAGGCGGTGCCTATAAGCGAGCTCAGCACCAACGAGATTGCCAACGGTCACTCTTCTGGGGCGCTGGTGAAGGATGACACCGCCTCCTACATCAAAAAGCCGTGGCTCGATAAGTATAGGGCAGACGCGAGTAAGGCATAACAACAGCGGAGAGGAGCAAGATGACGCCTGAAAAGATGAGTACAGTTCTGAAGAGCTACCAGCACTTGGGAGCTGATATGGTTAAGAGGCTGCCGGAAGAGTGGTACAGCAAACCGGATTTTTGGGCGGCAAGCGCCATTGCTATCCGCGTGCCGGTCATGCGGCACATCAACTGGATGTGCCGGGAGGCGCAGTCCTTCTTGCAGAGCAACGTCTGCGGATGCGGCCAGAACCACGGACCCGACCCCAGTAAAGTGGAGAAGGCCATGCGCTGGCTTGGCTTCATTCAGGGCGTGCTGTGGTGCACCGGCTTCAAGAGCCTCGATGACCTGCGCAACGACAGCAAGCCCGACGAGTTCCCATTCCGGACCATAATGGAGGCGGAGATGGAGGTGCAGAGCAAAGCGGCGGCGGACAAGGTAAGAGCCCTGGTGGCAAAGGGCTTAATCAATACCATCGGCGCCGATACCAACCGCTTCGACAGCTCGAAGGAGAACAGGAGCAACGGGCCGAACAAAAAGGAGTTCAAATGACCAACGCCGAATCCATCCGCACTGTGGAGAATATGCAGCGCCTGTTGAAGAGCCACGGGTTCTTCATCAAGAATAATATCGACGGTGTCATCGTAATCGCCGCCGACAACAATGAGCACCCAGGGTACGCGAAGGATGCGCCCATAGGGCACTTCGTCAGCGCTGAAGGGGTCATCGCCTTCATAGCTGGGTGGTCCAGGCACGACGAGTACGTGCGCCTCAGTGGGGACTACGTGAAGAAGAAGCACCATCCTGGGTCGAACAGGAAGAAGGTCAAGACGAAGCCATGACCGACAAGGGACCAACGGGCGCGCAGGCACATGAGAACCTTCGACGGCAGCTAGAGCACGCGGCGCGCTGGTCTGAAGAGTACGACCGAAGGATGCGGGAGATCTTCCCGAACGCCCTGCGTATAGACGACGAGTACCTAATCCTTAACGAGGAGGAGCTCAAGGAGTGCCAACGGCTAATGCAGGAAGGAAAGCTATGAAAGCCAGGTGTGTAGAACACGACGTCGAGCTCACCGAGCCAAATGCGAACGGGGACTCCTACTGCCCATCCTGCGCACTTGGCTGGTTTGAGAAAAGCGGCGGTAGGTCTCACCAAGCGCTGGCGAAAGCCGTGGCTCATCTTCTCCAAGAACGCCGCACTTCGAGGGCTGAGTGCGCCAAGCACGGGGAAGTAGATCTAACAAGACCAGACGACGCTGGGAACAGCTATTGCCCCTCTTGCATTATCGAGGGAGTCTCGGGAGAGGTACTCGCCAAGTACGCAGCGCGCGTCCCATCTAGCAGCTCCCCAAACATCCAGAATGCGGCCGATGCGTTCAAGCGCGTCAGGGAGCTGGAGGAAGAGAACGCCAAGCTTCGTCTAAAAGAGACGCTTGCAGTAGTCGGTTCCCACTTCCTGAAGTTTGATCACGAGAGCGACGAGGGCTTCGTTCGTGAGCATGAGGGTCGGTTCTTGGTGTGCAGGCCGACACTTCTATTCTCGTGGCGTACAGAAGAGCGCCTATTCGAGGTGGTGGCGGACTGCAGAGACAGGGGTTTGGCGGAGGTGGTGCTGAAGATATACGAGGTCACGCCCGATGAGCTTAAAGGGAAAAAGAATGGGTAGTCGGCAGCGCCTGTGCCCGGGATGCCGTTCCTTCAGGGACCCCCACAACCTTGGCCCTACCTGCACGCTGCTTGACGGCGCTCGTGAAGAAGCCAAGCGGCTGCTGGAAGAAGGGGCGAAGGAAGCCCTCGACTTCTGTGCTCTCTACAAGAAGCAGCTGGACGACGTGAAGCGGCTGCCCTCCTTCATAGAGCTATTCGCAAACTGGCTCTTCGAAGGTGGAAGCGACAAGTAGAGGAGCGGCCTAACGGCGGAGGTTGCTTAGGCAATCTCTTCCTAGCCCTGCATCTTCCAGCACTGTCCAGGCATAACAAGCTTGAGGGATAAGTCACCCTCAAGGAGAACGTATGAACCACTTCGCAGGCAAAGTATCCCCGTGTGGCAAAAACAGGTGGCAGATGCACATTGACCCAGCACTGGGCCTCCCAATGAAGAAGCTGACGGTGCTGCGGTCGGAAGCCGCCACGGCCAAGGCAGCAGAGAGCCAGCTGCAGCGGCGCGTCATGAGGATGCTCAAGGGCAAGGAGAAGAAGGATCGAGCGGCAGCGGCCAAGGCACAGCAGCTCAACCTTCCGTTCGACAAGAAGCGCGCGCGGTACCGAGGGGTGAGTCTGCAGCTGCCTGTGTTGAAGTACAAGCTTACAAAGCTACCAGATGAGGGGGGATACAAGAGCCGGGCGTCTGCGCAAGAAGCCATTCGCAACTTCGTGCGGGCGAAAATCAGCCCGCTTGGCAGAGCCATGACTCTGAAGGCCCTGGAGGCCATCATGGACAACAACCCCGCTCTTCGAGCTGAGCACCCCAAGGGCACTGGGCTGGGGCGCAAGGAACAGGTGCTTCAGAGCGAGTCGACGAAGCCCGCTACGCCAAAGTACGAGGCGAAGCCTCAGATGGATAAGGATACCTTGTACGCGCTCTGCATCGAGTTGGTTACCATGCTCGTGCGGCACTTGAATATAGAGTTTTCTGATCTCAAGAAGATGCCTTCTAGCGGCGCGTAAAAGGGATAACGTGGCATTCCTACCACTGCCCTTCGTCAACCGGGTGAAGGAGGTGTTCTCCTTCCACCTCAACCAAGATCTCAACAAGTCGTTCGTCCTCATCATTCCAACAGTCGGGGCTGGGATGAGCAAGCGCTACGACGTGATCCGAGTCTTCTACGCTGGCAACGCCAGGTGCATCGGTCGAGAGCTGCCGATTAGGATGGCGAGGGAAGTTGCTCTTCGAGACCCCAGACAAGACGGGAAGCCACTGAAGGAGAGCACATGAACGTCGAGGTAGACTTCGAGAACAAGACCACGAAGGTGATCGTTCCGTGGCTGGACCTTGAGTACCACGTCACCATCAACGATGAGGGAATCATCATAGACGCTGTGAAGTATGGGGAGGTGGAGACCAGTAACACCTACGGGTATGGAGACTTGTCCTCATACTCCCCAGAGTCCGGTGCAAAACCACCGTGTGAGTGCGATGAGGGCCAAGGATGCTGCTGGGACGGGAGGCACGAGTAATGGACGTCTATTGCGCGAACTGTGGAGAGCCATGGGACCTGTCCCATCTACGGAACGACGAGGTGCACGAGACCGCCGCCGGCACGGAGATGATCTACGACAAGATCGACATGGAGAAGTGGGACGAAGAGATGTGCAAGTACGGAGGGCTGTCACGAGAGGCGGCTCTTCGAGCCTGTCCCAAACCCGAGCCTCAGTACAAAGGAGAGCCATGGACAGGCCAGCTCACCGACTTCTGGCGTAGGGAGTTCAAGGCGCTGGGGTGGGAGTTCGGGGGGAACCTCGCCATCGTCCTCCGCTGCAACTGCTGCGAGGCCAATGGACCGCGGGAGGATGCGGAAGACCGAAGAGCCGACTACGAAACCATCGACTCCCTACTGGGAGATGACTTGGATGGGGCAGCCGTTGAAGTCAACGACCTGGAAAGGACACGTGCGCATGTCATTTGAGACGTCGGAAGAGTACGTCGCGTACTTGCGGGGAAAGGTGGAGGGCATGGAGGCTCAGCTTCATCTACTCCGCGTCAAGAACACAGTGCTGGCTGTACTGTGTGCCCTCCTAGCCGCTATAAGCCTTGCGGATGCTTTGATGGAGCTGTACCGATGAGCGACTTTTCTGTATGGGACGCCGTCAACTGCACAGAGGAAGAAGCGGAGTATATATTCGAGGACGACGCCAAGTCTGCGGCGATTGCGTACGCTGAGCAGGACGTCGACGGCGGCATTGACGGGATCTACACGAATGAGAAGGGGCTTCCCCTGAACGACCTGAAGAAGGAAGGGCAGCCCATCTTCGTACGCGACTCGAACGACGTACTAACCCGATGGCGCGTGGGAGTCGTCGAGTTCGAGCCGGTGTACGCCGCTTCCCAAGAGGAGCTGGAGCCAGACGACGGGCGTTGCCCGCACGGTGCGTTCTTCACAGGGGCGGGAGCCTGCCCTCAATGTGGAAGGGGTGCGGATTAAGGAGGCAGTATGCCAAGACATATCAAGCATCACGACGGAAGAGAGATTCGTGGGCTGCGCGTGAAGTGCTACCCAACGCCCGAACAAGCGCTAGCGTTGCTCGACTTGCAGAGAAGACTTCGTCGGCTGTGGAACTGGTTAGTTGCGAGGTCTTCAGACACTAGAGCGGCTCGCGAAGCCTGGGCCTCTCGCAATGGAGCAGGAACTCGACCTGCGAGACCTGAGAACGACGCTGGAGAGCAGGCATGGGCCACCTACAAGACGGTGATGAGCGAGTGGCGAGCGCGTGTTCGATCTGTGCTGGAACTGCACAAAAAGGATCCCGGGCTCGCGTATCGAAACGTGCGTGACTACATCGCTCAGTTCGGCGTTGATCACGACTACCAGCTCTACCCGCACTTGTTCGACGATGATCAGCCCCCGCTTGCACACCCGCAGCAGGCGCTCTTCAAAGATTACGAGGCGGCCATGCGGGCAACCGCTCGGGGCCAGCGACCGCCCAGGAGGCGCAAGCGCGACGAGGACATGCCGCTGCGGGTGGGGTCTGGCACACACTTTCGTCAGGTCGCAGATGGCGGTCGCCGAGTGATTGGGCATCATCCTAAAGGACCGCAGATGAGCGGGAGAATCAACTGTCAGGTGAGCCTACCTGGCATCGGCTGGATCAACGCCACCATTTCTTCAGAGCAGCCACTGGAGGCTCAAGAGTACTGGGTGGAGGGGGTGGCCCTACGACGTGAAGCCGACGGGTGGTACGCGGCAATACGCCAGCACGTCGTGCCGACTGTGGCGCCGAAGGGCGTTGGTGCGTGCGGCATCGACGTCGGACTCGTCTATTTATTCGCGGCGGTAGGCGACGATGGACAGCAGATTGTGGCTACGAATCCACGTCTTGGTTCACGCCGTGGGCACCTGCGAACACCAGGCGGGTACGTCGAGCTCATTGCTGAACGACAAGCGGCAAAACTTCCAACGACGATCCTTCAATGTCGGTCGGCGCGCAACGTGCGGCAGGTGGTACGAGAGCAACTGTTTCCATTCACAGATCGCTACGAGTTCATTGCAGTCGAGAACCTACCGGCCAACATCGGGTTCCTCGAGACGCCCCACTTGTCGTTCATGCGCACTGTTCGATCAATGTTGGTCCAGCGCTACGGGTGCGAGAGGGTCATCGACGTCGATCCAACGAACACCTCTCGCATATGTTCCAAGTGCGGGCATCTGTGCAATAGATCTTGGTCTGACCTGCTAGGGCGCGTGGGTCTATGCCCAGCTTGCGGCCACTCAGAGATGTCAGATCTGAACGCCGCTCGCAATGTGCTCCACAGACTATCGAAACTATTGGCCGCCGAATGACGACCCTCGCCGCACCAACCAGACCCGGCTGTCTCCGGGACGAGAAGCGGACCAGGCGAGGACCGACCTTGAGCACCCTCACCGCGCACACTAGGCTCGGCTAACTCCGGGACAGGTCGACCTCGCCCTTGGCGATGTCCTTACAAGATGCACCAGGCCAGGCTGACTCCTGGACTACCCGCTCGCTGAGGCAGACATTCGCACCACACCTACCAGGCCCGGCTGACTCCGGGACGCTCTTGGGATGAGCGAACGCGCTCCCATCGCCTCTCCTCGCCGCACCAACCAGGCCCGGCTGACTCCGGGACGCAGGTCGAGGCACGCGCTGCACTCCCGGTGAACGCGCTCCAAACGCACCGGTCCAGGCTTCATACATGGCGCACGTCACACCGGCACACCCGGAAAACAGTTGCACCAATGATGAGAGCGACAACATCAGCCCCGTACAAGCTCAGCTACAGCCCCAAAGGGGAGATCGGGGTGGAGAACTTTCCAGACCCAATCCCACCATCCACATCGTCTGAATGGCGCCTGGTGGGGTTTCAAGTAGTACAAACCACGACGCTAAGCGGACTATTTGTGTGGGCGTGGGAGAGCCCACACAAGGGAACGAAGAAGGAATAGTGATGGACGACGACAAGAAGGAAGTTGTGTCCGTGGAGGACAACAAGGTACTAGTAGACATAACAGAGGCGGTGAGGCAGCTGAAGGGCGGGCTGGAGCACTACATCACAAGCCAAGCGAGAGCAGCTCTCGTCAAGGCCATCGAGAAGATTGTGCTGGACATGGCCAAGAACGAGCTTCGTTACATCGTCAATGTAACGCTGCACGAGATCTTGGACGAGATGAGGTTCAAGTCGCCTGCGGAGGCGCCGCCCAGAACGGGCAAGGTGCTTCCCGTACCGTCCGGGGCAAGGGTGGAGCTCGCTGCTGCGGAGTTGGAACGCAAGGAACCCGTGTACGACCTCACGCTGAAGGAGTACCTGACCGTGTGGATGCGAGGCACTAGCTTCAGCTGGGGAGAGCGCCCTCGCATCTGGGAGATGGTCGAGCGTCACCTCCAGAGCGTCACGTCGAGCATCGTGAAGGATGAGCTCAAGATGCACACAGATCAGGTGCAGAGCTACCTGCAGGAAAACATCGTCAAGGAAGTACTCGAGGCTTTCATGCGGAGGATGTCGAAAAATGGATGACAAGAAGCTGGCGAAGGAGCTCGTCAAGAGGCTCAACGGGCTTCTCGAGAACAAGGCGGCGCACGAGCTACTTCAGAGGATGCTCAGCATTCGCTTTGACGTGACGGACGCTGTGGCGAGCCATCCGACCATACAGGTGTCCTCCAGCGACACCGTTGGGTTCTTGGGAATGCTCAACGGCGCTGTGGGCATCCGCCCCGATGGGTACGGTCACATCGCTGGTGAATACGACGACAACTGCACCCTGATAGGCTTTACTGTAACAGGGGAGCGAAAGACATGAGCCACGAGGAGCTTCGCTGGGACAAGCTACAGGAAGAAGTCCGTGAGTGGTCGGTGCGCAACTTTGGGGACAACCCAGCGCACAGGCCCATCCTGGGGATCATCGAGGAGCTCGGGGAGTTGATCAAGGCCGAGCACCACGAACGAAACACCACGGAGGCCATCGACGCCGTTGGGGACGTCATGATCTACATGGCCGACTTCTGCGGGAAGACCAACCGTGACCTAGCGCACATCGCAGGCTGCGCCTTTAGAAGAAGAGCGCGAGGCATAAGCCTGCATATCCTGGATGCCGGTATTCCTTCCAGCAGCGTTGCATCGCTGATGGGTAAACTAGCGCACCACTGGCTGAAGTCCGAACAGGGCATACGCACGGGGGAGGACCATGCTACCAGCATCACGTACACGCTGATCAACATAGTTGAGCTGCTCGCCTACTACTACCCCGTCGAGTCGGCGGTGGGTGAGACGTGGAAGCGCGTCAGCCAACGGGATTGGAAGAAGAACGCGGAGACAGGACAAGTCGATGTCGGAGCTGGAGAAGGCCAAGAGCCTGATACGGCTGGCACTTAGCGAATCGTACAACGAGCATGAGGCACGGGCTGCCGCCATGGCGGCGGTCCGTCTCATAGACCAGTACAACTTGCTTGAGTCGGCGCCAGTATCGGTGCGTCAGGACCTAACAAGTGAGCTGGTGGATAACGTACTAGACACGTGCCTAGCCATGCTGGAGTTTGATCCAACATGGCTGGTGAGCGTGGCAGACATACTCGGCGCCGTGTTCGAAGCCTGGGAACCTTACCCAGATGCCGTAACGCGTCGTCGCGTTTACCACCGAGTTCGCTATCGCCTGGAGTGCTTCGTAAGTCGTGGACTTCTAAGGAAGAAGTACGCCAAGGGCTACGTGCTACAGAAGGGCGTCAGCGTAGGGGACTTTGGATTCAAAAACGCATAGCACTGGCTAGCAATCAACATGCTGTTTTGAATCCAAAAGAGGGGGCTCAACATAGCTAATGAAGGATGCGTATGAACCATGCCTATCCGGTTAGCTCCCATAGGAGACTGAGATGCGTGAAGAAGGAATGAGTAGCATCGACCGGAAGTCGCCGGAGAACATTCAGAACGCGGTAGCGATGGGCGGCCGCATCCGGCGCGAAACACTCGATCGATTGTTGGAGCTTCTGCCGCAGAAAACCTCGTACCTGTTTTGGATCGCCCTGGAGGTGCGCACGTCCACGATGCTGAAGACCATCGACAACGAAGAGGACGCGCTCGAGACGATCCGTCGGCTCGAGTCCGCGCCCGACCTCCCTGCGGACGGGAGCTAACCGGATAGGTACAGTATGAACTACGAAGAGGATGACTCCGTCAGCTGCATCGAGGTCATCTTCCACTGCGACAAGGAGAACTATCAGTTCTCTCTAGCAACCGCCCTCGATTATCTCGCCAACGACATCTACTGGGGTGAAGGCGGAAACTGGGCAGAGGCTACGCACGCAACGGTGGTGGTTATATGAATGGCGTTCTTAGGGTTGGGGTCGTCGTGCGCGTGAAGCCCGAGGTGTGGCGGGAGTGGTGCCTACGGCATTGCGAAGAACACAAGCCCTTCACGCCGCAGCCCATCATCAACTGCCCAATCCGCAAACCTTACATTGACTACGTCATGCTCGCTTACCCGCCACGCTACTGGTGGCGCTGTGACGAGGTGGAGGTAGTAGACCAATGAAAGTGATACTCATCTCTGAGGCGCGGCTGGAAGAACTAGTAGACGCGGCCCTTCAGCGCATTGTAGCGGGAGCAAAGGAACCTACCGGTCCTGACGACCGAGTTTCCTTCCGTTCCGTGAACTACCACGTGCGCGACCTAGCGGACAAGATCAAGAACGAGGAGTTCATCCGATGAAGATCACAGTAGAAGTCGACATGTCGAACGCTGCGTTTGGGGAGACACTAGCCGACTATACGCGAGAGCTAGAGCGCATCTTTCAGGGGATTGGGTACAAGGTCGCGCATCAACTTGCACGAGCAGAGGGCTGCCTCTGCGAGGCCCCTGAAGAGGACGACAAGCTGCGGGATGCCAACGGAAACCAGGTGGGGTTTGTGCACATGAGCTTCGAGGAGGTCAACCCGAGGAGCCCGGAGGATGTACGGGCCATGAACGACCGTAAGAAGCTTGGCATGTACGAGGTAGAGAAGTACGGCGGCAGGCAGATTCGCAAGGATGACCCGGACCGAAGCTTTCTGCTCTTCCAGTTCGACACGCTTCAAAACCTAGAGGCGTGGTGCACCATGATGCGCAACTGGTACGCGCCAGACCAGACGTCGTGGTGCATCGACCGTGAAACGCTAATAGTAGTGATGTAGAAGAATGGAGAACCCATGACAGGAATGAACATCACCTGCACGTACAAGGGGATAATGGTGAAGATCTCACCGGAGTTCCCATCGGACTTCTACAGCAGATTCATCGAGCGCTGCGGGCATCAGATCGACGAGGTGCTGAGTCTTCTCAACGAGGGCTATCCACCGGTGCAATGCCTAGAAGTTCAGCCCGAGAAGATGCTGGTGCACTTCCAAACGCTGGCTGGCCACTTGTACCCGACGTATCCCACGATGATCCGTTGGGTGCTATGGGTGTACCCGCCTCGCGAGCACATGGGCATACCCATGGACTTCAACGAGTGGGAACAGCTGTTCCTGGAGTATGGAACGAACTGCGCCTGTGATGGCGCTCTCGATGACGGCTGCCCGCTGTGCACAGAGAAGAAGCTTACCCAATGGCTGAAGTCCTTACGCAATCAGGAGTCCATCCAGTTCAAGTTCGGCGAAGAGGAGTACCTGAAGATCTCGAGGGTGGGCTTTTACGTGCGCGGGAAGCTCGTCAAGCGAGGGGAGGAAGCTGAAGAAGTGTGGCGCAACATGCGCGACTTCTTGAGGTTATGTGCGACGGAAAGGGTGCTCGAGGAGGAGCAAGGAGGCAGCGATGCTCACGAAGGAAAACCAACCAACTAGCGTGTCCATCTGCGGCGTAGAAGCTAGACGGTACGAGACCTCAGATGGCTACGGGTTCCTAGCTACCAAGTTCCCGTTCGTGTTCACCATCTTTCCATCACCCAGCATCGCCCCCGATCTTCACTTGAACGTCAATGGAGGGGCCGTGCAGTGGAACCACACAATGAGAGTAGTGGACGACGCAAGCCTGGTACAGGTTTACGACACCGCTATAGGAATGATGGAAGGGGTGGCTGAGAACTTTGTGAGGGACATGCTGTCCATTCCGTTCCGACACACAGGGCCAAGAGCCACAAAAGGACCACCAGCACCCAAGCGAGTGACGTGCGAGTGCGGTTCTATCGTCGTGTACCCAAACGGTATGTGTCACGACTGCTGGATCAAGCGATTCAGGGAAGAGGAGTGAAATGGAATACAACTTCAAGCTGACCAAGGTACAGAAGGCCCTGCTCCTTGAGGTGGCGAAGGCAACTCTAGAGAACCGCAGGTCCACGCACATTGTTGAGACGTACAAGCCAGGAGCTGCTCTTCGTGACCTGGGGCTAATCGTGGCCACCGTCCGATATCCCGACAAGTGGAAGCTGACGCTCGACGGAAGAGAGTACCTAAAGAGCCTCGGCTATACCTTTCCTGAGCCAAAGAAGATGCTCAACATCGGGTTGAGTGCCAACCGCTTCGAGTCTAATCCGGAGGAGAAAAGGTTCGCGGAGGCATGGGACGCAATCAATCAACCCATAGGTACTCCTGGGGTTGAGGGGCCCACGCTAGCTCACATGATGGTCGCCTGGGACGAGTACAGAAACTTCGCTCACCTGCGAGAGCCCACCCGAGAAGAGCGAATAATCGCGGCCACCGTTATCCAATGGCTGGGTAGCGGGGTAGGCCAACACTTCTTGCATGGTCTCGGGTATAGGTACAATGAGCGCAGCAAAGAAGAAGAGTAAGCCAGCAGTCTCTGCGCCGAAACCAGAGGAGACACGGATCGTTCTGGAGGGATACGGGGCGGTTAGATCCATGGCTCAAGACGTGGACAGGCACTTGGGCGGCGCGCCCAGCCTCGTCAACTTCGTCAGAATAAAGCGTATCCGCATCACCATCGAAGCCATCGAAGAGCCAGACGAGGTGATTGCCGCTCGCGTGCTGGAACTGTGGGAGACCACGCCGTTCAACCACCACTACACTGATACGTTCAGCAGGCTGGCTAGACGCTACGGACTCACGTTAAACCACGAAACGCGCGGCATAAAAGCACCGAAGAGAAGCTACTAGAAGCTGCTTCTCAGGAGAGCATGGCCGACGCACCCGTTGAATCGTGGTACGTGTACGTGATCCAGTCAGAGTCAGACCACTCCTTGTACACGGGTATCTCCAGGAACCCAGAGGAGCGGCTGAGGCAACACAACTCTGGCAAGAAGGGCGCCAAGAGGACCCGCGGTCGTGGGCCTTGGCGCCTTATCGCTATGTACTCCTGTGGCCTGCGCGGTGATGCGCTGCGTTTGGAGTACCAGTTGAAGGGCATGAGCAGAGAAAGGAAGCTGGCATGGGCAGCAAGAAACAACGTGATGTGCTCGAGAGCAACAACGTGAAGGATGACAAGGCCGAGAAGCTCGCCGAGTTCATCTACCTAGCCGAAACCACCACCTCGGTGGTGAGCGCTGTCATAAGAATGCTGAACAGCAAAAAGAAGAGTGAGCGCCTGGCCGCCAGAAGCATCCTTCAGCAGGCTCTGACGGCAACAGACCACAAGAGGCGGGTGGCGTACTTCAAGAGCTTGGTCGAGGGATGAGCTACTCGACGATGTTCAAGCTGTTCTCGTACACGCTCATGGCGGGCGCTGTCATCGGCATCTTCTACAACCCGCATGGTGGCACATTGCTGGCGCTGATCGTGTCCCTGGGCCTGTGCGGGTGGGCAGAACGAGGCATGTGATGAACAGGCCGACCACCAGGGACATCATCATTGGCGAGACCGTTGACACCTACGGCATCCCAGTTACAAGCGAAGAGCGCCACCAGCTGTGCCAGTGCGAAGTTCCCTGCCAGAAGACGTTCAGGTGCCGGTCCAGGCACCACGTAGGTGACCGAAAGACTCCATGGTGCTGTGGCAGTACAGAGAGTGAGTCTTGCAACGAGTGCTGGTTCAAGGAGCGCGAAAGGCGCGGCAAAGGAGCAGATGATGATTAACGGCAAGACCGAAAATATGGTGATGTACCAACTGGTAGAACAGCCAAGCGGCCCTCCAAGGTTCGAGGTGGCAAACACCAGTCACATCATGCAGTACCTGTGCTCAGACTCGAACGTGGTGTCATACAACATCACGTACTGTACAGCAGATGGGCACATGGTTAACCGGGTACGAAGAACATTATCCGCCGTTGAATCGAGTACGGAGAACACCGTGCAGAGCCTGATGGTACAGCTAGCAGACGAGAAGAAGAGTCACGAGACCACGTGCACGCTTCACGCGAAAGCGCTGAAGGAGCGCGACGACCGAATCGCTGAGCTGGAACCGCTAAACAAGACGACAGGGAGATGGAGCCACATACAAGACCTAGAACGGCGGATAGAAGAGCTGAAGCTCAAGCTCTCGCAAGAGATACAGGAGCACGCCATCACAAGTAAGCAGAACCAGGCGTACAGGAAGGCTGTGGCTGATGACATGGAGCACGCCGGCTTCAAGGGTTCCACGGTGGCTGAAGCGCTCAGCTGGGCCAAGGGCGCCCGTGTTCTCATGGACAAGACCCGGCTGGGGTACATCGGAGATTGCCTCGCAGCGGGGATTGCCCCCATCGACGCCATCAAAAGAGCAGACGTCACGCTGGAGCTCATGAAGGCACAGGCGAACGTGCGGGATGAGAAGAGTGGCTGACGAGAAGAAGGTCGTCTCCAGGTTCAACCGCATGTACCTGGAGGCGGCTGCCATCCGCCACGCTGTGAAAGTCCTGCTGCTCACCTGCGAGAAGATACGCCTCGTCCCAGGAGGAGCGGAGGACTGGGAGGATCTGTGCGATGCGGAGGATAAGGTGGCCGACATCTTCGGGTTCGAGAGTACCAAAAACGAAGAAGGATGCACCGTGTATGTCCGAGGGCCCGGGGAGAAACCAGAAGGAGACGATGATGAAGACGAAGAAGACAACCAGCCCACTGGGTAAGTGGGGCATCAAGCGCGTGTGCGTAGTTGTTGGTCAGGGGACGGACACCATTCAGATGGAGCTGGACGGGCCCACCACGTTTCCAGCGGTGAAGTACCCACTCTTTCTACGCACCGAAGCCCAACGTGGCTGCGGCGTGCAGTGGGTGAAGGACAACCTTGGCGTCGACCCAGAGGTAGCAGAACGCTCTGGCGGAGAACGATGAGCCTGTACACGAAACAGGAACTACCCGATGTAGCGGGCGAGCTCCAGGAGGAGTTTGTATCTGCCACCAGCGAAGACATCGTTCGTTGGTTCAAGTCAGCGAGTGAAGAGGATAGGGGCGCCGTCCTCAAAGAGGTAGCGTCAGCTTCCTACCAGCTTCATGTGCAAGCAGTGTCCATGAAAACTGCTGCGCTTCAACACGCAGCAGAGTGCGACCGCGCAGTTACCGACCTACAGCTATTGTACGGCAATGCTTGCGCAAGCATCGAACGACTCAAGGATGAGTTAGCCATCGCCAAAGCCTCTATACCCAACGGGTTCGAGCGTCACCTGATGATCGCGGCCAAAGAAGCGCTTGGTGGAGATGACGACGAATCGCTGATTGACGCCGCTAAACGCGCTGGGGAAACGGTAAGTAGCGCACTCAAGGCTCTGTGCGACCACAAGAAGACGCAGAGGCGCCTGCGGGACAACCTGCGCAGGGTGACCGCAGAGCTGAATGAGAAGGATGCGGCCAACGCTCGTCTGAGTGCCCAGTACACACTCATGGAGGTGGAGCTGGGCGATGTAAAAGTAATGCTGCGTCAACTTCATGACCTACTGGGGCGGTCGGGAGAGCACAGTAGCTACAAGAACATGTTCCTGTGCGTGCGAGATGCGATCGTTTCGATGATCGAGGAGCGTAAGAACAGACCAGGAGAAGAACGATGAAGATTTACACACTGAAGATGGTGTACTCAGGCACGGACGGTGTGGAGAAGGAGTGCCTCATCCCAGCTACTCCGGATGACGTGCTGAAGTGGGTAGGCACGTTGGAGATGCACGACCTGTCGCCGCTGTGTCAGCACTTCGCCACCCGCGTGAACCGCGCTCTTGCCCTTTGCCAAGATGAGCTGTCGGCCTCTAAGTCGCACCTGAAGGCGGCGCAAGACCACATTGAGCGCATGCGAATCGTCATTGCCACCAATGAAGAGATGACTCCCAAGGCTCTGGCGACTGAAATGGGCAAGCGCGAGTCGCTAGAGCGACAGCTTTCAGAGGAGAGGAACCTGGCGAGGGGACACGAGGCGACGTGCTCCACGTACCGAGCTCGTATCGCCAAGTTGGAGGGAGAGCGGAATGCGGCGCTGGATGAGGTCACTAAGCTAACGAACGTGGTGGAGCAACTCCGCACCGACGAGGGCAAAGTACGAGATGAACTGTTGCACTACAACGGCGAGCTTGCCGAAGTACGTGCCCGACTCGACGGTGTTACCGCGACAGTCGACCCGGAGACGCGCTGCTCCATCTGTAGAGAGTGCAACCTCACCCCAGGTGATGGTCCACAGTGCCCTGGGTGCGAACGTGAGCAGCGCCGTGCCCAGGTGATACGGCTCACAGAGACGCTGACAGCGACACGCAAAGTCCTTGGCGCTCAGGACTACGAGCTGCTGGTAGACGTGGCAAAGCGGGTCATGACCCAGTCCAACGACTACAAGGAGCACGCGCGCCGCCTACAAGGGGAGCTCGACCGTGAGACGAAGGGTCTCCGAGAGCAGCGCGATGACGCACGGACTAGGTACGAGAAGGAGCGCAAGGAGTGGGTGAAGCTGAGAGCAGACTTGACCATCGCCCTCGGCAATAATGAAAGCGCCCTAGCGCGTGAACGAATCGCACTACAACAGCGCGACGACGCGATACGTAATCTGGCCGGGTGCAACGCGACACGTCCAGAACCCGCTATCCACCCGGGGTCGCGGTGGGATGGGGACGCGGTGGTGAATGACCTAGCAGATCAGACGGAGCTCGTGAGGGTCGACGGGGGGCACTCGCTCATGACTCTGCGCCACGGAGCCGGCGCGCGCTACACACCAGTCGCCGACGTCATCGCCGTCCTCCACCGGGGAGGGCTGCTGCCGTGAGCGCCAGAGAGGTGGTGTCGCTGTTTCTGCTGATCCTGCTGTCCTGCACTCTCGGGTGGGTCCTGGGCGCGTCTGCGGAGTCTGACCAGCAGACTATGATCCAGGTGCACGACCAACGCGCCTGCGGAGCCGACCGCACCGAGGCCGTGTGGACGTCGCGTGGGCATCGCCTGGTGGTGTGCGAGACGCCGTCCGGGCTCGTGGTGCGGGAGGTGACGCCGTGAGGATTCGTAGAGTCATCGCGTGATACGACGTGTGGATTGGGATTTACGTGGACGTTGCCCACAAGCGCGTCTACGTACTTCCCTTTCCATGCGTCAGGGCTTGTATTGAGTGGGGTACAAAATGACAAGAGAAGAGTTAGTTGGCTCAATCAGCGTGCGTCTGCTGGAGGCTATACCCGGCGTTCTAGTCCAGTGGTCCATTGGGACCATCGACTACAAGCTACACCTGAGCATCGTGCACAACGGCACGCGATACGTGCTGCTTCGGGAGTGGGTGGTCCAGAACATCGCCATGATGAACAAAGTCGTGCTGGAGGAGATGGCCCTAGACACGATCAAGGAGTTCACGGAGCTCTTCACAGGGAAGAGCTGGTAACGGCCAAACAGGTGTGTAGACCGGCATAACAGCAGTGGACCTAGATCAAGGAGGCCAACATGTTCATCTGGAAAGACAAGAACAACAAGAAGCTTCTCACGTATACGCCAGACTCAGCGTCTTGGACGATTTCTACCGAAGAGGACGTCATAGAAGCCCTCCGCGCGGCGCCGAAAGAGGTACAGGAGCGCGTACTTCGTGACCGGCTGATCATGGACAGCATGTACCCGCTGCACGCGCAAAGCGTGTGGGTTCGAGATGGTAAGGCCATCTACGACGGCAGAAACGAGATCCAGTACAACAACTTCTCGAACGGGGCTTGGATCTCCATCCCGAACGTCGCCGGCATCCATGTGCAAAACCTCCTCGCGCTTCTTGCTCGTCATGGATGCCTACCAATCGCCGTCAGCCGCCCGGTAGCGAGCGAGAAGGGGTACACGCTAGCCGAGGGCAGCAAGTGGGATAAGGGCGTAGTGGTGGCTGGCTCCGGGTGCGACGTGTGGCTTGAGAACAAGGAGGGCTCTGCCATCCTCAAGCTCAAGGCAACGGCAGAAGACCGTGTAACCCTTTGGGCTGAACCCCAGAACGTCGCTGCCGTTCTTATCGATTCCGGCTTCTTGAAGGACGAGGCTCGCGAGAAGATCGAACGCCTCAACCACGAGTTCACTGAGGCTCAGCAGGTCCTGGAGGAGAAGTACAACGACAAGCTAGAGACCATCGAGCGCATGGAGCTCGAGATGAATCATCTCCGTGAGCGACTTTCGGAAGCTGAGAGCATGCTGAACGGTGGGATAGCTGATATGCGCAAAATCCTCCGCGCATCCCCCTCCGAGAGCACCATTTCCGCGGTGACGCGTGCGATGGAGGACGCCAACCTGCGCAAGAAGGAGTGTGAAGAGGCGGCGCTCAGACTTCGAGCTGTAGAGGCGGAGCTTGCTGCGGAACTGCCTGAGACACGTGGAGCTCTGAACGCTCAACCCGAAGAGATTGTGTCGCACGCTGCTCGCCGGGTAATGGTCGAGCTGGATGAGACGAAGCGCAAGCTAGCCGCCTTCCAATCCGGTGACTTCACTAACTTCCCTCTCGACCCAGGCTTCCACTGGAGGCACGGGCAGACCGAGGTGGCGTCCAAAGCTGGGGCCCGCGCATGGATAGAGCACCTATCAGTGGCCATTCAAGGTGTGGGGCACACGCCGTCCACGATGACGATCAACAACTTGATCGCGCTGCTCGGCATGCACGGGAAGTTGCCGGTCGGCGTACCCAACAAGGCCACGCAAGTAGTCGTCGGGACGCTCACGCCCGGGTCCTTCCCAACGCCCGTGTCCGTGCCTGCATCGAACACGCCTGACGCTCATGCACCGGTCATCCTTGAAATCAACCCCAAGCAAGCGGCCGTCATCGATGCAGCGAAGCTACTGGTGGAGGCACAAAAGGATGCCAAGTGGGCTGAGGACGACTTCAACAGCAGCGAAGCGGACGACACCACCTGCGCCGACTTCCTGTCGCTCAAAGCGCGGTCGCACAACAGGACGGCAAAGGTCTTCGAGTACAACTACGCACTGATACAAGCGGTTCACGAGCTGGACGGCACCGCGCGCCACCGCAAGTAAAGGATAACTAAGAGCATGTGGACTGACAATGGACAAACGGCGCTACGCACCAACGCAAAGGTCTACTGGGACCTGTGCGTAGCGCAAGTGTGGGAGCTAGAGAATGGCAACAAGGTCAGGGAGCTACGCGCTGACGGCCTTGGAGGACCAAGGGCATCAGCGAACGACGTCGTAAAGTGGCTGATCAACCACTCTGGAACGGCGCTCAGCGAGGTCGTGGAGACTGTGTTCGACAGGAGCCACATCGGCTCAGAGCTGATGAGGCTTCTAGGTACTAATGCCAAGGAGAATCTGCTCCAAATAGCCGAGCGTATGGTGATGGAGCACGCGTCCTTCAAGAACAAGTTGGACGAGTACGACAGCACCATCAGGGAAGTGCGAAGGCTTCTTGGTGCTGCAGCTGGAGAGAGCACCACAGCAGCGGCTGACCGCATCAAGAAGAAGTCCGATGAGCTGCGCGAGGACGTCACGGCCCTAAATGCAGATGTGGGTAAAGCGCTGAAGATGCTGGATAACTACCCTGGCGAGCGCTTACTAAGCGCCATCGAGCGCGTGACGCGCACACGCGTTAGCTGGGAAGTGTTCAACAACATCAAGCGGATACTCGGCGCGACGTCTAAAGAGTCGGCTGAAGACGCCGCTACCCGCTGGGCCAAAACGCTCGACGCGCAATCAGAGATGATCGCTTCGGTGGTGGACGCGCTGCAATACCGGAGAGGAGAGAACGCAGTTGAAGCCGCCAGGCGCGTGTACAGAGAGCTTCAAGCAGCCCTCGCCGAACTCGCTGCCGTGCGAAAGGAAAAGGACGACCTCTGGCATGAAGGGGAAACGTTCACTGTCCGCATGAGAAAGCTGACAGAGGCAGATCCTCGTGAAACGCGCATGGATGCGGTGGAGCGCGTGGTCAAGGAAAGGGACGAGGCGATGGCCGCACTCAACAAGCTGGCTACTGTGGTCGGTAAAGCGATCACCATCGGCACATGCTTGAGCCCAGATGAAGAGCCAGTTGACCCACCGGACCACTCCATTGTGAACGTGGTACAAGCGCTACGTCATGCGCGTGATGAGTCTGTACGCAAGCTAGAAAAGGGCCCACCATGGCTGAGCGATGCGTGTGAAGCGTTGGGTAAGAGTGGCCTGTGGGCGCTCAACTGGAATCAGGTGCTGGCGGCCATCCGCGCACTTCGGGCAGAGCGTGACAATGCCGTAGAGGACCGCAGATCCTTGGCGGGTCACATCTTCACCTTCGAAAGCGCCGTGTTCCCCATCATCAGGGGCGACGGAGACTAGGAGCTGAACAGTGGAACCATATCAAGAAGGGCCGCTCAACCGACTGCCTCCAGGAGAAGTGAGCGTGTCAACACTGGGGGTGTGCTCTGGCACCCTCGGCAGCTTTGAGCTCGAGGCAGCTGCTGCTCTCGTTGTGGTGCACCACTGGATGAACGGCCTGGGTGATTGGTCTTCAGTCACCCCGGCCGATTTGTTCGAGTGTTGGAAGCACAATGAGCACATGAAGGCGGCATCGCAAAACCCGTTTTGGAGACCCGCGATTGGAAGACTCAGAGAAGACGGCTGGGTTACCGGATGGGACACTCCAGCGTCTGCGGGCACGATCTCCGAAAGGTTCATCTTGGCCGTCAGCAACCCATCAGTGAACGGGCAACTGGGCTACTTGGCTCGGGAGCGGCACATCAAGGAGCTTTCTGTAGCTAAGCATTCACCTCGCTAACGGGGCATAAAGGATGAAGAGGTAGACGATGGTTGAATGGACGCCAGAGATGTGGGTCGCGCTGGCAACAGTCGTAGGCTTCAACACACCCGCAGAGCAACAAACGACACTTGGCGGCAAGGTGTTCTGCAGGATGGGCAGGGACCTAGCTGAAAAGGAACTCATCAAGCTCGGTGGCGAGGTCAAGATGAACAAGGACGTCGCCCTCATAACCATCCGCGGTGTTCCGGATGTCGTCTTCACAAAGAGTGACATCGAGCTCATGCGCAAGTGCGTGGCGGACTACGACAAGGAGAACAGCAATGGGTGACAACACATCAGCCGGGATATTCGGCACGCTCTTTGTGGCGTTGAGCAGAGCGAAGCCACTGGGTCCTGAAGCCGTGCGCTGGCTTGCCACATGGGCGTGGGAGAAGTCGAGGGAGTACGACTTCTGTGATGGCCAGATGAGGGAGTACCACGACGGCGTAGTAGATGCGCTGGTGGACTTGGGGCTGGCTGAGCGAGAAACCGTCGATGATGAGGAGCAGGTGTTCTACAAGGAGCGCAAGGGCATCGATGCGGATGCCATGCTGAACTACCCGTACAAGATGATGCCGGGGCAGGGACCTTACACAAGGCAGGAGCTGGAACAGTTCAAGGCCATGCTCCAAGACGCCATCGATGATGACCCAGGGGAACAAGGCGAGGTTGAAGGAAAGGACGGAGCCAGCAGATGAAGCTCCCGCTGTCTAACGCCCGCTGGATGCGGCAGCTGATGCGCATCAGCACCGATGTGCTGGGCAAGCTCCCATCTCGTGATGACGGGGTGCTGACCACCGCCATCAAGTGCCTGGCCGTGTACGACTCAATCTGCAAGTTCGTGGGCACCCGTGGAGAAGGCTCACTCCCGGCCTTCATTGCTGCAATAGGTGGAGAGGAATCGATGGCGAACCCACACTTCGTCCATTTGTTCTTCTCCACCGCTGTAGGCGACGGGTTCAAGGTAAGCAGAGCCCCCTACGACGAGCACACCAACGTGGTGGTAGCTGAAGGAGCGGGCGGCTCCATGTTCTTCGTGGAGTGGCGCTGGGGCGCGGTGCCCGACAGGTCGGAAACCGTGTGGTTCACCCGAGGATTCAACTTCGCCAACGTGATGAACTACGTGTGGGACCAGTTCGGGCAGGCAATACACGTCGACTTCAAAGAGACCCGTAACGGGCTGTCAGCTTGCTACGGGGAGGTGTGCAGGGAAGACTTTGAGCTGAGCGGGGCATCAGCCACGCGCTTCGAGAAGTTCATCTCCAGGCATCGAGAATACGAGCGTGACGGGGTCACAAGAACCTACCTGTTCGTAGGTCCCCAAGGCGTAGGCAAAACCACGTTCGCACTGCGCGCTGCTCGAGTACTGGGCGGCAGGATACTACGCCTGAACGCCAGAGGGCTGTCTGAGCTCCGCGCGGATGAGCTCAACTTCCTACTGAGCAACCTGCGCCCCAAGTTCTTCGTGGTGGACGACCTGGACAAGGTCGACGTCAGCGCCTCGATGCCCAAGCTGCTGCAGGTACTGGCCGAGCTCAAAGCCAAGCACCCGAAGCTGGTGACGTTCCTCACTGCTAACAAGGCGACGTTCGATTCGTCGATGACGCGCCCAGGAAGGGTGGACGAGATCATCGAGTTCTCAGCGCCTGATGAGAAGGAGCGCATGGAGCTGCTCATCAAGTTCACAGGCTCTAAGCAAAAACCAGCCCTTCGCACATTGGCCAAGGCATCCGATGGGCTTACCGCGGCCTACTTGAAGGAGATAGCCCTGCAACTCTCATACAGGAGCCTAAGCGAGGTTGCTGAGCTAGTGAAGCGGATGACCGATGCGTGCTCCAACGCCGCAAGCAGCAACGAGAAGAAGTCGGACGAACCGCCGACGCTAGAGAACACCAAGATGGTGAGAAAGGTGAAAGGTCAGGTATGACCAAGAAGAAGGCACGAGCAACGAAGACAAGGCGGCACTGGACCAAGTACGTGTTGCCCTTCGGGCCGTGCCAATCGGGGCTTGAGGCAGGGCAAAAGACGAAGACGATCGAGGAGTTCTGGAACACCTGTGAGGAGGGCGCCTGGTTGTTCTGGCTGTGGCTGGTGGTTGCGTTCCGCTGCAAAGAGTACTGCGAGGACCTAACCTGGGTCTCCAGAAAGGATCAGCTGCGTCGAGGCGGCTGCCGTTGCGCATCCTGTATGCGCCCAGTGGTGTACAACCATGAGCGGAACGTCAGCCCAGCAGAGTGGGTGAGGTCCTCGCAGTACATCAACCCGAGCATGATCCGAAGGTTGTTCAAACCGCCACCTCTCGAAGAGCTGAAGAAGGCTTGCCACAGAGCTCAAGCCTGGGAGCGTAGAAACCGCTTATTGCGGGCATAACAACTTCGAAGGCCACAACAGGAGGCTCATCATGACGGACAACAACGAGAATCTTCCCCGCATCTACCTCGCCGGACCGGATGTCTTTCACCCCAAGGCACGGGAGCGTGGGGATGAACTCAAGAAGAAGCTCGCGGAGTTTGGGCTGCAAGGTGTCTACCCTCTCGACGCGCTGTATCCGGAGGAGTCCACCAAGCTGCAGGTGGGCTACTCGATCTACAAGAAGAACATCGAACTGTTAAAGAGCTGCGTGGGGGTGTTGGCCAACATCACCCCCTTCCGTAGCCCATCGGCCGACGTCGGCACCGCGTTCGAGATGGGGTACGCCACCTCCATGGGCATCCCGATCGTGTGCTACACGTTTGACATCCGCAAGTACAAGGCGCGTGTATCTCAGGATGGGAACGCGATCGAGGACTTCGACATGGTGGACAACCTGATGCTGCACGGGGCTACATCAGGAGACATCTACGATGCGGAGATGCTCAGCAGCGCTCTCCTAGTGCTCAAGAAGAAGGTGCTCTCCTTCCTGGGTACCAGGGGACCCGCGGCGAAGCGCATGGAGGAGCTGAGAACAGAGCTGGAGCTAGAGAAAGCTCGCATGCACGCGGTGAGCTCTGAGCTCTTCGGGGACCCAAAGCTGAACCCGGAGAACAGCAACGACCCTCGATGGTCTGCGGCGCTGCAGCGTGCGGCCACCCTACGTGAGCAGAGGGACAGACTCGCCAAGCAGAACGGCGAGGACGATATGAACCTCCGCATGGACAAGATCGACCTCAACACTGCGAGGATCACCATCGACCGTCTGCAAAGCGAGAATGCTCAGCTGCATCTGCGGGTGAACGGGTTGAGGGAGGAACTCGACCGCTTGAACGCCGACTACGAGGTCTGCAAGGACGAGCGGGATAGGCGAAGGATCGCTGCCCACCGTGCTGGCAGGGATGATGCGCTCATCCCCGACCCCTCCAGCTGGAAGAACAGCGAAGGCCACACTTGCGGGCTGCTCCTACGGTGGTTTGATGGCAGCGGCAACCCGCGCACTGTTATTGCGGACCACTCTGCTGTGCGGGCTTGGCTCGCCCATGTGTCGAAAGAGAACCGCGAAGCGGCGCTGCGGGACTACATCCCCTCCCAGAAGCAGGCCGACACCTGGATGCAGGAGAGGGATGAGCTCATCGCCAGAGACCAGCGCGCAGAGCGCCTCATCGAGAGATACTCGAAGCATCTCGATACGGTGCTGAGGCTGGCGAGCGGAATACCGGTCGCCCAGGAGGAGAATGAGCACGCGTCCGTCCACGCGCTTCGACAACTGCTCGACAAGACCAACAAGCTGGAGGCTGACGCCGAGCGCCCCTGGCAATCGGTTGAGTCCACTCAGAGAGCAAAGGCCAATGAAGAGGACTTGTCCCGCATCCTCGACCTCGCCTCTGGGTGTCAGGTTCCAAAGGCGCCCGTGGAACATGCTGCAGTGGTCGCCGTGCGCAACATGATCACCAGGAACAACATCGACCTGGACGACAGAGCCATCACCATCAATACCCTGCGCGATCAGGCGGAGGCGCAGCACAAGAAACTGGAGGAACTGAAGGCGCAGAAGAGGGCCGACATCGTGTTCGGCACCTTCGAGTGGGCCATCCTGCAGCTGATGAGGCGTCACGCCGTCCGGCGCGCTGAGTGGTTTCCTGGAGTCAGGGTGGAGAAGAGCACTCGGTCCGTTCGCCTCGTGATCCTGCAGATGGGACTCCACGGCGAGGGTGGGGAGGTCAGAGAATGGTCCCCAAGGGAAGAAGACCTGAAGGCAAAGGACTACATGGCTGCGTAGACAGGCTCGTCGTCGGGTTGTCATGAAACTGCCCGATGCGATGGAAGAGGCCCCCAGCGGTATGGGGGCTCCGCGCGCCCACCGCGCGCCCTTCCTTACCCCCACATTTACGCAGTCAAGCCCATCAGGAAGTTGCAGCCAACTTCATGGCGTTATCGACTGGCACGCGGCGGCGCGGCATCAATGACCCATGAAGATAGCAAACGGCATCCCTTCAAAGTCCAATGGCACCGCCTCCAGTAGCTGGTCGCCCCATCAGGTACGAGTCCTCGCTGCCATGGCAGCTGTTGACCCGCGCACTGCAGCAAAGTGGCTAGCCGGCCATCCGGTGACATCGACCTGTGACGCACGTCTGAGCGAAGCCAAGCTTCGACTTCTGGGGCGACTAGACTTTCAGCTGTGACACACCAGACCCTCAAGGCTGGGGGAGACCAGCCGGTAGAACATCGCTGGCTTCTGGGATAGCCAAGCGGTCCCCCACCTCCAGCTCCTCCTGGGCATACTCGAGGTCGACATCCTCGAAGGAGGCGATGAGCTGCTCCTCCCCAGCATTCAGCTGGGATTGGCGCCCCGTCTTTCTCACGGGCAGCTCCCGGGCCGCAGCCTTCAGGGTTTCCTGCAGCCGGCCCCCGTAGCTGGAGCCGTCCATGGTCAGCCCAAAGAACTCGCTGAACCTGCCCTCCTCGAGGATGTCCGCTGCCCGGTCCGCTCCCTTGTCCCGGTAGCCCTTCAGGAGCGCGTCCACCTGCTCGACGACCTTGGCGGTGTAGACGGCCAGCGCCGCCTCCAGGGAGCCGGCACCGCCCACGAGCGCTGTCTTCAGGTCCTGCAGATGGTTGACCAGTGCTCCAACCTGTCCCGTGGTGGGCCGCCTAGAGCTGACCACGATGTTCACGGCGGAGTCGAGGGCCCTGAAGAAGCGTAGGAAATCCGCCTCTGGCCTACGCGCCCACACCTGCAGCAGGGTGCGCATGTCCCCGAAGTTCTGCACCTTGCTCTTCCTCACCCGCCCAAATGGAACCTGTGAGCCCGCCGTGAACGGGATGGAGCTCTGCGGCATGTCAACAGGTGGGTCTACCTTCACCACCTGGAATGAGCTCTCTCCAGCCACCACCGGATGAACGCTGGTGGGAGACAGCGCCCCCACCGAGTAGAGCTCCAGCACATCCCCCACCTCCACTGGTGGGTTACGCCCCGGCAAGGAGAACCACGGGGTAGAGGCGTAGGCTTCAGCGGTCAACACAATCAGCTCATCTGAGCCATCGTCAGGCACTGGGATGAGCGCTGGAGGGTTCTCTACATCCAGCTTGGTGTGCCGCATCTGCAGGTACGAGCTCAGGGTGTTGTTCAACGACGTGATCACCAGCTGCCGGTAGCCCCACTGCAGCTCGTTCATGAAGATGGGAAGCCCACCGAAGCCAACATGGAGGTTGTAGACCATTGGCGTGGCCAAGGTGATCAGTCCAGGTGTGGCGCTCGAGTACCTCGCAGCCTCGTACTCACCAGCAACGGGCAGGTCCTCTCCGATGATGACTGTGGAGAAGTTGTAGTAGATCACCTCAGAGGGCTTCACCGTTTCTACAATCAGAGGCAGCCCATCGATCGCGGGCACCGACGCCGTAGCAATGGTGGCAGACATCGCCAAGTTGATGAGGTCCACGCTCGTGATGGTGAGCGCCTTGTCGACATCGCCAATGACCTCGGTTTCTCTGATAACCAACGTATCCCCGGCAGCTACATCGCTCCAGTCATCCGTGTCGCCCAAGCTGAAGATCACGGTGGAGTTGATGACGCCGGGCACGATGCTACTGATGGTGGCCTCGCCGCGCGCCCAGTACACGTACAGCTTGGATGAGTCGGCTTGAACCGTCCTTGCTTTGCCAGTGAAGACCGCCGTGAATGGCGCGCTAGCTTGGATGCGGGCAGCACCAAACTCATCCCGTGAAGTGGGCGATGTATTCACAGCCGCAGCTACATCCACCGCTTTCGACTGTCGAGCCGTGACGGTAGTAGGTTGAAAACCGATGCGGGACAGCCCGTTGGGAACAACATCGGTGAGCTTGAGCTGCCACATCCCGTTCAGCGCGTTCTCGTAAGTACTGTACGCGGCACCGATGGTGAGCATCTGCAGGCTAGCGTCGCCAATCTCTACGGCCACTTCATCACCAACGAACGACGCCCCAGACAGCGACGAGCAGACCATCTCGTAGTTGCCAACTTGGAATGCGGTGACCTGCCACACGGTCCTGAAGCCAGGGCTGGCACGGTCAATCACGAGGACGTAGTCCCCGACCACAACGCCTTGCTGTACCCAGGTGAGTGGGGCGGGGCTTGGCAGTGGAAGGTCATCGCTGCCGGGCACCCTGAAGACGATGTCCACGCCAGCTAAAGCATCAGCGATGGTGGTGATGCCACCAAGAAGCCGGATGTACGACTCCAACGAGGAGCCGGTGTCGTTGTTGATCTCCTCCGCCAGCTCGTACAGCTGATACGTCCCCGGAGTAATGACGACGGTGTCCTCTGGGACAGCGCTGCCCACCAGCTCCACCTTGAAGGCTACAGCTGGCGGGGCGATGGTCACTGGGTTACGGGCTGCGCCGCTGATGAAGGGCACGAAGCTCGAGGGCATCTGTACCGTTACATCGACCCGGGTGGACCCGGCGTTGTCGACCACCAGCGCTACGTTCTGATGGCCTTCATAGAAGTTGTAGGGCTCTGGGTACAAGCCCAAGAGCGAGGCTGGAGTAGCTGGGTGGCTGGAGTTGTAGAACGGGGCGCCAAAACCGGTGAGCCTGGCGAACAGCCCGACGGGGGACAGAGAGCCGAACCCTTTTACGCAAGCTCGAGCGGCCATCACATCCAGGGTGACCTCACGAATCTTGGCGGTGCGCTGCTCGGGGTTCAGGGCCTCCAGCATCTTGAGATGAGCCTCCAGGACCTTGGCGCTGTTCTCGATGATGGAGCCGGCCAAGGTAGCGGGCAGGTTCAGGGCTTCATACTCAGCGATGCAGCCCTGAAGGTGTTCCACTCGGCGCAGGACTTCATCATGCTGTTCACGAAGGTCCATGGCTTGTTTGCGAAGGCGGGCTTGAGCTTCAGGTGGGGTTTGGGCGATGCCACCGCCGGCTCGTACTTTGACTCCCTCCTTGGCCAGCCAGTTGGAGGTTCCCTTTTCAAAGCGTCGGTACGCTGGGACATCCTCGATGCTGGAGAAGGCACCCTTCCGCTCCCCTCCTGCGCCTACGAGATCGGTGAGCGCAACTCTGGCATTCGCTAAGCCACCCAATCTCTCCACCGGGCCGACGTACCTCGAGGTAGCCATGGCAGTAGAGACCATCTCATCGATGAAGGTAGCCATCGAAGAAACGAGCTCATTCAACCGGTCGGCGGCCAATCGAGCCAAGTAGAAAGGAGCCCCATCAAAACGGCAAAAGATGCCGGCTGCCGCATCTTGTAGGTCCCCGAAGGAAAGGCTCGTTCTTCTTTGGCCTATTGGGCCATAATCGAAACGAACGGAAGAGCGTACAATCTTCTCGATGGCCTTGTTCAGCTCGTCGTTGGAGTAGGGCATGTGCGTGCTCACTTCTGGTTATACAGCTCGATGAAGCTCACCCGGGGCTTAGTGCTTTCCTCGAACTGCGTCAGCTTATCCTTGGCCTGGCTGAGGAGGGTGGAGATATCCTTGAGGAGCTGAAGGTTGGGACTCTCGCCCAGCTTGTACGGCTCGTCGTAGGTGGGTCCGTGGTAGACGTCGTGCAATGCGCGCTCTAGCTCCCACGCTTTTCCATGCGCGTCTTCCACCGGCCCTTTGAACTCGTGGTAGTACCGGGCGTAGTCCTCCTCGATGCTTCGCATGGCCTCCAGTGTAGCAAGAGTCAGGGGAATACGGGCATAAAAGTGATGGAGGAACAACAACATGAACGAAGCACGCTTTACGACGATTAGTGAACGGCACAGCAGCCTGTTGCGGGACGCGCGCATTGCCGCGGCCAAGGCGCGGATGCAAAAGGACGGGACGCCAGAGGAGAAGGCAGAAGCTGCAGCTAGAGCAGCGGCCAAGGTGTGGGAGTCCGAGCCCTACCTGCGCGCTGACGTGACGCGGGACATGCTGATCAACTGCTACTGGGTGATCTATCACCTGGGGAACGACGACGTGTTCTCCCGGGGTGGCTTCCCCTGGTAGTTGGCACGGCGTCAGGTCTCCCTCGGGGGACCTTTCGCTAGCTGCAAGTTTTGGCCTCGGCGCGGCATAAAAGAAGTGGAGGAACAACAACCATGACCAACAACATCAAGACTACGCTAGTTCTGATCGTGTCCATCATCCTCACGGCCTGTGGCGGGGCAGTGAGCGCTGACTATGAAGAGACGTATCCCGCTGCCGAGGGCGGTGCCGCTGGTACTGTCACGGTCGGTGAGGCTGGTACTGCTGGCTCACCCGAAGTGGTGGAGCCTTCGATCTGCGCAGAGGGCGAGAACTACATGCCCCTCATGTGCCGAGGCGAGGAAGGGGAACACCCAGACTGCCATGGCAGAACGGGATGGTTCGAGCGGTGCTGCACTCTCGGAGTGGGCTGCGTCGAGCTCCCCAGCCCCAGCGAGGGCGGTGCCGGCGGCGCGGACAGCGTCGCCAGCGTCGAGCGCTCCGTGTGCGTGGTGGCCTGCTTGACCACCATCCGCACCCGGGACGCCACGGGCGCCGTGGCAGCCCCCACGTCCACCTTCGCACTCACGTCGGGCGCCTGCAATGGGCCCGATGTGGACGTGTGCGAAGCAAACGCGGATGCACTGGTTCACACCCAGTGCGCTCCAGGCGAGGAGCCTCCGGAGGAAACTCCGGGTTGCTTGCTCGGGCCACTCTCGTGATGACGGCGCAACCCCTCGGGGTTGTGCAAGGCCCCTCGGGGCCTCATCACTAGCCCTTGTTTGGCTGACATAGCGCGTGCCCTTTAGCGAAGATGCTGAGCTGTCGCTTAGCTACGCTTCTGGAGCATGCACGCCACTTAGTGGTCGCTCTACACCTACTGCAGGTGAAGGTGGCCATGTAGCGCTCGTACTCACGAACGAGCTTCATGGTGCACCAAGGGAAGGGGAGGTCTGCGCTGCTGGTCACTGACAAAGTGTAGCGCACGCAGGCATAACAACTATGAGGGACTACAACCAAGGAGACTTCAACATGGGCATGGAAGAGACGATCAGTTCATTCGCCAATAAGGAAGATGCGTTGATGTGGTTGGTGCGCTCACTACCAAGAGACAAAACCGTCACCATCGGGCCTTTGATTAACGCTGCCGAGTGGGTGGCGCTGAACTCAAAAGATGGGTTGCACACCAGCATAGCGTTCATCAACAAGCGCAATGAGATCGTCGTCGTACTGATGAACGACGCGGGTGAGACCGACGCCCTGGGGAAGTTCTCATGAGCGACAGCATTCACGCGGGGTCCACGGTCAACATCGACCGCAGGTTGAAGGGCGAAGCCACCATTGTCCTAGAGGGGCTGACGAAGGTGGAGCAGCAGTACGTGAAGGACACGCTCGGTGCGTTGCTCGACGATGCGCTCATGGACTTCGTGCGCCGGCGCAGCCCCTCGAGGGAGTACACGAAGCACTATGTGAAAGTGGGCGTATTGCCGCCGGACTTGATCAACGAGTACGTGAAGAAGGTGGACCACGACAAGGCACTAGCCGCTTCGGTGGGCGACGTGCTGTTGCACGTCGCCATCTCCTTCAAGTGATGACGGGGCCTTCGGGCCCAGGCCCGTAA